TGATAGCTTTTGTTTGTCATAAATTAACAACTCCTTTTTATTATTTATCAATATAATAATATATGACTATAAAATGAATTACTTTCAACAAATTCATTAAATACTTAATACATATATTTGGTGGGTTAGGGGATACAAAATTGCCCCCCCCCCCCATTATTTATTTTAATGAAAGGATGATATAATATGGCATCTAACTATGCTGATGTTCTTGAAAGCTACATTATATACGATATAGCTGAAGAAGGATTTGGTGAAGCTATAAAGAAAGCTGGCAAATTTGTTGGTAAAGTTTTATTATCAATTATTCAAGCTATAAAGAGAGTATTACAAGGAATGGTTAATAAACTTAGACAATTAGCTTCTAGAAAGAATGGTAATAAGAAAGAATCTAAAAACGATTTAATTGAAAGATTGGATATGGAAAATAGAGAGAAAGCTAATAAAATTCAGATGCTTGAAAGAGCATTAAAGAATCAGAAAGATACCACAATAATGTGGGAAGAAGCGTATAAAGAAAGATCTGATAGAGCTGCTAAAGATGGTGAAAGAAATTTAAAAGAATTACGTCAAAGAAATGAAGAATTATACTCTGCTAATAAAGAAAATGATTCATTGAAAAAAGATAATTCTAAACTGTCTGAAAAGAAAGAAAAAGCTACTAAACTAATTGCTGATTTGAAGAAAGAAATTGCTGCGAATAAAGAAAAGATTGAAAGCATTAAAAAGAATGCTAATACTGAATCTACTTATGCTAAGTTTAGAAAAACTTGTCTTACATTCATAAGTCATGTAACTCAGCAAATTAATAAAGCATATACAGTTTTACCAAAGTTAGTTGCAGAAGCTAAAAAATTTGATGGAGCCGATCGAAAATCTTTACATGAAAGTAAAGATGGATCATATGAGGATACCTTTATAGATAAGAGGGATTCAGACCTTCCAACAATGGCTTCTGGTAACTGGAGTTACTTATATAAATCATTAAAATTTTCTTATTTGCCTAAAGTTAAAGAAAATGGAGGATATCTTGAATGGAGCTCTGATATTGGTAGGGGATTTGAAATTCTTGTAAAACAAGCCACTCAAACAATAGAATATCTTGAAAAAATGGTAAGAGATATGAATAATGGTGCAGAAAATAATCCAGCATATAAAAATATTATTCAAAATATTACTAAAGACAACGGTTTTATCGAGATGCTCAGGTCTTCAATAAACCTTTCTAATGAAATACTTACTTGCTTTGTAACTCATGATAAGATGATTATTCACACTATACATGATGCAATATAAAAAATAAAGAAGAGTACGTTATGTACTCTTCTTTATTTAATTTACCTATTCTTTCTCATTTAATAGAAATGTAATTTTTCTATCCTCCACATTTTCTATTAGTTTTTCAAATATCTTACCTTCAATAGTATTCTCGTTAAGATTCTTATTAATTTCAAATATATGCTCTCCTAGAAATAATGCAATACATGCCATTTCATACATTGATATTTTACCAGCATCAACATCTTCAGATAAAATATTTGTAAGTTCTTCTACCAATTCATCTGATAGAGTATCATCACCATTTTTGTCTTTTGTTAAAACTATAATACCTTCTGGAAGTCTACTCATTGCCAATTTATAAACTCCATTTGAATATGCTACTAAAATATCTAAATATCTTTGTGAATGCTTTTCACTTTTCATATTAATCTCCTTTTCTTTATTTATACCTAGATAATATATGACTACAATAGTTTACCAATACGATAATTATATAACACCAATGGACAATTTATATAAAGCTTAATGTAAATAAAATGAAAGGATGTGAGATGATGTCCAACTACAATTTTGATATTCCACCTCTTAGATACGATGTGGATGAAATTGCAACAGAATCATTCCTTACAGATTTTGTGAAAAATATTTTTTCATTCGGTAAAGTGGATGAAAAGACTAAATATACTGAGCTAACTAGTTTCAAAGATATGTTAGTAGAGCCTCAGAACTTATTTGGAAAGGCTCCAGAAACTGCTCAAATATTCTTTACTTTGAAACCAGTAGTTGTAGATAAGAAAAAGAATATTATCTCAATTCAGAGAATAAACTTTCAGTTACTTTTCAAGCATATCTTAGATACATATGGTGAAAAGAAACTTAATACAATTTTCTATAGAACATATGATGGTTCAGATATTAGGAAATTTAATAGAAAGAAAATAAAAAGAGGAGATATGAAAATCACCTCTTTAATAACACCGATGTTCTTTGCTTTAGAATTAGCAATTCTTTTCTCTCAATTATATAAAAAATATAGATTGAAAAGTTATAGATTGATTGCAACTACTATCTATAACGATTCATGGTTGCATGAAGCTGATAATAAAACTCCTGGTAGAGTTGATATAAATTATGCAAAGAGTTTATTAAATCCGAAATATCAATTAAAACCTTATCAAGAAGAATTTATTGAAGCTTACCCTAAATGGAGAGCTAAGCTTAATCTTCGAGGAGTATATAATGCATTCGACCAAGGTCTTGGTAAAACTTTGACAGCAATGTCATTAGCAATGGCTCTTCATATAGATAAAATATATGTAGTATGTCCTAATACTTTAGTACCTAACTGGTATAATGAAGTATTAGATTACTATGATGGTAAAATAAAACCTTTTGATTGTAAAGGTACGAATCCTGATAAAGACACTAGAGTATTTATCACCAATAATGAATCTATTAAGAATATCTTACCTTATATAGATAATACTTGTAGAACTATGTTAATAGTTGATGAAGGTCATAACTTTAGAAACTTAAATAGTTCTAGAGTTAAAGAATTACTAGACCTTAGAAAAAGATTAAAACCAATACATGTACTTCCAATGTCTGGAACTCCTCTAAAAGCTTCACCAAATGAATTAGTTCCAGCATTCTTATTATTAGATCCGTTATTTACACCAGAAGCTGCAGATATTTACAATAGATGCTTTAATTTTGATAATTATCAAGCGATGGAAATTATAACTGCCAGACTTGGTAAAGTAATATATCGTAAGATGAAGTCTGATGTATTGACTCTTCCAAATAAAACTATTGAAGATATGAGAATTAAAATAAATAATCCAGATGATTATTTATTAGCGAATGTACGAAAAGCTGTAATGGAAGAATATGATAGAGTATTCCCATCTGTAATTGATAAGAATATATCTATTCTTAAAGATTTCCAAACTTGGGTAAATAAATATTCTACTGCTGGTCAATTAGCAACCAGATGGTATATAAATAAAATTTGTCAGGCTGCAGATACTAATACTGATTATAGTATAGAGCAATTACATGAGTTAGATGCCGAGAAAGTTACAACTTTCTTAAGTACTTACGTATTTTCAAATCCTAGTTTTCCTTCTAAAATGGAAAAAACTATTTTAGAATGGGAATCTAAATTAATCCATTTTGATAAAGTTGCTATGGGTAAAGCAATAGGTAAAATATATCCTCCTAGAAGAACTGAATTATTTAATACTTTATGGGATGAGAATGAATCTTTCTTCTTAGATATGATAAATAATAATATCAAGAAGACTGTAATTTTCTCGCAGTTCTATGGAGTAATTACTCACATTAAAAATAGATTAGAAATGAATGGAATTAACACAGTTACCATTAATGGTAAAGTTAGCAATGCTGTAAGAGCTAAAAACCTAAGAGACTTCAAGCATGATGACGATATTAGAGTAATAATTGCAACATCCCAATCAATGGGAACTGGTGTAACTTTAACGGAAGCATCACAGATGTTATTCTTTGGTCCTCCTTGGAGATCTACTGACTATGATCAATGCTGTGATAGAATTTACAGAATAGGTCAAGATGAAGATGTATTCATATATAATGTAATTTTGGATACTCCTCAATTAAACTTATCTTCTAAGATGGATAAGATTTTGAAATGGAGTGCCGAGATGTTCCATAGTGCTATAGATTCAACTGTGGTTACTGAAGATGCAACCGAAAGTTATATTGATATGAATAATGATATAGAAGCACTTGAAGGATTTTTATTTAATGAAACTCCGTTATTCTTAAACTATGATAAATGGTTAAATGGTGAAAATAAAGTTCTATATATTACAGGACTATCTGGTTCTGGTAAAGGATATCAAGCTAAAAAGATTGCGGATAAGATTGATAACTGCGTAATATTTGAACTTGATAAATTTGAAAACTATATGTGGTTTTTAGATAATTCAGATAAAGAACACCCAGCTGTTGCTAAAGGGGATAAAATAATCTTTAATTATCTAGATTCTAAATATGACCTTACAAATGATATATTTGATAATAATGTAGAGAAATATAAACTAATGATGAAAGAGTTCTACTCATTCTTATTAGACTATATTGAGAAACATCCAGAAAATCATTATATTATGGAAGGTATTCAATTATATTGTGATGATGCATTTGAATCTATTAATAATAACGATAGTGTAATAATCCTTAGAACATCGATGGTTAAATCTATGCAGAGAGTAATGAATAGAAACCATTGTGAAATTAGAAATCATTTACACACATTTATAAATTTCAAAGAAAGATTAGTAGAATTTGAAAAACGATTAAATGTTGGTAAAGTTTCTATAGCTACAGAAGGATTTTCTAAAGATAATAAGTTTACAACTCCTGAAGAATTATCGGAGTGGATGAAATCAAATATTAGATACTCACCATTCGTTAGGCTTAAAAATCCAATGAATATATTAATAGACAAAAGAGGTTCATGTCATGACCAAACTGTTTTTGCACGATTCTTTTTAATGCAAATGGGTATTCGTGCAAATGCAATGTTTTTTATTGAATCAAATAGTCTTGGTCAAGGTGGAATAACCCACTCTTTCGTATATTATAAGAAAGATGATAAATATTATTGGTTTGAAAATGCATGGAGCCCTAAAACAGGTATTCATGAATATGATTCATTAAAAGCGATTCATGATGATATTAAAAACATGCACAAGAATGGTGAATGGGGAAATTATAAAAAATACCCAATAGTTGAATTTAAAAGTTTTATCTATCAGATAAATGATACTTTGCAAATGATGATAAATCGAATGTTTCGACCTATGTAATAAAAATAAGGATGAGATTAAATCTCATCCTTATTTATTACTTATTCATAATTTCATCTCTATGAGTATTTATAAAATCAAATACTTGAGCTTTTGTAGGAATTTTACCAACGCAGTCGGCATGCTGTTCAAGTTCTGGACAGTATCCAAGAACCTTGCAATTAGGACCTACACCTTCCATTAATTCTGGGGCAGCTTCTCTAGCTAAAGTCACCATCTTTGTACAGAGATCTCTAATCTCTGTCTGAGCTCTCTTACACATTCTTATTAGTGCCCAATCTCTAAGAGCTGTAGCATTCATCATAATAGCAGCTTTAAATTCAGTTGCCTGAGGTTTAATATATCTTAAATCTTCTTCTGGTTTTCCTAAAGTTACTCCTGTAGTATACCAAGTATCTATAAGATTTAATATATCTCTATAATCATAATCGTATACTATTGTAGGATCTGCAGTTTGAGCAAACTGTTGTTTCATAAGAGGAAAGCAATCATTTAATTTAACCTTAGCAACTCCATTAGGATTTGAGAATTTTACAAGTACTTTCTCAGGATTAAGTATCTGCTTTGCATTAAAGTCTGTAATACTTTCAGGTATAACAACATCCATTGTTCGTTTACCATTTTCATCAACTCTTCCCGATTTTATCATTAGACTCTGGTGACGTTTACGAGCTAGTTGTATTTCAGTTACTCTAGCGTATCCTTGAACTCCGAATATAAAAGTATCAAATTCAAGAGCAGCCTTATGCCCAGAATTGATAAGATTTTTAATAATTTCTTTACTTTGTGGAGATGCTATAAGCTCTTCAACATCTTTTTCTGTTCTACAGAATCTTGCTGCTAAATCACAATATGTTTTACCACCCCCGGCAATAAGAAACACTTTACCATTTCCGACTTTCATTTCATTTACCATTTTAAATTACCTCCATATATTTATTTAATTTTAAATACTCTATTGGTATTGCAAGTATTTTTGTTTTTACTCCAGGTTTAACTCCTGCTGGAGTGAATAGTATATTTTCAACGGCCCAACCTCTGCGTAATCTAGATACTATTACATCTCTAGATAAATTGCAAATATCTGCCCATTGATCAATAGTGAATTTGTATCTATCATATGTAATATAATGCGATGTTCGTTTATTATTTGCCTGAACTTTATCATATGTCCATCTACAATTACTTGGTTCATAATTTCCATCCACATTTATTCTATCTATGGATAATTTATTATTTTCAATAAATCCATTATTTATTGACCAATTATAAAAATTCATAAAACCGTTTTCTTTATCTAACCATTCATCACATATATTAATACCACGACCACCATAATTATGATATTCTGGATTTTTAGGATTATAACATCTAGCTTTCATAGATTGCCAGCAATAATATAATGGACTTCTTGATAACCCATGTTTTATATTTCGTTTAGAACTATGCAATATTTTAGATATATAACACCCACAACTTTTTATAGAACCTTCATTAATATGAGAGATTCTACAGATAAAATGATTGCCACAATGACATTCAACTTCATAGTAAGCATGTCTCCTTTTATTCATTCCAACAAATTTAATCACTTTTAAATTATTTATAATCATTCCACTAGCATCTTTAAATTGTGGTGATCTTGGATACTCTGTATCTATAATAATTCCACGATTTATAAGATCTTGAATTTTTTCATTAATTTCATTTGAGTTATTCATAATACTTCACTCTCCTTCATACAAATAATATACGAATAAAAATATAAAATATTTTGAGAGTTTGTATTATAATAATATCCAAATAAAAATAGAAAAATACTTCGAATAGTTTTAAATATTACTATTCGAAGTATTAAAAAATATTAATAGACAATTTTACACATCCTACCTATCAGAGCAAGCTCTTGCTGTTTATGAGCTGCTAAATCAGTCTGTAATGTCCCAGATTCTATTGCATCTGAAGAATCTAATGCATTACCAATAGACGATATCACTGCTGACAATGATGTACAAAATTCAAAGTTGATATTTGACATTTCTACAAGGCTATCTATACGTTTATCAATCTCTGATATTTTACTTATAGATTTTTCTAGATTCTTAACCTGAGTAGTTAAGGATGCTATATTATTATCCAGCTTTGTAAAATGATCTTGTAATTCTTTCTTTTCTTTAACCTTTAAAAGATCGTTTGCATCTTTAAGCTCTTGCTGTGCTTTCATATATTTCTTTTGTTGATCATTATTCTTTTTAGCCTGAGCTCCATACCACGCTATTATTATTGGTGACATGCAGATTACAAATCGTTCAAAATAAGTAAAGAAAGTTTCTAACATTGAATATTTCACCCCTTTCCATGTAAATGGTATATTAGGAGTTATTAAAAACTCGGAAAATAAATAAAATATCTATATACATATTTTACTCATTTGTTTATTATGATATTGGAGTTATAATATATTAAGTAAAATCAACATAATATTAAAATATTAATAAAAGAAATATTTTAATTTATTTTTGAATTCTAAGGAGGTAAATTATCCATGAGTTCTTTGTATAACTATGGTGCTATGGAAAGTATGTTTGATGCTGAACAGACTACTGCTACATTACTTGAATCAGTAAAAGTTAACGTTGCTGAAAAAGTAAAAACTGTAGATGCTGCTGCTTCTCTTGAAAACAAACTTTCTGAAGAAGCTGCACAATTCAACGCTTGTCTTACAACGATGAGCAACTCAATTCGTAAATGCGAACGCGGTGAGATTTCTCGTGAAGAGATGCTTGCTGAATGCGCTCCTTGCGTATCCACTCTTAAAGAAAAATGTGTTGCATTAACTCTTTCTGATGTTAAAGCTACTGGCGATGACATTACAGAAGAAGAAATCGCAATGCTTAAAGAGTACATTGTTGGCTGTAAAGATATAGTTGCAGATAGAAAGAGAGAATTACAGGATTGCCCTATCGAAGGCAAAGCTGCTAATGAAGGCCTTTTAGCTGGTCTTTCTAACTTTGAACCTGCAACTGAAGCAAGTCAGATTGCTGAAATCAGAAAGTCAACAGAAGCTAAAACTGCTGCTCAGCTTTATAATCAGGCTAAGAAACTTTATGGACTTGGTTCTAAAGATAAAGCTCTTAAGTATCTTAAAGATGCTCAGAAACTTTATGAAAAATGTCTTGCTAAAGTTGAAAAAGCTAGTAACATGTATAAATCTGAAAGAACAGTTAAATACGGTGGTATCGAAGATAAATTCGATAAGAATGTTACAGATAATTATTCTGGAGCTTCTGCAATTGCATACTTCGAAGATCGTATAGATTCTTGTAAAGCTCTTGAACTTCAGTGGCAAAATAAAGCTGGTAAGAGCACTTTCAAAGAAACAAAAGATCAGTTAAGACTTGAACGTAAGAAAATCAAAGCTGGTAAGAAAGCTGCTGCTAAGGCTTCTAAATCTGCTAAGAAATATGCAGATGCTGCTTACAAAGAAAAGATGGCAAATGCTACATCTGAAGAAGATGTTGAAGCAGTTGAATCAATCTTTGAATTAATGTATGCAACAGAAGCTTTTGCTGATGAACTTCTTATGGACTACGATCTTTCTGCAGCTTTTGAAGCTGAAGGAGATGTAGAAGCTGAAGGTGAAGGTACTGGCGTATCTGAAAACGAACAGAAGCTTAGAGAACTTTATGAACAGTTCAACGAAGCTAAAGCTGCTAATGATACAGCTAAGATGGATCAGCTTACAGGCGAAATCAATAAAGTTATTGATAAAATTGCTAAAGAAGCTGAAGATGCTTATAGTGCAGAAGATCTTAAAGCTGCAGATCGTAAACTTGCTAAAGGTTTAGCAATTGGTGCTGCTGTAGTTGCTACTGCTGCTGCAATCGGTGTTGGTGTTAAAACTGGCGCATTTAAGAAAGTTGCAGAAGCTGCTAAAGCACAGGCTGCTAAATTAAAATCTAACAAAGGCGAAAATAAAGGTGAAACCAAGAAGGGTGAAGGTGCTCTTAAAGGCATTAAAACTGCTCTTTCTGGTTTAAAAGGTAAATTTAAACTTGGTAAGAAGAAGGAAGCAACTGAAGCTACTATCGATGGTATGGATTTTGCTGAATTTGAAGCTTCAATGGAATCTTTAATGGATTCTTATGAACTTGATCTTGCTATAGAAGCTGCTATGGAAGCAGAAGGCGAAGAAGAAGGAGAAGCTGCTCCTAAGAGTGCTTCTGGTATCGGCGCTAAACTTAGAAAAGCTTTCGGTAAACTTAAGAAAGCTAAAGTTGAAGATGATACTAATGCTATCAGAGAAGCTGAAAAAGAAGTTAACGAAGCTGCTGATGAACTTGCTGAAGCTGCTGAAAATGCAGAAACTCCTGAAGAAAAATCTAAACTTAGCAAAGCACTTAAAATCGGTTTAGCTGCTGCTGGCGTTGCTGCTGCTGCTGTTGGAGCTGTTGCAATTGCTTCTAAAGCTTCTAAAGCTGCAGATGCTAAAGCTGATAGAGGTTTTGAACTTAACAATGGTGAAAAACTTCTTAGAAAAGCTGCTTCTGCTATCAGAACTACTAAGGGCAATGCTAGTCAGATGGCTGGTAATGTTAAAGATAGTATAGGTGAAGTAGGTAATAAAGCAAAGAATGCTGCATTAGCTGCTAAATTTATGAATAAAAAATATAAAGCATCCGAATCTTTCCTTGAATCATTAGCTTTCGGTCTTGAAGGCGTAACTGTTGAAGGTGAAGATGTTGATGATGATGAAGTTGAACCTGCTGAAGGTAAAGGCTTCGATGATGAAGATCTTACAGAATTAGCTGCTGAAGCTGCTATAGCTGTTATGGCTGCAGAAGACGGCATTGATGATTCTGATTTAGACTAATTAATATATTTGAAGATAGAACCATATGGTTCTATCTTCATTTTTCTATGATTTAACAAAATCATTAAATACTTACAAAAAACGAAATGAAAGGATGATATAATATGGCATCTAACTATGCTGATGTACTTGAAAGCTACATTATATATGATATAGCTGAAGAAGGATTTGGTGAAGCTATAAAGAAAGCTGGTAAATCTATAGTTGGCTTTATTATGAAAGTAATAGAAGGAATTCGTAATCTTATAAGAAAACTTACTGGTAGACCGTCAGTTGCAGAAGAAAAAGCTACTAAGATGGCTAGAAAAAACTTTGCTCTTGCATCATATTCAATGGCTAACCTAATGACAATAGATACTGCTAATAATTTAATTGTAACGATGTTACAGTCTCTTATTAAAAAAGATGCTGTTGGTGTATATGATGCAATAGATAAAATTAATAATGAATTATTTAATGATAAATTTATAGACACTTCTAAAAAAATAGAAACTCTTATTAATGAAGGTGCTAGATTACCAAATGATTCTGTAAAAAAGCTTACGAGTTTATGTGAAAAAGGTATAAAAACCCTAATTACAACGCAATCAATATTAAGTTCAAACTCTGAAGCAATGCCTAGTGAAGTATATAACACTATAAGTAAAACTCTTATTGCAATAACGAAAATGAAAAATTTAATAGAAAAATCTATATAAATTGATAAAATAATTAATGCTAATTTAATATATATTCAATATTATAAAAAATGAAGATAGAACCAATTGGTTCTATCTTCATTTTAATTTAGTTTCTACTAAATGACATTTCAGGAAGTTCTTCATATTCCATCATATTGCTTGTATTAATTTGAGGAGTATTTATATCTAATAAAGATTTATTAATATATCCATCTTTAGGTTTAGAATAAGTATTTAGTTCTGGTTTATGTATGCATGTCCAAATACAACAAAGAAGATTCCATACAAATGCTTTATCATGGGGTTCATCTTTATCTCCTCTCAGGAATTTTAGATAATGTCTAATTGCTGAGTCAATATAAATATTTGTAGGCATGCCATTTTGCCAGTTGTTTTCTCCATATTTATTGGCCCCTTCTTCATAATGCTTAGAAACTTCTAATAGCATTGTAGGTAAACTTATCCATTCAGTTTCATCTACAAAATACTGCACCGCTTCAATAAGATGAGAATATGAACCAGTTTCTTGGAATTTATAAAACCTATCAAACATATTGATTGTATACTCATCTTCACTCTCATCGAATAGGTTACGAACTACATCTAATGGTAAAAGATCACATCTTCCTTTTCCAATTCGATAATCTCTTCTAGCACCACTATCAAAATTTGTCATTGAGCCAGAATCTTTAATTGTCGAGGTTTCTTCTGCAACTGTTTTGGGAGTATCTATATGAGAGTTAGAATTCGTAATTACATCTAATACTTTCCCTATTCCACCTACATTTGTCATAATAATTCACTCCTTATTTTTATTCCATATTTTTGATTAATTATCTTTTTAATTTCTTCATGTCTTTTATCTGGATTATTTTTTATATTCTCATATAAACATGCGCTGGGGATATTATTCTCATTTACACGAGTTATTTGTCCACCACATTCTAGTAACATCATACATACCTCATTATATGGGCAACTCTGGCACTCTTTATAAAGTGTCTTATTGACGACAATCTCTGGTTCTCCACACCATTTAACCTTTCCATCTACTAGAAAATAATGAGATTTACATTTGTATTGAAAATTTCCAACTGATGGATTTAGAGAAACGTTTTTCCCATCATAATTCCATTTCCATTGTCCTACATCTATAGGTGTGCAAACTTTTTCACCACATCCACACATACAATTATGCATCACACAATTATAATGTGGAGCTATATAAAGTATGCCATCCTCAAGAATTGACGGCATTTTATCAACAAAGTGTGTTTCATAAGTAGTTCTTTTCATATACATCAAATCCTTTCATCACAATCTAAATTCATATTCCTTACATTCATATCCATTTAATCGTAACCAATTAGCTACTAAATGTCTATGACAAAATTCATCTGGTTTCTCATAACATATTAAACAGATATCAACGTTCTCCCATAAAGACTTATCACATAAATGCTTTAAATCAGCAATTACAAATTCTGCTTGTAATTTATTTAAAACTTCAGAATTATAATGTCTGATATAATAGTCATTATCTTTATTCTTCTTCCATTCCATAAAGAAATCATATTTTGGAGCTAATTTTTTGTATTCTAGTCCATTATACCACGACGGTGATTTCCCACATATTGAAATTGGTATTACATAGTCTGGAAGTTTGTTAAGTTTTGCAAAATAGCTAGTATATATCATATTAATAATCACCTCATTTTTTAAGAAGAAAGGTTTATTAACCTTTCTTCTTTTTTATAAATTAATCATGTTACTCATATATTCCTTAGTTGATGTAACTTGGAAAGAATTAATGCCAACACACTTCATTATCGGTAATATCAATCCTATAGTGTCATTTATAACAGAATCAATATCAAGTAAATCAGTTATATATTCTGGTAATTGATAATCCAAATTTTTAGGTATTGCTATTGATGATAGATTCATATGTCTAATTAAGGCATTATCACTTGAATAAAATGATTTAAATAATCTTCGATAAGCCTCAGGATGCTTTTCTTCATACCAAGCAATATTTTTATAGTCAGTTGGCATTTTATTTACCATTCTATTAACCGGACTATTAGGACTATTCTTTGGTGGTTTTGGATAAGTTAACTCTTTAATAGGAACTATGTTAACATCAGTTGGAAATTCTAATGCCTTATCAGGACATAATGTATTCCATAGCATAATTGCACACACTCCCTGAGTACTATAAGGATTCTTATAATATTCTGGTCTCTTTACATTTGCCTGCTTAAAGAATTCCATGTTTCCATCTTTAATAGTATCTTCCATAAGTCTCTTTAAATCAAGAACTCTTTTAAATATTCTTTGAGGTTTAATTTCCTCAGGATATAAAATTTCTTCAAGACATAAATCAGTATAATATTTATTTACGAATGGTTTAGTTCCAGCTTTCTTAAAATCAAATCCTTTAATTTCTGGTAAACCTTTACCATCACCAAGTACCTGCCCTTCCTGAAGTAGTGCTAATGATATATAACGTTTCTTTACATCTTGGAACATTATTCTCTGGAAGAAGAATTCATTTTTCATATTAAGAAGCTTCGCATATTCCGGAGTAATATTTAGAGATTTACATAGAGTCTTTAATGCTCTATCAATCATTCTATTTGCTATAGATAATGTGAAGTTTGCTGCAGTAAATGTTAAATCCTGTGCACCCATTCCAGCTTCTTCTGGCGAAGAGAATACTTCGTTTTCTATGAATTTAACCACTTCATTTAATGATACGAATACTGAGTCTGTATCTGTATATAAGCTTCTATTTTTATCAAGATACATTGCTTTTTGAATTCTATCAAATATTGGATAATCATACAATACAAAGAATTCATAGAAACTCCAAATATCATTTAACATTTCTAAACATGTGTCATTAGCATAATTATAATCCTCACAGAATATTAATTTTCCATTTGCTAATATTAATGCTTTGATTTTATCTTTCATAAATGGAAGTCTACTAAACTCCATCATATTATTTTTATAGTACATGAGTAGCAACTCATCTGTACTCATTTTACTAAATATTCCATATAGTGTTTTAGGAAACTCTGGGCTATATTGGAATATGCAATGTTTTATAAATCTTTCAGTAACCATTTGTGGAAGTCTATCAAAATCAATGTCAAATCTATCTAAAGCTTCTTTACTAAGATGACCTTTTGTCTTAGCATAAAATTCTTTATCAATATTTGATATTACATGAAATACTTCAGACTCATTTTCAAACCACATCGAATCTCCAAGAAAGTTTTCAATTGCATTAATAGCACTTGTAATAATATGTCTTCCTTGATTAGTAATTGCTTCTGCAAGGAATATATTAAACATAATGAATCCAGGATATCCCATGCAACCGTATAGGGAGTTTATTATTAATTTAAAAGCCAACTGTTTTCTATCAGCTTCATCCCACTCATCAGTTCCCTTATCATAATTCTTACGTTCATTTTTCGCATCTTTACGCCCTTGCATAATATACATAATAAATTCAATAAGAATATTTCGTTTTGTATTATGTGGTAAGAATAAACACCCTCCACCAGCACATATAAGACGATTATTACGAATTAAATCAATCATATCTAATATTGTCATTCTAGACACTTTATTAGTATAATTATTTACTAATAGAACTTTATGATTCGTTAGTTCTTCCTCAATCTTTTTATCCAGAAACTTATTTAATTTCTTATCAGAGATTTGATTCTCATCATATTGCAATCTTACAATATGAGTCATTTTCTCTTTCCAATCTTTTAAATATGAAAATTCTGTATTACTCATTATATCACCTCATATAAATAATATATTAATTCAGTGTAGAATACAAAAAAAGAAAAGACTTTAGGAAATATGAGATAATAAATTATCTTTAAATTTTCCTAAAGTCTTTTGCTATTTTTTAGTTAACGTCAATATCAGAAATATTGAAGTTATTTTGTGCATATGAAACTATAGCTCTACTATAATTAGATGAATATACACCTGATTTGAATAGTGCGTTAGCCTTATTAGGTCCCATGTTATATCTCATTAATACATGATGCCAATTATCATTATGATAATTATCGCGGTACTCTTTAATAATGTAAATTGAACAGTCGGTATTCACATATGGATCATAGATTTTTTTACACATTTCTTTATATGTATAACCAAACTCCGTCGCTAATCTTTCAAAGTTACATTCGTTGATTTGGAATAATCCATGGTCATTTGTTTCAGATTTTGCATTTGGATTAAATGTACTTTCTTTCCAAGCCATACTAAACATAATTTCTGCTGGAATATTTGCTTCGATTGCCGATGTGTAGATGTAATTCTTTAAATCATCACTTAAAGGAATTGCTGCAAATTTTGAAGGTAATGAATCTATATCTTTTGTGGTTGTCTCGTCTTCAATAGATTCATCTAATAATGTTTGTAAGTTTTTTTCAAGAGTTTGACAATGCTCAGAAAGAGTTTCTATTTTTTCATTTTTAGCATTTATTATATTTACATTATATATTAAACTAGCTATAAATAATACTGAAATAATAAATGTTACAAACTTAGTTAATTTTAATCTTTTTCTAGTTTTTCTAAGTCTAGCTTTTGTTCTAGCTAAACTATATGAGCTCTGTTCTTGCATGTCATTAATCTCCTTCGAGTTTACATAAATAGTGAAAGGTTCCATAATTTTAAGTCCTCCATAATAATATAATTTTGTATAACGATCAATTATTTTATTATCGTCATAAAAATAATATATCATTTAATTTTGTATTTTTTACGAATAATTTAATTTTTATAAAACAACCGACTAATAGTTTATGAAAATTAATTTATTATTTTATTATTTTTAATTGGGAGGTTATTCATTATGTCAGGAATCATGAATGAACTTCAGCAGATGCCTACAGCTGAGGACGTTACAGTTATTGGTAATGCTGCTATTGAATCTGAGATAGTTTTATCTGCTATTCGTAATGAATGCGCTACAGATGAAGAATTTTCTGAAGTTCTTGAATCTGCTGGTACAGAATTAGCATTGTATGATGTAATCTCTGATGCAGACATGGCTACAGAAGCTGCTAAAAGAATCGTTATAAAAGATTGGAAAGTGGCTAACTTTAATCGTATTGCAAAGCGTACTGCTATTAGAATGGCAATGATAAATAATGATGCAATGTATAGTAAATACAGAAAATACAGAGATCTTCTTATTGAAACTCGTGAAAAGATATATGTTAAATACGGAGCAAAAGCTAAGATTGAAGCTAAGAAGATTATCAAAAATGCTAGAAATAAAGCTGCTAACATGAACTCTAAAGCTGGTAAAGATATCACCAGTAAAATAGATGCTCAGATAGCTAAAGCAGAAGCTAGCGATAAGTAAGATTAATATAGAGAATGAGTATATACTCATTCTCTATACATTTTTTATAAAAAAGAGAAAGCACCCTTTATACTTTCTCTAAAACTATATTGTATATAATTTACCATTTAATAATACATTATGATTAAACACTGGAATAGGGATAAAATTCCAGGAAGAAGGAAATCATAACGTATAATACTTTTATATAGTATCGATATATAAAAGTGAGGTGGGAAGAAGTAAATTATATACAGTTTTTATATATAGTGACCTCCCCTCAGAAGTCACTTTCCCATAATATCACTATTATGGCGCCGAGTATTTTCATCAACTATAAGTACATAATATTTAAATAAATTTATTTTTTAATATAGTTGATGGATACCATTTCGTACAACAGGGTCATTTAGTATACTATCCAATCAGGAAACTCGGTAACCCACTAAGTCCGATACTCGCTTAGCTTGGCGTGCTTTGTCTTCTGAAATGTTTATTTCAGACTTTAGGCAACTTCAGGTATCTATTTATAACTTAAATAATACTCAAATGTGGCAATAAGTATTATAAAAGTATCATAAGGTAATTAAAGCTACTAATCGAGTGAATAACTATAATTTCAATTACACCAAGGCCTAGAGTTATTCTCTGCCTTGACCACACCTCATCCTTTGTCATGGGATATTTCGCCTCATCGATAATTATAGATTATCCACTCAATATTCGCCCGCTCAGACTTTCAGGTCTATTCTATGACTATATAGTAAACTGAGCTACATTACATGACCGACCTAGCCTATCTATCAATATGCTGTCCTACGTGATAGTCCACGATAGAACCGAGCTCACTATATAAATATAACGACGGACCCTCCACGTTTGATCCACGCCACATGCGGCCATTATATTTATAGTGCAACTATGTGACTTTCCCTATCACCATCATAGTCAACGAGCATGCCATCCTCGTCTAAAGTTTTCATCAACATGGAGTAATAGATACACGACGCCTATATATGTAAAACTTATTAAAAACCAATATATTTATTCTACTACTCACTCAAATAATATATCATTAAAATTCGTTTATCAATTTTTCGTGGCTCATAGAAAATTTAAATATAAATGAACTTTAATCATGTATTATTTATTTGAAATAGTTAATAGAAATGGTGGTGGTTAATTGTGAAACCTGGTATAGAAATAAAAGAGCAAGTAATAAATCAATTAAAAACTTTACCAGTTTGCAAACCAAGTTCAAATATGAGACAATGGGTAGTTCGTTGTCCGTATTGTGGCGACAGTGTTAAATCCAATCATGGACATTTTTCAATATTGGTAGATCTGAATTCAGATGCACCAATGCTGTATAGATGTCTAAAATGTAATGAGTCGGGAATATTAATTCCTCAAGTTTTAGAAGATTTACAATTGGGATATGATCAATCATTAAATAAGCAACTTGAGTTGCTAAGTAGGATGAGTTCAAATACTTCATATTTTAAAGATAAAGTAAAGAATTTTATAGTTCCAGTACCTAGTGATAGTAGTACAAATTATCGTAAATTAAATTATCTAAATACTCGACTTGGTACAAATTTAACATTTTCAGATTGTGCAAAATATAAAATCGTTTTAAGCTTCTGGGAATTTATAGATGCAAATAAAATCCCAGTAGATGTACCAGATGTAATGGGTGGATGCTTAAAATCAACAATTGTAAAAACTTTAGATGAAAAATATTTGGGATTTGTATCTGCGAATAATAATAAAATTGTATTTAGAGATGTGAGTATAGATAGCTCTGGATTTCTAGGTAGATATTATAAAGTTACTCTGGATATCTTGAATAGAAGCCCAAATACATTTTATTCTCTCATGAGTACATTTGATTTATTATATACAGAACCAATTAATATTCATATTGCAGAAGGAACATTTGATATATTGAGCGTTTATTTAAATTTAAAGCCAGAAACTTCTCAGAACTCCTTATTTTTCGCTAGCTGTGGTTACAGTTTTAGTACCATATTAAAATATTTAATATATACGGGGGTTACTACTGACATTAATCTACATGTATATTCTGATAATGATAAAACGGATAAAGACCATTTATCATTATTACGAAAACCGTTCTATCAAACATGGATTGATAAAGTATATATACATCGTAATGTATATGCTAATGAAAAAGATTTTGGTGTATCTAAAGAAAAGATAAACGAATATGTATATCAACTCAAGTTATAAAAAATAGAAGATAGGAATTTCCTATCTTCTATTAAAATTATTCATTTACTGGTATAGATGAGTTATGCTCATTTATAAGAGTACGAATAGATTTTCTTTCGTTTTTAGTATATTTGCTCCAATCGATAACTGATTCATCTACAGTTCCATCTTCATTATATTGGAATGTGATAAGTTCGTTATCTTTTTCAGCAGTTTCTTCTTCTACGATTGATTCCTCAACTGTTTCTTCTGTAGGAGCTTCTTCAATTACTTCTTCTGTAACAATTTCTTCTACAGGAGTTTCTTCTTCTGCAGCTTCTTCAATTACTTCAACGGGAGTCTCTATTTTAGGAACTCCAACTTTTGTAACAGGTTCAACAGGAATTGGTTCAGGTTTAGTTTCTGCCTTTACTTCTTCCTGAGCTTTAACTGAATTATATCTATCAGGATTATTTAAATTCGAAAGAGTTAGCTCAATGGTTTCTTTTGTCTTAGGTATAAATTCATAAACCTTAGCACCACTTGCAATAATTTTAGCAACTTTCGATTTATCAACTGGAAGAGGATGTACAATAGGTCCCATCATATTAATAGGAGCAATAAATCCTCTATAAGGTGAAAGAATATTTAATCTTTCTTCAATTTTCTTAGGCATTTAAATTACCACCTTTCAAATGATTAAATTTTATGATTTGAATTAACTTTGTGTTAAAATATTAATAAAAATAGGAGGCTAAATAGTATTATGACTATTCAAATGAGCAACAGAGAATTTCAGGAACTTCGTAAGTTTCTACAGGCAATGAAAAACCCGAAAGTAAATAAAGCATTTAACGAGGTATTTTCTAAAGAACCAACTGGTGGAGTAAAAGGATTTGTTAATCCTATAAATAACGATATCGTTATAAATATACCTGAATCATTAAGTTTTGAAGTTGAGAAAGTATTTGTAAATCATGCCCCAGAGATTGCTAAAATATCTCGTGGAGGTTCATCTATTACAAATGCTCCTAGATGGTTATCATGTATTAAAAATATAGCAAACGATATTACACATGTCATAACTCATAGATAGTGGAGGTATAATTTATTATGGCTTATTTAAATACTAAAGATGTATATGATTTATTTGGTGAGCATGGAGTAGCACATCTACATGTAACAGATATAGATTCTTTACCTAGAATAAAGCAGGTTCCTAATTTAGATATCTATAAATGTCATGTAGAATTTGATAATGGTGCAGTTAAAGAAGATAAAATTGTCATAGCATTTGCTAGTGATATTGATTATGTCCCATATATAGTCAGCAATATGTTATGTAAGACTAGTGAAGATTATGCTCGTACAACGAAGATAGAGAAAATCAATGTTGGAAATGGTGATGCATTTGTAATAACCGATGAATATAAAAATGGACAATAATTTAAATTGATGAGGTGATTTATATGCTACATGAAAAAGTTACAGAACTTAAAAATATTAATAATGAAATTATATTCTTACGAACATGTGACTGTGGTGTTAGATTTTCCTATAATCAGAAAGATTTAAAAAAGTCGATAGAAGAAAATCCAACAGTCGACTTTTATTATGAAAAAGTAAATTGTCTAAGTTGCGGAAAAGAGTTAATCCATTCAGTTCAAGTGGATTTCTCTAAAATCCGTAATTTAAATTAATACGCATTAAAAGCAAGTCATTGACTTGCTTTTATTTTTTATCTTAAATTATAGGGTTTCAAAACATTGCCTTAAATGTATAATGACAAATATTTTTTATAGAAAGAGGTGTTTATCTGTGATTGAAAGAATTTTACTTTCATTAGAAAATGCATATAGTAGATATATAATGAAATCGACATCTGAATCACAATTATGTAAAGATATCGAAACTGCCCTCAATGCAATGCCATTTGATGGTAGAAATAAAAGTTTTTCTGTACAGATTACAAACCAAAAAATGACAGAAAAGTTCTTTGGAATGAGAGTGTTCCCTAAAATTGAAGAACTTGATGAATTCTGTAAAGATCTTGTTAATGAAGAATCTGATAAACTTGTTAAATTTAATGAGTTATCAAAAAGATGGAGAACTATTGATTCTTGGTTTTTAGAATTAGATGGAGTTCTCTTTAATAGAAATACTATAAACTTTACTCCTAAAGAATTAGTAGCTCTTACCCTTCATGAAATTGGGCATGTGATATATTCAGATAGCCCAATAGAAGGATTCTATAGAGCATATCGTGAAGCTAAAGTTAGAATGACTATTTCTGATAGAGCAACCCAGAAATTAATGTATCACATTTACATGATTCCTTTATCACTTGCTTGCATGCAGAGACGCTGGGTAAATGATAAAAATCAGGTAAACGTTGAACTTATTGCAGATAAATCAGTTGTTGAACTTGGTTATGGTGATTACTTAGTTGAAGCTTTTAATAAGATAATTAGACATTTCGGTTCAATAAATTCTAACACTAATCAAATGCAAGCAGAACTCGATACATCAATGCAGTGGTGCAATAAAAATATTTCTGATGTAATGCTTCGTAAAGAAAAACTTAAAGATGAGCTTTATTACAAAGCTATTAGAACTAAATCTAATTATGTAAAAGCAATCACAATTATCCTGCTTGATAAAATAGGATTTAAGATGAGAGAAAGATATACCGGATATGTGGTAGAAAATTCTTTAGAACTTTTATCTGATCCTGACGTAATGAAGAAATATGAACCAATTGTAGACGCTTTAGAATCTGCTAGATTTGATAAGCAACTTCAATCATTAATGAATTCAGAATCAATTGCTCTCGAAGCGGTATTTAATCGTCGTAAGAAAATAAAAGCAGAGATGCCTTCACAGTATGAAGTTGATGCTATTGCTGTAGAAGTTGATAAGATTACAAATCATCACGATAGAATTTTTGTACTTGATTTGATTTATGAACTTTTAGATAGAATTAATACTTTTGAGGAAGCAATATCACCAGATAAGTCATTAGTACGTAAATGGTCTGGTAAGATTGATGCAATGAAAGATTCTCTTGAGCAACTTAGACAAGCAACTCTAGCTAAAAAGAGTTTCTCATCTGGTTATAAATTTTTCGTAAAAATGCCTCCGGAAGCATCTGATTATGAAGGCTAATTTTTAAATAATATAATAGATCATACTCTATTTGAGTATGATCTATTTAATTTTTATCGTCTTAAAGTTAATGTAAATGTCGGAGTTAAAAATTCTCCATTTGGAACCATATTTACTGACATTGCCATTAATCTATACTTACCATTATAATTTCTATTATCTGGTGAGTCTACATTTACTATAAATTCTTTATTAGGTGTAAGCGTACTTATCAAAGCATTTTTAGTTGTAACTGAAAATAATTCTGTCTCTCCTGTATTCTTAACAACTGGAGATGTACCGATATCTTGAGAATTATAAGCATATTTATTTACCACAATTATATTACATTTATATTTATTATCAATGCTAATACCGTCACCACTACCAAATGCTTCACTAAATTCCGATAATGATAATATGTGAGTAGTCTTATATTCGTTATTTTTCCAAGCATGACATCCCATTTTATTTGTAACTAAATATGATTCAGTTAAGTCAAAGAATAAAGTTGAGCCACTATCATGGAATTTATAATTTTCGACAATTCTAAGAATATTTAACATCCCACTTTGAGGTAATATCTTAAATTCTGAATAAGTTGTATTATTATCCGCTTTACTTATAAGGATATTATTTATCCCACACTTATTAAAGCAGTATGTTACCACATCTGTAAGAGTTGATGATGATATTACTGCATTCAATGTATTGAATGATGCAGCATATGCTGCACTATTGTATAAACATAGTTCAACGAATGCGTACTCATTGTAACTATAGTTATTATTATAGGAACCATCATCTTTTTCAATTTTTTTCTGAAGTGAATGATCTCCTACTTGAGTTGTATATGGAATAATTGCTTTGAAATTTCCAGATATTTCTGTAGTTAATGAACCTGTACTAGATATTAACTTTTCATTAGTTGAACCTAATCTATACTGTAGATTCATTGACACTGATATATTATTAGGATTTTTTGTCATTTCTGTATAAAACCAATTTGGCACATTTACACAAACATACCACATCGGATAAAGCATTGTATCATATTCTTTTGCAATATCTATATTTGCTATCATTGATCTAGGAACTTCAAATGTTTTCTCCCCTGCAGTAATAACAAATGTTTGCATATAATATAGAACATTTTTCAATACAAGATCTTTTAATTCCATTTTTATCACCTACTTTACTTTATAAAAAGTTTTAGAAACTATTATAAGATGGTTTAATCATTTAAAAATGTCGGATATAATATATAGAGACACTGATGTCTCTATATATTATCTTTTAATAAAATATTTTAACAAGAACTTCATGTTCTTCATCAGAACCTATTCGATATTTTAAAAATTTATAATTTTGCTTTAGTTCCGATAATAATAAATGAAGATTTTCATTATCATCCTCACTAATATTAGATTGTGACGATAATGCACAAATAATACTATTGTCTGGTGAATAGTCAGAAATTATCTTTAGCTTTCCAATAAGTCTATATTTTATAAGTAATTTATTTTTTATAAATCTTTCTATTTCTTCACCTTTAGCAGATGAGATGTTATTCTTTACAATACCACCAATACCTTTTACAGTACTATAGATTGTATATGCTGCTCCAATACCTTTCGCTGCAGTTACTATAGCCTTTCCACCTTTGGAATTTTTTATAGTATTATAAGCATTTTTTATTCCATCTAACTTACTTTCTTCTGCAGGTTCGATTATATAGCTTTCTAAGATATCTGCATATGAGTAATACATTTTAAACAACCTCTTTCCCATTTATTTTTCTAATATTTATTAAATTGTACTTAAAAAATCTTTCTAATTTAATGTAATTTATACCATAAAAACAAATCTCATAAAGACTTTAAGACCAAATATTTTTGAAAGGGTGTTGTTAAAATATGGATATTAATACATTTATCGATAATAAATTAGATCAATATAGAGAATATTCAGAAGGCTCACTTAAATCAGTTGATGATAATTTTGTGTTTGCATATGGCCCATTTATGTGTATGCAAACTGGAGTCTATGAAAGAGAGTGCGATGAAATTGCAAAATATAATAAATATATGCAATTAATGGTACACGTATCATATTTGATTAGAAAAATTAAAAGTAATGTATCATATTCTGATTTAAAGAGAAATATCATGAAAGATTTTATCATATCGATTGATAACGCATTTTCAGAATATGATAAAGATATTAAAAAAGCATTAAGACAATTTGCTTCTAATTATCTTAATAAAATTAGAGATGAGCAAAAAGCTAAAGGTGATCTTGAAAGCTTTATGACTAATTCATCTCCTATTGTACCATATGATCAAATGGTTCGTAGACCTGATTTAGAATCTGCTGAAGAAACACTACATGCAGATATTGTAGGAAGTGCTAAGCAGTATATTGGAGTCAATATAAAAGAAACTTTAATTAATTTACTTTTAAAGAATCTTGCAGAAATTATGATGAATACATCACTTACTACAGTATTATTCGATGATAAATATAATATAGATAAAGTTAATCTTATTAATTTGGATAATCTTACTAAAAGAAATGATAGTGTATCACCAGAGTGTCAAAGATATTATTTCTTGGCTATAGTAAATTATTACGGATTACAAGATAATGTAGCTTTTGATAGATATATGAATTTCTTTGAAGAAGCTGGAGATTTTACAAAAACGAAGAACTTTGCAACTTTTGAATCAATGATAAACACAATGGCAAGTTCTACTAACATTGATATTGCTGCAGAATCTTGGGATGATCCATCGTTGGATGCCAAAGAAGAAGAAGCGATATCTCAGATTATACAATCTCATACTAGCTATATAGAAGATAATACTACTGAAGTTAAATATGATTTTGGAATTCTTAATGATTTTATAAATGTAAAACGATATATGAAATTTGAAGAATATCCTAATAGACTATTCCTTGGGTCTTTAGAAAAAACTAGAGTTATCAATATCAATAATATGGGAATGGATCGTAACTATTATGAGATGGATAATAATACGGTAGCATGTCCATTTTTAGACTTAAGAACTTATCAAGTTAGAGTAATTGTATTACATGCAAATACAAATGATATCGAAATAATCGATGATATCAAAGAAATATATTAAAACTTTAGTAGGGAAGGATATTAATATCCTTCCCTTATTTAATTTCATATAATATTATAAACATTTTTATAAATTATTGGGATGTAGCCAAGCGGTAAGGCACAGGACTTTGACTCCTGCATTTCGTTGGTTCGAATCCAACCATCCCAGCCATTAATTCCGGGTATAGCGCAGTTAGGTAGCGCGCCTGCTTTGGGAGCAGGATGCCGCAGGTTCAAATCCTGCTACTCGGACCAATAAAAAAATAAGATATGAAGAATATTCTTCATATCTTATTTACTTTTTAATTTAATGCCTCTTCGCATAGTCTTAGAATATTATCTAAATGACCTATTTGAATATCAACAGATTTCTCTGCGGCTTCTTTTGTAGCATATAATTTACCTTCAAGATACATTTTTACATATGTAGCGTATTCTATTGAATTATGTATAGCACAATCATTAGCTCTTAATTTCTCATTTAAAATAGATGAAATTGTCGATATAAGATTATTTAATCTAGAAGGTGTAAAGTCTGAAGAATATGTATTGAGATGAGCAATAATAATATCTTCAAAACTTCCATCAATTGATTCAATGGACTTCAATAATTTTTCTTTATCTGACATAATAATTATCTCCTTATAAATACTATTCTTCGCGGTAATCCTCAATAGTAATACCTAATAATAATTTCCACATTTTCTTTTGGAACCAATTAAAGTGTTGATCTACCTTTACTTTAGTAGCAGCAATATTCCCTCCAATTGATAATATACTTCCATTTTTAATTATTGGACGAGATAATACGTGCATCTCTGCTTCCATTTCTGGGCGTTTTGCTTGCACATACATTTTAGCTTTATCCATTATGATCACTTCCTTCCTCAAAATAATCTGGGATAACTAAATTGATTTGAATATGTTTATTATGAATAGTCTTGTCTGAATATTCCATATCTCCTTTAAGCTCTGTAATATGGGAGGTATACTGAATTTTATGTTTATTTAAAATTTTCAATAATTCTTTCCATATTTCTTTAGTTATTTTCATACTAATACCTCCATAGAATAAATGTTTTATTTAACCCATAATTGGTTCCGTTTCGTAGTTATCACATCCTTGGTCTCTGTTACATTCTGCTCCATCACCGCAAGCACAACCAGCACAAAATTCAAGAAATGCTTCATCTTCAGTCTCACATTTATTTAATTCACTGAAGTAACCACAGCACCCATCATGACAACAGCCTTCGCAAGGTTTACTACTCATCATAATATTCACCTCATTATTTTATCAAATATTTATTATGGTTCATACTTTGTAAATGGCTTCCATGCAATAACATTTTGTATTTTGTGTAGATCAGTAAACCATTTATAACCATCGTAATATCCTATATCGTATTCTATTATGTCAGTTTTGTATGCTATATTTAATCGTTTATAACAACTTAAACCATCATCGAGGAATGTTAGATACTCTTCTCTATTAGGTAATCTTTCTATGATACTTATCCACTCATTTGATATATTTGATACATTAGCATATGCTTCAACTTTTCCTCTGTTTTCTAACCAATCTATCAATTCAAATAAACAGTTATCACACAATTTAACCTTTTTACCATTTCCACATGTAGAATTTATTTGGAATCCTGTTATAATAGGTCGAATCGAATACCCCCAAGCTGTACCTGGTCTATGTTCCAATTCTTCATTCAAATAATTATCTACCATATCGTGCATAGTATTTTCTAGATATTTATTTCCACATCTATCACATTTAGTATATTTTTTATCTTCCTCAACTTCATGTTTTTTGAGAATTTCACTTAGTTCTTTATAAGTATATACTTTATCATTGATAGTAAGACTACTAATACCTGAATTATTCGTAGAATCTGTATGGGTAACTTTATTTTCTCCTTGTGTAAATTTATTAATAATATAATTTCTTTTTCTATCACTAGTACACTTATCAAATTTACAACATTCTTCACTACATTCAGGAGTATCTATTCCAAGTGCAGTACTTTTACAATAAGGTACTTTAGAGTTATCCTTACCTTTCCAATAATTATTTATATGCAATCGCTTCTTCATTTCTATTCCTCCTCCACGGAAAATTTATGAGATATTACATTATCAAACGGATCTCTTCTACCATCTACATGTATGATTTTATTACATTTTTTACATTTGTACATCCTAACTGAATACATAATATTTTGCTGAGCATCAAATTCTGCCATCCATGAAATTTTTACATATTGATGTCTGCAAAATAACTTCTTTAAAAATTCTCTCAATTATAACACCATCCTTATCTATCCCCAGTAAATATCATATCCACATAACGCATCAAAACAATTTCTATTTTCACGTACTTCAAATCCCATATTTTCTAATGATTTAGCATATAGTGGTAAACATATATCGATGGAAAGCATACAATGATGCCTTCCATCTAATTCACAGTTTATGATGTAATGAAAAATTTCAGATAATTCACAAGTTGATTTTTCAAAAGATTCTATCATTAATTTTTCTTTTTCTCTTAGTTTATTAATATTTGATATCAGTTCTTTAAATTCCTTCATAGTGTTACTCATTTAACTACCTCGTTCTTATTATAATATGTATTTTATTTATCTTGGTACAATCAAAATTCCATTACCTAAGTCTAGAGTGTTATCCAGATGATTTAATGGTATTCTACCATTTTCAACTTCATTAAAAAGATAATCTATATCTTCTCCAACAGATGGATTTCCAGCGCTATCACATAATCCACTATTGTTACTATATTTAGGATAACTATCCTTCACTGAATCGTTTACTACATTTGTGGATATCTGCTTGGCGAGATTATCTATTCTACTCTCTTTCTCTTTCTCTGCTTCAAGAATCTTTATTCTATTTCTAAGCTCTTCAATCTGCGAGTAGCACGATTCTATTTCTTTATCAATATCGGAACGATTATCTATATAAGACATTTTAATCATATCCTCTCTTCATAACATATGTATTTTTATTTATTGTGTCAATTCAATATTTTTCTCAAAATCCGTTGCATCCAATTAGGCAATCGATATTCGTGAGAACTATTTCTAACATGAATATGATAGTTGGTATGACAACAATTCTTACAAGTTTCATGTCTACAATGCCCATAGCCACATTTATTATGAAATGTAAATATCCAATATCGTCTGACTGTTATATGAGGACTACTTAAAAGCTTTTTTATATCAATCATAATATCACCAACTTTCACCATAAAATGGGTATTCTATTTAATTTTAATAATCATATGAGCACCACAAAGTGGACATCGTGGACTTTTATACTGACTATCAGAAATTTTTTCGGTGGCGCCACAGAGTGAACAATAAATTTCACCATCGTTTCTATCTTCATCAATCCACTCACCATGCTTTACATCTTCAACATCAGCAATAGGCATATTGATTATCATATGATATATCGAACCATAATAGCGTCTTCCTACTTCTGTGTTGGAATTTAAAGCAGATGCTCTCTGTATTAACAACTCTTTGTTTACAAAAGACATTCAAATCACCAACTTTCAAGATAAAATGTGTATTTTATTTCCTGCCTACTGTAAATAATTTGTATACCCAATAACAAAATGCATATGGTAAACATACTATATTTAAAATAATAGTAATAACACTTATTCCAAACCAATTTAGTTTACGCCATTCATTATAATTTCTTATTGGATTTAATATTGATAAATCCATACCACAAACTGGTGTTAATATAAATACTTCGATTATTGTAAGAAGTATAAATAGGGAACATATCATCTCTAAATTCATAACGCAGTCCTCACTTTCCCAATAAAATAAATGTTTTATTAATCTTTCTCTTCAGCTTCTCCGACTTTTTCAATCTCACAAGTAATCTTCAATTTAAAAATAGATCCTTTACCAGATTCCTCAATGTATTTATGAAGATATTTATAAGGAATCAGTACATCGTAATACCTAAAAAGATTCTTATAAAAATACGATTCATCATACTCTATAGGATCGAATCCTGTCAGTCTTTTAAATTCTTCTTGTGATACATCAATACAGTTATTTTCGTAATCTCCTGAAGGTGCACCTGTTATTTCTAAAGTTATAACTTTTTTATTTTCATTCATATTTTATACCTCCAATCTTATGCACGGGTAAATCCGCTTCTATCGGTTCTTTTAGATTTATAATCAATTTTAAGATACAATACTTGATTATCTTTAATCTCGTATACTGCAGTAAATTCACCTCCACATTTATCACATAAATAATCTTCATGGTGGTATTCAATACAATCATCACCGCCACCAGCATGTGATCCCATATCATATTTTAGAAATTCAGATGTTTTACATACTGGACATTCCACTTCGTATTTCTTCTCTATAGAATTAAGTCCTAATTTATCTGCTATATTTTTACCAATTTCATTTCCGGTATATAGCATTGGTATAAAATTAGAATAACTGCCATAAATATTATTTACATTGACAAAATTATTCTTAGTATAAAATGGAAGTAGATCTTTAAGAATTTTGGGAATATCTTTCTCATCTAATTTTGGATATTCTTTTTCACTTACCCCAACTAATACTAGAATTGCATAGTTTTCATACATTGTGGCAATTGTTTTTAGTAATCTAGAACCAATACCGTTATATCGATGCTCTGGATGGACAAAAATATTTAGTATTTCAATTACATCAATATCTGGATTAGCTAGTTTAAATTCTTTCACCATTAATGATTTTGTGGGGCATTCATCAAATATGATATGTGTACCAAATTGATCAATGTATTTAAATATACATGGTTCATCTGCACTATATGTTTTAATGAAAGAAAGCTCTGGATAGTCTCTCCATAATTCGAGATAAGCTCGATAATCATTCTTAATAGTTTTCATTTATTACTGACCTCCATCTTTTTTACGTATAATACTCTGGATTGCATCATATGCTGCACCTGGTCCATTATCTCTATCATATAGAGTTTCATCGAATTCATCGTCGCTTAAATGAACTTTTAAGACTTTACCATATAAATAATCAAAATACTTTGAGTCATTATTCTTCAATAACTCCCTACAATGCTCCACTGTAACAGTTCCTTCTGGTACTGCCTGTAGAAAACCTAAGCCCTGAATATGACTATGATCATATAGAGCTTTTAATACCTCCGCTTTGTCTAAATCCTTGATGTTAATCATTATTTTTCCTCCTTAGTAAAATAAATATATTTAATTACTCATATAAATAATATACAAATAAAAACAGATTCATTAAATACTTATACATATAAAGATAGAACCCATATGGGTTCTATCTTTATATTAATTTACTATTTTAATATCTCATTCTCGTCAATATAGTGCATTTTAACTTCCATGCTATGCCTTTTTTTCAATTGTGCGTTCATAAGTGAACCGGTCATTGCTGGTACTGTAAGACCTATGTCGGTAATTCCTACCTTATAGAATCTCTTGCCTGCACATTTACTACACAATTTATCACTAATACAATACATTGGGCTTCTTAGCATTACGGGATGATTCATATATTTTACTGGAAGATAAGCATCTATTAAAATAAGATTTTTTCCATCCATTATATATTGATCATAATAATCTCTTATATTATCTTTGGTTAATGTTACCATTAGACCATTATTAGTACCACAATCAGTTCCATCTTCATCAATTCCCATTGTTTGGAATACTGAATACATGATTTTACCCATGTAACCACCTTTTGCAGTACCTATTGCTTTAGGATATTCAGCATTAAGTATACTATTAGCAGCAGCAGGAATATCTTCTTTCTTAATACCTTGCATATAGTTAGAAGACATGAAGTCAAATTCTCCAGTTATAGGATTTTCTACAGGACCAATACTGATTGCCATATTCTTAAAGTCATTACTAAAAGAACCTCTTGCACCTGAATCAAATAAGAATTTACCAGGAGTGCCTTCAGTTAATCTATCAGCTTCTTTAATCAATTCTTGCTCTATTTTAGATAACGTAGCCAAGTCATTATCTGGAGCATTCTTAAGTAACTCCGCTTTCTTAGCTTCTAACTGTTTATTAGGAACTATAGTTTCCATGGAATAAGAAGTGCCAAAAATAGCTACTAATCCCAATCCCCAAAATTCATTTGCATTTAAAAAGTCTACTAAAGTAGGCTTAATTTGAATTTTCTGACTCATGATAGCAGATGCTACCATATCAGTCAATTTACTGAAATTCTTTTTATTACAAATTTCATTATAATAACCACCAGGAACCACATCCTCAAGTAACCCTTCAATTAGAAGTTTATTAAATAAGAAAATACCGACTGTAGTGGTAATAGTTTCTTTATTAATATACTCTCCAGCTTGTAAAGTAAATTTAGCTTGAGGATTAAATTTTGGTTCCTTTACATCAAATACAGATTTTTTATCCTTACTATTCATTGATGTAGTTTTACCAAAAAGGTCAGCAATTTTATTAATTGTAAGCTCTTTAGATTTAAGAGCTAATAATTCTTTCTTAAGTTCATTAGACAAGATACCTCCGGATGGTTTATCTCTAGTCATATTATAGAATGTAAGATATGCTTCATTTCCAAGAGTACGTAGTAATTTTCCTTCAGGAGAAACAAAGTTTCTTACAGATTCAGCAATCTCTTTTGCTTCGGCATTTGCTTCAATAGAGAAACATAATTTCTGAGCAGTTTGGTCACCATCATAGTCTCCACCAAGTGCAGCAAGATACATATTTGACATTGTAACTGTATCATTGAATACACTAGAAATTCTATCCTTTGGAGTATTTAAATCAATATAAGGATAGTACTTATAAAATTGACCATCTATATAAGCTGGGATAGTTTTAATTGTAGATAATACTCTACATTGAGATGGGAAAATACTACTATGAGAAGTAACTGGGAAACGAGTTATATATACATACTTATCACTTAAAGTATTTTCTGCAGCTAAATAGAACAAATCGGTCCAAGTCATAGGACGATTTATAATAGTAGATGTCATAGGTTTTGTCTCAGACATAGGTGCAAACTGGCCAGATAAATGCATAGGTATTTCCTGACCGTCTTCTGTCTCAATCATAATATATTCAAAACGAGTTCCATATGAGTTTTTGAATCTATTAATTTTCTTCTTTATATAATCGGAAGAAAATTTTTCAACTTGATTCTTTATTTTAACAGAACCTACAATTTTATACTCACCGTTAACTAATTTATGCACGGGATATTCTGTTACATTTCTAAAGTTATCAGCGAAGAATTGGATGCAATATCTTAAAACAAAATCATATCCAAGAATAAGACATTTTGCAAGAGGAATTCCACTATGAAAAATATCAATAGGATTATCTTCAGGTCTCTGCAAGTTAGTCATCGTTGGTACAGAGATTACGTCACGAGAACCTCTATCTATTGACTTACCTAGAATTGCTTTATGGAAAAACCCATGTTTCTTCTCAATAAGACTCTGACCATATTTACGAATTATTATCAATTCTTGCTGTAGATTATATCTAATTTGATTATTAAAGAAATCAAATGTCGCATCTTTAAGACTATTAGCATATTGAATAATCTTATTATAATGAGTATTTAGTTCCGGTAATTTATGAATACTTGAATTTTTATCAATATCTCTATAGACAATCGGAACTACAATCCATTTAGTAATAAATATTTCATTATCTGAAAGAGATTTTAGAAGTTTAATTCTATCTCCTCTTATCATAGAACCAGTTTCAGAAAATTTTAATTTATGGTAATTTTTTATAAGCCATGCTATACCACTATTATCTTCATTATAATCGGCATTTCCCTTTTTAACTTCAACTAATTCACCATCGTTTGTAATTTTCCATGACGTTCCACTTCCATGAGCACATTTTTCAAATCTTTTTGGCATTAATGCTTTTAATATTTCGTATACATATGGATGAAAGAACTTTTCATGAAGATCAATATACGCAAATTGTCTCTGCCTAGACTCTGGGTCTCTGCCAAATATTATATCAGAAAATAATCCACCATCTGTTGGAATTCCTCCAGCACTGTGAGCAATTGGATCTGTAACTGGCTTCAAATTTGAATTCATTATAATATTATCAGTAATGAGAGCTATCGCCATTGATACATCCGGATCTTCAACTTTGGATATTATTTCAATTGGCTCCGATTTAGCTTCCATTGCTGATATATGAGAATTACTGAGAAGCTCACTTAAACTTACTGTAAAGTAAGACATATTATCTCAGCTCCTTTCTATATAATTAATAATCTCTAATCTTTAAGAGGCTGTTTTTTAGCATAAAATAAAGGAATGTTTAATAATTCTTATAATTCAGAATAAATCTATAAGTCTTAAATGGAGGTTATTTACATGAAATTTTTAGTAAGAAGAAAAACTATCATAAAAGAATTTGCAAAAGAGATTGCAGATTTACAAAAGCGAGCAGATGAATGGTTTTATAATAAAAAAGATAAGAATCATTCATCATGGCTACTTGACCAAGTTTATGAATTGCAACTTTTTGCAAGGAGACTGGGTATTGAAGAGCAGGTATACGCTGAAGCATATAAAATATATGATTTCAGAAACTCTGGTAAAAAAGGATTTATTCTTAAGGATGGAAAAATTGTAAGAAATGAAGAAGTTGAGACTTATAGAGGTAATGAAGAGAATCAAGAATTTTATTCATGGTGGTAATTATAGGAGGTATTCTATATGAGTGAATATAAAATGTGCCCTAATGAAGATATGGCTATTTATATTCTCGATTTTATAAAACGAGGATATGAAAAGAGATATCAAGATCATGGTGTCAAAAAATATATCGAAGCTTTAGAAATGGGAATAGAAGCATTAAAGGAAAGAAAAGAAAAAAATAATAACACTGAATCAGTTATTAAAGTTGAAGATGAGCAAGAATATATTTGTGAGGAAGTTTATGGTAAACAGACGACTACTGATGGTAAAGTAGCTTGGTATGGTACTATTACTGGTCCTCATATAGATGAACTATAGTGTATAATAATGCAAAATCTATATAACAATAAAGTAAGTCGTAAAGTTTTTGAACTTTAATGTGTTTTTTCTATTGTCATGCTCATTAGCTACTCCTTTTATATATGAAGCGAAATCCCGTGATTTCGCTTCATATATTTTTTTGAAAAAAAAAATAAATTAGATTAGATTTTCGAGCAGTAAGAGAGTATTCTAAATATTAATCTACTTGAATCATCTTTCAATATTCGATGGACTTATAGAAGATTGTCAAGTTGGTTTCCGTATTGCATTGAGTATGGTGGTCAATGCAAGCTGCCAACTTATTATCGACTATTTTCGTTTATTGATTGAATGATTCTTATAAATTAACATTATAAGAATACCCTCGGTGTTAATCTAGTCCCTCTGCCTGGTATCGACATTGGGTGGATAGATTATTGCACTTAAGATAATGGTATCTAGTCATTCCCCGGACATCCCAAGATTTCCAATCTTACCGATGTTTATCTCCGCAAGAACTTATAGAGTCACCCGACCATTATAATCTTACTTACTCATAATAATAATATATCAATAAAAAAATTTATTATTACGAAATAAAAAATAAGAGAGAACTCTGATAGTTCTCTCTTATTATCCTGTAAGGGATATTTGCAAATATTCCTAAGATTTCAAATTAAAAGTCAAATCCATATCCTTTTCTGTCAAATTCGCCTTTCATTGCTTTTTCTAAATGGTATCTATATAATTCTTTTGCTCGTTTATCAGCCATGCTTTCAGCTTCACGATCTTCTTTACTCATACCTTTTTTCTTTTTCTTCTTAGGTTTGTCATTATCCATGAACGAAAAATCATCATCGTAGGAATGTTTCTTTTTATTCTTTTTCTTTTTCTTAAAATTTTTGTCATCGTCCATTAAATCAAAGATGTTTGGAGTATTAAAATTAGACTGTGCCATACATCTATTCACCGCCCTTTTGAATTTTGATAAAGATTTGTGTCTAAATATTTCATCTGCGAGAATTTGTTGTTCTTCACTCTCTGCTGGAGTTGTGACATTAAATTCTGATGATAATGTTTTGTTATGACTCAAATAGGATTCTAAATTTCTTGCAGTAGAAACTAGATCTAATGCAGTCTCACAAGGAACATTAGGAATTTCAGGATGCTCAATTACTTGAATCTGAGGAACCTTCTTTGGAACTGGGTCATTCTTTATCCAATGAATAAAGTCGTCAATTGGCTGTAAAATGAAATTAAAGAATCCATAATTTACAGGTTCACGAAAAGCTTTATTAGTAGATGAAACTCCTAGCTTCTTAGAACACTTTTTATTCCCAAATAATGAAAAACGTGATTTCTTTTTCATCTCTTTTGAGTATGCTTTAAAATCAAAATCCTCCATTTCAAGGACATTCATTTGCTCTTCCGCAGACAGACTCTGGAAGAAACTATTTCTGGTTTTTGCAATAGATTCGAGAACTTTCAAATCCTCTGATTTTATTGTGGTGGAATGCTTTTTGCCTATTCTAGAATTATTCTTTCTAATAGTCGCAAGTTTTTCATCAATGGAACCAGCATTACGATTTTCAAATATTATTTCGTGAGCAGATTTACCATTGTAATTTTTATTCTTCTTTGTGGATGGAGCAAAATGCACTCTAATAGCATTAACTCCTGTATATAAAGCTAATCCAGTTGTAGCTAGTGCAACAGATGCTTTTGTAACATCATTGATTACTTCAACAGGATTTTTATCTTTAAACATTTTTGCAATTGCACGAAATGCTTTCTTTACAAATTTAATAACTTTTGTGAAGAATTTCATTGCTATATCTCCTTTCATAATCGCTTTTAATTGACAGTGAGATTTCTGTCTCTAAATTAACCATTTTTAATAAACTCAAATTTATTACTCTACACCATTAAAATAATATATGATTGAAAATTAATTTCTATTTTTCTATATTTTAACAATTTTGATAATGAACGATTAGAATCCCAAAATATAGAAAGGGGGAGTAATAAATGGCTCTACGCGATTGGTTGTTTAAATCGACATCGTATCAAGTATCTAATAGTAAAGTAAATAGAGAATATGGATTATTACCTGGATATTTTTCTTCAAATTTCACTGAAAATGAACATAATAGATATATGAATGTGCGTCTTCAGATGAATGATGGTACAGAAGATAAATCTCATAAACAATTTTGGGTAGATTTTGATAGATTTTATTCTGTCGATTTAGAAAATGAATTACCATCTGGTAGACATTATATTTTTATGTGTAGACCAGATTTATATTTAGTAAATTCGGATTTGTGTACGGATGGAAAAATAACTTTAAGTTCAGAGAGTAGAGTACATGTAGATCCTTATTTTACATATCTTGCTCAATGGCACCCAGAAATAATTGCATCATTAACAAGCGATTTCGCGGGGTTAAAATCATCGAACACATCAATTGATGGAACACCGTTACCACTTCATTCATTTATGCCATATATAACTACAAGAGTAGAATCTTTACAACTACCAGACTATTCAATTAAACAAAATGCAATAGTTCAGCCATATACTAAATACACAATACCATATACTACATCGGCTATAGAATCTCTAACAGGAGGTTCTTTCGATCTTAGTTTCAGGGAAGATAAGTATTATTCTATTCATAAATTATTCTATGCATGGATATATTATCAAGATAAAGTAATGCGAAATATTTTCCGTCCAAAAGATAGATATTTACAATATAATGCATTGGACTATGCTACAAGTATATATGATTTCATCGTAGATGAAACTGGAGAAAATATAGTATATTGGGCTAAATATACAGGTTGTGTTCCAACTGCGGTACCAATGTCCGATTTAAGTTTTAATAGAAATAGTGGTGCAGAAACTAAAACTTCTATTACATTTTCTTACTTTGTATGTGAGCAAATGGATAGATATATTCTTATGGATTTTCAATATAATTCATTAGGCTATACTGCTATGAATGGGGCTTTTAAAGATAAAAAATTAAATCCATTCGACTATACTAAACATACAGTTCCAATATATAATGCTGATACATTCCTTGGTAAGAACTTTGTCGGAAGACCTGTAATTTTCCACTGTAAAACTGATAAAGGAAATGTATTTAAATTAAGATGGCTTTATAATTAAAAAATAAATAAAGAGGTGATTATGATCACCTCTTTATTTTTATTGTATTTTATATTTATCTAGAGAACCTGTTCTACCAAATAGGTCTCTACTTCTTTCTCTAGCTTTACGCACAACATTTGCCCATGCTAACATTTCATTTTTGGCATATGTTAGATAGTATTTACCAAACACTTTAAAACCTATAAAGTAGTATTCATCACTATCATTATCTATATATTTTTCAGCTAGCATGTATAAATGTTCAATTTCCATATCTGAAAGACATTGATTTTCAATATATGGATCTATACCTTCACCCCAACCAGATTTAACAACACGTACTCTATAATCACATGCTATTTCCTGTAATACTTTTACTATTTCCATATAATCTAAATCAATATTTGAATCTGAAGATTTTTTATTTTTCTTAATTATAGTAAATACAACTAATGAAATTAATAAGATACTAGCAATATTGATAATATAATTAATCACTCCATCAACCCCCAACCAGACCACATTTCAATTGTCTGTGGAGTTAACTGAATTTTAGCTACTGCACCTGGGTCGTTTTTCATCGAGTTTATATATTCATCCCAATTAGCATCCAGATTTACAATAAAACCTGGACTGCTTTGTCTTAATCTACATCTCTCAAGAATAAGTTTTCTCATCTCTGGAGTATTTTCTGGGAACACATTTGAATATTTAATATTTGCCTCTTTCATTAATTTTCTAATTTCTTCATGAGAAGAAACACATACCATTCTATACATTCCGCTTCTAGATAATACTGCGATAGTTTCAATATAATTATTTGGCCAATTAGGATTAACAACCTTATGATTTTTAATATCGCCGGCATATGTCCAGTGATATTCGCTGGATTCTAAGTCCCTTACCATTGTAGGAAATTTTCCCGCAATATAAGATTTTCCTATTGCAGGAAATCCTGATACAATTGTAGTTGGTATATAGTGTCTTGTACTCATATTAATAAACATCCTTTCTTTGTCTCCAGAAATAATCATCATGTGGTTGATTATTTAAAGAGTTTTCTTGTAATAGAAATAATAAATTTAAAGGGTATTCTTTAAATATTGTATTATTAGCTTGCTGTAATGATTGCATATCTTCCATATCGGTTAACTGTTGCTTAATCATTATTTTATCAACTTCCATTAACCTATCTAACTGCAACTTTACAGATGTGCAAAATAAATTAGTATTAAAATCTGTATCTTCAATCTTCTTTTTAGCAATATAGTCAGCTAATTTTTTTAATTGTAATTCAAGTATTTCAATACTATCATTATTATTAGAACTACATTCTTCTAAATATTTTATTACAGTTTTCCAACTAGTACGAGTTAATTTAGGAATACCTCTATATTTATCTCCTACTATAGCTTTAGCCCATATAAATGTCTCTGGATGATAATAAAACTTATCATCTAATTTCTCTTTCAACTGGATATATTTCCATAAATTACCACTTGTAATAATAGTGGAGACTTCTCCTTTAGGAGTTATTACTCCCCATTTATCCAGATGTGTGTATTGTAGGTCATATTCATCTCTAGATATAAGTAAATTGAAATCCGCAGGATTTATTTCACTTAAATATAGAGGGACAGTTGACGGTTCTATATAATTTGAGTCAATTGCATACACTCTTGGTATATATTTAGTGATAACTTGTAAAATTGAGAAACTATTAGACATTGCGTTATTAACATAAAAGAAATCAGGATTATCGATATTGGTAATTTTTTTATAATGATTTCTGTATGATTTTAACGTCATATCATTTCTAAATATTTTTGATGTTGTATATATTAAATATATAGTTGGGGATAAATGCTCTTTTACGGCCCAGTGTTTATAATGAGCAGCTAAGTTAATTATATTTGCTACAACCTGTTTAGAAACATTTTTTCCAGTAGTCTGGAATTCTCTATCTGTAATAGGACGATGGAGTTTATGGAAGAAATCGTCTACATTTATATAGATATTAATATTTCTTATTTTTCGTGAAGCTCGTATGGGAAGCATTTGATTATTTAATATTGCATATCTAATTTTATATGCATTAAAGATTCTTTCTATTATACTCACCTCCGTTAATTAAAAAATAGAAGCAGTGGTTTATCCCACTGCTTCTTTATATTGTAATATTAAAACTTTCCAGGCATCTTAGCATGAAGGCCATCTCTAGATACTGTAGGATTGAATATCATCTTAGTGATTCTTATTCCATTAAGAGAATGGAATTTTCCGCTAGAACCTTTTGACCAAACCCATTCACGACGAATTCTAGTCTTTGGAGAGTTTCTATTAAATTGTCTCTTGAATGCATTACCTTGCATATCAAACATGATAAGTAGAAATGGATTAACAGCAACATGAATTGCAATCCATTTACCTTTAACTTCAGGATTATCATTATTAATAATAATTTTGTTAGGATGAATTTTGGTGCTTCCATTTCTCGGGTCATCATCAGCTTCATTCCAACCAAATTTTTCAATAAATTCCTGCATTTCTTTTGATAATCTTGATAATTTTGCTTTAATTGCAGTATTTTCTGTACTGCTATCTGCGAAATGTTCTGAGTTCGCATTGAACCAAATAAATAGTGCAACATTACCATTCTTATCATTCTGTAATGTTACCTCTTCGATACCGGATATTTTTTCAGATGCTATCTTGCGTACAGTTTCTGTAAAACTTTTACAATCAAGCTGAAAAGTTGCCTCTACCGGTCTAATCCCGAAATTGTTATATACAAGAAATTCGGGTACGTAAGTGTTTTCTGACATGATCATTACCTCCAAATAATAATTATAAATTGCAATATTACTATTGTCTCATATAAATAATATATGATTTATTTATTTTTTCAATAAATATTAGATTTTTATGTATTCTGTATACGTTTTCATAATATTTATAATTTTAGTATCCCACTCAGAATCAGGTGGGCAATATTTCGGTTGAATTTTTTCAATTGTATTTAATCCTTTACCAATATAATTATCTTTTAAGTGTTTTCCCCAAAAGAGAATGCATTCATCAATAGATTTAAAATCTCGTATCTTTCCATTTACCATCATACCAAATAAATTATTATGCTTTATTGCGGCATCTGATGTACCATATCCAGATTCCAAAGAACCAACGGCTATACAGAATAAAGCATTTATTTGATGCTCATTTTCCATTGTAAATAGAGTTTCTCCAATATTAACCATCTTACTATTAGTCTTATTTACATCAATTAAACGACTATTAACTATTCCATTTAATTGATCTGCTGATAATCCTGATGGCGATGTAATATCAGTTAAGTTTAAATGTTTATCCTCTGAAACCAGTTGTTTTGTAAGTTCAATATTTTTCAGTACTATTGAATCATATTTATCCTTCATATCGTTATATTTAGAAATCGTTGTGAAGTGCATCTGAAAACTTACGATAATAGCAAATATTAGGATACCAATTATAATTGCTGATAAGATCAAATATTTTTTGAGAATATTCTTAAAAGAAATAATAGTATTATTATTGGAACGTATTATTCTATCATTAAGATTCCCTTTTACTTCATCTATTCTTTTATTTGTAGCAGATATTTCTTCATCAATCTTTTTAGATAAAGTATCCTCAACAGTTTGTATTTTTGACATATATGAATCAATAATTTGATCATACCTATTAATTGTAGCCATAATTTAATTAACATCTCCTTTATTTATTAGATTCATATAAATAATATATGATATGAATAAAATTATGTAATTATTATTGATTTTTTATTAACTTCGACGCATCCCATTTTAATACCATCGTCAGCTTTATAAAAATAATATGTTTTCATAAGATGATGAACTTTATATTCATTTATAATAGGATACGTTTTAGTACCTTCAGAAGTTTCGATATCCATATGAGCTAATCTAATATTAGTACCTAATATTAATCGTTCATTATCTTTCTTCTGAGATAATAACTCAGACTCAACATATGATACAATAAAATTTTTATAATCGGGATTTGAGAATATCTGTTCATTATCTAGTGCTTCATTTCTAAGAGTATCTGATAATCTTATTTTAAATTCATTCCACACCTTTTCGGTATATGGAATTCTCCCAGCAGGTTTTATTTCCATAAAAATACCTCCTATTTTACAATATTTATATAGAAGTTCCTTAAGATAATTAAAAATATAAAAACAGCTGAATAATATTGTTTATAAAGTTTTTATACCTAAATTTTAAGGAGGTTTCGAATATGAACGCTTCTGACGTTAAAAACGTTGTCAATACAGCAAAAGATATTGCAGATGTTGGCATTCAAGTTAAATCTGCAACATCAAAATCATCATTGATGCGTTTAACAAAAGATCAAGTATTCCAATTCCCTCTTATCATGGATGCTGACATCAACGATGATGAAAAATTCCCAATGATTAAGAGTATAGAAAAGAACTATGCTGCTATCGTAATGACTGCAATTGTTAATGAAGGTGTAGTTGATCGTAACAAGTATGAAAATATTAATAAGTTCCTTCGCAAATTTCATAATAACAATGACATTCCTTTTGATGCTCTTGAAAGCGATATTGATGTAACTGAAGCTATTGCTTCTGAAGGTTATATGTCTGATAAAGAATTAATTGATATGTGGGATTGTGTTGGAGAGCAATTAGATTCTGAATCTATAAACGATATGTATTTGCCATATCAGAGAACTGCTGCAAAACTTACTCGTGCCGTTGAAGCTGCGAAATTATCTGTTGCAATGGAAGCAGATGATAAGGAGTACTTCAAGAGAGTTGAGTATAAAAGAGATAGTAATAAGAATATTATGACTGATGGTAGTGGAAATAATATTATCTTAACCAATAAAGATGGCGAACCGATGTATCAATATATTGAAGCTCCTTCTAAAGGATCTAATCAATATAATAATATGGTAAAAGAATATGGTGAACCTAAAAAGATGAGCGATTGGAAAGATAATAGTGCTTCTCTAAATAAATTTGAATCTGACGCTAAGAATAGAAATCATGGAGAAATGGTTAAAGATGAAAAATATAATAGTCTTACACCTACAATTCTTCGTATGAACCTTGCCAATATTAAGAAAGGTGCTGGTTCTGCTTGGTCTCAGGAACTCATTATTGGTGTTAGAGCAATGCCTAGACTTCTTCCTCAATCAATTATGATTTCTAATATGGTTGAAGCTTTCAAGGATAGAGTAATATTTAAGTTTATTAAATATACTCGTGGAGAAATTAAATGGGCTGATTTATTCTTAGGCTTAAGTAGTGCGAGAGAAAACGCAAATATGAAAGCTGAACGTAGATGGCTTAAAATTCTTCGTAAGAGATCTAAGAAAGATAAAGTATTTAGAGCATTTGGTAATAAACTTAATCCTAACTGCACTATCATTATAACTGAAGCTGATGCACATATGATTCAGGAAAAATGTGGTGTAAATCCTAAAGATGTTTCAAATGTTCGTAAAATGATGGATAAATATTTCTTACTTGGATTTGGTATCTATGATACTGAAGGAAAAATGTTAAGTATAATATATGATGGTGAAACTGAATTCACTAATTATTCCTTAAGATCTATGGTAGCTGATAGTAAGAAAGAAGCAAACTTATTAGCTATGGGAAAATATTAAGAAGGGAGGAATAATAAATGAGAGACGAAAGTTTATATATGGAATTACGTAGCAATGATATTGTTATGGAAGGTATTTATGATATGTCAATTTCTCAAGAAGGAAGAGACCGTATCAGATATGTTGATATCGTTACTGAAGCTTTTTCAAATCCTACTAAACAGGCAGGTCTTTTAAATAAACTTTTCAAAGACTTCCAGAAAGTTGAAGAAATTGATTTTGGAAAGATTCCTGATAGTAAAGGCGATATCACAAAATATGTTTACTATGATCAAATGTTTAAGTGTATTGATGTTCTTAATAGTTTGGTAGAAGATCACCCTACACCAAATATTGAAAGTATGAATAAACTTCATCAGATCATATTAAACGCTAGACAAGATTTTACATTTGGTTATAGAACTGATAACTTCATAATCATTAATATGTATAATTTGATGGTAACATCATTATACGAAATGATAAATGTATGTGCAGTAGATGCAACTGAATATTTGAGAAATAAATTATCCATGGAGCTCACAACTCCAACTGCTAAGCAGGTGAGATGGGTAACTAAAACAACTAACCAGTTTATCAAAATGTATGAGAGTGGTCAATGGGCAACTCTTATGAAGAGCTTTAAATCTGCTGGACATTCTTTGATTGCAAATGAAGCTGATATATCTGCATCATTTTCAATTAATTCTCCAAGAGCTGAATTAAATAATGGAATTAAAAATATTTTTGTTGGAGATAAAGAAGCTGGTACACCTTCAAAAGTATCAGAACTTGGTCAAGGATTAAAGAAAATTTGGAAGGGCATTCCAAATCCATTTAAAATAATTGGTATTTTAGTAACATTATTTATCATTGCTCGTGGAGTAATATATTACTTCATAAACTGCGCTGGAAAGCTTTCAGATAGACTTAAAAATGCTGCTACTATATTAAGAGTAAATGCTGCATCTGAATCTAGTCCTACAGCGGTTGAAAAGCAAAAGAAAATGCTTAATTCTCTTGAAAATATGACAGATGTAATTGATTATAAGATTACAAAGTCTGAAAAAGCTGCAGAAAAGGATATGAAAATTGCCAATAAAGCAGAATACAATCCTCAAGAGATTAATAATATAAGTGGTTCAGATTTTGAACTTTAAAAATATAAATAAGGATATGAGATTTAAATCTCATATCCTTATTCTTTATATAAGTTTTATCAAGTTATTGGTATCCATCCTGGAGGAAAGTCACCTGGGTCTGGTTCTATTTCTGGCATATCAATCAATTTGATATAATATAATAAGATATCTAATGGATTCGTGGCTCTGGATGTATTATAGTTCTCATATGAGCTTGGATTCTGTTTTCCAATATCTGTCAATGGGATATCATTTTTAATATTATATGAGTATGACAAATTGTCTACTTCTTTTTCTAAACCATAGCATTTTGCTCTATTGTAACTATAGTATTGAGAATACATTGTATTTGTGCTACCAGAATGTGGAGGCAATCTTAATCCAGTTGATGAGAATTTCATATTTATATCATTTTCAAATGGACCATTATTTGTAAATGTATCGGTGTGTGACTGTAAGATAAAACCAGAGGTATCTGAGTCAGAGTCCCAAATGCCAATAGGAGTAGTTTCATTCGTATTTGCTTTTTTCATGTAGAATACCTTATCGCTAACTTCATACCAGTTCTTATAATAAGTGATAGGTGTATGAACTACTAAAAAATCACCATCTGTAGTGGTATAGTTATCACCATAAATACTAAATGATAATTTACCACCATATGTATTATCTACATATACTTTAACATCTGATATCATTCTACCATCTTTAAATATCATATATCTATTAGAATCAAAATCAACATTACCATCTACCGTGTAAGTAGTTTCATTTTTTTCCTCATCATATTTTCCATCTATAGCAGAAATACAATATTCTTGTTTGAATGCTCTGCTATATATTACTATATTCATGCCTATAAAAGTAGAATCTTTAGGAGTTAATTCAATATCTGTAAAATCTATTTTCTTATTCATTAAATCAGATTTTCCATTTTCATCAATTACTCCTTCATCAATCAATGAATCAATAAATGTATTCCATGATAAATTTACAGTATCTCCACCTATTATTATTGGTACATTATCCATAGTACGATATATTTCATTCATCATTGTCATCAAATATTCCGGTTCTTCTCCTTTAGAAATTAAAATCTCATTAGTTTCTTCAGGATGGTCTATTTTATACTGTGATACGGATAAATTTACATTAAATATATCCGTTAGTAAACCTAAGTATTTACCAGTAGAATTATCATATGCTACCAATTCATTTAAGGAAAATACTGGATTCTCTAATTTTTTAAATATTTTAATTACATCTGATGAACTATTAATTGTAATAATATCTTTTGGAGCTTCTGATAATGAAGTATATGTATATGGATAAAAATCAACTACTATAGGTGAAGCTTCAAGAAGTTCTTCGTCAGTTGAGTATTTTAATAATTCCTTATTTACTATATCTATTGGGAAAAATAAATAATTCATTCCCATATAATATCTAGTACACGTAGGTCTAATATACTTTCCATTAATATATACATTTGCTGGACATTTATTTCCTGAGCTATAGTATGATATATATGAATGGGTTTCATCAAAATATTGAATATCATCCGGGTTTATTGATGCTATGGAAGTGTTCATTACAAATTTATTAGAACCAGAGAATTCACCAAGTCTACCAGTTTTAAACCTAAAATATTTAGGAGTTCCACTTCTACTAATAACCAATTGATTTTTAGATGCCATAAAATCATAATATTCAGAAAGTAGATAAGGATCACTTTCAATTGTCTTTGCAATCTTATCTAATATATAACCTCTATAATCACCATAGTATTCACTAGATCTATAATCTTCTAATGATGCTGGATATGCTTTTGGATTATATTCTTTTAAGTTCATTGAATTTCCATCTAATGATTTATCATAACCATTTACAACATATTCTGTGTAGAAATCAGAACCTAGAGAGTCAATTAATGGTTTTATCGAGTTTCTCATTTTTTGATTAGTGTGGGTTGTATCATATTCTGTAACTTCAATTAATAAATTAGATTTATTTACATTTAATTTAGAAAAATCATAGATGTTAGGAAAATATGATTGCATAAATTTTGAATCATATAATCTCCGTCCTCGATAACTCATATCCGCAGTGGTTTCATATACTTCTAGGTTAATATTTCCAGTAGGATTATTAATATAATCTAAATTAATAACTGGTGAAGTATTATCGGAATAAATATAATGAGATATATATATTCTATTTGGACGTTTAATAAAGCAAACTTTAACTCTAGTAGATGTAGAATGGCTAATAATAGCCTTTACAAAATTTGCAGGGACACTAAAAGTCGCACATTTAGTACCATTTTTAATAGTTTGCCCAGTGTATGTACACGGAATCGATAATAATAAGTTTGAATTGTCGTATCCAGGTATAACTTCATATGACATTAAACAATCCCAAGAATTAGATTCGTTACTATTTACACCGTTATCAATTTTATTTATTTCAGCTGATTCTGGAATAAGTAATAAATAATTATCATCAACTCTACCAGAAATAAGTCCTGTAGTAGTTGCCTGGCGATAATAAGTTTTAGTAAGTTCGTTTGTAAATAACCATACTGGTTCAGAATCAGAATACTCCGATTTAAGTTTAGCAAACTCAGAAAAGCTTATAGCACCGTCAGTAAAAGCTAATGTAATAGTTTTATCATTATTTTCAATTAAATATGCTGACATTATTTGATATTTGCCTATTTGCAATGATATAGCTTTATCAAATATATCAGTTCTTGCATAAAAATCAAGTAATGGGATTTTTTTATAAGAAATACCATACGTTGATATATATTTACGTTTATCATGAATAGGGAGTACCATTGTGTTAAATTTTAATGTCCTGGTTCCTTTAGGTAAACCAGCAATTTCATTATATTTATTATCTATAACAAATTCTCCCAATGATGATTTATAATAAATTGAATCATCATTAAAATGACGATTTCTACCAACTGCATGTTGTTGATAATATACTGATTTATCATATGATTCAGATGTTATCTTTTTATAAAAATCAGTAATTAAAGAATCATCATACATATTAGAAAAGAAATAATATTCATTTCTATAAAGAGGATTTTTCGCCATTATTTATCACCTCACATATTTTCTATTCTTTATTCGCATAGATTACGAATTTGTTTTTTAGCCTATTTTTACGAAAATAAATAAGAATACCAATTGGTATTCTTATTTATCATACATTATCTTCAATACAAAATATTCATAGATTGATTTTCTAAAAGTTGTTATAGTAGCAGTCCTATTAGTAGATCTAAAAGTAGCACTTCCCATACTTAACCACTTATCAAGAATAGTTTTGATGTAATTTCTATTTGGGTCGTTTGTATTCCCAGGTTTATATAATTTTTCCATTTCATAATAGAATCTATTACCACCAATATCACGAACTTTATATTTATTATCTTCTAAAAAGATATAAAATAACGACTGATATAATTTTGATACATCGTCTAGATTCTTTTTATCATCAGAAATCATTAGAATTACATTACGAAGGTCCTTCTCTGTAATACCTCCAGGAATCAGCGCTCCTTTTAAAGCTTTCTCTGTAATAGGGTCTGCAAAGAATTTTGTAGTAAATGTGCTTGCTAATGAAATTACCTCCGCAACTCCATATGTATTATCAATTATATCATCACCCATGTGACTACTTGAAGTAAATATATAATTTTTTTCACGTTCATTCTTTTCTTGAGCTCTATATAAAGTTTTCATTGCACTCTTAAATTTAGAACGAATCTTTTCATTTATATAATGCAATTCGAAATCCGATGCTCTAAGCAATCTTTCTTTATAAGTATTCATACCATTCATTACACCATCTTGTAACCATTTATCAACTGAGCCTAAAGCTTTTAATCTACTCTTATAACTCATCTCATTAATAGTATATTTCATTACTTCCAGTTTAGGTTTATATTTTCTCTTATTTTTATTAGAGTAAAAGAAAACACTAAATACTGCCCAATAATGAGAGTATCCTATATAATGTTGCATTATAGTCAATTCTTGAGTATAATCATGTATCATTAACCATCTAGCAATCATTAACGCTAAGATATATGGAGCTTTGTCTTTTAAATAAGGATCCAGATATCCTTCATGACCTCTAATAGTCATTACAGATTCAACAAATTCCTCTTCATCAATCCCAGTTACAGCATAAAATATTTTGTTACAAGGAGGAGTCCAAGGTGGAAAATCGATAGGATATGGTGTTTCCAATTTATCAATATTTTTATTTCTATAAGTTGCAATAAATCTTTTTAATACTGATCTATTACGAGGTAAATTATCTTCAATCGTATCCCAATATTTATCTAATAAAACATATGTTTTTGGAACTTGGTCTATTTGATAACTATCGTCGACTAAATCAACTTCTTCGTATTCATTATCAATTGATTTTTTAGCCATAATTTATTTCACCTCCGGATAAAAAATATTATAGATTATTAGGGAAATGTTTTAATCCTTATAAATACAAAAAATAAGATGGAGACTACCAGTCTCCATCTTATTTATATAATACTTAGGAAAAGTAAATATTCATCTGCAATAGCATCTCTATCTAAATGCTCAAGTTTATATCCATTTATTTCAGGCTCATAGTCTACTAAAGTAAATACACTATTGATAATCGTCTCAAGAGTTTTAAGTATAGGATTCTCTTTCATACCTAACTCAACGATATTAGAATATTTTCTAGAAACTATTTCCTTATATACATTAGAGGAAGTTATTCTTTCCATATATTTGCCATTTTTAATTACATTTTCTTTGTACTTACGAAATACCTGAGCAGTACAAATCTGTGCAAGATGATACATTTTATATGTCTGGAATACTTTCTTCATGCAAATTAAAAGATATACTGTATCTTTTCTATTAAGATTATTTACAGCATATGGGTCTTTAAATTTCCCAGCATAAAAATCATTGAATAATGATTGGTTAACTTCGTTAGGATAGAAGTTATTGTAATAGAACTCAAATTCTTCATTACTGATATCAAATGCTTTGTACCATTTTCGAATTTGATTCATTACATATTCTCCATTGATATCTGCAACCATTGCGGCAGATTCATCTCTTTTATACATTGCCATTTCCATAGCTTCTGCATGAGATAATGATTCATCTGAATCTTTTGAAGTTTCTTCAGAATCTATCTCATATGGTTTACTACTAAAGTTTTCTTTTAAGTAGTTCATATTATAGTTATGAATAACTCCATCAATAAATGCTACACATGAATGTCTGTAATCTAACTTATAAAGAGTCTTTACACAAACTACCTCTTTTATTAAATTTTCATTATATAATTCGAGAGTATCTCCTCTAAGCATTTTCTTTTGGTAAAATGCAGTTGAGTTATTTCTAGAGATTTTCTCTCCCCTAAATACAACGAATTTGCAAAGAGACGTATAGAAAGGTGTATCCCCTTCTTCAAATTTCTTGATTACTTTATTGAATAACTTATTGAACCATTTCAAATATTCTGTCTTCACAGCTGGATCAAAATTAGTATTCACGTTTGAGAAATGTAACATTAATGGAGTCAATATTTTAAAACAGAATGAAACTGCTACAATTTGAAATGCCTGAGCATTTGTGATTTTTGGAGTGTTATTGAATTTTCCTGAAGAGTCTGCATTTATATTTAATTTATATAAATCGCATGACATCATTTTACATTTAGATACAAAGCTAGAGGTAACTACATTTTCCATTAGATAGTTTATAAAATCTTTCTGCAATACATCAAGATGTGTATCGCAGTAATATTTTGCAACCATCATAGCGAAAAATGATTCTCTATCTAAATCATAAAATCTAGTAAAATAGTTCAATACTCTAGTAATTTCATCCATTCTAGTTTTATAATGATTCTTTTTTATGTAAAATATTGGTAGGGTTGAAATTTCTTCAATCTTTCCAACACGTCCATCATAGTCTGCTTTTACGTTTTCTCCATCATATATATAATATATTTCTCCAGGATTAGGTACCCACTCATAAAGTGGAGGATTCTCCTGAAATGCTAGTGGTTTTAAATTGCCCATTGTTTTAGCCTCCTCATAATCTTTTTAATATACATAAAAAAAATATATTGATTTATATTTTTTTCGTCGTTTTTGATGTTTTTGTACTTTTTGTCATTTTTCCACTCTTTATATTTTTTACAGATTTTGTAAAAACTGTAGTTCGAGTTGTCCTATCTTTATTGGCATGGGGATTTGTAGCAATTGTTTTTGGACTAAATGCTGAAGGGTCTTTATGTGCAGGAATTTTTTCCTTAACCCTATCCATAATTTGCTGCTGAGTTCTAACGGCATTAATAATCTCATTTCTACCATGAACTTTCTTTCCAGCAGTTTGATAAACTCCAAAATGGGTTTTTCCACTAGCATGTAAATGCTTAAGTGCTAAATACACACTTCTTTCTAAGCCTACGATACCGTATTGATTTCGTTTAACTGGAGCTTTTGTCCTAACTTCTTTATTATATTTAGGAAGAAGCCAGTCACATAACATTCCACTACCCCTAAAAACATGTGCATATGTAAATATGAATGAAGGGCAATTTGAGAATACTTTAAATTCAAGTCCTTCCAAATTTGCTGCTCCTTCATGAAGTTTCTTTGTTTCTACTTCAATTACTACATCATAATTAACAAAGTCTTTTTTGGTACTAGGAACGATTACATGATATATAACAAAATCACGATAACGATAAATTTTTGAAATTATCTTTTCAGAGATTTGTTTAAATTGCTTATCCAAATCATCTTTCTGTTTTGAGCTCGACGAAAATGCCGAGCCTTTTCCATAAGGATTTTGTAAATATTCAGCAATTGTCATAATAAATATCACCTCGTTTTATCTTAAAAAGTTAATGAAATGTTATATTTTCGTGGTTTGTGTAAATTTTAATTTAAACGAAAAAATAAAAGAGAGTATTATATACTCTCTTTTAAAAATTGCGTTTTGTGAGTTCTGATAATGAATAATGAAATTCACTAAACTCAATATTTGGTCCTATAGTTTTTGAAAATATGTCATAGATATCTCCTAGTTTAAATTTAACTTCATAGTTATTCTTTTTACAGAGCGTACAGAAAACAGTTGCGGCAACCTGTGCACCACAATCAACAAAGCATCTTCCTAAAAGATATGCGCAATTACATATTTTCTCAAATGTTGGCTTAGGTGGACATCCTTCAATATTCATAATAGGAAAATCAACTGCATATTTCAAATCAATTAGATTATGAACTCCTTTACGGCCATTTAATTTATCGATGATTTCATTATGAATTGATAATACATCATCAACTGTGATCCATTCAATATCTCCATGTCTAGGATCTCTTCCATGAAACATTGATGAAAACTCCTCTATATTTTCATCTATAATATTTTTAGCAATATCAAGTACATCTTTAGTCCTAACCATAATCATTCTCCTTTTTAATTATTAAATACGAATAATAGCAATATTGCTATTATTCGTATTTATCTAAATGTGTAGAAATTGTAGTTTTTATAAATCGTTCTAGTTCTAATTTAGAATCAAACTCTGGTATATCAACATCAGTAATATCAAAATCCTCTAATATTTTTTTAGAATGTTTGTAATCTGCTTTAGATGGAACTTGTTTTAAAATTTTTTCATGCCTTTCAATATTTCTTTTCTCTGTCAAAAGCTGAATATATTCTTTATCATTACTCATTATTAATCATTCCTCCTCTAACTATTCATACTTTATTAATTAATAGTTTAAAAGGAATTAATTCTATTTATAAAATAGTAGCAACCATTCCACTAGAGCATGATTTAAGTGATGAATCTCCAGATATCATATTTATAAAACTATCATAAGTTACTGTATTATATTTTACTTTATTTAAGGTGTGAAGAAGTGTTTCACTCTTAATGTTTATTGAAATTGAATTTTCTCTACATAATGTAATAAAAATTGTAGCTGCAAGATATGTAGAATATTTGTTATTTATTCTTGCAAGATTACATGTAGCTTTACCAATTAACTCAATTGGATCAATTCCTTGTTTTGATAAACAAATCGATTGTACTATATCTTTCTCTTCTAAATGTAGATATACCACACCTATTTCATTAACCATACTTTTAACCATATTTTCATAAATATATCTTACTTCTTTAGCACTTATCCATTTGATATCTGGAGTTAATTTTACATGCTGAAGTATTTCATTATTAAATATTTCATCAGCATTTGCTACTATTTTTTCATTATATGGACCCGATCTTCCACCATATGATCGTGGATAATCTTTTTCAGAATCTTTTGAATCATTATCGATTTTTTCTTCTTCTAAATTTATAAGTTTTTTATATTCTTCAGCAGTTTTATCAATTTTTGTCTTTGCCTTTGTAATGATACATTTAGGTTTTATCATTATTCATCTTCCTTTCTACTCACGAAATAATATACTGGAGATGCAGTAGGATTATACTCATCTGCCACAGTATAGTCTAATACTATACCATTTTTAAAGCCACCGTTAAGAGCTCGTTTACGATCTACAATACCAAAGAAGGATTTTTTGTCAACTTCTAATTGGTATAATATACCATATATAACTTCTACAATGTCTGCAAGTTCTTCTACATCTCTGCATTCTTTAAATTCTTTAACTTCCTCATCAAGTTTCTTTTCTAGAGCATGAAGAATTTCATTTTTATCAGTTAATTTATGGTAGAATGGTACTTCTTTCAATTGATCATTATGAATTATCTTTTCTGGGATTCGATCTCTTACAAGTTTATGAATTACTGTGGTTTTTGTAAATCCCTCATATGCTTCCCAATTTCGATTTATTTCATCAATACTAAAATGTACATAGCTAACTATAGTACCATCTTCAGTCACTCTTTCTAAAATATATTTAGTACCTTCTCTACAATCAGTTCCTTCCAATGCATCATCGGTTACCTTAAGGTTTACATGATAGTATTTATTTGGAGTTAATGCATATATTCCCGGTTGCTGTTCTCCTATATATTTAAGAAACATAAAACTCCCTCCTTAATTAATAAATAATTTACGAATAATAGTTACCAATATAGTAGCTATTAATAACTTTAATATAAATTTTACTATAAGATGCAATAATGATGATCTAAGATATAGAGGCTTTAAGAATTTTCTATTTACCCATACCTCAGTCCCCTTGATACGTGACATATGACGATAATGCCAGTTCCATCTATTATCGACATCATATATTTTACCATTTACTAATTCATGATCTACAATATTAGGACCAGTATATTTCATGAACATTAAAAATCACCTCTTAACAAATATTTATTTCCAAGTATGTAAATAAATACATACTTGGAAATTAGTTTATTAATTATTAAATGCCCAGAAACAGACAAGCTCATCCTTAACTGGTACGACCTCTTTGTTAACTTTACCATCTGCTCTGGATACAAATAAATTGTATCTTGGATTCATATTTTTCTCAAATCGTTTCTGGAAATCCATTCCAATAATACGAAATACATTAAGCAAATCGCCATCGACAATAATAATTACTATTTTTCAATAATATGTGGACTATATCTTCATCCTATTTACATAGGAGCTAGGCGCTTCGAATATATGCTTTCCATCATATATCCTAATAATTAGTCTCTACACCTTCAACTATATGTATATAGAAGCTTGGCACGGTATTGGCTGCTATCCATATTATAAATGGACCGTAGCTTTTCTTACGAAGCGTATTCGACATCTATAATGCTTATCTAACTTCTACCGTTAGCCTATAGAATAGACACCGCTGGTTAAGCGTTCACCTAGATACATGTACAATATTACTACTGTACCCGACCTCAACGGATTTGTTAAGTCGGCATTCATTGGAACTATTATGTGTGTTGGTATTGTAAGAGTTTTATCCGAGATATCTTTCTTAACACCAACGATTTTAACATAATCAAATGATCCATAGTTTATACTAGGATTTCTGTTAATCAATACACCTAAATATCTTCTATATTCAGGGTCATTAACCATATGCTCTATTATAGCATAAATCTTAGGATCGAAATGATTAGTCGCTCTTTTCCAAGCAGTATTTGCTTGTGCTGGAGTACAGCCATGTATTTTTCTATATTCATTCTGAATTTCATATCTATATAATTCAAGAAATGGTATATATCCTATTATAACTTCATCAGACCTTAAAGTTCCACTATCAGGAACTATAATATCTCTTGAACTAAAGTTATATCTTCCACCGAGTATCTTACTTGTTATAATACCAGTTTTATCTGTAAGGTCTTTAAAAGTAACATCAAATACTTGGTCTATTTCTTTTTGAATTCCTGCAAGATATATATCTATAGAATTTAATGTGATATAATCCATATCATCTGGGTCTATATCATTAATTGCATTTACTAATCGAATGATTGATTTGAAATGAGTGTTTACTTTAAGCTTAAAGTTTTTAGAACCTTTTTCTCCAGGAAGTTCTGTTCTTAAAAGAGAACTGTAAATAGGAATAGAATGTGTCCACATATTAGCCTGTTCATTTCTAAGTTCTTCAAAGAGTTTTTGTTTACCAGGTTTTCTCTTTTCGTAGAAGTCTAATACTTCCATTATATTCTCTCTAAGCCACTGCATACCTCTTTGAGAAAATGGATGCTTCTTTATGTTTGTTAATTCTTTTTCAGAGTACTCAATTACCCCTTCTTCATGATATCTACGATTAAGTATCATTCTAAGTACAGATTCTCCATCAGCCTTACCTAACGCTTCTGTAAGTTTTGCCGAATATATAGGAGAAAGAACTTCGAACTTATCAAGAATTACCCATCCAGTTTTCTTAAGGTCAATATCGTGATATTCTACTTTAGTGCCACAGAAATCACATACCATTCCAGAATATGCTTTAGCCATATATTTTCCACATTTACAACTATATCTTTCTTTAAAAGCCCAGTCTGATGAAAAGTCTGAACCAAAGAATTCTGACTGAAGCCCTCTATATATCTTCTGATTCTTTTTATCAAAAGATTCAACTGAAGTAAGTCTAATACCATTGCCAGTAGCAATATCATGCCAACACTCTAAGTCAAGTGGTATCTTTTCTACTCTAACGTATTCTATATTACATTTATTTGATTTGCTCATTTTGTATTACCTCCAATAATTTACTGTGGAGTTTACTCCATGCATAAACTCCTTTTTTAGTATCATGATATGTTAAATAATCACCATCCATTATAGGCTCACCATAATAATCTTTTCCTCCACCCTTTATAATTTGATAAACTTTACCAAATTTAGCCATGTGTATATGTGGATTAAATGTTTCACAAAGGTCTTTGAAACTAGTCGACAATGATAATCCATCAAATGATAATGGTATTTTAATCCAAGTCAATAAACCATCTACAATAATTGGTTTTATAAGATCGTCTTCTTCGATATATTTATTACGATAATCATATCCACCAGATGCAGTTATTCTAAATAAAAGATTTTTATCTATAACTTCTTCTTTTGGTGTATTTCTATAGAATGAACATAAATCATCAAAATACTTAAAATCATCTATTTTATACGTAATAATATCATTATTCATAGGATCTCCAGGTGAATCAAGAGTATCATTATCAGTAATAACTTTATATATATCACCGATTTTTTGAATACTTTTTATTGGTTCTAAGAAATGAACTTCTTTTCCAAGATTAATTGCATAACCTATTTCACTTCTAGTTGAGTCTCCTATATATCCTCCTGGATTTATTACATAAATTGCATCAGACATTTCAATTTTTTGTTTATGCGCTGCGTCAAGCATTGCTTTAACATCATCAGTTATCACTGTAGCAAACTTATTATCAGCATGACCAAATAATCCTAATGAAATTACAATATTTCCTTCCAATGAAAGTTTTTCTGCAACTTCTATAAATTCTTTCTTGAATTTACTTGAACCGCAAAGTGTTATTACTTTAAATTTTCCTTTTATGTTCCCTTGCATATTAGCAACTCCTTTCTATTACATAAAAATAATATATTAATACCAAGCCGATTAAAAAAATCTAGGTATTAAATCAATTACTTATAAGTTAAATTAAAAATAAAAAAGAATAGAAGATATCAATTATCTTCTATTCTTTTAATGTAACTTGATACTTATCCTGATAAAGAATATCTTTATTATTTTCTGAAATATCTTTCACATTACAAATCATATTTTGATTAAATCTCTTCTTAATATATTTATTTATTCTAGAAATATGAAGTTTGAATTTCTCATTACCAACAGAAGTAAACCAACTTGTCATTCTAATACCATTTCTGCTTAAATCAAATAATCGATCATCTGGAAATGGTAATTCATCATCAAAATATTTTGTCAATGCTTCTAATATATCTCGATGATTTTCATGAAATTCTATTATATCACCAACTCTAGTAAGAAAACCAGCTTTTCTAAAAGTTTTTGTCTTATTATAATAATATCTAAAAATTTTCATAATATAATATCACCTCATAAAAATAATACATGAATAAAACTTAAATAAAAAAGCATATATAGCGAGAGTTAAACTCTCGCTATATATTTATATTTATTTTAAAAGTATTTATAGAATTAAATAATATCACAAAGATTATTATAAAAGATAAATTAATGTAAAATAGATAGTGAAACTATAAGTATATTAAGATTTTATCTGAATTTATCCATTATGATCTCTCTGCTATTATTGAATGTATAATATATGAATATAAGTTAGTATTAAAAATCTATTAGTAATGTGGATTTAGATGAATTATAATTAACTCCTACAAATTTATCATTGCCGTAACAGATACTATTTAGTGAAGTAGTACCAGTCTGCATCCAATTAATACCATCGATAGAATAATAACCCTTATCTACTACAAATTTACCATCCCCATAGCATATAGAATCCCATTCAATACCTATATCTATATAGACAGTTGTCCAAGTACTACCATCAGTCGAATATGTTAGAAAAGATGTTGTTCCCCACGGTTCGGTACTCTGGTCATCTTCCCATCCAATTGCAACAAATTTACCATCTCCATAGCACATATCATAGATAACTGGTATAGATATATCCATTTCATGCCAATTCCAATTAATACCATCATCAGAATATACGAGATTATTGGTATCATCGATTGACATAAATTTACCATCACAGTATTTTATATAGCTAAGATTAGCAGCACCAGTGCTAGCATGTGTCCAATTAATACCATCGGTAGAGTAAGCAATTATTGCACCAGCAGCATCCCCTACTACTACAAATTTACCATCTCCATAACATACGTCATTCCAACTTCCACCGAAATTATCTAATGATACTTCTATCCAATTAATGCCATCAGTAGAGTATACTATATTATCGGTATATCTACTTGCTACATACTTACCATTACCATAACATATGCTAGAATAGGTTGTATTGAGATTGTCACTCATAATAACTTCATTTTCCATCCAATTAATACCATCGGTAGAATAAGCAAATGTATTACGATTAGGATTCTTAGCAATAAACCTGTCATCACTATAAGAGATATCATTATATTTATATGATGTGCTTATAGTATATTCTCTACTTATCCAATACGACGGAGGCTGCATAAGTTCTTTATCGAAACTAAATTTCTCTACTAATTTGTGTAATATTGGTTCATATTTCTCATTTTTAAATATACCATATTTATATTTAATTTTGCTATCAGATTCAATTAATGCAGTATCGTAGTAGCTATTATTTGGTATAATCAATTGATTACTATCATATAAATATCTTTGGATATTTGATTCACCAAGCCCAAGATCTGCAATACAAGTTCTACCAAATAGTATATTTGCCAATGAACAAATATGACTCATCGTTTTATCAATAATATCTACCTTAACACATTCGATATCATAAATAAAATAAAATTCACTATCTGAGATTCGTTCAATATCATACAATGTATAACGGTTATATTTAGATTCGAGTGTAAGTATAGTTTCTATTGATGTAAGTTCTATCGCATCTATCCCCGTCATACAGAAATTAAATCTATATATTCCTCTTTGAGCAAATACTAAATAGGAAGATTTCTGTGTAACTTCATTGATATTATCTCTAAATACTTTTATTATTTTTCCAGTATTCATAAATTCTGATGAATAATATTGGCATGGATATGGTTCAGGAATATGACTATCATCGGATGGCACGGGATTTATAGTTCTCATGCTAGAATCAAAAATACCCCAATATAATTGAGTTACTTCATCAATGTAATCATCACCTATATGATCACAATATTTATAATAAAAACCGAGATAATTATTATCGGAAATTTTAAATATTTGATTAGGGCAACCTACACCCCAATAGTATTCAAATCTATCATCTTGAAGTGGCTGAATCAAATTATAACTATCATTAAATAGAGGTGCAATCTTTATAGTCCCATCATCAGTGATAACACACCTACCATCAATAATTGAATTTACAATGTCGTAATATTCTCCAGTTAAATTGAGATTGGAACTTCTATTATATGCAATATAATCTTTATTTCCAAAACCTAAATGAATTCTATCATCGATGATTTGCATACTATTAACATCATCAAATCTATTAATTTCATCACTATTAATATAGGTGAATGGATGGTATGCTCCCACAGATACAAATTTCCCATCACCATAACATATAGACTTCCAACCAGTAGTATATATACTCATTGAACCTTCTGTCCAATTAATACCGTCAGTCGAATAAGCAAATATAAATTGTTTATTTGGGGAATAATTTGCGATAGCTACGAATTTTCCATCACCATAGCATATAGAGTCCCAGAATCTAACTGCAGATTCTATTGTATATTCTGTCCAATTAATACCGTCAGTAGAATAAGCAAATATTATGCTAGAATTAGAATCATTGCCACTCGATATAGCTACGAATTTTCCATCACCATAACATATGGAAGACCAATATTTACGTATATTACCTATAGTACCTTCCGTCCAATTTATACCATTCGTAGAATAAACAAATAGATTTGGATTAGATGAAAGAGCTACGAATTTTCCATCACCATAACATATGGTTTTCCATACTAATACCTCTGTATTACATACAGTAATTTCTGTCCATTTTATACCATTTGTAGAATAAGCAAATGTCGTACCTGAACAAATAGCTACGAATTTTCCACCACCATAGCATATAGAAGACCAAAGGTTAAATGTATTACTTACAGTAATTTCTGTCCAATTTATACAATCTGTAGAATAAGCAAATGTCGTACCTGAACCAATAGCTACGAATTTTCCACCACCATAGCATATGTCACTCGATATTCTTTTATTACTACTCACTGTGGTCACTGTCCAATTTATACAATCTGTAGAATAAGCACATATCGTATCATCAGTAAGATTAGTAGTACTTCCAATAGCTACGAATTTTCCATCACCATAGCATATAGAGTCCCAAAATCTTCCTTCAGACTCAACTACAACATCCTTCCAATTAGCATAAATATCTCTGGAATCCGAATTGATCTCTAAGTTAATAGAAATATTTCTATCTGGAATATCTCTTCTCCATATAACTCTACAATCCCATAGAGTATCTAACATCTCTTCACCAAATGCTGGACTTGGAACTGGTAAATATAAATATCCGTTATCTACATATGCTAATTCAGTTTCTATATCATTTGCATATACACTTGTATATTCTTTAAAACTATTTCCAGATTCATCTAATACTCCATATCTAGTTCTATTTTTTACAATCATTAAATTGTAATTTCTTCCATTAAAATGTCCATAGTGACTATCTGTATATTGGACATTTATAAAATGAATAAAATTCTTCTCAGTTTTTTGAGAAGTCATAATAATTTCTTCTGGATATGGATAATTCTTTAATGTATTTCCATGCGGAGTATCTTTTTCGCTATTAATAATAAATCCATTTGCTAAATCAGCAATTGGAATGACATAAACACATCTATCATATCCATAGTTCTCAGATTTGAATTTAAATATAGTTCTTGAAGTCCAACGATCGATATCTAAATTTTCATCAGCTCTATCAGTTACTAATGTATTACTGTTATTTTCTACATAAACTTCAGCAGGGTTATTTGGGTCAGCATATTTAACTCCATTTTTACAATTACCTTTAAGTGGAAATGCATTTACAGTTTCATATCCGTTTACATTTCCTAAAGATATAATTTCGGATTCTTCAGGAACTGCTATACCATGTACGTTATTATTTAAATCTTGTACTAAATTAGATCTACTAAATCCATTTGCAGCAACTGCATCAAAACCAAAACCACTATTTTCATATGTAGATTTAATTTCAGAAAGTTTAGTATCAATATCTTGATTTAAAACATCAATACGTTCTTTACGTGCTTTAGTAATTGGCATTGCCATGATAAAAACACATCCTTTCATATTTAATAGTTATCATTCATAGACTTTAAGAATTTGTTAAAATCATTAAATATAGAAAAAAATAAATAGATGAGGTAAATATTTACCTCATCTATATTTAAATTAAATCTTGAATTTCATTTAAGATTTTATCTGGAGTGGGAAGTCCTAAGAAGATGTTACTAAAATTAAATATGTCTCCTTCGGTGTAAGTTTCCAATAGATAATTTCCTTTATCCATCTTATATTTTTCTCTATCATCACCACGAAACACAAATCCTTCAGGAATTTTAATATCTACATCATCAGGATTTTCTAAATAAACTTTAGCAACTAAAGTTTCATTAGATATATCACAGGTATTAATTGCACTGGGGTATTCTGACCCAATGTCGAGGTCAGCTACATTATCGTGTATATACTTTGCAGGTTTTCCCATTATTTTAACATTAGTTGGTTGCATATGTAATGTATTCATTACAAAAGCACCCTGATATTTTTCTTCTTTTTCTTCATCGCCTTCTGATTCTAAATCCGGTTCATCCACTATAAATAAACTTTCTTCAAAATCATCAATATCGTCACTTAATTGATTACTTAAAGCGGAAGAATAGTCAATAATATTCTTTTTATTCTTACCTTTATTTCTATTTGTACCAGGCACATATCCACGTTCATACATAAACTTTATCAATGAATGCCATACAACTTTAGTAGTTGTGAAAGCTTCTTTAGGAAATACACACATTTGATACATACGAGAATAAATTGTGTTTGTATCTTTTGATTTATTTTCAAGTCCGACTAGCAAGAGAACGTCCTTGATATTATATAAGATAAATTTTTCTAAATCGTCATAGAAAAGATGTTTAATATCACTTACTTCACTATAGTCATACTTTTCATCTTTCAATTCAGTTTTAGCAACATTATTAAGTTTCAATGACGGAATAACTCCACCACCAGAACGTATACCTGCATAATGAACCATATCATCTACAAAGGTTGGAATAGTTGAAGTTGTACATTGATGACGACGCTTATGTGCAACAGGATTTGTATCTTCTTTAAATGATACCATCTTTAAAGAAAATCTTTCATCGGGAATAAGTTCTAAAGCATCTCCACCAATATGAGAAGGTCTAGCAATTATATTTTGCATATCGTAAGGCATATTCCAGATACCAATATAATCATTATCTGTACTATGAATTATATACATTAAATCTTTTAATAATTGTAGTTCCTCAGTATAATATAAAAGATTATACTTCATTCCAGGATACATTTCATCAAACTTTTCATGGCATTGTTGTACCATATATTCTGGATTTGAATTTAACTTATCAACTTGATCATAGAATTTTTCTTTTAATTCTTTATACTCTTGATATTTTTTATGTCCTTCTGGTAATAATGGGAGGTTATCTTTTAATAGAACTAAGGTATATACATCATTTGATTCCATATTGATATATGTTACTGCATTTATTGGAGTTTCACCATGTAATGGAAAATCTTCACATGCTATGATATCATTTTCTATATCCAGTTTTCCTAATGAAAGAGCTTTTGGAGAATCAGAATAATATTCCATAACAAATTGAATCAAATAATATGTCTCGATTGGTAAATCGGCATTAAATACATAAGGTGAAGCTTTAGCTTCATCGGCGCTTGCTAAACCTAATTTCTTAGCAGCAAAACCCCATCTTGATTTATATGGAACAGTGTATTTATCGCATACTTCCATTGTAATCATATCTCTCATGTGATTAAAAGTTCGATGTTCTGGTTTAACTATAAATATTTCAATTTTTGGTTCTTTAAGGTCATATACAAATTTTTGACCAGAATCTTGGTCTTTATAGGTTATCGTTAATACATCTGGGTCTGAAAAAGTACCACCATTAGATACTGGATTATAGTATACAATATTTAATGGTATTAGATGTGGACGCACTAACTCTAATGGTAAAAATTTCATAATCATTTCTCCTTTCACGTTTACATCAAATGTTATTTCAATGTAATCAATTAATTTATCTTATATCATATAAAAAATACATAATAGAAAGATTCGTATTAAAAACTTCTTAAAATAAGATAATACAAAAAAGAATTTAGTTTAACATTTCGCTAACCTACTAGATGATTTTATGTTTTATATAAAGGAGCGTGAATACATATGGATCTTAGTAATAAACTAAATATTTTAGCAGGAAAATCATCTTTTGAATATGATAAAGAATTATCTGGAATTTCTGATTCCGAAAGTTCTTTTGAAGTTGTAAATGATTCAGTGGATGATGAACCTTTTGATTTTAATCTTGGGGAATTATCAATCGATTCCTATCTTAAAGATTCCGGTTATAAAAGTAAAAAGAAATCTAAAAAGAGTAAAAAACAAAAAACATATGAATATTTATTTGGAGATTCGGAAGATTCTTATAGACCTAAAGATAGACGTAAAGTAGATGAAATTATGGAAACCACTAAAAAATTAGTTCAATCAGCTCAATTAGCTTCAGCTGATGAGTTCGATGACTTTTTAGATGATGAAAGTTTATTTAGTGCTGAAGAAGATGCTGAAATGAGAAATAATCTTATTAGCTTAGGAAGAAAATATGCTAGAGATAGTTCAGTTTCTAAAGAATCTTCAGAGATTACAAAAACATTTGCTGATTCTGAGAAAAGATTAAAAGCTTTATATGAGGAATTGGATAAAGATAAACTAAGTTTACAAAAGGATATTGAAAGAATGAGAGTGCCTGGTCGTGGAGGAAAATCATTAGCTGACATGATAAGTGTAAAGAACTCTATGCAAAGTACTCAATTATCAATAGTTAAAGAAGTAAACGCTTTACGTAAAAGTATATTTGATATGCGTCAAAAAGAAGCTGCTAGAAAAGAGTCAGAAAATGCTGGTAGTAATGATATTAATGCTAATACCTTACAGAGTATATTTTCAAGTTCTAGAAGCGGCTTAGTAAATTCTATGGGTGGATATGGAGGAGTTTCTGGAGCAAGAAATGATAATGAATCGGATTATGGAGTTATGGTATCAGATGAGATGGATGATGAAGAAATCCAAAGAAGATACTTTAGTGACGATAATACTTCTTCTATATCTACTGATAATGATGGTTCTAAATTCTTACAATATGAAGATAGAGGAGTAGAATATGTATTGCTTGTAGATTCCGATGATAGAGTACAGGGTGTTATAGCTGAAGACCGAGATGGTACTTTAATACCAGATTACCCATTACCAAGTAATATTGAAGGATTAAATTTTGAAATAGACCATACTGCAAAGATGGCAACTGATAATTTACACCGAAACTATCACGTTCGAATAGTTGATTAAAAGAAAATAGAGAGTGCTAAAAACACTCTCTATTTTTAATTAAAATTTCTATGTATAACTCGATATTTTTTATCACTATCTATATCATATCCAATGAGTGATGATATTCTTTTAATTGCTTCATCTGGAGTATGACCATCCCATTTAGGAGCATGGATGTATATTGGAACATTAAAAGAATCCCAATATTTAATATCAACATGATATGTTGCAGTTCCAGTGGGAGTGTTAATTCCAACTATAAACATATTTTTGTACATATCTCCATCTTGTGCATGATGACGATATGACTTCCAACACCTATCTTTATACATACTACATATTACTGCAAATAAAATTGTTCTATGATGATATAATTCATCAAATGTATAATATCCATCCGATATTTTACCAGTATCATATAGCATCTTTTTGTAAATTAATTTATTACAATCTGAACATCTCCAAATTGATCTGGCATTCAATTGATTAATCTCATCGCCATGAATATTTCTAATAAAAATAAGATTTGTATCATGATTACAAAATAATTTCTTTAATAGATTTTTAAATTTCATATAAGTTCACCTCTTCCATTTTTATAATATTATAAAAAATGTTAGTTGGTGTAAATTTAATATAAATGAAGAGATGCAGCTGCATCTCTTCATTAATTAGTATAAATTTCCAAGTGAAGGATTATTCTTATCTTTATATAGTATATTAATAAATTTACTAAAACATGCAGAAATATTATCATGATCTACTGCTACAAATTTATCATTACCATAACATACCGATTCCCAATTTCTTTTAGTATTACTTATAGTACCTTCTGTCCATGTTATACCATCTGTAGAATATACAAATATATTAGAATAATATGCAACTGCTACATATTTACCATTACCATAACATACAGAGACCCAAGTTCTTTCTACATCACTTATAGTACCTTCTGTCCAATTAATACCATCTGTAGAATAAGCAAATATAGATTCATATGCAACTGCTACGAATTTACCATCACCATAACATATAGAACGATAAAATCTATCGTAATAACTTACTGTAACTTCTGTCCAAGTAATACCATCTATAGAATAAGCAAATGAATCACCATATCCTACTGCTACGAATTTACCATCACCATAACATACAGAAGCCCAAGATCTATAATTATCACTTATAGCACATTCTATCCAATTAATACCATCTGTAGAGTAAGCAGATACGTTGTCACCATCATAAGCTGTAACCGCTACAAATTTACCATTACCATAACATACCGATTCCCAGTATCTATAATTATCACTTATAGTACCTTCTGTCCAATTAATACCATCTGTAGAATAAGCAAATATATTGTCATCGCAAGAAATAGCTACAAATTTACCATCGCCATAACATACCGATTCCCAATCTCTACTAATATCACTTACTGTAACTTCAGTCCAATTAATACCATCTATAGAATAAGCAGATACGTTGTCAATTCCAAATGCTATAAATTTACCATCACCATAACATACTGAGGTCCACATTCTAGTTGTATCACTTATATTACTTTCAACCCATGTATCAATATTATTTATATTAATCCCGGTTTCTAAAGTATTTCCAATTATCGAAGAACGATATCTTACATTACTATTATATAATGAAGGGTCAGAAAGAATAGTTAATTTATTATTATTTGAGATATTAGAATGAATTGAAAAGTCAATGGAATCTAAATATTTAATAGTACTATATGTGGTTAGTATAAATTTACCATTTCCATAACCAATATTGGGTATTTCATTATAATTATCTTCTATATTATCTATATATATCCAGTCAATAGCATTAGTAGAATAAATAACATTACAGCTACCATCAATAACAATGTATTTTCCATTACCATAACGTATACGATCATAATATGAGTATCCACCATCTGAAAAATCATAGTATTTATATGGATCAATATATTCCACAGTCCAATCAACACCGTTAGTTGAATGTGCTACTACTGGAGTATCCGCATATGGTACATTGCTACCAACTGCAACAAATTTACCATTACCGTAACATATTGAATACCAAGCTAAATCCATGCCGCTAGCTATACATTCTGTCCAATTAATACCATCAATAGAATATATGAAAGTAATTATTTCTGCAGTATCAGCAGCGATTGCTACAAACTTACCGTCACCATAGCATACATCATACCAGTTTTTATTAAAATTGCTAATATCAACTTCATTCCATACAAAACCATCATTTGAATATATTATAGATGAATAAGATTTAATTGCTACAAATTTACCATTACCATAGCACAATGAGCAAATATAATGCTTACTAGTATCAATATTCGATACAGATATATTTGTCCACTCAATACCATCAGTAGAATAGTTAAAAGTTAATTCCCCGTCAGTAAATGAGCCTGATTCGGTATTTCCGATAGTAATAAATTTATTATCCCCATAACATCCAAAATTATAAAATGATGAATAATAATAAGGAGAATAATTATACTCCCAAACAATACCATCATTTGAATATATGATAGTTCCATCATCATTAAAAATAATATATTTACCATTACCATAGCATATATTAGTAACAAGAGTTTCTATAATTTCTCCATTTTTCGTATTACAATCCATCAATTGGATATCATTATTCTGCAAATCAGAATCTTTTTCTAAATAATCTTGACCGTTATTATTTTTAGCATAAATATAATCGCTAAAATCAACATCGATATTATTCATCATATCTATTGATTTATCTACATGTAAAGATATTTCATCTAACATGTTATCGATATAAGGTCTACCAATATCGCCCAGTGCAAGTTGTACTGATGCTGCGGGAATATCATCATTTGTTAATTTTTTATTTTTACTTTCCAGTATACTTACAGCACAATCCATTGCCATATTATCAACGGTTTTTGTATATGGCGCAGTTTTATCAATCTGCATATCATATATCTTTGCAACTTTTGGAGATTCAATGATTTCATGTCTATAATTATCAGAAACTTCTCCTGTAAATGTGCCCATTGTTCTACCATTATACAGAACTAATGGAGTATATCCAGAATTATTATAATATAATACAATTTCTCCATTTTCTGTCATAAATGATGAGAATCCATTGTATATAACATTTAAATATCCTTCGATATTATCATAATCAAAATTATATGGATTCATAATTATTAATAATGGATCTTTATTCCATAAAGAATACATTTTAACCATTGGGAAATTATTACCAGCTGCATTAGAAATATCCTCTGGTCTCATAATAAGATAATTATTATTAGGAAGCACTCTAAAATATTTAGATATTATATTTTCTACAATAGAAATATTTTCTGAACTACGAATAAGTGACATATTATCCTCATTATGATCAAATATCCTATGCCATGTTTCATGCCAATCAGCATCTGGAGATAGAATACAATGAGTATTCCAAGTTATAAAATTTGGTGTAACAAATAACATTATTCCACCGTTTTGATAATTTATTGATACGAAAGCATAAAGCATATGTAGATGGTTACTATCATCTACAGGAACTATTGGGAAAATATATTCTGGATCAAAATATTCACTATCTGGTGCAGAAATAAATGATTCACTTGAACCATTTGGAAATACTTCAATTCCATTATCTACAATGCGGTATTTGACTTTACCACCTATATTTATATCCGCATTATTACTTGCATAAGCTTCAATAGTATCCCCATTTATTATTTTATATAATGGAGGATGTGGAATATAACTACCATACTCATTTTGCTCTACATTTCTAGTAAATCCAATATCGCTAGGAATACCTGCACCAAAGTTTCCGTACTTATCATAACCCATAGTACTCATAGGGATATCAAATAGGGTTGCATCTATCGAATCATTTAATTTAACGATATTATTTTCGCTAAAGTAAGTATTAAACTTACTTAAATTTATATCAGATGGGTTAGTACCAATCCATCCATTATTAGATCTTGAATTTTTATAAATATTAAGAAGCCCATAAGTGGAATCAATTCCCTTTTGAGCAGCTGCGATTTTTTCAAGATATGTAGCCATAAAAGGTCAACCCCTTTCATTTATTAATACATTATGTATACGAATTAAGGAATTGTTAAAATCCATATATTGCTAATTTTATGTAAAATACTAAGTAATATTATCATATTTATGTACAAATACCCTCAAAACAAATTCGTAAATCATGTAAAATAGGAAGCCTATAAATATTAAGAAAGGATGTGACCTAAATGGGTTGGCCTACTAAATATACCGGTGAACAAATTGATTTGGCTCTTGAAAAAGGTCGAAATATAAGAGTTGTAAATAATGGATGGATTAGAATAGAATCTTCTGTATCGAATCCTACAAATTTAAATCTTCTTAAAAATCCTGGAAACTATACAACCTCACATTTTATTAATGGTCCTGATTTTGGAGAAGTAAATATATCTCCTATAAATATATCTATTGTACTTATGGGTGATAATTTATATCAGTTTATTACTGCACTAAATAAATCTTATGTTAGAGTAAGTGAAAATAGTGAGTCTGAATATGGAAATTGGAGTATTGACCAATCGGAAGGTTCCATTAATCCCGGTCCATCTGCACCTATATCACCTATAGATGGTAAGACTGTTTGGATGGATACATCTAATCCTAATTTTCCAACATTAAAAATTTATATAAATAGTAACTGGGAAAGTATTATTCCAGAAGGGTCAATGATAACTGACATCTACGACCCACAAGGAAAAAAAACAGATATCTTCAAATATATTGAAGATACTGTTGCATCAATATCTTCAGGTTCTATAAATGCTATAGATGTTCATATTGCCGATAATACTATTCATGTCACTCCAGATGAAAAGAATAACTGGAATAATAGTGCATCTAAAGAAGATTTGCAGAATTCTGTAAATATTATGCAATCTTCATTGGAAGATAAAATAGATCAAATAGTCTTATCAGAAAGTGGTAAAATAGAAAATCTATCAAATACAACTTCAGAGTTAAAAACTTCACTTGAATCACATTCAAATGATTCATTAATTCATCCAACTAAAGTAAAACAGCTTGAGTGGGATTCTAAAGCTGATAATGACCATATTCATAATTTAGATAACAATGTAATTGTTGATATATCAAACGTTAATGGAGATATTCCTTTAGATGCTCTTCCTTATGATGTGAAAGAAAGAGTATATGTACTCAATAGTAAAGAAGAGTTATATTCATTGAAAAAGAATCCTGTTCATAATGGAGATACAATTTGTCTTGAAACTGACAATGGCGTGGAATGGTATTTTGTAACTAATGATGAATATCTTGGTTCAGAGGGAATTATTAACGATTGGTCTGTTAAAGATCCTGAGATAACCACTGTTAGAGAATGGAAATCCGTATGTTATGGTAATGGTAAATTTGTAGCTATTGCACATGCTAGTGATATATTTGCATATTCTGAAGATGGTATTAATTGGACAGAACGAAAAGTTGGTTCTAGTGGTATTAAATATTGGAATTCTATATGCTATGGTAATGGTAAATTCGTTGCTGTATCAGGAAATGGGACTATCGCATTCTCTAAAAATGGTATCGATTGGACTGTTACTGGATATTCGCATGTATTAACATCAATATGTTATGGCAATGGTGAATATGTTGTAGCTGGAAGACATGTAGATAATTATAAATCACTTATTGGAACTTCATCAGATGGGGTAAATTGGAAATTTATCGAGGCTAATACTAATACAGATACCGAAGATGAGTTACTGTCTATATGTTATGGAAATGGTAAGTTTGTAGCTGTTGGTTATGACATGACAAATGAAGCATATACAATAACATATTCTACTGATGCTAAAACTTGGGCAAATCCTTTTACTATTGATAGTATTACTGAATGGGGTAGTGTATTTTTTGCAAATGATAAATTTATTCTAATACCTAGTTTTGGAAATACTTTTGCAAGTTCAACAGATGGTATTGAATGGGATATCATCCAAGCATCTAATATAGAAGAAAACTACTGGAGAACAGGATGTTATGCAAATGGATTATGTGTAATAATATCAAGCTCTTCAAATAAATTTTTATACTCAATAGATGGTAAAACATGGAATGAGGATTCAATTACAGATGTTAACACATTCTGGTCATCAATATGCTATGATAATAAAAAATACGTAGCAGTTGGATATAGATTAATAAGTGGTAATTACAGAGGTATAACTGCAACTGCAACATTGTCACTAAATGTATCTAAAGCATTTAAAGAATTTGCAGTATCCGAATTGAATTGGAATAATGTTACAAATACTCCAACAACACTTGCTGGATATGGCATCACAGATGCTGTAACTAAAGAAGAATATGCTACAGTAGAAGAAGAAATTGTACAGATTAGCTCTGCAATTCCTTCTGAAGTAGATTTATCTCAAACTGCAGAAACACATGCGTTATACGTTGAGGCAGCTAATGATTTAGCTACATTAGACCAAGCATTTGCAGGAATGGATGGAATAATAGCTAAACTTGAAGCTATAGCCAAATAAAAAATATAAAAAAATAAGAGTACTCAATGAGTACTCTTATTTAAGTTCATTAATCAAAAGGATAAACGCATCCTTCATCACCATCTCCAGTTCCAACATGGAGATTATAATTAGAATATTTCTTTTTAATATATTTTGCCATTATATCTACGATTTCTATACCATATGAACTTCTAAAGCATTGGTCTCCTTCACATATCATAAAATAATCTCCTTCAGAATCAACACAAAATTGTGACTTAAACCAACTTAATGACATTTTAGATGGAAAATCTTCCATAAAAAATCTATCTTCTAACTCATCTTTTGGAGTTTTATTATATTCTTCACAGAATTTATTAACATTTTCAATTACTTCTTTACAAGAAAGTATCTTCGGTAATGCTAATTTTAAATCCCTTTCAATTGCATTAAATAAATCATCTTGATCTTCCCATTTACCCTCAGGATATGGTGTTAGATTTAATTTTGAATCGTCTAATGCTTTTTCTGCATTGATATTAAATTTATAATAGTTATTAGAATTATCTTTTGTAGAATCAGTAGCTTTTCTAGCTTTTTCTTTATCAGCTTTTCTCTTATCTATTGCAGCATATTTTTGTGGATTTTTCTTTCGATCCCATTTTTCTAATTTATTTATACCAGACTTTATTTTACTAAATAAACCTTCTTCTGCAATTAAATACGATTCTAATACATCAGCATATGATTTATTCATTTATAATCAACCTCATTTCGTTTTTTTTTTGTAAATATTTAATGAGGTGTTTTTTAAGATACAAAAAAGAGAACTCAATTGAGTTCTCTTTTATTTTAATCAATATACTTACTCAAATCAGAAACATACAACGCATCCAATGCTCCAGTTTGAGTTTTCTCATATAATTCAGTTGATAATAACTGTCTTCTTAGATATCCATAAGGCATACTAACCAGTGCACTAGGATTATATAATTGAGCTTCATCCAATTTAAGAATCTGATAATCATTTAGATTTCCACCCATTCCAAAATCAGGGAACTCTAATATATTACTCTTCTTTCTAATTAATGATCTTATTATCATTTCCGCATGAACTAATTCATATTTAATTCCCATAAGAATTAATTTTTCTGCAAAGATTTGACATAAATCAGACAAATTAGTTGCACCCATATGCTCATGTGTATTAAGAACTTTAGTAAATATCTTTAAAGGTTCAGTTAACTCTTTATTCTTTACTTCTATAGTGAATAAAGTTTCGTCATCAATTTCATCTAATGAGAATATTGGTTCACTATTTTTCATCTTCAACTTCTGTTTATATAATGAGATTAATCCATCATTTAAGTAGAACTTAGCCTTATTTTCTTCCTCAATATGTCTTATCAAATTACCATTAGCTTCAACTAAATCAAATGATTCAACATAATAGAATTCAGAGTCATCCATTTCTTCTACTGACACATTATTCAATCTGATATAAACATCTGCATCTAAATCAGAATCTTCTCTAAGTGTAACCATTGAGGATGTAGTTTCAAATACTTCATCATATCCTTCACTGAACTTCAGCTCGTTTGATGAAGTTGTCTGACTATGTTTTGATGATAATACTGCCTGACCTATAGGTTCACTTATCTTCAATGAAGCATATGCACCAGCACTAGCCAAGCTCTTATTAATATCAAACATGTGTCCATAACAATGTTTACATACACCGTTCTTACTATTACATGTAGCTGGACTTTTAAATCTAACTACTTTACCTATTAAATGTTTATCTTTATCATAATCAAGAAGCTGCATATTACCTCTGGCATCATAATAATATCTTCCATTCAATAACTTTAAGAACTCATTAGTCTTAATATAGTAATCAATTGTAAGAATACTATCACATGTTTCATAGTCTTCTCTTAAAGTAGAAGATATTGAATTCATCGTGAGCTTCTTAGAGAAACTACCAGGAGCTCCCATTGAAAGTTTAGATAATATCAAACTCTTTCTACCAGATATCGCATTTAGATATAAGAATGAAGGCTTTGATAATCCATGTAATAGGAAGTTATTATCTATAAGAATAGGAACGGTATTACCGTTGATATCAGCTTTAAATCCAATTCTTACAATATATTCCCTAAACTGTGCAGCCTTTAATCCAGTACCACTAGCAAAGAATGGTTTATAGTCATTTCCAATAGGGTCTTCGATCAATTTCTGTATTAGTCGTTTATTTCTATCATTTAATTGCTCTTCTACTTCATGTGGTTCAAGAGACTGGTCTACAGAATCTCTCATTATATGAGATATTTCAGGGTCTCTCAATTCTAATTGATGTAAATCATATAACGAAATTCCCATACCCATCAATAGACAAAATGCATGAGATATCGAAATTATATTATGATAAATTTCATCGACCATTACATTTTGTGAAGCAAAGTCTGTATCAAATACCGGAAGTAAACGTGTGTTGATATAATCCATAAGAGTATTTGTATTAAATTTACTAAAATCAAATATCCAACTCTCATCCAATAATTCTACTTTATCAACTTCAATTAATGGATTCCAAAATATAAGATTAGATATCATATGATTTAGTTGCATAACATGCTGTTTCTTTTCACGCTTTTTGAATTTATAGTATATTGGACGTCTTCTAACATTCTCATCTTCAAATCCATATTTCATAATATCAATTAAATCTTGAAATATTAACTGAAATGATTTCTTGGAAGATAAAACTTCTTCTATAATAATAAGTAAATCAGGAGGATATAATTTATCTAGCTCTTCTTTACTTTTCTTAGGATGTCCATTAAAATCAATTTTCGCCATTAGCATCATCTCCTTCATAATCATCATCAAACATATCATTGTCGTACATCATGTCAAGTATTTTATTAACAACTTCATTTGTAGCTGATGGAATATCCTTAGGATTTTCGACATGTTTAACTTCAATAGAGTCCACATTTGATAGATAATAAAAAGCAGCATTATGCATATATTGCTGAATATATCTGCTTCTATTACAAAGTCTAACTGCAAATGCGTATTCATCAATAAATTTCATAATATTATATCGATAATCATTTGATAGTATTTTAGTAATAAATTCTTTGCATTCTTCTAAATATGAACGACTTGTTTCGTTAGTATCTACTTCTTTTCTATTACTTAATTGCTTTTTACTACTTTCTTCATCCATGGATAATACAAAGGTAAACATATTATCGCAACGATATAATCCAGTCTCTTGTATTTCCCATTGATAATTTCGTGAAATCCAATCAAATACTGTTGTTAAAGTACTGGAATTCATTCCATATTTTGTAATATCGTCTGAAATTTGTATTGGTTTATTCTTTCCAGATATATAGAATTTAGCAGCTTGATACATTAAATTAGAATAGAAACTTCTGTCCATAATTACATAGTCGTAATTATCAATCAAGTCATCTATATTACATTTAAAATAAGATAATCTATCCATTGTATAAAATGGTCCCATTAAATCTGGGTCTAATGAAGGTGCACTACCGCATGCTCCCATCAGAATTTCTTTTATAGATTTACCAATAGAACCATCATAATTTGGGAAGGATATACGCTTTACACGATATCCTTTCTCGCTTAATCTTTCCTCTAAAGCTTTAGATACAGTTTCTTTTCCAACTGCATCAATTCCTTCAATGTTAATTACTCTCATTTGTATCACCCTCCTCAATATTTATATCAGGTTCTTCTGGTGTAATAGGAACCTCAGTTTTCTTTCTTTTTATTCGGATTTCCTCAGTTGTCTTTTCAATGATTTCAATCTTCTCAGGCTTAAGAAGTTCTTTAAACTTATCACCATCTTCTAATACTTTTAAGTAGTCTTCGAAAGTATTAATTGGGATAGGATATACTCTCAAACCTGCAGCTTGTAATTCATTTTCAAAATGAAATCTCTTTTCACATGGTTGTCTTTCTGGAGTGAAGAAATATCCATCATATAGATTAACGAAAGGTACAAATGACCCCGACATACCAATGTCACTATTAGATGATACATTTAAGTCTAATACACCAACCATGCTAGGGTCAAGATATCTATACTTAACAGCTATCATCTTGCTATTTCCTTCCCCGATACTATTCGGACCTTTCATAGAGAAGGTTAATGATTGTATAAAATCCATATCATTTACAATATCATCAGTCTTAATTAAGTCATTAAGATTTCTCATCCCAGCAACTACGATATCAGAACCAAAGTTAAATAATTCTAATAAAGTATCCATATTATTCATTTTAGAACGACTCTTTCGTTCTATTAATTTATTCACATTTTCTGATAACTTTCTTCCAAGGGAAGAATTTACAATATATTCATTTCGTCTTATACGTTTACTTCTCATATCAGTATTACTATATTTACGAAGTTCATCGAAATTGGTAATCAGCCAATACAGTAAATAATATATATTTTGTTTATAGTAATTTGGAAGTCTTAGCGATTGCTGAGTTACCGAATTGATCAATCTTTCAATCATTAATAAGTTAGTAGTACCTTTTTCTAAGAATGAATCAAGATTCTTATTTCTTGCAGCACCAACCATTCCTATTCTACAAACCCAATATTTTCTATCTTCTAAGTAATTCATATCAATTCTAAAATCTTTAGGTGATTTTAGATTATATGTCATGCATACGAATGATTTAACCAAATCGTATTTATCAAATAAGTCTTTATGAACTTTTATAAATACATCGTCGAGTGGGAAGATATATAGATCCTCAAGTTCATCTTCAGTGTACTGTGGTTCAATATATACTATTCCTTGCATACCAAAGAATTCTAAAGTATTCTGAAATCCCATTTTAGCTGAGTAAATCATAATAGGATTTATAAATTTAGCTTTAGGCTTCTTAGCTGATTTTACAGGTCCTTTACGCTGTTTACCATTAAGTGCATATGAATATGATGGAGTATTATATATATTACCTAATACATCGGTAATCTGTCTTTTCTTATTCTGGTAAATTATGACTGGCATTCTGCTCTTTAAAGTTATTTTTCCTCGTTGAGAATAAGTTGCTTCATCGACAATCTGCCAGATTGCTTTCATTCGTTTACCGCTATTATAATAAAATCCTTCATGTTCAATAGGAATAAGTATTCTCTTTAATATAGTCTTACTATTCAAATTGGTAGATACTCTTATAGTAAATCTTACTTCTCCATATCTACCATCATTTATATATTTAGATTTTGGAATTTCAATGCTATTCATATCCTTCTTTTTATAGTTGATATTAACCATATGATTATTTATATCAATATCATCTTGATTCATTACAACTTCAACTTTTTCAATATGGATATTTTCTATAGCTTCTAACTCCATCATTTCCATAATAACGTAATCAGCAATAGAATTGTCATGAGTTCCCAAAATTATTTGATCATTAAATTCTTTCTCATAAGGATTTGGATATAATGATATATAATTAAGCAAAATAAGCTCCTCCTTTATATTTTTAAATAATATCAGTGGTTCATACAAATTTTAAGAAAAATTATAGTTTCTATTAAAATTTTAACTAGAAAGTCTTATGAGTTAATGGTGATTATCACACCTATCATCATAAGACTTTCTTAGTTATTAAAATTATTTTCCACCTGTAATTGATTTATTTATAATTTGCTCCTGTAATGAGATATCTTTTACAGCTAGGAGATTTGTATTTTCATCAAGCTCTAACTTAATATCTGTAAGAGTATAATTCTTTAAATCTAAATCTGCTGTTCTATGTCTAACAGTTACATTCAATAAGCCATTTATTGGGTCATAATTTGGACTCATGTCAATACCAGAATTATTCTCTGGTGGTATTATAACTTCCTCATCCATAGTACCAGCCAATAAAACTACTTTAAGTATCACGAAACATTTCTGGGAAAGTATATCAAATATTTTATCTGGATTCTTCAATAAGTCTTCACCATACTCATTTATAGCCAGAGTTACTGCAGACTGTTCGGATAAGCCATATCTGTCATATACCCAATCAAGTTCGAGTTTTCTAGGACTTGACTCCTTAGTTAAAGGAGTCAATATCCAGCATTTATATAATTCAAGTTTTTTCTTCTTTGAAAGTTCTTTAGGCAACTTCAAATCGTGAAAAGTCATTATATATCATCCCTTTCTTATTCATCATCGCCCATTGTATGCTCAGTAACTTCATCGCATTTGATTAGTAATTTTGCATTCATACCAGGACGCATTGTAATATTTACAGTACCATTTTTCATAATTCCGTGAATTTCAATATTATCATTGAAGTTTACGGAAACTAATTTTTCTTCACCATCTTCACCATCCATATTTGCAAGTCTATACAATATTTCAAGATAAATACATTCAATGAATGTGTATCCTATTGCAAATACTGAGAATTTTAAATGGTCTGGAATGGTTATTCCATTTACAGATGATAAATTATATCTTGTATGATATTCAAGATTTTTATAAAGATCATCTTCAGCAGGGTCTCCAGTTAAGAATCGAGTAGCAGGATCAACCTTCTCTTCATACTCAATTTTATCTGGACCATTTTCTATTAAGGAAATTGCTTTAGCACCAGGTTCAAAATAAATATTTATATTTCCTTCCTTTTCAGCTTTTTCATTAGTCTTTATAGAAACTATAGCTTTTATAATGTCATAAAATTCAATACCGATTCCATTATTTGCTCCATTCTTAAGCATAAATGCCAAATCAGTAATTAGTGTTTCAATTACGCTATTTGCGATTGTGTTAGCCTGCCAATCATAATCTACTAAAATTCCATAGATACGATTTAATTCAGCTCTTGCTCTTCTGTCGACTGATAATAAAAATTCTCTGTCACTTGGATCCTGAGGAATTACAAATAATTTTCCATATGCACTTCCACTACTAGTATCCATTCCAATTCTAATATCATTTTGCATTAAGTATCACCTTTCCTTTTTAAAAAGTTATAATATTATTTTTATCAAAATAACAATATACGTATTAAATTTCCTTTGACTCAATATCTTCTAAGAATTCTTCTAATCTAGATGCATGTATAATTGGAATTCCTTTAGATATTGCAGCTTTTGATTTTCCGCTATTACTTTCAGTTGATGCAGTAATTACCGCAACTGTACTACTAGAAACACTATTTGCAACTTCAATACCTACATTATTAAATCTAGATTCAATATCGCTACTAGGTCTAAATCCTGTAAATACAACATTTGCTTTATATTTAATATTTCCAGTTATTTTTATCACTGATAGCAAATCATTAATTTCATCTAGATGATCTTTGATATAATCAATGAATGCTCTAGCAGTTTTTGCTCCAATTCCATCAGAACACTGAAGTTGCCAGAATATTTTATCTAACTTCTTATCCTTTCCAGATAATAAATCCTCGATATTTACATATTCAAAAATCTTTCTACATTTCTTTTCTGATATCTTATCGATACCTAAAGCTCCAAAGAATTTTGAAACTGAAACTGGAGTATTTTTGATTCTCTTAAGTTCATTTTCTAAAGTTGTAGATGAGCTTATATCAAATCCATCTACTTTCATAATTCTGTCTGCTGTTAGATTTAAGAAATCATAAATAGATTTAATGTGTAAACCTTCATAAATCATTTCTACGGATTTATCTGAGAATCCTTCGATTCCCATCTTAATTAAGAAATTAGAAATTCTACCACTTATAATTCGAATACAATCATCATTCATACAATAGTATTCGGTATTAATTCTTGTCAATTTCTCGTTACAATATGGACAAACTCTATGAATCTTTAAATCTGGAGAATTATATATATTTGCTCTAATAGCTGGTAATTTAATTTGTGGAATTACATCGCCTGCAGAGAATACTATTACTTCTTCATCCTCTTTTAAATCCATTGATAAGAATTTATCATATGAGCCAAGACTAACATCTTCCACAATAGTTTCATTTACTTCAACTGGAGAAACTTTTAGCATTGGTACAGCTTTACCTAGTCTACCAACGCTCATATATCCATATAATATTTTTGTTTTTCCTTCAGCAGTATTAATTTTGAATGCAACGCTGTTATCCATTAAATCGTATTCATTTGGGTCTGGTAATTTAGTTCTATCTGGATTTATAACAACTCCATCTACTCTAAATTGAAAGTCTTTAGAACGAATATTCTCTAGCATTTCTTCAATATCATCCATTAAATCTGATGGGGAATAGTAAGATACCGTTTTCTGATATGGAGCAACGTGATGCATCTCTTTTCTTTTATTGTCATATACTATCAGTGGTATTATTGTAACAAATTCTGCATAATTTATATTAGTAGGAGTATTAATGATACCTGATGTAGCTGAACGTCGATTTGTGTATCTCTTTAATTTAATCAGCTCATTAAACTCATCTGTACCAACACATAATTCACATTTATAATACCCATCTTGATGCTCTGGAAATATGAAGTTTTTACTATTCTTTGCTCTTTTGACAAGCTCTGTAATATCCTGTCCCATTATTCCGTCATACCTAGTTGCAGCAGATATGATTTTTCCATTTTCAACTTTAATTCCACATGATACACCATCATATTTTGGTGCTAATATAAACTTATTAACACCTATATATTTAGAAAGATAGTTTTTCAATTCTTTATAATTATAAATTTTCTGTATAGTACCAACTACTCCAGTTATATCATGCTTAACAAAATTCCATTTCTTCTTACCAATTACATCTGCAAATACAATTGTATCATTTCCATTTGATTTATATACTTGCATACATTGGTCATATATTGAATCTGGTATTAGAACTTCTCCATCAAGTGAATAAGTGTAGACATCATTACATAGTCTAATAAATGCTTCTAATTCTGGGTCTGATGGAGAAACTTTCCCAGAAATAATTTTAATAGCATAATTATTAAAATCCTCTTTGTAATGAGCAATATCGTCTACAAACAATTCTTCACTCAAAACCTTTTCCCATAGTGATTTAAATTTAATATCAGTCATAATTAATTACCTTCTTCCTATCTTATTATCAAAATAATAATATATGATTAAAAATGATATTTGGAGATTGAAAATCAAAACTCCAAATATCATAATATTAATTATCTACCGGTAGACCCAAATCCACCACGATTAGTCTCATCTAAATTAGAAACTTCTGTAAAAGAAACACCTAATCTATTTACAGTTTTCATTGTCGGTACTAATCTAAACTGACACAATCTTTCACCTTTTGCAATATCGGCATCTCTATCTAGTGCATGTACTGGCATTCTCCAAATATCGTCATTGCCACTATAAGAGTTATCAATAATTCCGATACCATTAGTTTGTATTAAACCATATTTTTTAAATGTCCCACTTCTAGGAACTAACCATGCTTCATATCCTTCAGGAAGCTTCATTGCAACACCTAAATCAATAAGTTCAGAAGTTCCTTTCTTAATATGATAATCTTTTACACATTTAATATCTATCCAATCACCGTTCTTATTAATCTGTAGTGTTGGAAATTCTGGGTCTGAGTACTTTACAAGAATTACACATGCACTATCTTTTTCTTCATTGTTGATTATTGGGAAATCCATATTTTTTACCACCTTTTTATATATTTTTATAATATTATCAAAACGAAAACTAAAAAATACACAAAAAAAAAGAAAGATGATATCATCTTTCTTTTAATTTAATTGTGTTCCTAAATTTACAAGAACTTTAAAGAGATTCCAATCCCAAAGTCTATCAAAAGCTCCAGCGATTGATCTGTTACTAAATATAATGTTAAAATAACTTATAATAGCCCAAGATATAATTATAACGGTGATAATAAACATTAATATCCAACATAAATTTCCAACTACTTTAATACTTTTTTTCATTTGTAATTCCTCCCAAATTATAAATATTTTTTAACTAGTTTATACAAAAGATATGCAATATAGATTTTTACAGCTAAGTCAATTAGTCTTATCATTTTTAATTCCCTCCTTAATTTCATCAATAAATTCAATTGTCTTATCTTTTACATCTTCTAATAAGATGATTACTTGATTAAATACGTTTGTATTATATTCATCTCCTGGATAATTAAATGGCCAATGCATACATTTTATCACCTCGTTATTTATTATTATTCACATAAATAATACATTATTAAAATATCTCGAATATACGTTATTTTTTATTTTCGTATATAACATAAAAATAAGTCGAATGCTCATCAATGAGTATCACCCCGTTATTTTTTAAATCATTAAATCGTGTAAAAGATAGTAGACAGAAATGTCTACTATCTTTTATCTTTTCATTTAATTTAAAGTCATTGTATAATGTGTAATATTTATTGGAATTCCTAACGAACTCATTTTTGCTTGATATTTTGAAATAACAGTTCTTTTCCACTCAGGTGTATTAACTATTGCATAATTGGTAGAATTTGATGATTGGTTATCTATACTTAATCCAACTTCATCAGTAATGTTATTTTCTTTTGCTAAATTTACAACTATATCGTACATACAATTTAAACAAAAATGCCTATTATTATACACATAGCTTTCACTTACTGTGGAACTATTACAACTAATACACTGCTGTGCTGATGAAGAACATGAACATGATGCTGTAGAAGTATATTCTTTAGGAGAATGAGTCATTAATATTTTTACTACTTCATCTGTTAGTTCATAGTATAATAAATCGACGTATGAGGATATGTATTGTTTAATAGCATCATTAATACTCTCAGTAGTGTCAATACTTCTTAAATCCAATATCATATTAAATACTGGAAATTGGTCAACACAATTAATAGATTCTATATTAACTCTTGCAAGCTTATATAAATTATCTTCATATTCATCTTCTATATTTGAAACATATTCTTCGTAGAATAATTTAGTTTTTATAGAGAATTTAATTGGTAATATATATTGCATATAATCGTGAATAGCTGCGTTAGTAATGATATTTAATTCTTCCTCACGATAAATATCACCTCTTAATACTAAATCTTTCATATTTATTCTCTCAAGATATCTAGTGATAATTTCTGTTAACTTATTAGCAACATCATTGATATATACTGTCGCGCATTCCTCACAGATAATCTTATTTCCGTTAAATTGTTGGTAATATTTCTTTCCAAAAGTGTCTAATTTTAAATGATTATAGTTGCTGCTACAAAGTTCAACTAATGACATATAAAATCACCATCCTTCTATAAATTATTATAAAAATGTTAATCGGTAGATGCATTTTAGAACTAATTATTTAATAAGTGATTATAAAATAAAATATATAATGTATGAAATGAGGGTTGAAATATGGCAAAGCATCCTAGAATGTTAGAAGCTATTGAAAACGCTAAAAAAGCAGCAGCATCTACTAGAGGTATGTATCCTTACACACCTGCTACAAATGTATTCACAAAAGATGGTGCACCTATAGAAGATATTGATTCTTCTGCTGAAGTTGAAGAAACTATCGAAGATGAAGAAGAGGAAGAAGTTGTTGAAGATAACGACGAAACCATCGAAGAATAATTAAAAATTAAATAAGAGTATGAATTTTATTCATACTCTTATTTAATTTATTTTGCCGAAATAATGAATCCATTACTTAAAGTATAGAACTTATTTTTAGAATCAATAAATTCAACTCCAAATAGCCATTCACTATGAATATCGGTAATTTCTATTGAATCTATTTTTATTTTTCCATCAGTGAAATGAGAAATATACTTTTCAGAAATCATATTTCCATCAACAGTACTACCACTCAAATCCTTTACTATAACTATTGAATCATCTTTTACCAATGGTAAATCAAATGAACACATTAGACTATTATTGATTTTTACAATCCTTCTCTCATTAGGTATTCCTATAATTCTTGCAGAATTCCATTCTCCATTATAAAATACTTGAATTGGAATATCGTGAAATACTCTATAGATAGTCTTTATAGGACCATGATAAATGTGACCTGTATGTGTAGCTCGTACTGTAATCTGGGTATCTTTATATAACTCACATAAATTCATATCATTTCTCCTTTTTAATGTATTTATCAGAATCACCAATACCTAATGGATGTAGAATAACCTCTCCACTTGAAATAGATTTCTGAACATCTATAATTCTTTGATTCCTAGAACCTCTAAAGTTTAGTCCAATATCTTTTAAGTCCTGTATAAAAGGACCATCTACAAGTACATCAGTATACTTAAGAATTTCTTCTGAATATTTACCAATTTTATTAGAAACCAAATCTTCGTATAGATAACCAGTATATATCCATAAATCTTTATCTGATTCATCATATATAAATTTAAAATCTTTAAGTATATCTAAAATCTGTAATTGATTTTGTGGATGCATAGGTTCTCCACCAAGAATTGTCAAACCTCTGATATATTTAGCATTTAAAGCTGTAAATAATTCATCACGAGTTTTATAATTAAATTCATTTCCATATGAAAAATCCCAAGCTTCAGAATTAAAACATCCTTTGCAATAATGCTCACATCCAGATACGAATAGAGACACTCTTACACCTGGACCATTTGCAATATCATATTTTTTAATTGCTCCATAATACATAATATCAATCTCCTATAAATGTAATACTCTATCTTTAATTTCTTGAGTTCTACCCTGATTCCAAAATTGAGAACCAATATAACCACAAGTACGACGAGCAACATTCATTTTTTCTTGATCTCTATTATTACAATTTGGGCATTCCCAGATAAGCTTTCCATCTTCTTCAACTATTTGGATTTCTCCATCATATCCACATTCATGACAATAGTCAGATTTAGTATTTAATTCTGCATACATTATATTTTCGTATATAAATTTCATTACTTCCAATACAGCAGGAATATTATTTTGCATATTAGGTACTTCCACATAACTAATTGCTCCTCCTGTAGAAAGATGTTGGAATTTAGATTCAAATTCTAGCTTACTAAAAGCATCTATATTTTCTCTAACGTCGATATGATAACTATTTGTAATATAATTCTTATCTGTTATTCCTGGTATAATACCGAATCTTCTTTGTAAACATTTTGCAAATTTATAAGTTGTGGATTCTATTGGAGTTCCATAAATTGCAAATCCAATATTAGTTTCTTTTTTCCACTTATCACATTTGTCATTCATATACTGCATTACTTCTAAGGCAAAAGGGGTCGCATCCGAATCAGTGTGAGATTTTCCAGTCATGTATTTAACGCATTCGTATAATCCAGCATAACCTAGAGAGATTGTAGAATATCCTCCATATAGAAGTTTATCTATTTTCTCACCTTTATCCAATCTTGCAATTGCACCATGTCTCCATAAAATTGGAGCAACATCTGAAACTGTACCTTTTAATCTATTATGACGACACATTAATGCTTTATAACATAAATCGAGTCGCTCATCAAATATTTTCCAAAAACTATCAAAATCTTTATTGGATGATAATGCTACATCAACTAGATTAATCGTAACAACGCCTTGATTACAACGGCCATAGAATTTATAATTACCATTATCATCTTTCCAAGGAGATAACATGCTTCTACAACCCATAGGAGGGAAACAGTTTCCTTCTTTATATTCTTTCATTTTCTTTTCAGAAACATAATCAGGAACCATTCGTTTAGCAGTACACCTAGCAGCTAACTCTGTCAAATAATAGTATTTACTATCTGGGTGTATATTATCTTCTTCTAATACATAAATTATTTTAGGAAATGCAGGAGTTATCCAAACACCTTTTTCATTCATTACTCCTTGCATTCTTTGATTAAGAGTTTCTTCTATAATTAACGCCAAATCTTCCTTTACCTGTGGATCATCAGTTTCCCCTAAGTACATGAATTCGGTAACAAATGGTGTTTGACCATTTGATGTAAGAAGTGTCAATATTTGATATTGTATAGTTTGTACACCTTTTTTAACTTCCTCGCGTACTCGTTTTTCTACAATATTATCTATAGCAGCTTTCATACTATCTGAAAAATCTACTAATTCTCCACCATATACAGTATTATGTGCAATTCTTTGCTCTTCTTCTACAATCTTTCTAATTTTTTGACGACTAATATCTACGAATGGGGCTAAGTGAGTAAGAGAAACGCTCTGACCACCATATTGGCTAGAAGCAACCTGTGCTATAATCTGAGTTGCAATATTACATGCCGTAGCAAAACTATGAGGTTTTTCTATTTTTGTTTCACTTATAACAGTACCATTTTGTAGCATGTCTTCCAAATTTATTAGACAACAATTATATTCCCTACAAATAAAATAGTCTTTATCATGGAAATGGAAAATACCTTCTCTATCAGCTTCCACTACATCTTCAGGGAGTAATAATCTATCAGAAATATCTTTGGAAGTTTCTCCAGCTATATAATCTCTTTGAGTAGAAATAATTGTAGGATTTTTATTTGAATTTTCTTGTTTAATATCTTCATTACATTGATTAACTAATGATAAGATCCTTTCATCCGTAGCATTAGATGAGCGTGTCATTGCTCGCTGATATCTATAAGTAATATAATTTTTACTAAGTTCATATTTATCAAAGCGTAGTAGTTCTTTTTCTACCATGTCTTGAACTTCTTCAACAGATGGTGCTCTACCTAAAGATTCACACTTAGTTTCTATCTCATCTGCAATATATTTTATAGTATCAATACTTAATCTGTCGGATTTATTTACACTTAAATTTGCTTTACTGATAGCAATTTCTATTTTATTCTTATCAAAAATTGCTTCAGTTCCATCACGTTTAATTATTTTCATAATTACCTTCCTCTCTTTTTTCTATTCTATTTCTTAAGATTAAAAAAATGTTAATCCTACTATCCTAAAAAATACTAAGGAAATTCATTTATATATCGAAAAATAAATTGAGATAATTTGAATTTATACTTTCCAATTCAAATTATCTCAATTATAGATTTTATTACTTACGAGGAACTCGTAATCCAGTTATAAGAGTTGAAACTTTTCCACTCTCTAAATAAGTCGTAGTGCCATAGTTCGCATATTTATCAGCAAGCTCATTTAAAAGAACATTTGAATGTCCTATTACCTTATTAAACGATAACTCATGCTCACACATTTTATTTTTAATGTACCTAGAATAACTTTCAGTTGTTGGATTTTTAGTTTTCCATTCCCCATTAACCCATTTACCAAGACCAATATAATCATAGTAAATGGAAATGTCTTTTGGATTATACTTATTGATAGCATAATCTAATCCAGCTAATACTGCCCAAATTTCTCCACCAACATTCCACATACCAGTATAATTTGGGTCAGTTATAACACCATAGACAATATCTACAATATATTCAGATTCATTTTCATCAGTAACTATTACAGCAGCGTAAGCTGTACTGTCTTTAGATAGTTTTCGATTAAATGAACCATCGGTATATATTTTCATTATCAATCACCTCATTTTAATTACATATATGAAGATTCGCGATTCATTACAATTGTAATGCTCTCTTTTGCTCTAGTTATAGCAGTATATCTACTCTTCTTTGTGAGTTCTGGAGTTCTAAATTTAGAATCAAAATATAAAACTCTATCAAACTCAGAACCCTGAGATTTATATACTGTAATAGCATATCCATATTCAAATTTTTCATTCATTATTCGACCACTATTCTTTTGGTCAGTATAAGATGCATTAATATATCGTGCATCCATTTTAAGATTTCTAAATTGTCGGTCAGAATCAAGAAAATCTGGTTCGAAATCTATTGTATAATATCCGCGATGCACAAATTGACGTGATATATCTGCAATATATCCTATCATCCCATTAGTTAGAGGATATCCATCTACTGTAAGATGCCAATTATTTTGACAACATACTATCTTATCTCCTATAACAGGTCTGGACTTTGGATACTTTTTAATAACTTCTCGAATATATTCATTTATTTTTGAGCGATAAAGATTTGTATTACATAAAATCTGGTCATAATCTGTAATCAATCCTTTATCCAATTCAAGTTCCCTAACAACTCTCGATTTACCATAATCACCTTCTAATATTGGTATTCCTTTTAATACCATTTGTGACAATTGAACTATTGGGTCATTTTCTTTCTGTCTCATTATTTGAGTAAGAATATGATCAGGTTTTGCAAGTATTGTAGAATCACCAAATACTGGCGGTAATTGATTCATATCACCCATAAATATTATAGGTACACCAAATGAGAGTAGTTCATCTCTCATTTTATCATTTACCATTGCAGCTTCATCAACAAAAATTAGACGATAATCTTCATCTAATCGTTCTTTTAAAACGAATACATATTTTAAAATTCTTGAATTATTATCATCTTCATCTATTATTGGTTTTGCATCATATATTAATGAATGAATCGTTTTTGCATTCATTCCATTTTTAGATAATTGAAGTACAGCTTTTCCAACATATGCACAAGCAATGTAACTGTGTCTTCCGAGACCTAACATGTCAACTATCATTCTAGCAGCAACACCTTTACCAACGCCAGCTGCCCCAGAGTATGAGAACCATTGCGGATGGTCTCCAATTTTAAGTCCTTTTTCCCAATTATTAAACCACACTTTTACTTTATCCAATAATATAGCTTGACTTTCTGTAGGTTCTAATTTCATATTACTCACCACCTTAATTTTTTACATTAATAAATTATTTGACAAGTATTTAAGATTATTCAATTTTATAGTGTTATAAAAAGGAGTCGATAATATTGTATAAAGTGAATGAATTATTATCTGCAAAGTATATTCAATCATCCCCCTATGGTTCTTCTAATGGGGATTTAAAAGTATATGTTCCTTCATTAATGTCCAAAATATCAATGGGTCTCCCAAAATCAACTCCAGTATCTTTAAATAAGTCTTGCTATATAAATGCAAATGATTGTAAACCAGCAGTCGCTTCAAAAATATCAACTCAAAATTTTATTACTGCTAAAGCATCATACAACTCGTACAAATATCCTCGCTACGGTTATGGTAGCTCACTAAAGATACAAGTAAAAACTGAGGATGGACTCATTTGTAAATTATCTCCAGAAGATGAAGATAATTCTATAACTTATTAGATTATATGAAAGAAGGTGAATTCATATGGCCAATTCGACTATGAGTATGGGAAAAGAACCAACCATAAAAGATTATGTTGCACAATTTAGAAACGAAGATTTTAACGTATCTTCCTTCTTTTTAAAGCAAGTATTTACAGTCAATGATAGCAAAATGCTCTTAAATTTTGAAAATCTGGTTATTAAATATATGCCAGAATTAAAAGATATTAAAATTAAGATTTCATTATCAAATGAAGAATATTCAAAATATAAATTTAATCCTAAAGTTCTCTCATATGATATTTATGGTACAACGGAGCTTTGGTTCTTAATATTGGAAGCAAATGAACTTCATACTATCACAGAATTTAATTCTAGGACAATTTATCTTTTCAGAGTAGATGTGGTTGATAAATTGGTAAGAATTTTAAATTTGGAGAATGAAACTAAAAATTATAATGAAGAAGAAATATCATCTGATTTAATTAAATAAAATATAGACGTGTTTATTAAACACGTCTATATTTTTATGACATTAATCCATTAGGAAGTGTACCTTTTAATGAATTTAATATTGAATCAGAACTTTTCTTTTCTCTATTCTTTTGCTGAAGATTAGTTAAATTATTTTTCTTATTTTCAGCCTCTTCATCAATTGATTCCAAATCATTTGCTAAAGACATAATACTCAATGTCCCCTCTTTATCAACATCTGGTTCTAATCGAATATTTTTCGCATTTGTAAACGGATGATTGAAATAATCACTTGCCATCGGTATTTTCTTACCACGAATCTTCAAACGTTTAAAAGTTAAGAATAGTCGCTGAGTTGATTTTTGTAATTCTAAGTTTATTAAGCATACCCAGTCAGAATCTTCAATAATATCCCAAGCATTACCTATTGAACTAGAACCTACAAACCTAGCAACGTCTTGCTTACTTTCACGCATTGCAGAATCTATAATAGAGTTACCTTCACGATTCAATTGCATTGCAGTAATTACAGGAATCTGATAATATTGAGCTATAGTTTTTAACTCCTTCGCAACAAATGACATTCTTACACGTTCGTCGCCATTTGAATTATGTGCGGAATCTATTCGTTTAATATAGTCCAATACTATACATATAGGGGTTAACCCCTTATTATTTAAATCTGATATCATTCCATAAATATCGGCTGTCGATATTTCCAAATTTCCAGCATATTTAAAGCAGATATCAATTCCACCACCGTTACGAAAATCTAATCCACCATCATCTCTTAAAGTTTCTAGAACTTGCTCAATAGACATATTTCTTAAATCAGAATCCATACCAGAATACATATCATAAAGTCTTTCAACAGTTTCTTCAATCGAATTTTCCAATGTTATAAATAATATACATTTTCTCATACCATTTTCATATGGTATAATTTGAGGATTATATCTTCTAACTTGGTCAGTTATATTTAATAAAGTACCAGATTTAAATTTTCCTGAACCGCCTACTATAGTATATAGTCTACCAGACTGAAATCCTGGAGATAATATTGCATTTAACTGCCTAATTCCAGTTTGTAAAATAGCAGCAGGTTGTTTTGCCTTATTAACAATATTTGACAATATATTTGCTGCATCTGTATTTGAGAATGAAAATTCTCTAAGCAGACCTTGATTTTGATCATTATCCTGAATAGATACCATTAGCTCACTAACGGTCGATTTTATTTCTTGTATCGTCTCAAAATATGATACGTTATAATCTGCTGTATCATCAATCTTTCTTAAAAGATTGATTAGTTTATCTTTCTTTTGATAAATTTCAATATATTGAAGTTTCTCATTAACGAACTTATTTATGTATTCGCATTCTGAGATATTAAGTTTATTTTTCATAAACCCGATATCATCAATAATTTCGATACCAGGTTCAAAATCCTGTCTCAACTGACTTCTAATTAAATCTAAATTCGTTAAACCTTTTCCAATCATTGAACTTAGAATAGATTGAATCGTGCATAATCTAAGATAGATTGGAACTTCATGGCGATATAATTCAGCATCACTATATCTTAATAACTTTTCTAGATTATATAAATCAGAACGTGCAATGTATTCACATTGAGTATATTGAATAAGTGCATTTAACATCTGCACGTCAAAGTTAAATTTTATTTTTCCAGAAGTTTGTTGAGAGGAACTTTTTCTAGTAACCACTTTACTCATGTGGATTTTTCACTCCCCTTTTGATTTCTGTTATGTCGATGTTAGCCTAAATTTTATTCTGTAAATTGCTCAGAAAGCCTTGGTATAAGAGGAATAATTTCTGGATAAAGTTCCTTTATTAATTGCTTTACTTTAGGTGTAAACTTATCAACATATGCACATATATTTGGATCTGCAGCAATTGCTTTGCATAACTGATCTTCTGTAGGATTCTTTAAAAATCTAACAAGTGCAGGATCTTCTTTTAATTTCTTTTCTACATATTCTCTCTTTAATGGAAGCTCTTTCATTAATGATGGGTCTTCATTGCAGGCATATTCTCTCAATTTAGTAGTTCGTAATTCAGCAGGAATCATATATATTGCTCCTGGATAGCTTTTAACTGCAGTATATATCATTCTTGGAGTTAACGAAATACCCATCTCCTTGAGATACTTTATATTTGCGCCATCCTCAGATAATGCAAATAGTATCATCTCTTCAGAAGGAGTTTTCATAAACTGAAATAATGATGGTTCATTCTCAATGCAGATTTTCCACATATTATCAGTAGTGTGTTTGTATTTAAAGATTAAAATCATAGATGGGTCATCTGCTAAGATTTCAAGAAGTCGTTGTTCTCTATTTGGGTCCATATTTTTCACCTCATTCCTAAATTATAAAACGTAAACGTAATTATAGTTATAGTACATATAAAAAATATATCTAAGAACTTTTAGTTTGGAAAATTTCTAAAAAGTTCTTAGATATATGTGTTTAAATATTCTACTTATTCTCTAAATATTTATTGATATACTTTGCTATCGTTGCAGTGGGTATATCGACAGATTTATTATCAAGAATAAATTGATGTACGATATTAGGTATATTTTTTAAATCAGAATCAAATATATACTGATATTTAGAAGCTTCTATTTCAACTTGTTTTTTCTTAACTTTCTTAGCTTCACGTTTAACCAAATCTTTTATCTCAATTTTAACTTGCTTACATGTACTATACTGTCGTTGAAATATATTGTAATTTACTAAGGCTTCATCGTTATTAGAGCTTAATAAATATGACACTCTGAGTTTTATCTCAGAATCATCCTTTAAATAATCATTTATCATATTTGATAATGATGCAAACTGCTCAGGTGTAGAATATTCATCTGAGCTAACTATTATAGTTTTATACTGAGTTGCTAAAGGATTATTTACTCGATGAATAAAATATTCATTTGTATCGGTATCTATTTCACCATAGATGAATCCCTTATCTTCTTCTTCGTTAAATTTCCATCTATCATAGCTTCCTACGTAATATAAAGATTTATGCTCATTTTTAACATGCCAATGACCAGATATCATAGGTCCTTTAATAAGCTTAGAAAACTTATCATATTCATAAATCATTGTAGCTAAGTTATGCTCTTGAATTCTATTAAATTCAATATCTGGAAGGATTGTATCAAAATTACCATGAAAGAATCCGATATTTGGATGAGGGATGAATTTACTATAATATACCTGATGATATTCCGATAAATTCATATTTTCATCTGGGCAATATATACATCTTAAGCCTGGAAGCAATTCCTCACTCTCAGTAGTATTAAATATTTTAAAATATCCATCATCTAATTCGTATGGTGGACGAAATATTTCCAACTGATCATTATCATGCTCTCTAGTACCTTTAAACATCCTAATCTTTTTAATGTTAGATTCCCTACATGTATTAACTAATTCGTCAAACCATTGAACTGCCGCAAGTGCAGTCTTTGAATTAAGTTGTAACCTATAGTCGAAATAGTCTCCAGCAATGATAATGAAATCTAAAGAATCTTTCATTTGCCGAATAAACTCTAATACCAACTGTAGATTATTATACATTTTATAACTATCCATAGCTCCCCAATGAAGGTCTGCTAATACAATAAATTTATATTTCAATTCTTGCCCCTCCATAGTTTAGATTTTGCAGATTTATTAGGAGCATTTTTAGTTTTTGGCTCCTCATCAGTTATAAATTTAAATAGCATTATTCGTGAAGTATTCATATTTTCATAACACAACACTGTCCCAAAATCATTATGATTATAATCTGACTTTGTAATACCAAGTATATTTCTCAATTCATATTGTAAATCGTTATAAACGTCTTCAAATTTATCATCTGGTGAAAGCTCATCTCTATTAAAATTAATAAATCCATAAATTCTCATCTTTGTGATATTTGAAGTATTTTCAGAACTTGAGACATTTATTAAAATCGGTTGTGCTGGTACCCAGTAGTTATCAACATAATTAAACGCACTCTTATTACTCAATAGATTTGTAAATATTTTCGGTGGATTACTATATTCTTTCATTTTGTTAAATCTAATGATTTCTCGATTAAGAGTAAATATTAAAGAATCACATATTAATGATGAGTACTCTTCACAGAATTCATTAACTATACCTTTTCTAAATGTCGATAATACAATCAATTGACTAACGTCTGATGATGAAATATTATTTATAAATGATACTTCTTTAGTATCAATATTTTCGGTACTATCATCTAGTCGTTGACAACCAAACATATGCAATTCATCATTTATAAATAAGTATTTACTAATTACATTTGACCCACTATAATATAGTGTAGGAGTGCATATAATTTTAACTTTCATTATACGTTCAGAATATTCTACAATATACTGTACCCTCAGTAACTTTTCTTTATATTCATTAAATATTTTTATTGGAATCCCAATATAAAAACTCAATATTGCATCATTTATATATTTTGAATATATAAAACAGTCATAGAAGTTCATTGAATCTATATTATTGAAATTAACCTTTGATTTTTTATTAAATCCGAATGTTACATCATATACTATTATCGGTCTATAGTACGATTTACTTTTTATAACTTTAATCATCAAAGGTGAATTTGGTATTGTCGAATCTATATACGTATTATTTTCTTTTAAACTGTCTAAAAGAATATCTTCATATATATAATTCGGAATAGAAGATGTTTCTACAAATATCATAATTTTAGAATATTTTTCATCATCATTATTCACTATTTCTATTTTTGTATTTATACCTTCATATGCCCATACTGATTTATTAAAAGTTTTTGCTATTAGAAAATTAATAAAATGACTAGACTCTAAATATTCATATACAGAAAATAAATCATATTTTGATTCTTTGCGAGAATTAGGCATTTTAGTACATTCTAAAAGATACTTAGAGTTATCATCTTTATCAATTTTATCAATGAGGAATATTCCATATTCCTCATTAAATAAAGTACATAATAAATTTATATTTTTAAAAATTGATGATATTTTTTGATGGTTTGAATTAGGTGACCCTTTTCCTAAAATAAAGAGTCCAGGAATATTAAATGGGAAGTTTCCATAATTATCATTTTCATTATCATCTTCAGTTGATGGGAATAACCCATCCCAAAAGTTATCGTTCATTAGTATCTTCCTTTCGTTTTTTAATATATTAAATATAGGTCTTACCAAGAATATTTTATAACTCTCACATAAATAATATATTAATTAATTGAGAGGTGATTAAAAATGCATATTTACGAATGTCCTGATGGGAAACAGGTTCCATCAGTAACTACGATATTGCAAGTATTAGGAAATAAAGAAATTATCAAATGGGCAAATATGCTAGGATTTAGGCACATCGATTATGATACAGAATTAAATCGATTAGCCGATTCAGGAACTTTAATTCATACAATAGTACAACATATCGTTGACCCATCACTAGCAAACGAACCCATTGTATTTAAAGATAAATTAGAAGAAGAGAAATATACAAAAATTGCAGATAAATTCTCAAATATGATAAAAGATTATTCGTATAATACAATTTTCACTGAGAAAACATTTGTATCTTCTAAACTTGGGTATGGTGGAACTATAGACTGGTTTGCAGAAATGAGTGGATTTAATATGCTCAACGACTTTAAATCTAGTAAAAGAGTATATATGAAGCATTTATTACAACTTGGTGGTTATTATAATTTAATGACTGAAAATGGTTATAAAATAGATGGTGGTTCAATAATTCTTGTAAATGAAAGAATATCAACATTATATCCTATAAATCAAAAAGATATCGATGAGCTTGGAAAGATATTTAATTCAATTTATTTTGTATATCAAAATGTAATTGAACGTGAGTTAATTCCATATGATAATGATTTATTGACTAAAATTAAAGTAGGCTAGATTTTTCTAGCCTACTAATATTTTTTGTTCGATTTTAACAATTCTTTAAAGTTTACGAATACATATTAAATATGAAAGCGAGGTTAATTATAATGCGTCTTTATTCAAATTCAGATATGTTTATTAAAATGAATTCTGGAAATGCAATATATGGACAACTTACAACAGCTGTAAAATCAATTAATGACACATGTGTTTTAAATTCGAAGATTACAGAAAGTTTGGATAGCGTGCAAAAAGCATATAAAGAAACTCTTACACTAAAAGCGGTTGAGGCAGTTAAAAAATTTGAAATAATTTTAGTTGCAATGCCTATAGATAAGAGATTTCCTGCAAATATTCCATATATTAAAACAAAAAGAAATGGTAAAAATTGTGTAATTGTTGATATTAGTAAGTACTCTACAATTAAAAGATCGGAAAACGGTAATATCTTAGAAGCGAAATGTGATATTCCTAAATTATATAATCTTTTAATTCCTGCATATATTGCACTTAATGTACTTAATGATGAAACAGTTATATCAACTGAAACTACTAAATGGATGTCTTTTTTATGGGCAAAATTATTTAATCATATTTTAAAAACTCAAAGAATTTTTGTTAATAATCAAGAACGTTACGAAGCGTTCATGTATTTTGCAATGAGATTCTTCATGAAGTATTATTTAGAAACCCCTCCAGCAATTATTGATAGAATATCCGGAGAGTTTATTAAGAATACTAAATCAAAATACATTTTAATGATTGAGTCAAATTTAAATCAAAAAGGTATTGATTTATATAAAGATTGGTCAACATTTGCATATACAATGTTTTCCAATGAAATCACAAATATTCATTCAATCACAAATATTGATATGAATGCTGAGCAATATTTAAGACTTTTCTCATCTTATATGGGAAGAGATGGTGCATATTTAGCATTATGGAGTGCAGATTATTTCTTCTATTGCTTATTTGTGACTTTTAATAAAGCATATATATTAAATGATAGATCATGGGATGTTATTGTAAATGAAGATAGTAAAATAATGCCAAGAATTCTCAGTGGATTATATAAAGAAATATAATTTTATAGATAGAAGGAGAAATCTCCTTCTATCTATTTTTTATATTAAATCCTTTATTTTAAGTCAAAAAACAAACTCGTAATCCATAAGTCCAAAGTATTTTGAAATGAAAGTTGGTGATTTTTATGGCAACTACAACTAATAACGTTTATGCTGATTATACTAATATATCAGATATTAAGAGTTATTGGTTAAATAATATAGCCACTAAATATTTTGATTTTAATAACGTTAATAATTATAACGTTGGTATTTTTGGATATGTAAATGAAATAATGGCAAATACTGCAGAAGATTCATTTAATGCTATAGCAGTTGCAAGACGAGAATTTTATCCTGTCACTGCACAGTTTAGTTCATCCTTATATGCGATGGCAACTCTTCAATCAATAGATATCCCATTAACTAAACCATCAACATGTAAATGTGCATTAATAATTCCTCAAAATGAAATTATTGAAAATTCAACATGGTCAGATGATGTAGGGACATGTGTTATTGATAACTGCTTAAAGATTTTTGCTGGCGATATTCAATTTATGTTGGATTACCCTATTATAATTCTTTCAAAAGATAATGGGGGTAAATATTCGCATACAATTCATTATGATACAAAAGTATCTAATTCATTAAATACTTCAAATGATACACGATATATCTCTAATAAGATACTTAAGGATAGTGGTATAAATTATGTTGTATTATTTATTGATACAATTCGTCAATTAGAAATGACGGAGATTACAAATATCGTAATTAAAGATAGTGTATTAGATACAATCACAATGGATATTGACTTCGATGGAAACCTTGCAAATTTTGAAGTTTTTTACAAAGATAATGCAAATGGTAAAGAAGAACAGTTGACAAAAGTAATGATAAATGGAAAAACTCCAATGACTAAATATGTACAATATGAATTGGTAAATTCAAATAAAATTAGACTGACTTTTAGATATAACTCTATCTTTACACCTAAATATAATTCGGAAATTATTTGTAGGGTATATACATCTCAAGGTTCAGCTGGTAATTTTAATTCTTTTGCAGAAGACCTTGTATGTAGTTCCGAATCTGAAAAGTACCCATATAATACAAATATGACAATTCTTGGTAAAGTAAATGGTAGTGCAACTGGTGGTGCTGATCAAATGCTTACAGAAGAATTTCGTAATGCTATATTAAAAGCATATTCTACTAATAATACAATCACAACATCACATGATTTACAATTGCATTTTGATGATATTGCCGATAATATATCGAATGTAAAAGTATTATTTAAAAAGAAACGAGATGATCCATTAATTCGTTTATTTGGTGCATATTCAGTAATGAAAGATTCGGGAAAAAATATAATTCCTACTAATACTCTAGATATTGAATTTAAAAAGAGTGACTTTGTAGAAGATTTAACATCTATTTTATCACGAGTTTCTATAAAACCGGGATCAATTTTTGAATATAAAAACGATAATGATTATACTTTAGTATTAGCTAAAGATGAGAATGGGAAACCTAAGACATTTTTAGATATCCAAAATGAGGATTCTAAAGATAAATTATACTTTACAAACCCATTTTTAATCGGTGTAAATATTGATCCTAATAGTGTAGGATATTATATGGCATCAAATAATATGTATCTTCCTATAGAATATATATATGTAAATGATAACTCAGTACAGCAATTCATTGCTGGTACATTGTCAGTATATAGAAATTCGATTATTGGTTCAAATTATTATCGATTTAGAATTCTTTTAACTCCAGCGACCGATATCGATCCAACATCAATAATTACATTCAGTGATACTTCATCTGATGATAATCAGATTATAGCAGCGCATAATGGCAGAGTCATAAATGAAGAATATTATTTTGACAATGAAATACAAGCTGGTTATATTAGGTATACTATAGAATATTATACTGAAAATGAAAAAGAGAGAATACAATGGATACAAGCATCAAATACGATATCGATTAATAAAGAATCGATTACTGGATACGAAATGTTATTTAATGTAGGAGATGAATTTATTTCTGGTGATATATTAGCAACAAAACGAGTTGGAGATAAAGGAAATCTTGTAATGTGTGGAGATTTACCAGAAAATAATTTATTTAATAATGGAAAATATATACCTTTTACAATACAGAGCTATAATGAATCTGTTAAAGGTTATGTAATGGAAGCATATCTTGCAACAGATGACGATATTAGTCTTTCTGAGCAGATAGTTATTACTCATGGAATATATGATAAATCTGGTATTGAAGACAGTAATGTTGCTGTTAAGATGAGAAATAATACTCTTGAAATGAATGTATTATATAAAAACATTGGAGACAACCAGAGCTCAAATAAATATCGTGATAGAGGATTTGTAGGACTAAATGAGTTTACTCTTACAAATACATATATAAGTAATGAGAATGAAAATATTAACTTTGTTGGAACCCTTCCATTTATACGAAGCGTTGTTGATTTTAAACCACCAGAAAAAGAAGGTGACTATAAAATAATAATTAAAGAATCACCGTTAATTGGTGCTCTATGGGCTATCAATAAAGACAATATAGACTACTTTATTTCTAAATATATTTCTATTAACGATCAACTTAATAGTGCATATTATACTTTAGAAAATAACTTTAGTATAGATAGTAAATTCTATAATACTTATGGTAAAGCTAGATTCTTTACTGTTGGTAATAGTTATGATAAAAATGGAATGGGTAAACTTGATAGTGTTAAATGTAAATTCCATTTTGGAGTTAAACTTAATACAATTGCATCGAATGATCAGTTTATTAAAAAATGCAGAAAGTTTATTCAAGATTATATTGAATCAGACGATAAGATTACAACTGCTGGCCAAGATCTGTATATTATGAATTTAATATCAGAAATGCGTTCTAATTTTAGTGAAATCGCATATATTGAATATTACGGATTCAATAAATATACTTACGAAGCTCAAAAAGTTATTGGTCCAGATCTTACAGATTATCAAGAAAACTTTATTCCAGAATTTCTAAACTTAGATATTCTTACTGATTTAAATGGAGAATCTTATCCAAATATAGACATAGATATCTTAAGTTAAGCTAAAAACAGAGACTTAAATATGTATTAGAACAATCTTAAAATTGGAAAGGAATGATAAACCAATGAAACGCAACACTTCGTTGCTTGCCGATCAGGTAAGAAATAAGCTCACTGGTAAATGTACTACAGGTATTATCACCGAAGCATTTATCAATGCACTTCCTTTTGATAAAGATGAATTAGCTAATGAAGCTGCAAACCTTAGTAGATATGCAGTAAATGTTATTGATAAAATGCACCCTGAAACTCTTTTAGACCGTGCATTAGAATCTACATTAGGTAATCAAAAAGCTAATTTATATGTATCTAACTTAAAATCTGCAATCGATGATGTAGTAACTACAGCTACTAAAAGAATTGTGCAGGAATCTTTAGTAAGTGATAATCCAACACCCGAAATAGTAGCTCAGACAAAACTTAATAGCGATGAGACTGAAAAACTTGTAGCTGCAAGTAAAAAGTCTGGTACTGACGAGGTTGCTAAACTTGTTAAAGAAAAAATGATTAATGTAATCAAAGATGAAAAAACAGCATATGAAACAAGTGCAAAACTTCGTGAAGAAGTTAAGGACGTTATTAGACAAGAAAGAGAAGATTTAAAAGCTGAACTTACAAATGATGAAGCAATTGAATCTTACTTCAGTTTAGTACTTGAGCCTACCGATGCTCGTGAGCACATATCTGTATTTTCAAAAATGCAAGACGTTTGTATGGAAGGAATTCTTCATTCAAGAGAAGAATATGATGGAGAAATTCCATATTCAACACTTGAAAAAATTACTCTTGAATCAACATTCCCATATTTTGATCTTTCAAATAAAACACTTATGGAAGATCTTGAAAATATGATGATTGTTACTGAGAGTGTAAGTGAGTGTTCTGAAGAGGAATCTGAAATAAAGAAAAAGAAAATTGCTAAGACTGCATTTATATGCACAATTTGCATTATGACACTTTTAGAAACTCTTAAGACAATGCATATTGCTAAACCTAGTATCGCAGATGTTAAAAACTTCGTTGACGATAATACATCCGTTAAAAAGTTAACCAATGTAACGCTTGCAAATGTAGAAGATAAAGTTAATGCAGTGGTTAATGATACAAAGAAATCCGTTGCAATGGGTGCATATAATACTTTAGAACTTGAACAGGCAAAGGAAAGTCTTGAAAAAGTTAAAGGTATTATTGATAGCATGATAGTTGCAGAATCTGACACCGAATGTAAATCTCGTATTCTTACCAAGATTGATAGTGGATTAGATTCTATAAACTCTTCTAATAAAGAAGAAAATAAAACTGTGACTGGTCACTTTATAACACGTTTAAAGGAAGAAAATTTGGCTAATCTTGAGCATGGTATTCAAATACTTGCTAAAAAGCCAATGGTTCAAGAAATTAAAGTTAGTGTAAGAAGTGATTTAAAATGCAGTGAAAATTCTAAAGTTGATATTGAATTGAAAGGTGTAGATGCAAGTGGTAGTCCGGTTGCAGTATATATGATTTCTATTCATGCTCTTGAAGAATTTGGTGCTACAGTAGCAGAAGTTATTCGTGACTGTGCAAATTACTGTAATCTTGGAAATAAACCTGTAAAAATGTATTTTACGGATTCTGGATATGCAGTACCTTTAAAAGGTTAAAAGATATAGAAAAGTATAGGAATATTCCTATACTTTTCTTTTATTGAGTGTAATATTTTTTAACAAATTTAGTAATAATATAAAAAATAAATAAAGGAGGTATTTATTATGTACGATATCACTGAAATTGTTAAAATTATCCTAACATTAATCTCTCTTGTAATAACAACATTCGTTATTCCATATATTAAGAGTAAGACAACTAAGGAGCAGTTAGAAGAAATTAATGCATGGGTAAAAATAGCTGTTGATGCAGCTGAGCAAATATATATTGGTAATGGTAGAGGTAAAGAAAAGAAAAAATATGTTATAGACTGGCTAGAAGCCCGTAATATAAAATATGATGCTGATAAAATTGATGCAATGATTGAAGCTGCTGTATATGCTTTAAAAAAGAAAGGAGAGTAAAACTACTATGAAAAAAGGTATTGAAATGATTCCAGATTCTTCAAATTGCAATAATAAAGAAAAGAAGAAGAATAAAAAAGGATTTCGTAATCATGTAAAAAACATAGGATTTACAAATAGATTAGCAATATATCTAATTCTGTTATTGACATTTGGCTTGGCTGGTGGATTATATCTTGCTTTACTAAGTATTGAATATAATTATACTGGACAATTATTATGTTGGACGGTAACATTTACTCCATTATCAACATGCTTATCAATAGTTCTTGGAAAAGTAGTAGATAAGAATAGAGATGAAAATACTGGAGGAAATGGTGATGGTATAACATTTGCAGCTGCACAGGCTAATAATTTTTTACACAATATTGATATGAGTGAATGTGATCAGTATTGCGATGATGAACCACTTATGTAAAAAATAAGGAACGCTTAAGCGTTCCTTATTTTTATTCTAGATAATAAGTTTCAATAGATTTCCATATACGTTTATCATTAAAATTAATATTATACTTTTTAATTACTGTAGATATTTTATCAGCAAAAACTTCACAAATATTATTTTTACAATCAACGTTAGAAAATTCTTTTGCTAAAATAATTCCCAATATATAAGATTCTGATAATTTTGTATTCTTACTAATATTATGAGGACCTTTTAGAATATCAATTCCTCGTTTAATAAGATTATTTGTTAAATTAATTCGAATAATAGTAGCGATTCTTTTTGATATCTTATACTTTTCCATAACTAACGTTAAAGGTATTAATCTACTACAGATAATATTAATGGATTCATCATCAATATATTGTGTAAGCATGTTAGTATTTTTATAAATTCTACTATAGTCAACATCCTTTGGTAGATTATGTCTCCATTTATTAATATCAATTGCTTCCATAGATGTAGATTTAATTTCTTTCTGAGATCTGTTCTTTCGAGTATTTTCCTTCTTATGAACAAAATTCGATTTCTTACCTAATTCTTCTGATTTACGATATTGACGTTTATATTCTACGGCAGGAGTAAAATCTTTCGAAACGATCTCATGTTTTATATCACATTTTTGCATATTATTATAAGATACACCAACTAGGTCATCTTCACAATCTTGTAAATATTTAGGGATATTCATACTACGTCCTAAGTGAAAATCAATAGCATTATCTACTTCATTCATTATAAATGGGTCAAGTTGTCCAATAGATGCTATTATTTGATCTGTGTATATAGTCATTAAACTATATGGATAAATATGAGATATTTCAGTATCACCAACATAACACTTATCAACGTGGTTATAAAAAGATACTTGTATACCAGGTTTATTTTGAGTGCCAGTTGTACAAACTGTAATGGTTCTTAGTATATGTGATGGATTACTTACAACTATTAACGGTCTTCCATTCAGAAAAGCTTTATCTGATTTAGGTGGAAATTTTACAAATACTATAGACCCCTTTGTAAATAAATAATTAGATGTTCGCATGTATATTAGTCATCTCCTGTTTATTAAAAATATTTTAAAATTGATAGAATTTCTTTAAGATAACTCTATAGTTTAAACTTTGCTCTATTTTGAGTTCATAATAAGCTTGAAGAAGTGCTGAATATGCATTATATATAGTAGCTGCCTTTGATGCATTGGACATTACTAATTTTATTTCTTCATCACTTTCAGACGTTCTTCGTATTTGTTGCTCTAAAGTTTTTATCTTATTATATGAACTCTGTGCACTTTCTAAATAGCTATTACATTTATTCGCAATCTGTTTAGTAGATAACGCACCAGCTTCTATTTGTGGTAATTGTGAATTATTAAATATAATTTCTTTTTTATCGCCACGATATTTTGATACTATGTATTTAACAAAATTAGGAATTGTATTTATTGGAGCATCTCCACTATCAATGTAAGGCGATAATAATACTTCTATAGTTTTGCCTTGTGGAGCATTTATTATTTCAGATATTCTAGAATTACCATTTGTAGTTCCGTTAACTGCGCGAAGTTTATCTAAGCATGTTATTGTTTCACTCATAATCTTTTCAATTCTCATATCAAGAAAATTATCATTATATTGATAAGTAATAACTTTCACACGATCATAAGGCTTTATCATACTTTTTCTTCTATAATAAAGATTAAAAAATCCTTTATCGGTTTCAGCTAATAATCTTAAGCGATTTGATAGTTTTCTTTTAAGTGAATCAAATATTTCAAAAATCTTCTTTATTAGCTCTTTTACCTTAGTAATAATTTTATTGATTAATAGAGTTTTAGAAGCAGCTTTAGATTCATCAGATCTAATAGTATCACGTACTACTTTAGTTGAATCACCCGATGTAGAAGTTTCACCCTCAGCTTCTAATGCCATATCAAGCTCGTCTGCAATTATACTTAAAATATCTGAATTGTGCGATTCATACGCATATAATAAAGAGTTATATTCAGCTTTCATTATAAATATTCTCCCTTCAATTTATTATATTTATCCCAAAACTTATGAATTTGTCCGAATCTATAAACTTTTGAATATTTAATTAAGAATGACAAATTATACATGAGAATATGGAGAGGGAGATGTAATAATGAACGAATTAAAAACTCATGGGTATGATATCTTTTTAGGTGGTACACATCATTCTACCTGGAGAAAAGATTTTTTAAAACTTATTAAAAACATGAATTCAGATATTAACTGTTATGACCCATCAGTTGAACGATGGACATATGAGAATGTTATATTAGAAAATCTCGTAAAGCAATACACCAAATATCATGTATATGTACTAAGCCCAAATATGGTTGGTATATATAGTGTTGCAGAAATGGTAGATTCTGTTCACGATGATAAAGTTAAAACGTATTTTTACATAATGCAAGAAGATGTTGATTCTGATGGGAATACAGTATCATGGAATCCAAGATTATTGAATTCAATATATGCATTAAATAATATGATGTTAAAACATGGTGCACGTAAAGCATCATCCTTAGATGAACTAGTGGAGCAAATAGTTAAAGATTATAATCAAACAAATTAAGAAAGTAGGATACATATGTATCCTACTTTCTTTTATTATTCGATATTTTATTTAGCTTCACTAATATTTTTATCGAATTCGGTAGGTTCAGTAACTTCACCATCAAATGATTCAAAAGGTAATCCATCAACACTGATTCCACCTATAAGTCCCTGTAATAAATCATAATCAGGATGATTAACTACTGCGTCAATTGTAGCAGATACCTTATTCTTAATAAATCTAGCATCTTCCTCAAGACGATTCTGAATAGTTCTCTCATTGTTAACCTTTACATCGAATCTGCGTGTAACAGATAAGAACTGATTAGAGGTGATTACTGTAGTAAGTACATTTACAACTGCTCTCAATATTTCAATATCAGTAGCAGCAGAATTTATAACTTCCCAACTACCAATAGGATTCATTTCTTCTGTACGAAGATTATAGTCTAAACATTCTTTGCTAGTTATAATCATATCTAATATTTCCGGATTAGTTAAATTACATTTAATGTAGCTAATAGGTATCATATCTTCATCTTTATTAGCATCATTCTGTGTTACTAATCTTGAAGCACTGTTATTTGGTTCTTTATTCATAATAACTTGTAATGATGTAAGATAGAAGCAATTATATAACATCTGTAAAACATCATATGAATACTGACCAAAATAAGCTAGTGGTGCTGTATTTGTATGATATGCTTCTAGCAACTCTTTAAGAAGTGATAATAATTCAATGTTCATACCACGCACATATCCATTCTCATATGCTGAACGGCATGCTAATACTGCATCGTCTAATGCATCTTTATCACATCTCTGCTGTATATCAGAAAATGCACCAACCTTAATCACTCCAGTAGAGCCTTTAAGTTTTATATAACGCATTTGAGTAAATAAGAAATCTTTATCAAGCATTCCTCCAATAGTCTTTAAAGCTTTAGATTTCATATTTTCATAATCTTCTTTAGCTTCTGTAACTATTGCATTATACTGTACAGGATTAGCTACAGTTTCATAGTCCTGTAAAAATGCTTCTGTTTTATTAAACGTAATGCTCTTAACTGTACCCATACATCTACGAATAACTTCTTCTGGGCTTTCAAAAGCATACTGTTCAAGAGAAAACATTGGATCTTCTATCTTTTCATCAGCAGAGTGTGTCTGATTATGATATAATATGTTGAAAGCTTTCACTTTTGCTTCATCAAATACTTGAGCATTTGATAATACACATAAATCTGAAATTGACTTTCTCTGAATATTTGCTGTCATAGGTATTTGAACCAACATTATATTCGGAATTTGTCTATTCTGAACCATTCTCTGCACGCTAGAATCGATCCATGATGTCACAATGTCATCAAAATATGGTGCAAGTATAATTACTTCGAGATTATCTCTACTAGCAAATCCACTAATTCCACCAATAATCTTTTCATGCATTTGAAATGTTACGTTATGGTCAAATATAACAACTCTGCATGGATGATTCTTATAATCGATTATACCAGCATCACAATTTACATATGCTGGATAATTTAAAGTTCTTGCATCAAACTTATACCCTTGCTGAATTTCATAAGTTGTCTCAGAGTTTTTATCGAGAGTTACCTGAATATTTGGATTATTTGTCTCTTGATATATCTTTTGTATAATTTCGGCAAATTCATGATTTCCATTAGTAGCAACATATGCTATCTGATATATATCCGAAAAATCACCGGAATCATCTATCTTTTGAATATTTTTATTATTTCGTAATTCTCTTTCTATATAAGTATAGAATTCATTCATCGTATCAATAAAGTCCGCCTGACGAAATCCATCTTTCTCTATTTTTGGAATGAATTCCATATACATTTGACGAAGAAAATTATTTGCTGCAACCATTGCTGTAGTTGTACCATCACCTACGGTGGTTACGCTATTAAAACTAATCTTCTTCAGCATATTAAATATGCTATTATATGTTGGGTCAGTAAACTGGAGCTTATTTAAACAAGACCATCCATCTTTACTAGGATATGTAAATCCAGTTCCTTCATCAATCATTGTTGTAGAGCCATAAGGGCCAAGGGTTTTTACAACCATATCGGATGCAACCTGAGAAATAGCGCATACTAATTCTCTATATTCTTTACCATTAATTACATTGCTATTAGATAATATTTCATTATATAATGCACTTTTGATATAATCCATTATATTATCTCCTTTCATAAATTATCTTCCAACTTTAAAATTTTCTGGGTCTGGTTGAGTATCCTCAAATAAGTTTGGTTCATATCTAGCAAATCTCATTTTTGTTTTTGGAATTCCTAATTCCATATCCATTAATTTACCGATAATATTAACATTTTCAAGTTCCTCAAAATTGATTATTTTTTTACCAGGTGTTTCTGGGTCTTCAAGTATTTCATGTTTGACATTCCCACTATGATTTCGTAATAAGAAAAATGACTCATTTGTATGGTACTTATCACACTCATCAATCATAGTATTAATATCCTCAGTAGAATTACTAATAATTGTAGTATATTTAGTACCTGAATTTGCTTTACTTTCGAGAAATCCCAACATTGTACCACTAACAATTTTAAATTTTTCCAATACAGATAATGGGATAATATGTTTTAAGTATTGATAATCAATCTCTCTAATATCCCATGGATATAGTAATGTAATAGACTTTACAAAGTTGGAATACGCTAATTCAATTATTGCGTGTCTAAGCATAGTTTCATTACAAGGTACATAGTAATATTTATCAATTGCTGTAACTATCGCATTTCTGATATATTCATCACTCAATTCTGCAAGAGTATCGTCAGTCGATGCCAGATATCTTATTAAATCATCTCCTGTAAAATATGAAGTATCTAAATATATATCATGAATGTTAAACATTGATGTTGTCTTTAATTTATATAATTCTTCGGAATAGTGACTATTTAGAAGACCATAATATATAATATCGCACTCAGGAATCCAATTTCCTAAAATATCAATTAATATATTTTCATCTCTATTATCAGCACTAAACAATGGTGGTTGATTATATAGATCTTTTCTTTCAGTATATCTACCCATTTTAATACCTACCTTCTTATAAAAAAGTGAAATTTATAAATTTCACTTTTTAAATTTATTATCCAACTAAATCAGACAATGTTGTTACTTCAGTAGCAGTAACCGATGGAAGATTTGATGAAGCAGCTACATTATTAACATTGTAATTCTGCTGAACTCCTGAATTAGAAGGTGCTCTATATCCACCATTTTGCTGATAATTAGGTGCTGGAAGCTGCGCATGAACTGCATCTGCTATAGATCTCATATATTCCATAAATCTCTGATTTATAGATGACATTGCCATAGATGTTCCATGAGCAGCAATATATCCTCCAGCTAAATCATTATAAGCACATATCGCTTTTGCAAATACGTAAAAATCTGCTTGAATTGGAAGTACGTTCATTTCACCATTTGCAGAATCATATCCTTCAATAATTGCAGTGCTATCAAATTTAAATCTTATGGTATCTTTTGCTATTTTGGTTGAAGGGTCACAATTTCTATGCATCAATAAATAGAAATCTCCATCTCTTACTTCAACCTCAATCATATTACTATGAGCATTATTAGTAAATACACCATAATGAGCATTGTTACCTTTATCATATTCAGGTATAAGATGATCATTTATTGCACGTTCTAATGCCAAAGCATTCTTTTGAGTTAACACTGAAGAGTGTCTATTTTCTGTAGGATATTTTCTAGAACCATCAGGATTTACAAATGGAAGCCATATAGCAATCCCTAATCCATTATTTAAAACTGATAATTTTAATTGAGCTCCTGTTGCAGAATCCCATATTGTCATCATTGCAGTAGTTACTGAAATTTGATTATTGCTATATACTCTACTTTCATTATTATTTTGATAATTTTCACTCATTTTTATCACCTTTCTTCTTATTATTTTTGAGGTATTCAATATAACATGTTATTATTATTATAAATATTATCGGACTCATCAATATAGATAGACAATTCATAAATACTCGTTCGCTATAACTCGGTTTATAATTATCTATATAATTATTAAATTCTAATATTGCTATATTACATATAGCGATAAGAACCCATATAATTAATATTGATATAAATATCGCATTCATATTAATTCCTCCTCTTTTTTATTTTTTATATTTATAACCCTTGTCAATTACTCAATAAAATAATATATCGGTGATTATTATATTTAAATAATCACCGATATATTTTAATATCTATTTACCATCAACTATAGATGCGGCTACAATATTTATATTTCCGGAAGGGGATAACATTTTCTTTCCTTTAGACTTTTTAGTCTGGTCAGGTATATCATTACCTTTTAGAAATACAACATTATTTCGCATAGCAACTGCAACATCTTGGTCTTCACGAATACCACTTACGAATCTCATTGTATCAGTTGGGTCAAGTGTCATCATATATCCTTGATCTTTTAAAGAACCTCTTCTAGCAGGTCCTCCAAAATATTTGATACTAACTTTCTTAACCATTCCTTTATCAGAAATCATTACAATGTAATCGTCATCAGAACCAATCGGTGCAAATCCTGCAACCTCATCATCATCTGCAACTCGCATTGTAATAAGACCCATTGAATCTTTAGCCTGTTCAGCAATATCTTTCATCCGTAAGATTGTGTATTCACCTTTCTTAGTATATATGATAATAGTAGAAGTATCAAATATAACATCTGCAGCAATCATAGAATCATCATCACGAATCTTCATTGCACGGATATTCTTATTATTCTTCATATCAACATATACTGACATTGGGGTTTTCTTTGCATATCCTCTTTTACTAATTGTGAGTAAATAAGGTTCGCCAATCTTCTTACGCATTGTCTCTATGAGGTCATTATCATATGACTCCATACATCTAACAATTTTACCACTTAATTTAGATATATCGAATATTTTATGTCCATAATGAGATGTCTCTGTATTATCAATATTATGAACTGGAATTATTGAATATCTACCAAAAGTATCAAGGAGAGTAATACTGCTAGTATTGTGAGCAATACACTGATGTATTGGAAAGTCGCCTGTCTTAAATGAACCCATATTTGTATTTTTAGAAGGATTAGTAGGGTCATATGCTAATTTCTTTAGTAGACCGCCTTTACTAACTACAATTGAATGAGTTGTATCAGCAATTCTAACACCAGTTTCTTCTGCAATTATTTTAGATTTTCTAGGAGATGCATACTTACGTAAATCTTCAAGTTCATCTAAAATAATTTTATCAATTTTCTTTTCTGAACGTATTGTCTTCATTAAGTCATCACGCTCAATAATTAAATCTTCACGTTCTTCTTTATAACGTTTTCTGGCATCTTTAGTAAATGCACTTAAACGCATATCGTAAACTTTTGCTGCTTGATACGATGTCATTTTTCCAAGTTTCATAAGTTTTTCGATTGCCTCAGAAGAATCCGAATTCTTAATAATCTTAATAGTCTTTTCAATGTTCTCTTCTTTAAGAAGATGAATAAGTATTCCTAACAAGTCAATTCTTGCAGAGAGCTTTGTTAATTTCTTATTAAATAAACGACGTTTATAACTTCTACGTTCATCTAACCAAGAATTTATTAACTCACGCATATTTAATCTTCTTACAGTTAAATTATCTAAGACTACTTTAAAATCTATGGATACAGATTTCTGCAAGTCGGTTGTAGTATATAGTTTATTCAATATAGTATGTGGGTCATGAGCTTTATCAAACACTAAACGGAAATCTACTTTAGTTTTAACGTTTCCATCCTTATCCTTTACCATATATGAATGGTCTTGAATATCTTTAATAGGTAATACACCTGCTTTTACCGATGAAACTATTTTATCCTTGATACTTATAAGAGAAGTCATCCAAGGAAGACTTGTAATCTTTATAATCCAATTACGATTACCTTCAATAATTTCTGCATCAGCACGCATTTTTAATACACCTTTACCAGTATCGATAATATCTTTAAAACTCTGGCCATCATCGATAATTTGACATTCACTAGGTAAATCAGGAATCATAAATACATTTGCAGTTTCAGGATTTTCTATAACCCTTTTACATACATCAACTATATCTACTATATTATAAGTAGGTATTCTAAAAGCATTACCAAAAGCAATACCCATTCCGCCATTAACCAATATATTTGGAAATTTTGCAGGTAAACTCATTGGCTCATTTAAATCACTTGCACTATTGAAAATCATTTCAACACAATCATCATCATAATCATCAAAGAAACATTCTTTCGCATATTTACTCATTGATGCTTCAGTGTAACGACTTGCTGCATAAAATTCGCTAGTTGCACTTCCAAAGTTACCTTTACCATCTATTAATGGACAAGGCTTCTTCCAACTCTGTGCCATACCAACCATTGCAGGATAAGAATCTCCATGACAGTGATATACAGCAGTGTAGCCTCCAATCATAGTAGACTTAAGTTTATGACCAGGGAATGCCTTAGCTAAGAATAATGCATAAAGTATTCTACGTTCTACAGGTTTTAAACTATCAGAAAGTCTAATTATCTGACGGAAAATGTTTACATTACTTGCATATAATGTCATATTCTTTTTATCATATTCCGCAATATCAACATCTTCAATATCTCTTTCATTCTGGAAGTCATTTTCAAAGACTCCATCCCAGATACGTTTTTCTATCTTTTTATCATTTTTACTCATATTTTAACCACCTCCTATTTAATCTACTTTGCAAATACTCATCAAGATTGCATTTGCATCAACTCGCTGTGCACCTTCGATAGCTTGGTCTATTAAATCTAATCCTTTAGATGATGAATAAAGAGTAGAATTACCGAATCCGAGTTTATTAGGGTCACCATATTGATTTGGTATTACATATGATATCAAATAAGTGTGCTTTTTTGAAAATATTTTCATAAATAAAAATCCTCCTTAGTTATCGATATCTGCATATGATAGTGGTGTACTATCGATCAGTTCTCTACGAGCTTCTCTAAGTTTAGGAGATTTACCATGAAGTAATTCGAATACTTCTGAAGTAGTATCAAAATCATTAATATCAATTTTAAGAAGTTTACGATATTTAGGATTTGTAGTAGTTCTGAATAATAAATCCGCATCAGCTTCTCCAAGTCCTTTGAAACGCTGGTCTATCTTGATATTGAATGCTTTATCCATTTCAGTAAGGAATTCTCCGATAGTTGCACGAGTCATCTTATCGTTAGGATTTTTCTTATTTCTATACCATACATACATTGATGAGTTTTTCTTCATCTCATTGATAAATCTCATTGCACTCTTATCAAAGAGACTATCGCATATTAAACTAAAGAAGTTACCATCCCATGACCCTATTAAAGAACACGCATTCTTATCATAAGTCATTTCAGGATATATTTCTTCTAATTTCTTTTGGAACTCTGCAGGACTTTTAGTATTTACTTTTAGATAACATACATTTTCTAAAATTCTAGGGTCGCATGCAGCTTTCTTTCCTAAGTTATCTAATTCGAGTTTATATTCACTATTCATATTAAGCCAATTAATAATCTCTTTCTTAGACATAGGATATACTTCTGGCTGTCTAGATTTTCCACCTTTAGAAGTATTAGCTACTTCTAAAGCAACTTCACAATTATCTGCAATTATACCATTTATCATGTTATAATATTCTATCTTATCATATAACCATTCTCTACCATTATAATATTTACGAAGGGAACGTAAATCCATCAAGTATAATGGCGGCATCGCTTTGTATATCTTTCCTTCTCTTATTAAGTCTGGCATGAATACAAAGAAGAAGCATAGTAGCAATGAAGTAATGTTAAAACCATCGATATCCATATCTGAGCATATAATAATCTTATCATAACGCAAATTAGTGATATCAAAGTTCTTACCAATACCAGTTCCAAGAATTGTTATAAGTTCACTAAACATCTTTTTCTGTAAAAGTTGATTGAGTGATAAATCATGAACGTTATCTGTTACACCCTGTACAGTATAAACTGCTTGATATGCAGGATTACGAGAATTCAATATTCCACCAGCTGCAGAGTCACCTTCACATAGGAATAATTCTTTATAACCTGTAGAGTTTCTATTTGATACTGTAAAATATTTTTCAATTTCAGCATCCTCTAAGAATGTCGTAGTTTTCTTAACTGACACTCCACGAATTTTTCTAGATTCTTGTCTAGCCCTAGCAATCTGTCTAAGATAAGTAATAATCTTTTTCATTGTCTGAGGATTATTATTCATTATCTTATAAATTGCATCATATAATCCTTTCTTAGCATCTGACATAATTTCATTATTTGAAATTTTAGTTTTATGCTGACCTTCAAATTTAGGACTTATGTGCTCTAAATTTACTGCTAATACTAAACCTTTCTTACAATCATCAAACGCAACTTCATATTTTGCATTTGGTTCTTGTCTCTTAGCTTCTCTACTAAAATAGTCACATATTGCTCTTGTAGCTATAGCTTCGTGACAACCTCCTTCAGTAGTGATAACGTAGTTACCAAATGATGCTATAGAAGTATCATCCAAAGACCTATCATATGAGAAAGCCATAGAAATATCGTAATCTTCAGATATAAACTTTGCTTCAATAGGAGCAAACTCTAATGAACTACTCATATATTTTACAGCAGCTCCTAATCCTTGAGCAGCATAATTATGAGTAAAATACTTTCTCTTTTTAGGATTCTTTTCTTCTGGATTTTTCTCTCCAATAAATGTCATCTTAATATCACTTTCAATGATATATGACATATTTCTGATATAGTCTTCAATTATATCAGTAGTCAAATTAATAGGACCTAAATATTTTTCAGATGGTATAACTCCTATTTCTGTACCAGTTCTAAATTCTTTACTCTTTACGATTGGATGCTCTTTCAATTCACCATCAAAGAGTTCAATGGTTTTAGAATTATTACCTCTATAAGTAGTTATATACATATAGTCAGTTAATGCGGCACATACAGTTAGACCAACACCGTTAAGTCCTGTAACTTTCTTATTTCTAGATTCTGATAAACCAATAGTTTTTGTAGAAGCATGTTTCTTCATTACTACACTAGTTAGTATATCAGCAGGAATTCCTCTACCATTATCCATTACTACTATTTTTCTTTCACTTTCATAATAGATTATGGTTATCTCTTTCTTGGTTTTATCCCAGTGAGAATTATCGTTATTACATTCGTCTATTGAGTTTGCAAATATTTCTTTAAATAAATGCACAGCACCATCAGTTTGGTCTCTTGGTACATACATCCCTCGATGCCTACGAATTGCTTCTAACTCATCTTGCGTATAGAAAAATTGGTCATCTTTAATGCCTTCGATAGTATCTCTACTATCCAATGTAACTACACCTTTAGTATTTTTCTCAGCCAAAATATAGACCTCCTTTATATTTTAATATAATTTACTTGTAAATTTAGCTTTAATTCAGTAATAATTAATCATCATCCTTTCTATTTAAAGCTAAATAATTGTTTGCGTGAGTATAGATACTTACACTTTAATAATATATCAAATATAAATCGAATACAAAAAAATAGAGAATGAATATTCATTCTCTATTTTTAATTAATTGGATATAAAACCTTCTTCTAACTCATCAGCAATAGATTCATCTACATAAAAGTATAGATCTAAGTTACCATCATCGGATTTGGCAACTTTTATTTCAAATCCATAACTCTTTGCTTTAGTAACAAGATCTCTATAATCTGACATAAGTTCTGTCAATCTTTCTTTAATTGTTAGATGCATGATTATGTTCACCTCTATCACACGATGAAAACTTATCAACAAGAATTGTATCTGGATAATCATCGTTAAAATATAATTCTAGACTATTTTTACTATCTGGAGCAAATTTGATATCTAGACCATAACTCTTTGCTTTAGATAAAAGATTATTATAATCATTCATTAATTCAGTGATTATTTTATTCAATTCTTCACTTACGTGAGTATATGGTAAATTATTATCTGGCATAATTACTCCTCATCTATATTCACATTTGGAAGAGGATTGCCAACTGTATCATATAATGTGCTACCTTCGTCTTCATCAAAATCTTCATTAGGTAGAGGGCTACCAAATGCGTTAAGATCCATATTATCTTCATCATCATCATCAAAATCATCATCGTAGTCTGGATAATTGTCATCTTCATCAAATACGGATAAATCTCCGTCAGTACCACTCATGATTTTAAGATATTCACTAACTTCATCTTCAACATCGATTCCAAATCCTTCCAAAGCATTAAATGGAATCTTTGGAGCTACGATATAGCTATTTGGATCATCATTTGTCTGATCAATATAAACTAATCCATTCACAATTTCATCATAATCAAAATCAAGATAATCGGATATCTTATTATCTTCTAATATGCACTGAGAATGTGCGGACTGCATTGAATAAGGGAATTTTATAAATCTTATTGAATCTTCTGTGAGATGTATATGTTCTGGATTAGTTGCATCATGGAACTGGAAGAAATCAATTCTATGTGCAAGATTATTATCGTTATTTAAACGGAAAATTTTAGGATAACGTTTATTTACCTGAACAGATTCTATTTTTACAGAATACTCTCTTCCACGATAAGTACATTTAAATTCTTGACCAACATCTTCAGGGACTGTTGTATCAACCCACTCCTCATCACATCCAGTAATTGGGGATATAACTCCTCCTGCAAGGATAGCATTTACTGATTGCATACAGTGATTCATAAAATATGGAGCAGATATCTTTTCGTTCATTTCAGGAGATTCTATAAATGTTTTACTAAGTACAGCAATTACAGAATTTACAATAAATTGAACTGATCTACCCATTTGAATAGCCGTTTCATTTTGAGTTCTTAAAAGAGCATCATATTCATTTTTCATTTTCTCACGAATGCTAGCAATGAAATTTTCATTCTGTTTAACAATTTCGTTTCTTACATCATTTTCCTTATTAGGGAATTCTACTACATTACTCATTTTTCTACAAGTCCTTTCTAAAAATAAATATATAGGAGAAAGCATTAACTTTCTCCTATAGTATAATCTGATAATAATTGCGCGCGCTCACAATCATTATTTATTCTTTAACGACTAACTTCAATCATTCCACTCATTGGGTTATTATTACCCTTCTTCTTCTTATGACCGCCTTTACGGATAGTCTTATATGCATCTGGAACCATTGAGTTCATACGATATTGTAATTTACTAAAAGCTTTTAATGTTTCCTGATCTTTTTCACTACGTAAATCAAGATACATTTTGCTTAGGTCACATACTCTGTTAATAAGGTCTAAAGCTTTATTAAATTCATCTTCAGATATGTTTGAAATATCGAGTTCTTTCTTACAAACACGACATCTGTACAGAGGCGCTCCTGTAAACTGAGATTTCTTAGGATTCTGACCTGAAGGTACGCTTAAAGCGAAACTACCATTCGAGTCTCTGTGTGCACATTTGCACTGAAACTGAAGCTGGACCTTATCCATTGCACGACGATTTGCAAGCAATAATTTCTCATCTGCCTGAATCTGTGTGACTAACGATTTGTGTGAATTTGCCATAGCTAACACACCCTTTCTTTATAAATAATAAATAATAACAAGTTGATATTCTATTTGTTATTTTTATATTACTGTAAATATAGAAATCTACACTATATATTCATAACTTAAATAAAATATCAACTTATTCATATTAATAATATACGATAAAAAATTTAATTCATTTTTTTATCCGATCTCCATTGGATCAATACGGAAGTTTTCAAAGCCTTCATCAAGAGTAGCAATATACTGTATACATTCAGTAGGATGCCATATTGTAGTACTAACACCCATTCTATCCATTTTTGGATTACTACATTTTTTAGGAATTCCTATCATATCAGTATCTCCAAATTTCTTGAATTGAATCTCATTTACACTTTTTATTGTAGATGAAGGATATCCAATATATACTTTAAAATTATTATCAAAGATAATAATAGATATTCTTTCACCAAATTCATCAATCATTGCTTGAAGTGCTTCGTTAGTCATAATTTTGTATGCTCCTTTCATTTTTTAAGATGTAGTTTATTCATCAGATAAATATAGATTCTCATCTATTTTGTTACTATAACTAATAAGATTTATAAAAAATAAATACGTTACTTTTCCAGAAATAATTCTGAATGGTTCTACTAAGTCTGGATAACTGTTTACTAGTTTTCCATGAATTTCATAATTCAGCATAGCATGATTATCAGTTAAATCCATCAATAGATTTACTGCATTCATATATAATTGAACCATATCTTTACTCAGATATACTTTTACTTGATTAGGTTGATCATCTAAGATGTGCTCTTCGAGCTTTTCTATCATGGAATGAGAAACCTTTACCATTTCATCTAAAATATTATCTAGATATTCTATTTCAGATTTTATATGCTCATCATTAGATATAGGATTATCAATTGCAACCTTTAACCCAACCATTCGACGTTCTACCTTAGATAGAGTAGATATCATGTTTGGTGAAAGTTTTAGAAAAATATTAAATACTTCCTGCATGAAAGACGTGATATAGAAATCTCTATCTGGTAATTTATCATATGGGAAATATTGATTTCTAATAAGATTTAATGGAATACCCAACACCGAATCATTTCTTTCATTAATTCTATATTCTTTATCATGAGATATATTAGGATTTTTACGTTTAAGATATTGAAAGCCTATTAGTAATATAAATATGAAATACATTATTATCATAATTATGTTGAATGGGTCTTGCATAATAGCACATCCTTTCATAATTATAGTACATTAGTAATAAAATTATATAATTGTCCTTAATATAACAATTAAATTTAACATTTAAATAATACTTTTAATTTCTATTTATATGAATACAATATTATAATTATTATGAATTAAATAAGTATTGAATTTAAGGAGGTATTTAATCATGGCTTTAGTTATGAAAAATGAAATGGTTGACAATCATCTTGCAAATAAAATGCAAATAAAAGATGGTGTTACAACTAGCGTAGTAATTGATGATGCTACTCATCTTGATATTGTAACATATCCTTCTCAGGAAAATTTTGAAAATGGGGCAATTTTAGGTTTATTAAAGAAACCTTTTATTGACTTTGCACTTTCTTGTGGTGGTGCTGGTGCAATGACTGCAGAAATGATTACTGAAAAATATGGTGAACAGATCCCTACTGATCTTGTAACGACTATCGTAGCAGACTTTGCTAAAGCATACGGAAACTATGCTATAATTCCTGAAGGAATGACCTTAGCAATTACAGCAGCACCGGTTAATTCAATCTTTGATCTTATGATTAAGGAGAAACCTGAAACTAAAGAAGAAGCTGTAGAAGAGTAAAATATTTTAATATAATTACAGAATATCCATAATTGGATATTCTGTAATTATTTTTAATTTATTAGACAATGTACAATGAATTAAAGTATAATTAAGAAAGCGAGATGAAATTATATGGAAAATACTACAAACTTGCAAAATAACCAAGTCGAAAATATTTCTATCGATGAAGCAAAATTAATTGAGGCGATGAATAAGAGTTTAGATGAGCCAGAACCACCAGTTTCACCTTTATTAAGAATGAAACATATTAGTCACCTAGACCTTGATGGATATGGTTCAACTATACTTTCAGAAATTCTTATGCATTTCTATCCTGATGGCGCAATGACACTTGAAACTGCTAATATATTACCTAATAAATTATCTGCTGAAATGGAAGAGACTTTCAATAATATAGATAATTATGATTTGGTGGTCATTACAGACTTAGCGGTTAATCAAAAACTTGTTGATATGATAAATGCTCATCCTAAAGGAAATAAAGTTAAAGTATTTGACCATCATCTATGCGAAGTTGCAGATCTTCCTAGTAATTTTACTGTTACTGAGAAGAGCCCAATTCGCGAAAATAAACTAACATGCGCAACCGAGCTTTACTACAACTTTATTAGAAATGATAAAGTATATTCATTGATTCATAATCAAAATATTCGTAAAGCCATTGCTTATTTTGTCGAATGCGTTAGAGTCTATGACACATTCGAATTCTGGAATACCAGAAATGATTCAATAAATGAAATTGATATGACATACTTTGATGCTCCTAGACTAAATACTCTCTTCCATATTATGGACCGTGATGAGTTTAAATCTTATATAAGAGAATATTTATACTCTCCTAATTGGGAATGTCTTACTCAATCAAATGGTAACTATACATGGATTACAAAGGTATTAGAACTTGAGCAGAATAAAAATGAAAAATATGTCGAATCTGCTATACGTAGAATGGTTAGAACTCCATTCAAATATACCATCTATAAAGATGGAAAAGTTCATGAACTCGATTATGAAATTGGTGTAATTTTTGCAGAAAAATCCAGTCCAGTAATAGCAAATACAACACTTGAAAGAAATACTGATTTAGATTTCTGTGCAGTTGTGTCTAATAACCAAGTGTCAATATATTCCAATAAACCTGAAATAGATGTTTCTAATATAGCTAAGATATTTGGTGGTGGAGGACATAAAGAAGCTGCCGGATTTACTATCCCGTATGTAAATGCATCAATATTTAATATGCAACATTTTGAAAAAATAATAATGTGTGCAGGTCAATTAAATGAAGAAGATATATGTACAGCAGATTAATATTACAATGAATTTCATAAATAATTCAAGAAATAAAAAAGAAGAAATCAATTTGATTTCTTCTTTTTTAACTTATAAAAATTTATTTTACCTAAATTAAACTATATATTCTATAGATAAACTGAGATTTTGATGATAAATCTAAACCTCTATTATTAAATGCAACTGCTGAATATAATCTAACATCAGCATATTCATTTGTTTTTGGATCGTATGATCCTGTATAAAAACCAAATGTATTATATCTAGCTTCTTTAAGTTTTCCAGTTGCTTCAAAATATTCTCTTCCATCAAAAGTATTCATATCTATCTGAAGTTCTGTAAATGTTTCAATTCCTTCAGTATTCTGACTTTCATGAATATCTCCAGATAAAATTTCTGTACCGGTTTCATCATTAACTGAATTTTTCCAGCATGTTTTTATTATAGGTGTGGAAGAAAATTGTTTTAAATACCAACTATTTGTAATACCATCAGAATTTTTAACTTTCATAAAGTATTTACTTGCATCATCGCCAGTAACACTTTCGCAGTATCTTAATGGAATTGGATCTAAGATATCTTTTTGCTTAACATTTGGATCTACATATGAACCAAAGTCAAGATTTGCACTACCTTTACCTATGCCAAATAATGCTAATTTTGGAGTTCCACTTGCAACTGGCGCATTTATACCATAAGTAGCATTTAATGTGCTAGGTTTCCAGTTAGCAGTTGCTCCTGTAAGATTTTCTAAAGCTGTTATAGCACCACCCACAACAACGGTATTACATGCAATTTCTTTAACTACTCTACGTCCATTATCTACACCTAAAACCTGAAATAATCTTCCATGAGGTGCAGCACATTCTGTTTTTATCTTATTTGTAATAACGAGATCATCATTACTTACCATAAAATCATTTATTCTAATAGGGTTCATATTTAAATGTACCTCACTTTCTTCAAAAATTAGTTGTTGATTATTCGTTATAATTAATTATTTTGTTTTTACTAAATATAATTGTATTATTTAATCAATATCATTTCTCCATTAGAGTTAAATTCGAATAAACTGTCCACAACTATTGATGTATCTATCTTCTCAATATATTCATTCATTAATGTAGAGATATCAATAATATATTGATTATCGCGTCTCATATTAGTTATAAATTCATTATATGTTATATTATCGGAATATTTACTAATTTCATCTTTTATAAAATTACATAATATCATTAATGATTCATATGAATCATTGATATTATCATTTATAGTCAAAGTACTTTCGGTTGATATTACTTTATCACTATCAATTTTTAATGTACTTGATAAAGATTTATCATTAGAAGTAACTATACTACGATACAATTTATCGATAGATTTTATAATATCTAGAATATTATATGTATTAATTAACGATGGGTCTAATGATAATGCATCTTTTAGTATAACCATATTATCTATAAGCAAACCAAAATGTCTAGGTTCTAATATATCTAATGACGTTAATGATAAGTTAGAAATATCTTCTAGAATCATTTTAGATGATAATTTTGCTGTAGTATTTATAGAATGCATAAAATCAATATACCAAGTATCATCTTTAAAAATATGATCGAGAGTTTCCAATGCGTATACTAGATGTACATCTAATGATTCAAGATATTCTTCTAGGTATACTCTGGTTTCTTTATCTTTTATATCTTCAATTAGAGACATTATTTCATGTTTATGATAAAATATGTCAGCTACAATCTTAAGAATCTCTTTAAATTTTAATTCATCATCTTTTCCACTTTCATAAATATAGCTATGCATCTTATCTAACATCTTAAAGAAATTAGTTCCTCTCATTGTAATGGTATATATTATATTATACCCAACAAGTTCTGCTTTAGCAGATTTAAAAAAGTTAAGTATTTTAAATAATGAATCTATTAAATTACTATTACCTAATCCAATAGACATTGAAGTATATTTTAATTTTGTAATAATCGACTCTATCTGATCTATGACAATAGTCATTTCTGTATCTATTGCTGTATAATCTATATTAGCATCATCGGTTGGTATTAGTAGTATATATCTTTCCATTAACTCCGGTGAGATATCATCTAACACAGATTCAAAATCGCTATGAATCGCATCTGAATACAATGGTTTACCAGAATATTTATCATACACAATTTTATTATTATCATCTCTTTTAAATTTTCTATATACAGATTCAATTTCTTTAGAAACCATAAGTGATTTGTACAAATCTCTATATGCATGATATTCTTCTATAGTAGTTGCATTGGTGTATCCATTTATAAGAAAATTTCTAATTTTCTCAATATTATCGTATATTGTATCAATACTACTTAAATTAGTTATCTTATTACTGCTTATTAATTCAATTAATTCGCGATTCTCAGCAATATATGGACTATTAGATTTAGCATTATTAATTATATTAATTGCTTCTTTAAAATTATAACCAAGAGTATCCATTACTGCAGGTATTCCATTAATACTTTCATCAGATTCAATACTTTTGATTTCTTCATCAAGTTTTTTAACTAGTTCAGTATTATCTGAATTTTTTGCAACTTCTCTATCTGAATATAAATCTTGTAAATATGATTCTTTATTTATTATTCCTTTATATCCTCGTCTAGCACAATAAAGTGTTGCTAGATAAATAAATGCATCAAAAATAGAGCATTCAATACCGATATCAGTCCAAGTAAATGTTAAATTGTCGGTTAATTCTCTATTATCAATAATCATTCTAAAAATATAAGCATTTTCATATGTTATTTTCATTAAATCAAAAACTGTTTGAATACCAATATATTTAGATTCTAAATAATTAAAATCTTCTCCAGCAAGTTTCGACATAAGTTCATCATCATCAACCCAATACGGATCTTGAGAAGTGATTAATTCATATTCTGTGTCATTTGCTTCATCAGATACAGCCAATGCTGGGTCATCGTATATTTTAGCTCTAGAAAATTGTATTTTATAATTAGCTTTATCATCATAAATTGGATTGCCATTAATATCTTTTATAATATTACCAGATGCATCTTTTTTAAATTCAAATTTAGGGTTTCCTTTATCATCGAATATATGGGTTTTTGTTAAAAAGTATTGGTACACATCTATAGAACCAATATCAAAAATATCAAATAAATCAAAGAAAACTTGAGATGAACCTTTATATGATATTAATTTATTAATATTTTTTACAATTTTTCGATGATATTCTAGAGGAATTTCATCATAAAAAGGAATACCATAAGAATCATAAATAAGTTTTAATGATTCAATATCGTAGAAGTCTCTAGTAATATCGACCTTTAAATATTTATACTGCATTGATTGTATTGTAATAAATAAAATTGACATCGCTAAAAAATTCTCATATAAACCATTAGATTTACTTAATGATTTACTATAATATACATGTAATGCTAACTGTTTAGCGCTATTATAAGTATCAACAAAATCTCTGTCTAATGTATCGGATGATGAATTATCATGATACAATAAATCAAATTTATCGGCAACTCTTGCCTTAAATGGGTTTATACTTTTTCTACCAATGTGTTTTAAATATTCTTTATCTGGGTATTTCTTAATTAAATCTTCAAGAATTCCATCATTTTCTAATTCGAGTCTTGTTACTCTCGGAAGTTCATGAATTGGAGTTTTTGAATTATTGACATAGACAAAATCTTTATCATCTTTATTTGGAAGTCCCATAAGCATTCTATAATAGTCATTTGTCTCAGTATAGAATACTGGATATCCAGATTCAGTATCATATGATGATAAAGCTGTTTCATATGCTTTTACAACACTATTTCTCATATCTACAGGTATTTTATTTTTATCTGCTGCATATACTTCTATCATCTCCTTTTCACTAGGAGATACAAACACTTCTTCTAAAATTTTTCTAGGAAATGATTTAATTATATCAAAATTAAGAAGTCCACGATTAGCATTTATAAAAAGTTCTATCAGATATAAATCAACTAAATCAGTTGATTCATTCTCTAATGCTTTTGATAAATTTTTCCAAATTATACCTGTTGACATTTGCATTATATATTGCTTAAATAATTCATTCGAATATAATACATTTGATTGAGTACCATTTGTCATATTCTTTTTACACCTCTTTCTATGTAAAAAATCATTGGTTGTAATAAATTATTTGGCTGTTTTTCTACATATTTTGTGATAAATATACAGGGAACAGATTTTTAATATCTTAGATTTAACCATTCTATTAAAGGAGGTAGTCTATATGCAAAATTTTGTTCATAGTGGATATTATGGATTATTTCGTCCGCCATATTCACTAACAAATCCTTCATATAAATCTTCAATATACTGTATGTCAGATTTATATAATACTGTACTAATAGTAATTCCGTTAGTTCCAGCATTTTATAGGGACGTTATAAATATAGTAAAAAATCACATTGCAAGAAATATATATTTAGTTGCTCCTGATATTGGAGTTACTTTTGCATCTGATTATTATCTTGCATGGGATACTATTACTAATACATTTCGTAAGACATGTAAGATTTTTTCAAAATATATGATCGAGAACTACGTTAGAGCAGATTTTAAAAGTGATATTATTCGAACTGAAAATGATAATATTTCGTTATATGTACCTAGATCAAATAAAGATATTGGTACAATAAATATTTCTCTTACAAAAGAATATGTATCATCAGCTGCTCCTTTCTCATGTGATATTATTGTTAATGACACTTATAAGAAAAGATTATTTGTTGGAGAAATGAATGATCATAAAGCCAATTTCCTTAATGAGAATAAGAGTGTATATGATGAAGTTCATATGCCATATATTACTGGAAATTACGGTGGAATGACTCATAATGAATTACTTAAAAAATATCCAGCATTAGTCAATAAAATATATTGTAATCAGTTTGCCTCTAGCGAAGAATTCTCATATGCAAAATCTAGAGGAATTCAAATTGGAGGTGTATATAATAAATGATTCTGTATAAAAAAAGTTTCTCAGAAGGTAAGAAAGATAGGGCAAAGAGAGAGATAGATGTTAAAATTGAAGAACTTCCAAAACGTCCTATACCAAAATATGTTACTCCAAGAGATAGAGAGAAGTTTATAAAGACATGTGAGACAGTAATACGAAAATCTACAGAATATAAAGATTATATTAGATTTTTAAAAAATAATCTTAATATGGATGCATGTATTATTTTATCAAATATAAAAAATGGTAATGGTAAAAGATATCATATAGAGATACATCATGAACCCTTTACACTATTTGATATAGTTGAAACAGTTATATCAAGGCGTTTAGAGCATGGTGAATCTATTAATGCTTTAAATGTTGCCGATGAAGTAATGGACCTTCATTATTCTGGATTGGTAGGGTTGGTACCACTGACTTCAACAATGCATGAACTAGTTCATAATGGAAGAATATTTATTCCATTACAATACATTTATCATAAATATAATGAATTCTTTAAAGAATATGAACCTTATATGAATACTTCATTAATTGAAAAAATTGAAGCAAAAGTTAATCTAAGTCTACAGACTCAAGATTTGGTATCGGATTCATTGGATGTTGAATTTGTATATTTAAATGTCGATGGATTTAGTTTTCCTGAAATTCCTGAAGAATGGAAAAATTCAATTTTTACACCTTCTGATTCCGAAAAGGCATTAGAAGATACAGACTAGTGTTTATTTTATATCATTATTGGAAAGGAGTTGGTGACCAATATGCGAAGAGAAAATCTTCCTAAAAAAATATTAATGATAAAAGATTGCACATTTATCCTTCCCGATGATTTTGATGGAACTATTGAAGAAGCTTTTACAGAGTTTCTAAAATATAGAGAAAATAAATTAAATAATGCAAAGTATATTGACGATTCCAACATATTTTCCACATTCGATGTACTTTTACATAGTGGTAAAGAACCAAGAGCATGTGGACAATATGGTATATACGAATTAGTTGACGGAAGGTATAAACTTGCCGATATGTGAGTAAATAATACATACGATCAAATGATCGTATGTATTTTATTTTTTACTATACATATATTATAAAGTTATTTTTTTATTTTTATTTTGATTGGATGTGATTTTTAATGATTGAAAATAAAATTGATTTTTTAAAAACATTTCTTCCGGAATCGGTAAAGGAAATTGATTACACTCAAATAAATTTAGATATCACCGATTTATCATTTTCAGATATATTAAGAAATCTAAATAAACTTTATCCACCAAATTCAAAAAATAGGCATTTAATTGAATCTGGGGAGATGGCATTAGGAGTGTTATGTAAATCAGAAACCCTAGAACCTTATAGTGGGGTATTTCTTTTAGTTTGCGAAAAAGATTTAGAAGTAAATATTCTATCAAGAAACTATATTGTATTATGTATTTCTGAGCAAAGAATTAGAACCGAAGAATCTTTAATGGATCTAATGGATGATATTACTGGATATTTAATTAAAAATTATTATGAAATGATGAGAAATCTTCCAGATTTTTATAGAAAATTTGTATATAATGAAACTGAATTATATGAAGATGATTATACATCTTCAGGTTATTAATTATATCTGTATATAGAGTATTTTATTGCTCTATATACAGATATTTTTAAACCCGAATTATTTTTTAATCATATATTATTTATATGCATGATAAATGAAATGGAAGGGTGATTATAATGGGATTATTTTACGTTGATACTGATACCGAAAATAGTTTAGCAAATCAAAATCAGCATCTCGAAGAAATCCGTGACATTGCAAAAGAGACTATTCAGTTGGCAGAATTGGCCCCAGATGATATATTTCCAGAATTCTTATGGGGAGTTCAATTAAATGATTATGATGGAGATGATTATAAACTAAGAGGAACATGTACAAATCCAAATGTTCTTAAAGCATATACAATTAGAAGAAAATATTCAAATTATTGGGATTATTTAGATGCGTATGAAGCATATTTAGACTATGTCGAATATATTGATTCGGCATATGGTAGCTTTGAAATGATGAAAAATGCTGCAGATAATGGTGTTTCTACAATTTATATTCCAAAGAAACCAAAATTAACGAATAAGAAATCTAACAAGAATCTTATTCGTTCTGGATTTACTCCCAGTAGAATTATTGAAGATTTTATTATCGATGAAAAAATAATAAATCAGGCCATTGATGATATACCTAATAAAGAAATATCTGATGATAAAGATTATGAATTACCTAAAAGAATTGCTAAATTACATTCTAAGGAAGAAAGTGCTAGAGTTAAGAATGATCGTATAAGTTCAATTTATGCTAGAACCACAAGTAATATGCAAGGAATGGATGCGATTATCAATTTCTTAAATAATCCTAATACAGATTCAGTTGAAGATAGGGGAAGAGTAGCTTCATCATTTACAGAAGAAATGGAAAATTCACATGAATTTGATTATCTTCCACAGGATGTAATAGATGATATGTTTGCTCCAAAAACAAGCTATATTTCTAGTGCATATTTAATGAATCCTGAAAGGCAGAGACAGCAGGAAATATTATCGGCTCTAACTGAGGCAGGATTTGGATTCTTAGATAAATCTGCTACAAGTGGAATGGATAAAGAAGTTGTAAGAGCAGTTACTAGAAAATATGGAAAATATCAGACTGATTATAGTAATCTTACACCTAAGCAAATTAAGAAGCTAAAGAAGAAAGAAGCCAAAAGAAGAAAACGTTCTACTGAACGAATGATTGGTGATCGAAGATTACAGGATGCTCTTTTAAGAAATAGAGCACATTTTTCAAGAGACGATAATTTAAACTTCAGACTTAGTGATGTTATACCGGAGGATTATTAAAATGAAAAATATATTTAATGGAAATATGTTAACTGGAATGGTTGGAGACGTAAAAGTCGTACCAAACATTCTATCATATTTTATTGATAATACTACAATGAAAGCACTATTTTATAATTGTATGCGATTAGATATTGCAGATAATAATATTAAAGCAGAATTATGTGCCGAAATACTTGGAAATACATTTTCTGAAATTGGTACTGGAACTAATCGAATAGCATTTCTTCATAATGGCGTGGTTGTTAAGGTTGCACTCGATAGAAGAGGTCTTGTAGATAATTTCCAGGAGTTTAAAAGAAGTACCGAATTGCCAAGTTATCTGGCAAAAACATATGAGACAAATTATCTCATAAATATTTGCGAATATATTGAAGTTATGGACCAAGATAAATTTATCATTAATGAAGCTGGCATTAAGCAAATCTTAGAAGATTTGAGTAAAAGCTATTTATTTGATGATATTGGTTTCACATTAAAGAATTCATATAATTGGGGATGCCGTGAAGCTAAATTAACTCCTGAAGAGAGAGATTACTATGATGCTGAAGACTCTGAATATCTATACGACATTTGTATCTTAGACTATGGCTATCTATATCCTCTTCATGATCAAAAGGATAAGTTATTAAGATGCCCAAAATGTCAGCATAAGTTAAAATGGAATAGTAATTATACTATGCTTGGTTGCACAAATAGCCAGTGCTCATTCCAAACCTCACCAATGAATCTTAGAAGAAAGATGAATCTGGATTATGAAGAGATGGAGAATAAATTAGTTGCATCTTTAGGAAGTCTAAAAATGCCAAATCTTAGTAAGATTGAGCAAGAGTTGAGTAAGATTACACTACGAGACTAATAATTATTATAATTAAGTAAAAAAGGAGTTACAAATAATGATTTACGTAATGAATCAAAAATTCTTTAAAAAGAAAATTGAAAAGATGGCAGAATATAATCCATACTTTATATTGGATGGAGAAAATTTTGCTGTAACTGGAAGATCAAATGATACAGTAGCAATTGCTACAAAGTTTAATAGAGCACACTCGGTTGGAGGGTTCTGCCCAGAAGTGAAACTCTATGGAATGCTTAGAAAGCTTAAGCGTGGTGATGAAGTAAATTCAGATAAATTAGAAAAGGAAATTAAGCAGTTTATTAAAGATAAAAGTTTTATCGTTGCAGTCAATGTAGCCTTCAAAGCTTTAATTGCAAATGGACAAAATTCACCGCTTAATATCTTTATAGTTCTTCCAAATATTGTGTATAAATATCTTGGAAAGAAGATAATTAAAAAGATGAATAAAATCGCAGACGTTGATTTTGAATTTATATACTCTCAGGATACTCTCGACGAAGATATTAAAAGTTTAAAGAAATTATTATCTCCAAAGGAAATGAAGGAAATTGATCAATTAACAAAAAAGATTGAAAAGAAACATGAATTAAAATTCCTTCAGGATGACGATGAGTATTAATAAAACAAATACAAATATCCCATTCATACATCATGAAATGATTGAGGAGTGGGATATTCGTTCTGCTAATACTTCACTAATGAAATATTATAACTTAGCAAGTCCAAAATTAATATCAAAATTTGAAAAAATGGACAAGAGAGATAGGGAAGTATCAGTTGGTATGTTAATTAAGAAAAATCGAGAGTTTGCTACTGCTCTTGAAAAAGCTTTTACTGATATTATAGAAGAATTCATTAATGTAAATATGCTGGAATATGAAACTGATATAATATCTATTAAGAAAGATGCAGTCTTTATTAAGAATAAAAATATTAAATATAATGAATTTGGAAATGGCGCTGTCAAATTTATTAAAAAGAATTCATATACAGGTTGTCTACTAATACCAAATTATGAATTCTATTATTCAAAAGATATAATTGATGTTAAAGGTATTTCTGATGAAGTATTGTCGTTACATGAAGATGGAACTCTGGCATTTATATCAACTATGATGCAAGAAAGCAATAATTGGGTAGAACTTAATCAATTCATGAAAGAATATTCTTTAGCATATAAGAATAGGCAGCTACCATTTAATGCATATCGAGAATTTACATCATCTTCAAAATTCAGAGTAAATCTTTATGGAAACGAAATAATGATGGATGAGATTGATGAAGATATGATCGAATGTACTGATATAGGATATAATTATACTAAGATATTCTTACCAACATTAAAAGCAATTGCAAAATAAGAGAAGATAATATCATTATCTTCTCTTATTTATTTTTAAATGAGATGAAAGGACTTGATACAAATGTTAAAATATGAATTAACTAATGAAACTAAAGTCAATGAGTACGGAAAAACTTTATATAGAATAAAAGCTTTAAAAGATTTTAAATGCTTTACATATGGAGTAACAGCGGGAGACCTTGGTGGATGGATTGAAAATGAAGAAAATCTAAGCCATAATGGAACTTGCTGGGTTGCTAAAGATGCTGAAGTATTTGATAATGCAAAAGTAAGTGGAAATGCATTAATAATAGATTCTGCAAAGATATTTGAACGTGCATTCATTTATGAAAATGCTAAAATATCACAGCAAGCAAAAATTCATGGGAACGCTTGGATTCATGGTGATGGATCTGTTATGGGAACTTCTAATATATATGGAGTTGCTAGAATATATGATAACGCCTATATACAAGGGGATGTAGCAATATTTGGTAATACAAAAATATATGGGGACGCAAAAATTGGTGGAGATCTTAGACTTGGAGGGGATTTTATGATATCCAATAATGCTGAAATATTTAGTCGCAATCATTATCGTGAAATAGCAAATTTCTTACCAGATAGAGCGAATGTAGTCATTTTTAGAAATAGTGATAGAAAGCTATCAATTGCGTGTCACCGATATGACTTCGTTGGAAACCTTAAAGAATTCAAAAAATGGATTTATGAAAATATTATAGAATACCACACTACAGATTATTTACTCGTTGCAGAATTAATTGAGAAGTGGCACAAGGCTTATAAAAAGACATTTTAAAAAAAGAAGGAACGTTATGTTCCTTCTTTTTTTATCGTATTATTATAAATTTTCATTAGTATATTATTATTGTGAATAGTAATACAGATGTAGCTTCAGGTGGTAGAGCGCCGGGGCTTTCCCGGAGGTTGCGGGTTCGACTCCCGTCATCTTACTATTATTTTTTTATTTAAATTGTGCCAGTAATTTTTTCTGTTAAAAATTTCTTAACAGCTCTAGCAACTATAGTATATATCATATCCTCAGTTATATATAGAGATAGATGACTTATTAAAGCTGGAGAAATATTTTTAATAATCTTTCTAGTTATATCTTTATAGTAATTATCAAAATTTGAATTTGTGATACTTCCTTTACTTAAAAAGACATCATTCTCATATGCTTCTAATTCACTATTGATAATTGTCTTAAGAATAAATAATGCCGAATCAAAATTCAAATCGATAATTTGTTTTTTATATGGTATATAAATTCTTTTAAAGAAATTATCCGCTGTAAAATACAACATTGCAAGTATTAATGCAAATGTAACTACTATCATAATGTAATCAATAGCATCAACCATTATTAACACCCCACTTCCTTTAATGATAATAAAGGCGCTGGAGGGTTTCCATTATATTTAATATATGCTTTATCTCTAGCTTCTTCCATGCTAGCCGCCTCAATTGGAGCATCTTCTTTTACTACCGTCTCCTGATTATACCAAATAGGAATGTATTTCATTACTATCAACCCTTTCATTATTATAATATATATTTTTTTAGTATTTTTATTATATGAGTTTATAAATTTATAGATTTTAAAATAATTGATTAAGTCGAAATGCATATTATTTTATTAATGAAATAATATAATATTAAGATTTATAATACTTTTAATACTTAATATTATAGCTTTATGCTATACAAAAAAAAAATAAAATACTAAAAAGGAGATATGTCTTATGTCTAAACAAAAAATGGTTTATGTACCTCGTAACTGGAAAGTATCTTATGTCGATTTAAATGGTAATGAACATAAAGATACAGAACTTCGTGTAAACGCTGAATACGCTATCGTTTCTAATGGAGAAACATATAACGTTTCGGTTTCAGGAATCAAAACAGAAGAAAACAAAAATTATATTGTTGCTAAAGTGTTATTAAATGCTGGTACAAAATATGTAATTAAAGATGCTGAAAAGCTTCTTATTGATCTTGATACAGTAACAGATATTATACCTATTATTAGTAAATATGTAAAATCTACAAATTCAAATCGCAATAAAGATATTGATGAAGAAAAATCTTTCACATTTGCATTCGATACTGAAAAGTATTCTTCAAAATATCGTATTACAGTAAATGCTGGTGAATTCGTTTCTCTTGCGGTTAAAGATATAAATGAACCGAACAAGAAATCTCGTTCATATTATGGTCACATCACAGATGTTGATTCTGATAATGGTAAGATAGCATTTACAAGATATATATCAAATCATGGGGTTAGAGATATCAGAAAAATATCCTTACCTATCTCAGCATTACTTGGTGTATATCGTTATGAACTTGCTATTGAAGTTAAAGAATCTATTGAAAAGATAGATGAAGTAGCTCCCGAATCTGTAGAAACTACAGTAGAAGAGTAGTTTTAAAATAAGCTAGTGATTACTCACTAGCTTATTTATTATTTCTTTTCAGGGATTTGTGAAGTAACAGTTACAGTTATAGGAAGATCTTTCTCATTAATATATTTAAATAACTGAGATCTTCTACTAATAGTAATCTTTACTTTCTCAGATTTAAGTGCTTTAAGAATTGCCTTAGCTAATTCAGGCTTCCAGTCTGGACGGCAGAAATGGAAATAAGTAACCGCTTTAGTTATTAATTTCTCTGTAGCTTCAGGATCGTTCTTAACTCGCATTGGATATTTTCTTTGTCTTTTTCCATCTCCATCTGTGAATACAATAGCAAAAGCATCATCTGGAAGAGAATCTCTAGTCTTAGCATCTAACACATTATATCTTACATTTTCCATTGCTGTATCTAAAACAGATTCCATTGCAGCTTCTACTTCAATATAATCTTGAGGAGTCATTTTTTCCATAATTAATTCATCCTTTCAAAAGGTTATTTAATTTATTTATCTTATTTATTTATTCAAATAAAATAAATCTAGAGTACTAAATACTCTAGATTTATACTTTTTAACCTATAGGTTTAACATAAGTTTTGACTATAGATAAATCAAGACCACCTTTATCAAAACTATCATTGGATTCGCACATATTTAAATATGTCCATATTTTATATTTTACTTCTGGTGTAAAATATCTTCCATTTTCTTTAATATAAGTATTAACATCACCAATTGATTGATTAATATTTATAAACACATCTTGCTCATGAACCATTTCATGTGCCGTTTTACATAATAAAACTCCATTAACCTTCATAGCAAAATGTAAATCTAATACAGAATCAGCTACTCTAAAGGTGTTTATTCGCTGACCAGTCTGAATAAATTTTGTAAGTTCCACTTCACATATATCATATAACGTAAAGATAGGCCCATGATGAAATTCTACACTTGCATCGACACCATCAAAGATTTTCGAAAACACTTGGCAAAAGTCTAAACCTAGTGTATTTTTAATATAATTAATAAATACTTTATAATCATTACTAGTTCTAACTAAATTTTCAACAGCTTTCACAAATTTAGAGTAACTAGCTTCATCTATAAAGTCTTCAATTGTTTTAAAGTATGATATCGATTCATAATAGTCATCTTCGGCAGAAATATTCTTTGCAAGATTACCATTATAAGTTATATTTGGAATATTCATATTAAATTCACCTCACATTAAGGCAACATAGTTTGCTTGTATTAATAGATTTGTTCTTGGCTATAATATAAGTGATATATTTTGCGTATAATTAGCGAAATTTAATGGTGTATTATTTTTGTGAAGGTTATAGACAAATTTAGGTTAACCAAATAAAAATTAATAAAAAGGGGGACATTATAATGTTCGAAAAGAAAGCACCAAAATGTTTAGGGGTTGCAGCAGTTGTAGGATTTAGTGCACCTACATTAATAGGCACAATAATAAAATTAATTGCTAACTCTAAAACAATTGTCAATACTGCAAAACAGGTTAAAGAAGGAATTGATGCTGCAAAATCATTATCTAATGATATTGCTAATAATATTCAAGATACACCTGAAACATCTGAGGGGGTGATAATAGATATGGGATAAATAAACTATTAGCAGCAACCGCAATCATGTCTGGTCTGACAAACATTGCTCTATTGTCAGACATCTCTAGAATAGAGAAAAAGACCGATAATGTATTGACTACATTAAATAGAGCTCAGTTAATAGCAACTTTATATGTGCTAAAAGAAAAACCAAATAAACTAAAAAAATTTAAGGAGGAAACTCAAATGAAAAACATTGGTAGCAAATTTAGTAATCGTACAAAGGTGATTGGTGGAATGACAATTCTGTTAGGAATTGGAACTGCAATTAGTGCAGCAAGAGATTTCAAAGAAATTAAAGAAATCGAAAACGAAGCTGTATTACTTGAAGATGTAACCGATGGAGTAGAACAGATAGCTTCTTCTATAGAAGAAGCTACTGATGCTGCTGCAGAAGTTATCGAATTCTAATTAAAAAAATAATTCGTATTCCACAATAATGTAAAACCTCTTCTATTGGAGGGGAGAAAAAATAATTTTAATAAAGGAGGACATGACAATGTTCGAAAACGTATCATTAACAACAAAAATCCTTATGGGTGTAACAGTAGCAGGTGCTATTGCTACAACTGTTTCAGCAATCAAAGACGTTAAAGCTAATAAAGAATGCTGTCTTGAATGCTGCGACGATTGTGTAGAAGAACTTGTAGACCCAGCTGCCATCTAATGGCATAAAAATAAGAAGAGGTATAAAAACCTCTTCTTATTTTTTTTATTTAAAAATACATTTCGAATAATTCTTCTTTGTGGATAATGAAATCTTTTATCAATGGATCGAAATTAATTTTTGAATATTCGTTAAAATCCAAATTATCAAACTTTAATACATCTCTTAAAAGAATCTCATTATTTTCACTCATCATTACACTATCTATTTTATACTTAATATTTTCAATATCTATAAAATAGTCCAACTCTAAATTTACTGCAGTATAAGTATTTCTAGATATACTAAGTCTAGCAAGAAATCCTTTACGACTTGGGGCTATTTGAATAAATGATGAATCTGGATTTGTAAGATTTTTTCCCTGAGGATTTAAATATACAAATCTTATTCTTCTAGGTCCTGTAGGTGTAATTGCAATACTTTCATCTTTTTTAATAAATATTGAACTTTTAATTTCTACTTGAGGAACATAGAATTTTTCCACATTTTCAGATATTAAAGAATCGTTTATTGCATTCATTAATGTAAACGAACCCTTATATTTAGCATCTAATGCATTTAGTAATGGTAAACCAGTCATTATTTTTCACTCCTTCCATTTATATTCCTAATAAGATTATTATAATAAATATTAAAAGAACTACTTCAATACCAATATTTACATAAAACATAAAATTGTAGAATTTATTAGTAGTAGTTAGCTCTCCTCGTAACTCGTATAAACCATGCACACATTTTAAAACATCTTCATTATTCAATGCAAGGATATCATTGACTTCTAATTCAGAAATTCGACTAAACTCTTTAATTGCTGGACTCGATGATATAAAATACTGTATTTTATTTCTTATGCTAATAATATAACTTACATGTGATAGAAATAATATTATTATCGCAATTATATTAAATAAATACTGCTTATTAAAAATCATATTTATTATAAGTACACTTGTTATTATACATTGAGCAATTATAAATATAATAGTTGAAAGCACACAGAGTTTTCCAAAAATCTGAATTTTGTCTATAATTGAGTCATAAACCTTTTTAGCAATTATTATATATGGATTATTTTTATTAAATTTTTCCATTGGGGATTTATGATACATCACAGTCACCTTCTTCCTTACGAATAGTTAATTGAGAATGAAAATCTTCATTTAATTTCCAATTTGATTTATCCTCTTTTTCTTTTTTAATAATTGAAATTTCTGATGAAATGTAATCTTTTAGCATTTCATCAGAAAAGTTTTTCTTTTCACTCATGCTAATCACCTCTTATTAATAAGGTTTTAAGCAAATGATATTATTAATCAATTTTAATAACCAAAATTTATCCATATACAAAATTCCAGTATTCTGAGTAATATTATCAATACCTAATTCATCATGAGTTAATAATACAGTGGTAGTATAATTTTCAAAACTGACACTGATTTCTAAAGCATCATATATTTTATTTGATATCTTATACTGTAAATCTTCAAATTCTTTCTTAAAATAAATATCCACAGGTAAATATATAGAATATAGTAGTAGATTATAAAAATCACTTATTGAATATAAGTTATGATATCCAATTTTAGAAAAGCATCTAGGGCTATCAGTTATGGCATATTTAATCTCAATACTATTAGGATAATTTAAGGTCTTAAACCTCTTTTTAGAAAGATACTGCCAGCAATTAAATTCTTTCAGATATATAAATATCCCGATAAGGTTTTCATTATCTATTGAGTACTCAGAAAGTTCATTAGAGAATCTACAACTATTATCATTAAACCTAAAGATATATTTATAATTAATATCTTCATCTGGAGAGAAATCCAATTTAGATAAATTTATAGTTGGAAGGTCTAAATATTTACCTATTTGTAAATCATATTGTATATCTAAATCAGATATACAATTCATTCCTTCTAAAATAATATTTAATTGATAAATTGATATCCAATCAATATGATTCAATTCATTTAAATAAATACTTCTAGTTTTTAGATTTATTCCTTCTTCAATTGGAGAATCTTCAATAACTCTACTCAATGATAGCATATTACCAATATCTCGGATGTCTTTTATTTTAGAAACGAATTTCTTTATTTTATTAATATTCATGAGGGAATATACTTGATTAATTCCAAAGAAGTTCATTTCTACTAAGACAGTAGAATCATTGTCTGAGTTATCGATGTCCTGTAAAGAGGTTTTTATAATTTTTCGATAATTATCAATTTTAAAGCACTTAATTTCTTTTAAATTAGTTTGTAATATAGACATTTAATACTTACCTCCTGTAATCATTCTTAAGAATGTATTATTGACCGAATCATAATCTAACTCTAAATCAGTTAATACAATATTATCTCTAAATTCTCCACAGCAATCTCTATTAAATATTGCAAAATTCTTTATCTTTATAAAGCTTGAATTACTCGCATAACAGTATATTCCAAAGTATTTAATATAACTCATTATTGTACTAAAGAATATAATTGATTCAATAAGAGTATCTGCAGAGCATATTATAACTTCGGCATTAACTATACTAAATAATCTAGCATCATAGAATGCTTCATATGCTTCTTGCTTTTCAAATAATGATGGAATTTTATTTTTATCAATACTTGGAAGATAGTTTTCATCCATTACTGAAGTATCTATAGGAGTACTAATAAAATTAATATCAAATCTTTCAAAATGTAAAAGTTCTAAATATAATCCATACTCCATCAAATAGTATACTTCAAAATCTGGAATCTTATATAAAATATAATCACTATTTAATAAATTACTACTTTTCTTTACTGTTTTCCAAGTATTATCATCTACTAGCTGAATGCATAATGGTAATTTTTCAGTATCAGGTGAGCAACTTCCATCAATATCATCTGGCACATACATAATATCTTTTAGACAGTTTAATCTATCTTCACAAATATATGCAGGTGGAGTCTTTCTAAAAACTGTATAATGATAATCTGATAAATCATCCATTAAACCAGATTCTATTTTATTACAGATACAATTATTTTTATCATAGAATTTAATGTTTATTTCTCTAGGCACCATTATAAGATTTGAAGATTGTGAAGTTGTCATTTGATATGAATTTTCTAAATATAAAGTAACTCCTCTAAATTTATATAGATTATAAATTGCATTTATAAAATCGATAATATTATCACAAGTTTTACTAAAATTTTGAATATCAAATGATACACCAGTTTCTTCTTCATAATCGTACATGAATGCTTGATATGATATATCAACATGTACTTTATTAAAATTAAATAGTTGATTAGGTTTTATCGGAATATATGTGTTTGGGTTATCATATAGTGGAATAAAAATAATTTTAATATTTCTATCAGATAAATTAAATTTCTTTATCTTTTTAGCATCAATTATTTTACTTCTCTTATCTTTATAAAGAATTAAAATATTTAAATTTTTCATATCGTTCACCTCATTTATTCTTTTTCTTTATATAATAATATATGAATAAAAACATATATAGTAAATTCACTATGTGGAGTGAATTCCCCGCCTCAATTTAAAATATATGGGAAAAAATATTCTAGGGTTAACCCTAGAATATTTTTATTCTCTATAACTTATAATTAATATTATTTTTTATAGGTGGTGAATAATTTATGTTTGATAGTAAAAAAGAAATAGATGTACCAATTAATGAAAGACTTATAGTTTACCCAAAACAACGACAGCAATTATTTTTAAACTTAGTTGAAAATTATAAAATATTTTGTCCTAATTTAAAAATGCTTTATGCGGCATTAAATTTTGATTCAGAATTAAAAATAGATTATTTAGTAATATTCGAAGGATATAAAAAAGGAAAAAGATTCATAATTTGGGATAGTCCTTTCTTATATACAAATAGAGCTATTCCAGCATATCGATATGCAGTAAAAAATAATTTACATAAAGAATATTTCGATACATGTATAGCTAACTTTTGTAATATGGAATATCCAAAATTTGTTGAATTTTTAAATTCTAATCTATGTAAGAATTTAAGTCTTGATTCTAATAGCGATAAATATTGGAAGTCTCCAGATAATTCTCATTCATTAATGAAAGGAATGAGTGAATTAGGATTACTTTATATTCCTGAAGGATTTACAAATAAAGGTAGAAGAAAAGTTGATTAAAAAATAAAAGATAACGAGAAATCAAATCTCGTTATCTTTTAAATTCTTTAGATAAATGAATATTTATCTATTTTTAATTTACCGTAATATTCAGCTGCTTCTACTTCAACTATACTTATAGATGTCATTTCTCCTGAGGTTGACATTAAATAGTTATCATAATATGATATTAGTTTATTTTCAGCTTCTGTTGCTGTTTTAGCTTCAATATAGAAACTATATTCATCCTCTGACCCTTTAACTTCGCCTAAATAGAAATGAATGTTTTGCATTGTTAATCATACTCCTTTGTATCATTAGTTAATTATTTCATAACCATATTCTTTACCATAATCTTCTGATGAAACTTCTTTTATTGAAATTTGATCAATGTCGTTTTCGTCTGGTATTATATGGTATTTTGTACTGTGATTTATAATATAATTTTCTAAACAGGCTTTAGCTTCTGATTCAGTTCTTCCTGCAAGATAGAAATTATATTTTTCTTCATTTGTATTAGTCATTAAACCTTTATAAAATTTAAGACTATAATCTTTTTTACTCATTTTCATCACACACCTTTCTATAAAACATTTCGGTTAGTTCTTTATCTTCTTGTAATATATCCATGTATTTTAAATACTCTAAAATATTTCTTGAAAATATTGGAGAGTCTTTTATATCTGCATTACATAATTTTCGTAATGTTTTTACTTTCGATAACTGTTTTTCCATTATTTTTAACGAAGAATACAATGTATTTAAAGAATCTTTCATAGATGGTACTTTTCTTACAATCTCACAATATCTTTTTAGATTATCATATGATATTTCTAATTGTTGAATTGTAGTTTGTATTTCTGTATTTAAATATTCAATATCTCGATTAGTTAAAAATAAACAATCTTTTTCAAAATCTTGTAATACATAATCTTCGTATAATATCATTGCCGTATCAAAATCTAATACTACTTCTCGAATATCATATTCTTTATTAGATAAATTTCTTACATTTTTTAAATAATATTTAACTTTAATCTTTTCATCAGATACACATAATAAGATCGGGTCAGAATAACGATATCCAGTCAAATAACCTATATATATTAAACATACATTTTTCATTTTATATTAATCTCCTAATTACAATTATTTTTATATTATTCATTAAAATAATATATCATTATCAGTAGAATAATATACGATTATATATTTGGTTATTTAAAATATTTATAATAAATTAAAAATAAGAAAAAACATCCTATCTATGATAGGATGTTTTACTTTTTCATTTTGCGCATAATTTATTTCCAAACAAGTTGGAAATAAATTCTTTACGCATGAAAAAGAAATATAGTTTCTGTATTTAACTGAAACCATATTTCTACTAAATTATAAAATCTAAGAGTGCCGATAATGTACCCTACCATGTCTACTAAATTAAATAAAAAATAAATAAACGGGTGCATTAGAGGCTAAGCAATTACCGAGTTACCGTTTATGGCGGTAATTGGCTGAAAATTGTTTAAATAAAATTTAAAACAATGCGCTCTATAATACATATAGTAAAATAGTAACCATTGTCAAAATATCTAGAACTAGGATTTTTAATCTAGTTATCTTACAATTCCATTTGATGGGTGCTCGTTGACCTCCATCTCACCAATTACCACTAATGCCGTTTATACTCCTGTGCATACCTTACCGAAAAGTAAACAACCAACTCACTATTAAAAATAGAAATTGTAAATATTAATCAATCATGGATCCATCTGCACGCAGAAACTTACCCGCTGTATCATAGAGAGCTTCCCCCCTAATCCCATACCGCGCTTTGACGCTCTTTTCATTTTTATGAACCGATATCGCAGTCACGTTTCATCTATGATTAATATTTCAATGTTTATCAAAATCCTGTAAGAATAATCAACCGATAGGATAATCATTTATCCTATTTTTCACTGCTCCTTCGAATACCATTCATTACACCTAGTATGAATTTCTATTCGATAGGTTTACTCATATGTTACAAGTGTTTTATTTTTTAATTTTAATACATAACATTAAATTAATGATTTATTTTCTCTCTTTTTTGAGAATTTCAGTTTACTAAAATTATTAATTTGAAAAATCTATATCAAGGCCCCACGACCTATTCGTGTATAATATAAAAAAATAAAGATATGTAATATTTTCAAATTATTTCAGGGTAGCATCTCTTTATGAGATACTAATATAAAACGGTTAATAGAACTGATTGAGGTGGGAGAATAGTAAATCATATACTATATATTTGGGATAGCGAATAAATAGTCGCTATCCCATTCTTTTTAAATATCAATTATTTCTGGTATAGGAAATTTATTAGAGTATTCATCTATTGTTATAGATTGAATACTCTCTATTATTTTTCTTTCACGATCTCTACTTTTATTAATTGATGCATGAATTTTTCTAACTTTATTTATATTACAATTAGTTGATGAAGAAATATTTAGTTGTATATTTGCTAAACTATAATCTCCACGTATCATATTTTTCATGCTAACTCTGGCTCCATGTGGAATCGAACCATACCAGCTACGATACATTGTTTTATTTATATCTATCCAGCGTAACTCGTTTCCTATTGGTAACTGAATATGAGTAGTCCCGTCATCTCTAGATTGATTGTGCATCTGAATAAAATATCGATGCTTAGCATTAAAAATTGCACCTGTTGTAGATATGAAGAAATTTGGAAATCCACTAATTGGTGTAAATATCATTTCACCTATTAATGGAGTAGTATTTCCTATTTGAAAGAATTTAGATATTATGTGTAAATTATATACTATTGGTATATTGAATCTTTTATGAAATGTAAATTGTATAAAAGATTTTTCAATTGCTGAATAATTTAATCTAAAATATGTCCATATTAATATATCACCAATTGAAAATACTTTATCGATATTCGGAAATTTATACAATACATCTGATATATTTTCATTATTATATATTATCTTATAAGGATTTAGTATTGCATTATTTTGATTAAGTATTATTCCGCATTTAGATATATAATATTCAGATAGTCCATCTATAGGTATTTGACTAAGATTACCTAAATCATCAATTAACCATTTATCATAATATCTATTATTACGTTTAAATGAGCGAGGAAGATTTTCGCTAGATATAAATGGGCTAATATTTTGAGAAACGACTGCATTGTTTAATGGTAGATATATATTACTTTTATCATTGAATAATACTAATGTATGTCGATTCACAAATAATTTTATTGGAGAGGTGTTTATTAGTTGATAAAGTTCTGGGTCAACTTCTAAATGCTCATTCCAGCTATATAATAATATCTCATCAATAGTAATCCTTACAGTATGCTTTAGTATTATATAAGGAATCCCATCATCATCAATGTTAATATTTAAAAATCGTTTCTTTTGTATATCATAGACAGCACCATTTTCCGAAACTATTAATACAAATTTCCTACTTTTAGTTACTGCCTTATAATATCTATTATGTTTTGGTACTATGACTTTTCTAAATTCCACTCCTAAAATAGTATAAAAACCAACCGTCCCAGATTCAATATGATAAGCATATTCAATATCATGTGTATGCTCGTTTGTCATCGTAATATCTGAACCTTCAGGAAATCTATAAAATGATGCAAATATTAGTTCTCTTATGGTATACATTTTTTTAAAATTTGTATTAATGTCGATTAATACTATACTATCATATATATTATATTTTTTGGTTTGATTAGTTACAATATCATAGACACATCCATTGAATGTAATATAATATCGTAGAAATAAATTCCTATATAGAATGGGATAATATATATCGCCCCCAAGTTTAATAGGTTTTCCAATATTTTCAAATAATCCGTGTTTTATAATAAATTTTTGCTCGGACTTTTTAAGCATTCGAAAATTAATATTATCCATCATATCATCAACTCCTTCCTTCAATATAATAATATATCAATAAAATTAGAGATGTAGAATAGAATCTACATCTCTAATTATTTTTAATTATCTAAATATATTTCTTCTAATTGTTTTTTCAGTTCAATTAGTAGTTTATTACCAAATATAGTTAGAAATATTGCAGGAACTTTTCTAGCCGCAACTGCTAAAGGCGCAACTATTGTATCTATTGGTTCGTCTGTTCTATATTCTGAGAATGGTTCTAGCCCTTCTTCAAATACATGAGACACAATACCTTTACAAACACTACATACAACTTTATCACCTTTACTTGCAGGTACGTTATATTTTACGTAGAAAAGGATTAATACATCTCCAGGATTCATAGAAACCCCTCGAACCTTACCATTATCACCAATTTTTACAACTTCTGCAACTTCACTTATCACTTGACCAGCTTTATAGTACTCTAAATCATCATCATTAGCATATTTATTAAGAATATTATTTCTTTTCTTGATTCTCTTCCAATAATCTTCTACAACTTTTCTTAAAGATGGATCAAGTTCGTCGAGTTCTGAAGTTGTATATACTTTAATATCTACAATTTCTCCGGTATATTTACTATGAATTGTAGTTTTTGATGATTCGATTACTGCTTGTTTATTATCATCTCTCATAGAAGTAAATGCCCTTTGCATTTCTGCTGTCATTGCATCAGAGAAGATAATTAATGGATCACCAGCATTTACTTTATCACCAATTTTTGCAATAGATTCAATATAAGTGTATGGAGAAAATGTTAAGCTCTTTTCATCAACCATTTCGGAACTAAGTTTTTCTGAAAGTCTTTTAGATATAGGAGCACTATCTTCAAACACATCCCATTGTGATGAGATTGCTATCTTACATAGTACACCTAAATTCATAGAAGCACCCATATCCTCAGAATTCTTAGTAAAATGCTTATTATTATATGCTAATATTTGACCTTGCTTAAATTTGTCACCAGGTTTTAAATCACATACCAACGTATTATCTATCCAGAAACCAGCAGAAGCATTTTTCTGAGCTCGTGGAGCAATATTGATAGCCTGTTTTTTACCAGACTTATATTCAATAACACAGAAGCCATCTGAAACATCCAGAACTTTACCATCTTCTTTAGCATCAACGACAAATTCATCTGATAATAAATATGGTATAGTTGATTCTACTTTATTTCCTATAAGAACAGGATCTGCATCTTGAACTGGTATCATATATTTTGTCTGCTTGTAACTCATAGCAGTTCTATCAGGGTCATCATGCATTACTCCCAATGGAGAAAGTAATTCTGCAGTTGTAAATAAGTTAGATGAGGTTAATTCATCAACATTTTTACTAGTATCAATATAACCATATGTCGATGTGATTTGTGGTTCTAAAGTTAGTTCGCGGACAACTCCGACATTTGCATCAGGAGATGTTGACATTCCTATTGTACCAACCATAGATTTATCATAAGCCCTTCTAGGAAGAGTCATTGCTCGGTCTAACTGTATTCCTCTAATACCCTTAAATGATACTGCTCTTTGTTTTTCTAATTCCAGTACAGGATTTAAACTAGAAAACTCTTCAATCATATTTGTATCAGAATTTAATAAGTCATCGATTATTTGAGATTTCTTAATAGATAATCTCTTTCCACTATTTCTATATTCAGCATAAGCCGCTGTAATATTTTTATATACTAAATCAGCTATAACTTCATTACTACGAATTCTCATATTATTCATATTATTTTCGATAAGATAATTAGTATCAGTAAGAAGTCCAGCTGCTACAACTAATAGAGATACCAAATCTGTAGGATAACCAAAATCGGTAAGTATTTCTTTAGCTTTCTCATCAAGTAAGAAATCTCTATAGTTATCAAGTGCATTATATATTTTAGAATTACCAGGATAGAAAGGGAAAATTAATGATATGAATGTATCTTTAGATTCCAAGTCTTCATAATCAAAATCTGATAAATCACAATACTTAAACCCGTTCATTAATAATTCATTTCTGAACGGTGTCTTTTCCCACATAATATATCCATCGTTTAATTCAATTGCATCAAATTTCATTGGATCATAGTTTTTTCTAAGTTTTTTATCAATAAATTCGTATTTTATATTAGCTTTTTTCATTACTTTAGAAAAACCTTCACAAAACATCATGAATAGAATTAATGGGAGATATCTTCCCATTATTTTTGCTGATGCCACAACGAATCTTGGTTTACGTTTAATTTTAGAAATATTAGATTTATCTTCATCATTAAAATATGAGAATACTAAATCTGTATAAGAATCAGATAATTTAAGTATAACTGGTTCTTTAGTTTTCTTATTAATTCCTACAGGAATCTCATGAATTTCATCATACGAAATATCTTTTCCTGTAAGTTTTTTATATCTTTCTTTTAATATATTGATTGACATATAGAAAGTAGTATTTTCAATAGTAAATTCAGAAAAATATCTAGAAAGCATTGAAAAATCTAAAGGAACCATATAACCTTCATTTTGCATTGAGCAGTTACCTAGTTTAACTTTAAATTTATCAGGATTCTTTTCCATATAAGTGTCAATCCTGTTTATATTTTGATTTACTGCACCACGTCTATATATAAAAACTTTATTATATGCAGTTACAAGTTGTACTGTATCTGGTCCAGTTTTTACGATTGGTTTTAATATAAATTGGTGACGAATATTCTTCTTCGTTCCATTTAAGTACACATAACTATTGTCGATTATTTTAGGAACATCAAAAGATACGGTCATCTTATTTCCTTTTTCACCAACTAATTTATATGTGTAGGTTTCTTTTAAATCCATTGGAGTTGAGCTATCTTCTACAATTTTCTCTGATACGAAAATTTTATCAGATGCTTTTGATAAAATTGCTACAGAATCATCAATATTCTTTACGAGACACTTTTCAGTATACTCTTTATCAAAATTAACAAATTTTGATGATACTATATTAGGATTTGTGGTATTGATAAATCCCCCTGTAGTAGAAGTAGATATTGATTTACGTTTGACATCATCTATATCTGGGATAGATAAAACTTTAGATTGGTCAGCCATTAATCTATCAATTTTAGCTAATTCTTTTTCACTTCTTACTGGAATAAAGGTAGATTTATATTTTTCATTTTTAACCTTATTAGCTAATGTCATTGTGAGCTCTTCAGGGTCTATTTCATCAATATCATCTATTTCATCAAAAGCTTCATCTACAGCTCTCGATACTTCATCAGTAATATTAAAATCACCAAATGTGTCAGGTGAAGTTGAATCTGACTCTGACTCTGGAGTTGCTACATCGTCTTCTTTATTTTCATCTAAAGAAGTTTCTAATTCATTTAATAAATCATCAAAAGGTTCGGCTGTCGAGGAAGTTATATCTTCAATCTCTGAGAATGGATCAGCATCACCTTTTCCAAGCAAGTTGTATCTAAGTCTATTTTTAATATCTTCTTTAAAACTATGGAGTATTTCAGATTTAACTTCTTCCTCAATAGTTTCAGAATCTGCGTTTGGATTATAGTCATCCTCAACGCTAAAGATAATAGATTTAAATACACCTAATTTCGATTTAATCTTTGGATAATTATTTTTTGTAATAAAATCCAATCTTGTTAAATATATTTGACCACTTGCACGGTTTATTATCATTAGTCTAATATTTGGAAGTTGTTGTAGTAATTCCGGGAAATAACATGCTGAGAATAATAATATACTCAGTGGGTTATTTAGTAATTTCTTATTCATGATTATACATGATTTTATAGTATTAGACCAAGAATTTAAATCAAATATTAAGGTTTTTTCATAACCATTGAAATTAGAGTCGTTTAATCTATCTTTAAGAACTCTAATAAATTCACTACATATTTTCTTTGTGCTCAGATTATCTATTCTAGAAAAGAAAATCTCCATCCATCTAGATAAATCATTAACGATATTAAGTTTTTTACTTAATACTGATGCTCTATTAGAATATGGAATATAAAATAATGGAAAATCTTTTTGTTTTAGATAATATCTATCAGTAGTCGAGCGTTCTAGACTCATTACGATCTTAGTACCGATTTTATCACGATAAGTAGTATCAGTAACAAATCTTTTTGTTAAAGATGGTACTAGATTCATAATAGGGTCACTTAATGCTTCTACTGCTTTATTACGATTTGGGCACATTAAAAATAGTGCAGACCCCGTACCTAATTTTAAATTAAAACCACTACGAGGAAAATTTATTTTAGATTGCGAATTATATACTAAATTATCTCTATAATTCTCAAAAAGCATATTAGGCACCGTCCTTTCTTATATTTAGTATATGGTGTCAACTTTAAGATTTTGTTAAAATTGCTTATATTCTAAGCTCTGATGTATATTTGAATAAAAATTTTATTCATATATTATTATAGTGGACTTATAGAAGAACGGAATGGGATATATCGTTACGGACCTATTTCGATATTGCCAGTAAGATTCTAAGTTAAGCATTACATTCTTATAAACTCAATAGCTTCTACACCAAATTAGCTAATGATTTAATAAAAAATAAGGAGTGTTAATAGCATGGCAAAATTACTGGATTTTATGGTAAGATGTAACAACGCGACAGCAGATGATATTGCTGATGATTTATTAAAAATGGCAGCACCGGATGAATTTGATTCTAAAGATGAATTGGGAAGCCATTTTGAAGACTGCTTAGGATATAATCCTATTGATTATTTCGATAGAAAATCTATAGACGAACAGTTTGACGACTTAATTCACGGAGCACCTTATTCAGTACAAGATCAGCTTCGTAATAAACGCGAAGAGATTATTGAACGCACTCTTGAATGTAGTGAAGATGTTGGAGATAGTGTTCTCCGCAAAGTCTTTATAAATGTCGTAAAGGATACTGTTGGTTGGGCGCCTATGGACGATGGTGAAGTATCACTTGACGATTGTATTTCTATGGCAATTTTTGGTAATGATGATTCTGACGAATATGATATTGATGACGATGATTCTGACATTGATAATGATGACGATGACAGTGAAGAAGAAGATATCATATACGAAGAAGATGAAGATGATGATTATTAAATAGAAAGGGGGAATAAGTATGACAGGGATGGAACAAAGTCTCCGTTATATTGAACGTGAAATACGTTTTATGATAAGAGATCAATATGGAAATGCAACATATGTAAAATATGCTGATAGAGTAATTGAGGACGCTTGTGGGATTCCTAACTTCTGCACAACCGTTCTATCTTCAAAGAAACCATTATCTATAATTTTAAGAGCAATAAGAGGTCCACGAGGGGACATTATTATGAGATTCTTTAATGCTTCTTTACATGATGCAAGAATTGAAATGGTAATGGTTTTGGTAGAGGCAATAAAACTTCGTATTCATAAAAATCGTTCATCTAGAGATGCTTATGAATACTTAATGAAATTATATCGTAAAGCAATTAAACGTACAATTCGTTTAATCACCGGTAGTAAGAATAAAGAATCATATAAGTCAATGTATCGTAGTTTAAGAGATTTTGCTAATATGGACGATTATGACTATGATGACGATGATGAAGATGATTATTTTGATTCTGATACAGAGTTTGGTGATAGCGAATTTGCAGATACCTGTTTAAATGCATATAGAAACGGGGAAATTCCCCCAGAGATGAAACGAAATAAACCTAGTTTCATAAATCCTTTACAGCATGCAATTGAAAAAGGTGGTAACGAAGAAATTCTTAAAGAAATTTCAGCAATTGAATCTAAATTAGGTCGTCATTTAACAGATTCGGAACTTGATGAACTTTTATGTGGAGATGATGATGAAGACGATGTTGAATCTATTTATCCAAAAACTCCAGCATCACTTTTCAGAAAAGAGTCCGATGATATGATAGATTCTATTACTGAAATTATATATAAAAGACTTTTAAAGAAACTTAACGGTGAGCCAATTGAGAAGGGACCGTTATTTGCAAACTACGGTACTTTAAATAAATATGAATCTTTAGATGAATTCATAGATAAAGAAGAAGCAAAGAAAGAAGTAGTTATACCTGATATAGATACTACTCCAACTACTAAAGTACCAGAGAATAAGTCGAAGAAAAAAGAGAATAAACCTAAACCATCAGTTCAAAAAGATACATCATTGGAATCTCTTGTAGAAATGCATAATCAATTAAAGAATAAGAGTCCTGTTAAATCTGAAGATGTTTCAGAAAATAATGACGATAGCAGTTATTTGCCCCCTATTGATTCAATAGGGGGCAAATATTCTACAATAGTTTCTGAAAAAGAGGTTATAGATGATATGGAAAGTACAAATGGAACTTTAATTGTAGCAAAATCTGGAATGGAATCTCCCGTTGAAAATACTATGATTATCGATGGGATTATAAATGATTTCAGTAAAATAGAAGATGAGCGTATCAGTTTAAATAATAAACTGGTCAGATATCTTCATGCAATTGGGATTATTTTAACCGATATATTTATCACATTAAAACCATCCAAAGTATATGATCATTTATTTACTCTTGGAGTATCTATTAGAGTAACCGGTGATTATGATATAATTGATAAAGATGCATTAGTCAAAATTACCGATGAGCATGCTAATAAAATTTCTAAAATTTTAGGAATTGACTCAAAATATATCGATCCTGAAGTATTGGTTGCGCATTGCGATATCATGTATGATATTGATGTATCAAAGATTAGCAATAGAGATAAGTCATACAGTTCTAAAAGCGTGCATCATATTAATAAGTTGATGTGTATTGTATCAGATTATATCTATAATCGTACTAATACTATAGTAGATATTAGATTTATAAACTATCCTAATAACGATAGTCTTGGATTATATATAATGAATAATGATGGTTCTAAAGCATCGGAAGAATTATATAAATTTATAGATGATGAACTAATGCAGGAAAATATTTTAGATAAAATAATCAATTCATCACCTGAAGTTATTCCAGATAATATTATAATATTTGCTAAAGAAAATGAAGATGATTTTTATGATGAGCTTAAAAATATATTTAACTCACCACTAATACAAGATATTGTCACCTATTTTAGATTGCAAAATGATAGTAATATTATGCAATATCTAAATAGTAATGATGTATCTGGAGAAGTAATGTCAGAATCATACTTTGCATCTGGTAGAAGATGTGGATATATCGAAACGAGACATAAAGTAATTACAACAACAGAATTATCAGATGATGCTAAATCAGAACTTAAATATGATATTTCGGTTAATGGAGATTTCAAAGTACAGTTAAGAGATACCCTTTCAGCAATATCATCATCGGCAGAAGTTTCACAATATTTAACATATCGTGTTGAAATAGATGATGATTCTGATGAAACTATCGAAGAATCTTCTGAACCAACTAGCAACTTTGGCATTTAAAATTAAGAGAAATAGGTATTTGTATTAATACCTATTTCTTTTTTATCCTTATTTTAAGCATATATTATTTACTTGAATATCGATAATCTGTGTATAAAAATATTGATACGATAACTTCATATTAATAATAATTGTACGAGATTATGATAATTATTATACTATATTTTTAATGTAAAGGAGATACTAGACATGTCTAAAAACAAAAATGCGTACACTCAATTATGTAGTGAAATCAAAGAAAAAATTGATAGCAGTAACCGTGCAAAGGGACGCACATCAAGTGCCGTTTCAAGATCTGATTTAGAATCTATGGCAACTGCTCTTCTTAACACACCTGACCATGAAGTAACAGTTTATTCTTATTCTGCTAAAGATACTTCTGGTACTGGTGAACCTGTTGGTATCACAAAGAAACCTTCAAAACGTTATCGTGATTCATTAAAACCTATGCTTAGAAATCTTGGATTAGATAAGCACGATGCTGATAAAATCGATGATATTCCGATGACAAAAGAACATGCTGCCGCTATGATAGATGTTAGCACAACAGTTATTCATGATTATATGCGTGCAGGTAGAAAATTCTCATTCCCTATTACTGAGCCAGATGAAACTCGTATGGAAATTAATTGTGTTATTGCACCTGAACGTACCTCTGTGGGTAATCGTTTCAAGAAAGATGATACAGCAGATGATACTGTTACAGTAACTAAAGAAAGAGCAATACTTAAAGCAAAGAATCCTATACCTTATTGGTTAAAAGAGGTACAGAAATAATAGAACATAATAAAAAGAAGATAGTCGTTGAACTATCTTCTTTTTTGTATCTTTTTAGATGGTTAACATTTTTCTAATATGCTACAATATCTATATTATTGTAGAAAGAGCTGTACTTTGAATAAGCGGTGCTTATTTTTGCTCTTTGTACTATATTATATTTTTTAATTGATTTATTTCAATTGGTAATTGAAATATGAAAATATCTTATAATACTCAATTAAGATAAATATGGTATCATTAAAGTAAATATTATAAAAATATAAAGTAATTTAAATGAATGAAGATAAATTATAATACTATAATTATTTTTATGAATAGTTTTTATTTATAGCAAATCGATTTTAGATTCAGTATGTGTAAGAATATATCATATTAAGTTTTTCGATTTAAATAATACTTTTTATAAATATCATATTAGCGTGAAAATAAATATTGATATTTTATATTGAACTTTGACAATTACATGCCTCACCTTGAATAGAGGGAGTTGTGTAGTCATTATTTATATCAGTAAAAATATTATTTTTTATGGAAGCCTAGTGTTATAAATATAATCTATATATTACTTTAATTTGAAAAAATATTAAGAAATGTATAATTGTGCTACTATGAAAGAATTATCGTTTTGATATAATTATTTATTTTTCTTTATAGTTTTTGTATTATATTTAAATTCTAAAATTTAGATTATTTGAATAGCATGAATAGTCCTTTAATAAGACTATTCATGCTTTATTTGCCTAAAATATAGGGGTAAAAACAAATTCTTAAAGTCAACTAACTAAGTTTTACCCTATTAAGAAAGTAGGTGATAACGTGAAAAATAATAGTTCAAATGTTGGTACACAGCAAACTGCTCGTATCAACTGGTCAAAAATTGTTGGAAAAGCTGGAAATGGTGCAAAAGCTTTATTTGAACCAGTAATGCCAGCTACATTTAATACTGTAAATAGTACAACAGCTATCCTGAAGGATATCCGTAATGCAACTAGAGCTACAAAGTCTGTTACTAAAAGACAGCAGGCGAGTAGAGATAACTCTCCACAAAATAAACGCTCTCTAAATTTATTTAAGTCTGCATTTGATGATATAAATTCAGGAAACTTTTCAATGGATAAAATAAATAACGAGATGTTTGATGATTATGAATCTGATACATCCGGTTCATTTAATATGCCAACTGGTGATGATGCCATAGATATGTCTACAGAAGAAATACTTCTTCTTGGAAATAAAGGCGTTGCACAATCAGTTATTCAAAGTACTAGTGCACAATTAAGAGGACTTGAAGCTAGTTCAAAGGCTTTAATTAATTCAAATATCAAAAGTACCCAAGCTTTAGGTATGTCAATTAATAATACTTTGATACATGGTTTCAACACAATAAATACTACACTTAATATTCAAAACCAGAAACTTGATATGATTAATCGAAATCTATCTGGTATTTTGCAATTTAATAATACAAATGCAATTGAGTATTATAGTAAATCTATAGATATGCTATCTGGACTTGGAAAAATGATTGAAAATTTTGAAAAATCTATGATGCCAGATATGCGAAAGAAAGATAGAAAATTTGATACCTCTGGTGGTTTTAATATAAAAGAATATTTTAACTACGTTAAAGAAGGTATTAAAGATTCTTTATTTGGTAGTGCCGCAGAGATGGCAAAATCTGTTGGTGGTAATGTAAAGGATTTTGGAATAATGGGAATTCTTACAGATTTCTTGATTCCGAAAACTTTGAAGGAACCTTTAGAAAAATTCGATAAATCTCTTACAAGATTCTTTGATGAAGGATTTAAGCAATTAGGAGATAAATTAAGCTCGAATCCTTTATTTGCAATGCTTGGATTAGGAGATGTATTTGGTAGTAAACGAGAGAAGATAAAAGATATAAATCTTTCTAATTATATGAAAAATGCAACTCCATGGAATGGGATTGCACAAAAAGCTCTTGTTGAAGTTATACCTGAATTATTAACATCAATAGATTCTAAATTAGATAATAGCGAAAAACGTTATTACGATTATGATAGAGGTCAATTTAAATCTAAGAGTGAAATTGAAAAAGCTATGAGGAATGAATACTTTGATACTTTTTCATTATCTCTTAAGGATTCAATGGATAAACTCACTGAAGCTGTTCAAGCTACAGGTAAATCATCCGTAGATCAAGAAAGTATTCTTACCAGTATACAAGCATTAATCGATGATCAAATATCTGGTAAGAAAGATACAATGACTGCTCGCCAAGCTATGGCTAGTAAACTTAAAAATGAAGGAGTTTCTGATACTCATATTAGAGAATTTATCATGGAATTCCAAGATGGACTTGAAGGAGCTATTTCTAGAATAAATGATTTATATCATGATATAGGAAGTACTCAACACGTTTATCGAAATATAAATAATACTTATGGTTCAGAATATACTAAGTCAATAAAAAAGATGCATGATTATGAATCTAGGGATAGAGAAGGTATAAAGCGCAATGATTATCGTTCATTCTCTTTCGCTGGTAGCATGGGAATAAATGCATATTTTGAATCATTGCAAAATAAAGCAAATATTAAAGTAGATCTTAGTCTCGATGATGATTTTGTCAATTTTATAATAAAATTAGCTAAAAGTGGTGCTACTGAAGCTGAACTTATTAGAGAAATCAAGAAAGAGGCTGCAAAGCAGAATGTTAAAGATAATGTGTCTGGCTTTGGTTCTAAATCAAAAATCTTTAGTAGAGCTAAAGATATCTATAGTAAAGCAAAAGGCAAAATAGATGAATTTGGTAATCGAGTTGATTACTATAGTGGAAAAATGCAGGACATGGCATTTGATTCTGTATATATGGGAAGATATGGTAAAAAATCATCTCAGCCTACAACTTCGACTGCTTTAGTTCCAGTAGGAAGTGCATCTACTAGGTTATCTAGTAAAACTTCCACTACTGATAATAAAGAACAAAAAGCTGTCGAGCAAATCAACGCTCTTGCAACTATAGATTATGATGCATATCAAAAGAAAACTGAATCTGCTAATGATAGAGATCAGAAAATTTTATCTAATGCAATTGCAGTATTTCAGAAATCTCCTCCAGCTACAACTGTAGAGGAGTCTATAATAAAATCAAATAATATAGTATTTGCTACACTTAGTACAATGCTAGCTAATTTTAAAGGTTTCACTTCTCGTCTTTTTGGTAAAGAAGGTTTCTTTAAGAAAATGTGGGATTCTGAAGCTAGAAAGAAAGCTACAGAAAAATTATTTACTGGTGAAAATGCTATATTTAAAAAGCAATATGATGGAGCAAAAGCCGGATTAAAGAGTCTAAAAGATAAAACTTTAGGATATCTTGGAGACGGTTATGAGTTCTTATATGATAATACCATGCAATATATGTATGGTGAAAATTATCAAGATAATGATGATTGGAAAAATAATACCTTCTTAAGTCAAAAGCTTAACAGAAAATGGCGAGCTGAGCAAAAGAAGAAAAAAGCTGAAGCTGAAGCAGCTGCAAAAGTTGAGAACGAAGTTGAAAATGGTAAGAAAGCTGCTGAAGATAATATAAATAATACTACATCTCAATTATTAGGTTTGCCTGAAAAATCTTCATACGTAGATCCTAGAAGTAGAGCAGATTTAGAGAAGAGAAAAGCTGAGTTAAAGAAGATGAGAATCGAAGCTCGACTTGGTACATCTAAATATTCTACAGATGAATCAATGGCATTCGACAGAGAGTATGAGGAAATTGAAGACAGACTTAAAAAGCCAATAGAGACTATTGAGAATAATCTTATGGTAATTGGTGAGAAAACCGAGAAGCATGTTAGAGCTGCTGCAGAATCTACTGTTGGTGATATAGATAAACCTGTAGAAACTAAGAAAAAGGCATATAAAGATGGTTTCTTAAAGAAAATGAAAGCTACAATGCCTAAAGCATTAGCTGGTGCTGTTGCTGGAGCAGGTATTGGGCTTCTTAATAATCAATTCAGTTTACTTGGAAGCATGTTTCTTCCTGGTGGTCCTATAGCCGGCGCTATAGTTGGTGGTGGATTAACAATATTATCACAAACTGAAGCTTTCAAGACATTTATGTTTGGTAAATTATCCGACCCAAATGATCCCAATTCGGCTCGTGAAGGTGGGTTAATCAGTGAAAAGATGCGTGCTAGTTTTAAGAAAGTTATGCCATTTGCTATTGGTGGTGCAGTACTTGGAGGACTTAAAGGTCTTTTAAAAGGAGCACTTGGATTTAATAGCGGATTAGGTATATTAGGAACGCAAATACTTCCTGGAGGTATTTTAGGCGGAGCATTACTTGGAGCTGGAGTTAGTATTCTTAAGAATTCGGAAAGCTTTAAGACAATGCTACTTGGTAAAAAAGGTGAAGATGGAAAACGAAGTGGTACTATTATTTCGAATTCCTTTAATAAAGTTAAAAGTGGATTTTCTAAACTTATGCCAGGTATTAAAAAAGCTGGAGCTGGTTTAGGAATTGGTGCATTATCTGGAGCTGTATTAAGTAGTGCCGGTTATCTTCCTGCAATGTTATCATTGGGTGGTCCTGTTGGTATGGGTATTGCTGGACTTGGATTAGGTATTGCTGCTAGTACTAGTAAGTTTAATGCATGGTTATTTGGTACCGAAGAACTTGATGAAAATGGTAATGTAATAGGTAGAAGAAAAGATGGAATGTTAACTAGGGTTAAGAATATTCTCATGACAAATGTAGTTCAACCAATAAGTGATACATTCAAGTCTAAAATGTTAGACTTAGTTGATTGGACTAAAGAGAAAATTACATATCCTTTTAGATTAGCATTTGGTCCTATTTTAGATTCACTGACAGGGATCAAGGATAATGTCGTTGATTTTGCTAAAGAAAAATTCGAGGCAATTGGTAACGGTATAATGGATGTATTCCGTAAGACAACGAAAGCAATATTTAGCCCTATAACTAAAGCAATTGGTTGGGTTGGTAAATCAATGATAGGTATTGCTAGTGGTGCTACTAAATTAGCAATGGCTCCAGCAAGTATAGGCTTACAAGGAATACGAATGTTAACTGCTGGTAAACGTCGTAAGGAATATGCCGAATTCTATAAAAATTACTATGCTAAAGGTAACTTAAGTGGAAAACTTCGTGAGAAGTGGGACGCTGAAGAAGCTGAAGGTAATAAACGAAATATATTTGGTAAAATATCTGATACTATTGGAACTTATATTGGTCATGGTGAAATTGCAGATGCTGCTAGAGAAGGATGGAATGACGAACATGCCGCCGATGGTAAAAATCATTTAAATTGGAGAGGGGTTCATCAAGAACATCGTGCACTTAAAGCAAACCGAAAAGCTCGTCAAGCCGACGAAAAGAAATGGCGTAAAATAGATAAATTTAGTTCTACGTTACGTGATGAATTAGGTGGTCGAGAATTAACATTCAATGACTATAAGTTTGAAGCAATACGAGATAAATTTAAGAGACTTGGTATTGATGAAAAGTATATACAATCATCTGATGATATCATGGATATTATTTATCGTAAGAATGAATTTAAAAAGAAAATGGATCCATCTAAGAGTAAAGTTAGTGGAGGGATGATCATTGAGGAAACTGATGAACAGAAAAGATCTAGAGAAAAGACAGAAGATTTCCAAGATGATGTACTCGACGTATTAGATGGTATCAGACAAGATTTTGCAGGTTTCGCAAGAGAGAAACTTGATAAAGATAATACTGATAGTTTTGATAAGAAATGGAGAAAAGATAAGAAAAAACTTCGTACAAAATTACATGGTGCAGGAATATTTAATGTAGATTTAAATAATCCCGAAATGCGTGATTTTGATATTAATGAAGTAGATTCTGATCGATTAACTGATTATAAATATTCTAAATATGCTGAAACTGGTGATTTCATTGGTTTCATGAAAGAATTTAAAATTACTCAAAAATCGAAATATAAATCTGGGGAAGAAACTCCAGAAAGTTCAAATACTGATACAAACCATTTTAATTTGAGAGCAAATGGATCAAAAATTAAAAACGGATTTAGTAATAAGTGGGGTAAATTTAAATCTTGGATAGGTTCTAAAACTTCCAAGAATGATATTGTTAATAATATGAATAATACAACTTCGCAGTTGTTAGCCCTTCCAGCTCCTCAAAGATCTGCTAAAGAAGAGTTATTTGATAGACAAGCTAAATTGCGTGAAATAATGACCGATGGTCGAATGGCTACTTCCAAATACTCAACTGAGCAAATTGAAAATGCTACGAATGAATGGACTTTATTAAGAGGTAAATTAAAAGGTGCTGGAAAAGATATTACTGAAGACCAAGCTACTAAAATACTTAGTGAAATGAATGCTAATATTAAAGATCTTTTAGATGTTAATAAAGAGCATAAAGAAATAGACAGTGCACAACTAGAGATTTCTACTAGTGGTGAAATTGATGATACTGCTGTTAAAAAGAGAAAAGGTAAAAGTTTTGGTTCTAGAATAATGGGTAAATTCAATGCTTTTACAAGCTGGCTCGGCTTTAATAAAAAGAAAAGTAGAGCTGATGCTGAAGAAGCTGAAGATGAATATGCTAGAAAAGGTACTGGTCAATTATTATTGACTGGTGATGTAGATCCAAATGCTAAAACCGAAGATGAAGAAGAAGAAAAAACTGGTGGAATCTGGGGCAAAATAAAATCTGTTGGAAAACTTATTGGCGGCTCTGGTGCTGGACAATTCATTCTTAAAGGAATGAAATTTGCTGGTTCTATAGGATTATTAGGCGCATTAGGATTTACCGTAGCTGAATTAATAAGACCTGGAACCGCGAAAAAAGTTGGTGATAAAATTGATGAATTTAATGACTATGTAAATTCTGATGATTTTAGTATGAAAAAAGTGATGCATGATTTTAGTGTTAAATTTGGTACATGGTTTGACGACACTGTAGTTGGTGAATGGTGGAATGAGAAAATTTCCCCATGGTGGGATAATAAGGCATTCCCATGGCTTAAAGATGCAGTAAGTAAAGTACCAGAAATAATTTTTGAATACCTTCCAGGTACAATTGTTAAGGCTGGAGAACTTATTGCTACCCATGCACCTAAAATTATTAGTGCATTCTGTACAGTTATTTCTGAGATTGCTCCTCCTCTTGCAACTGCAATCCTTAAATCAACTCCTGAAATTTTGGGAGCTGTATTAAAAGGTTCTTGGGAGATTGTAAAATCTTTAGGAAATGAATTATTATATGCTCTTGGACTTAAGAAACGTCCAAATGGAGATAAAGAAACTATATCTAATAGTAGTTTTTCAACTTCATCTGATAAGCAAGCATTTGTTGATGAAATGAAAAATAATTCCGGTAAAGCTTCTTATATTGATTCTGAAACTGGAGAAGTGGTTGAAGTTAGTGCAAAATCTGCAACCATTGATGAAAATGGAAATGTAATTATCGAATATAATCAAGATAAAACAGCTAATACTGGATTAATTACTGCTGGTTCAAATGCTATAATTCGTGGTGGTTTAAATTCCGGTAGAGCTGGAATTCATGGTAAAGCAGGTAGAGCTGCTGTAAAAATGCCATTTAGAGCTGTTGGTGTAATGGGAGGTACTAGTCTTGGTGCAACTGGTGGTGCTGTTGCTGGTACTTTTGGTGGTCCTGTTGGAACAGTTTCTGGAATGGCTACTGGTGGATTTAAAGGCGCAAAGGCTGGATGGAAAGCTGGTGGCAAAGTAGGAGATAAGGTTTCTAACGGAGTATCTCGTTTCGGTGCTACTTATCTTCCAGATGCTACTAGTGAAATAGTTAGCAATAAATCTGCACTTGGTAACTGGAGAATGAATAGGCAGTTATCCAAAACTGTAACTTCAAGCACTGTGAATGTTGATGCTGGTGCACTTGAAAAATCTATAAAAGAGGCTACTGATTCTGCATTAGCAAAAGCTTCTAGTGGTGGAGGAGCGTTAGCACTAAAACTCTCAACTGAAGAAGCTTCATCTAAAGTACTTTCTGAATCAATAGGTGCTTCAATTTCTGCAACTCTTTCTGAAAATGGTCAAGTTGCTTCTAAAGAGACTATGGAAAAAGCTATTAAAGAATCAACTGAGAGATTGATGAAAGAAACTAAGAGTGAAACAGCTACTGAACTTGCTGAAAAACTTGCGAAGAAAACTGGTACTACTGCAATTAAAGAAGCTGGTACTGAAGCAGTGGAAGCTACTGTTAAAGAGAGTAAAAAAGGTGTTATCAAATCCTTATTTGCAAAGATTAAGGGTGCAATTGATAAATTATCTAAAAATGAAAAGGTTATGAAAATCATAGGTAAATTTACTGCGGATAGTTCAATAATTGGTAAATTTATTAAAGGATTTAAAGAGATTATAGAAAAACTTGCAACAAAAGTATTTTCTAATGAAAAAATATGGATGAAATTATCTACAAAAATAGCAGGTGGATTAGCTGAACTGGGGTTAAGGACAACTCCTCTGGCAGTTCTTTTTGGTGCATATGATTTAATAAACGGTGCATTTTCTGCAAAGAATCTATTTAGAACAACTGAAACTGACTGGTTAATGTGTTTGATATCTGCATTATTTGAATTTGTATTAGGACTATCTCCAATATATCTTTTGAATATTGTATTAGAAGTAGTACAAGCAATAATGGATACTGATTTTAAATGCCAATGGGCTTCTGCATTATATAAAGCAATGGCTCCAGAAGATGGGGGTTTTGGATTACTGGGAGATAAAGGTCTCGAAGATTCACAACTTGCATTAGAAATTGCTACTGCTAAATATAATAAAGAACATGGTACAAATATATCTTCTACAGAGTATAATAATAAAGTTAATAAGGGAATTGGTGGAACCATCTGGGATGGTTTTAAAGCGACATCTAATGCTATATTTGGAACTAAATTTGAAACACAATGGAATTCTAAACAAGATGTTACTGCTGATGAAATTGCTGCATATAAAAAAGAAAAAGGTCTAGGTCAAGGTCTTGGATATGGACCTAAGCATCCTGCTATTATAAATGGTGTGTATGCGCAAGGAGATCCTAGATGGGGTAAAATGCCAATAGGTTATTTACCAGATGGATCTGTTGCTACTATGGATAAAGCTGGTTGTGGTCCTACCGCATTAGCTGCTGCAGCAAATACTGTTGCTGAAAGAAATATAGGATACGGTCCAATAACACCTGCAGATATGGGAGCATATGCTGCATCTAATGGTTATATTAGCCAAGGTGGTGCAAATGCTGGATTATTTACTGAAGGTGCTGCTAGAATGGGACTCGTAAGCAATCCTATTAACAATTCTTATGAATTAAAGGATAATTTACTTGCTGGTAAACCTACAATATTGACGGGTAGATCTAGTAGCTCAGCTGACCCATATACTCAAGCTGGTCATATTGTAATGGCTGATGGAATATATGGAAATAATATGAGTGTAATGGATCCTATTACTGGTAAGCATAAACTATACGATATTAATAATGTATCAAAGAATACTGAACATGCTTGGGCATACAGTGCTGGGTATGGTCCTAGACCTTCAGATAAAAAAGCTGTTGGTTTAACTCCTGGTAAAAGTACAAATTTAACTGGAAAAAATACAAATACATCCACTACTTCCACATCTACACCTGCGAAATCAAATGTGATATATGTTCAATCAGATGTTGATGAGTCAGGTAAACCTATATATGATAAAGTTATTAGAGTTCGTACTGGTACTGATCGTAAAGGTAACCCAATTTATACGACTACTACAATACATTCTGATGGTAGTGCAACTATCAAATATTCTAATACTGGTACTACAAGATATGTAGATGATTATGCATCAAATGGTCTTATTGATTATGGAACTATAAGTGGGTATAAAACCAATTCAAGTGGTATTGATGATAATATATTAAATAGTAACTATAAATACTTTAAAGATAATGATACCTGGTTTACTGATAAATATCCTGATGATGTTCATGGTAAAACTAGTAATAATATTATAAAATATGCAGATAGAACTGGTGGTACGATTAGTAGAGTAAGATTAGGATACGTTTTATCAACTCAATACTTTGGAATGAATGGTGGAAGTTATGGAACAATCCAAATTATTCCAAAGAAATTAGGTAATAAATATACTGATACATATCACAGTCTTACACAAGACTTAGTAGCTAAAATATATGCTGCTGCGATTGTATCGGAAAATCGTAAAGGTAATACATTTGTATCGGCACCTCTTAGCGATGCTGAAAAATTCCTTGCATTATGTAATGCATGTCGTGTAATGTATGGTGTTGGTAATACTTTAGAATTTACAAGAGATTCTAGTAAATTTAGTTCATATATAACTGATATAAACGATGATGATTATAGAAAGCTTGCTAGAGAAGCTTCTGGATTAAGTGCAGAAATAACAACTCCAGTTGTAGAGCAAACAGGTATAATGAATGCTGAACAACTTGCAGAATTTGCTAAAAAGAAGAAATTCTTTGGTAAATTGAAGTTGCTGGGATTCATTGCTCAAGCAAAAATAAATGCAACTCTTAATGGAACTGATTTCTGGACAGAGTTTGAAGAGCTTACTCGTGAGGAGACAAATCCATCTGCATCATCAGGTGCTATATTAAAAGGATCATCAACTACATTAACTAATGCTATCAATAGCCCAAATAATATTCAGGAAGAATTACTTGGTAAAACTATTGAGAATATATATCGCGGTGAAAGTGGTGGAAATTATGCCACCGTTATAAATGATACTAACAATAAGGCATCAGTAGGTCCTTATCAGGCAAATGCAGGTAACGCTGTAAAACTTCTTAAGAACTTAGCTAATGCTTCAGGTATTCCATTTGAACTTAAGAGTAAATTTACTGAGTATGCTAATTTAATTAATAATGGTAAAGCTCTCACTAAAGATCAGATGAATGATCTTTCTAGCGCATTAGGTGATGAGCAAAATAAAGATGCTATAAGATCATCTATTGATGCTACTGCAATGAAATTTTATCATGATACATTTTATAATCCACATTTTGCCGGTTATTATGATACTGGTCTTATTAAAGATTTGCGTACTCTTCCATTACTTGCTGATATTGGTAATACAGGTCCAAATTTAATCACTAGCAAAACTAAAGATAATGCATTTATGTATCATTGGCCACAAGAAGCTAATTTAACAACTAAGGATGAGGAATTGGCAGCAGCTTATAATTTATTACTTAGTAGAAAGCTTTATTGGGCAAATTCCAAGTATGCTAGTTCATATACAAAAAGAATTAAAGACACTTATGAAAACCTTGCTGGTTACGAATTCAAATCATTCGTTCCTGATCCTGGAGGACTTAGTCAATATTTTGCAAAAGAAACTAATCCATTGGGATTTGGTAAACCAACTGAAGGTCTTGATAAAATTGGTGATGTAGTTATAAATGCTACAGATAATATGGAAAAAGTTAAAACTTTTTCTACTGGTATGAATGAAATAAATAAAATACTTGTTGGACATATGGGTGGCAAGATGGGACTTGATACTGATGCTATGGGATTATCTACTTCTAAAGATAAAGAAGGTGGTAGTTCGGAAGATACAGGTAGCACTCCTGTAAAATCTGGACCAAAACCTACCTCTTCTCAGAATGCAACTGCATTCTTTACAAATACTCTAAATGCTAGAAAAACATCAGACTATGGAAATAGAACTCACCCAATTAGTGGTGAATATAAATTCCATGCTGGTATTGATTATGGTACTTCTGGTAAAAGCCCAAATATATATACACCAGTAGCTGGAAAATGCGTTGAAAACTATTATCATAGTGGATATGGTAATCTTTGTGTTATTGAAGCTGATGATGGTACTAAACATTATTTTGCTCATATGAAGAATAAATCTCCTTTAACTATTGGACAGTATTATCAAGCTGGAACATGCGTTGGTGTAGTTGGAACAACTGGAAGTAGTACTGGAAATCATCTACATTATGAGATTAGAAATAAACCTTGGACATATAAGACAAATAATATTAATCCTGATACATATAATTATGGTAGTGGTGTCGTTAGTCTTGGCGATAATAAGTCATTTGATTTTACAAAACTGCCAGCTGATGGATTTGGAAATATTCCATTACTTAGCTTAGGCTATGGTAATGCTAAGAAAACTACTAAGATTGATAGCCCTGCTTATCGTGAGCAGTTACGTAAATCTATTGACACTCAAGAAGAATTTAAAGTAACGCCTAGAGATTTTGAAGCTATTGGTTTCGGTCCTGGTATGACTGTAGATGCTGGATTTGATATGACAAATACTGATGGTAAACTTGATAAGGTAATAGGAATAATATCTGAATGGTTTGCTGAATCTAAGAAAACTACTGGATCTGCTCAAAGTTCAGCTACTACTAATAATATAGTATCTAATACTACAAATATTTCGCAATCTGGAGGTTCAACACCAAAAAGAGTTGCAAATACATCAAAATATAAAGAAACACTAGCAAATCATCATATGTTAGTTGCTTCTAAACTTAATGCTCATAATATAATGTGATAAAAATATGATACAAGAGAATGAATTATTCATTCTCTTGTATCATTAATAATCAATTTTAACAAAAATCTAATCAATCTTACAAACTTTCAAAAAAGAAAGGAGATTTTGTGATTATGGCTAAAATGATTATGATTAAACCATCTAGTGGTGATACTAAAACATCTTTATTTACAGATGCTGATTCTTCTCAAGTTGCAACATCAGTTGATAAAGGCACTATGTTAAAAGTAGTTGGTACTAGTGGTAATTATTATATGGTAGAATATGATAACGGGGAACCAAACGTTACTCATGGTGGAACAGGTATGACAGGTACTATAGTAGCACATCCATATGTTGCAATGTATGATGATGAGAAGAAATCTAATTGGATAGGTAATGTTAATAATGGTACCACTTGTAAAATTGTAGATGATACACATATAAATATAATCTCAATAGAAGCCGTTACTACCGAAGGAACTTTAACAGGATTTGTAGATGCTAAATATATTTATAGAGATAATGAACCAACACCACAAATGTTTAAGATGACTCGAAATACAACTCCACCAGCAACTAGTACAGGTGTAGTTACTGCAAAAAGTGGATTGAAAGCTAGAGATGGTGCTGGTGTGAATAATAAATATGTTGGAGCTTTTAATTATAATGCTTCATTAACCATTCATGAAACTAAAAATGGGTATCATAAAGTATCTGGAACTTCTGGATGGGGCACCCTTACAGAAGTTTGGGTTAGTGCTTCATATGTTAATGTGACAGGATCTAATCCAACTGCTGCAGTATCTAAAACCGATGCCACTCCTGTGCCAGTCGCAAATGAGTGGACAGATGCTACAAATTATCAATATGATTATTGGAGTGTAAGTGATGAAAATAGATATACTGCTGGTGATGAATATTATAAAAGATTAGCAGATAAATATATGAATGCATTAGGTGCTCCACCTAAATTCAATATGGATATTGATGTTCAATATAATAATGATTTAACTGCTGGTGGCGGAAGGGTTATGAATAAAACAGTACTTTCAAATCCAGCAATACTATCAATTTGTCCAGGAACCGTAAAAATGTTCCCAAATGTTATTGGTAGTAAAAGAGATACAATTTTTGATGGATTGAAACAAATGGCATATGGTAATCAATCTTTATATGATAAAATCGTTGCAGATGAACCTGCGATGTTTTCTGGAAAACTTTATGAATTTCAGGCAGCAACTAAAGAATATGCATTATATTTAAATGCATTATGTCGTTCATGTGCGATAATGCTTGGAATTGGTGATAAGTTCATGCCTCATACAAGAACTAAACTTAAAGAATTTGATTATTCTTATTGGTCAATTAGAAAAAAATATACATTAGAACCAGCAATTGCCGCAGATAATGATAAGTCTATATTTAGAAAATTTTGGGATGGTTTAGTAAGTAATGTAAAATCAATTGCTACTGCTGCAACCGATAATACTGCATATATAAATTTCTTTTTAAATGGTAGTGAAACATCTGTTACAGATTCAATTACGAATGGAGTTACTAATAGTCCATTGTCATCTGTAGTTGATACAATCTCGTCTGCTGCAAAAACATTGAATTACTTTTCTGGTGGTGGATTTGATGTAGGTATGGAAGATGTTCATAGTGCATTAAATGCTTTAAAAGATGGTAGCGGCGATGTATTTGATGGGATTGTCTCATTAGGAAAGAATTTTATGAATGGTGGTCAAATGGTATTACCTAAGATGCTGGAAAGGGCAGAATATGCAAAAAATATTTCGTGTAACATGAAATTTATGTCTCCTTATGGTGATAAATATTCTGTATTCTTAAAGTGCATTGTACCAATTTGTCACTTATTAGCAATGGCATTGCCTAAACAGCAATCTGATAATATGTATACATATCCATTTTTAGTAAAATGTATTCAACCAGGATCGTTTAATATTGAACTAGGGATTATATCAAGTTTAACTATAACTAAAGGTGGAAATGATGAAACTAGTTATACAATAGATTCGATTGCAACAGAATGGGAAGTTCAAATGGAAATTACTCCATTAGTAGATGAATTAATGATGACTAATACAACTCACCCAGTATTATTTTGCAAAAATGAAGCATTACTTGGATATCTTGCAAACTTTTGCGGGTTCGATGCATATGCATTTAACTTAGATACTAAAGCAGAATTAGCTTTTTCTTTTATTCAAGGCCTATGGAAAGATATTCCTGGAAGAATTGAGAATAAGATAAATGATAGCTTATTTAATTTACTAAATCCATTTTTCACGATGTAAAAAATATAAATAACTATAACTCACCAAACCTTATATTAATAATTATAAGGAATGGTGAGTTATTTATGGAAATATATAAACCGGATAATTATGAATATAGATCGATGTATTCAATATATCCTGATACTCAGGAAGAATTAGTTAAATATCTTGAAAGTACAATGAGAATTGATAATAATAAACTTATTGAAGAAGAAAATAGAATAAGCTCAATCAAATGGATTGAGAAAGAATGTACTTTTTACTTAATACCAAAAGGTACTCCTAGACCTAGAACAGATGGTTCTCATTTTTATGTTAAAGGTGCTAGTCAAATGAAGAAAACGTTTCGTAAATTTCTTCACAATCAAGGAATTATTTGCACAAGATGCGAATTTACATTGATTACTTATCAACCGACTCCTGTTAATTCTATGACTAATACGGAGATACTATTAGCAGAAAAAGGGTTAATAAGGCCAATATCAACTCCAGATTTTGATAATCTTGCTAAAACATATACCGATGCTTTGCAAGGAGTTATATTACTAAATGATAACATTATTAATCCTGGTCGTGTAGAAAAGTATTATAGTATAAAACCTAGAATTAAGATACTTATACGCTATCAAGATAGTTTCGATTGTAAATATAATGAAAGAAAAACTATACAAAGCGTTGGATATAAGAAACTTGTCGAAGGAGGAATTTAATATGGCTAAAGAAATTGCACCACCAAATCCTGTGCCAGTTATAAGTGATACTATATCTATAAATGATTCATATCATGCTTCAATTTTAAGTTATTCAGAAGAATCATTTACGGACACTTCAAAAGATATCGTATCATATTTAGGAGATAAATATTTATGTGAAAATGGCTGGGTTGCTGGAACTACTAGAACGTTTATTGCTGAAAATATGACAGTTTCACAAGTATATGATGATATACTTTGTGGAAATATAAATGGTATTAATGAAAATAATTTTGATAATCATATTATACTGAATCAAATTGACAATAATGTAATGATTTTTGTCACAATGTATTAATATTAATGAGGTATAGAATTTTAACTATACCTCATTATTTTTTTATAAATATAGATTTTTAAACGTTTAAAAATTTATACGTATATTTTTTATATGAGAAGAGGTGATTGATTATGAGTATTATATATCGTAGTAAATTAGGATGCTTAATTACTCCCTATAAAAAACATCAAAGTCGCGCTATAGAATATAATACAGCATTATACGATAAAGTATATCATCGATGGGATGAATATACAGGATTTCTCCTTCCGTACCATGGAGAGTCATCGTTTATGACATATGATAGAGAATATTCAGATTTGATAAAAATGTTTCCAACATATGAAATTAAAAAGATGCCTATAATTAAGAGTAAATCTTTTACAAATAACATTCATCTTACGAATGTTGATAAGTTTTGGGAAGGTCAAAGTCAAATAATTCGACAAATTGAGGCTACAAAAAGTAATGAGAATGTTTGGTTTATTAATTTACAAACTGGTCAAGGTAAGACATTATTAGCAACTTATCTTAGTACTGAATTGAATTTGAAAACTTGGGTATTATGTTATTCAGATGATATTCTTGTACAATGGTATGATGCATATTGTGAGAAGACCGATGTTGACCAGAAAAGAATATTGAGAGTTACAGGTTCTATTATTGACAAAATTCTTGCTGGTAAAGTAGATCCATTAGAATATGATATATTTATGTGCACACCAATGTTACTAGATAGATTTGGGAGTAAAAGATCTGATTATAGTAGAATCGCAGATTTATTTAATCTATGTGGTATAGGATTCTTAATATATGATGAAGCACATCGAAATGTGAGTAATATCGTTAAGTTAAATGCATTGATGAATATTAGATATCAAGTATATCTTTCTGCTGATTTTGGACAAGGTAGTTATGAAAAAGAAAAAATGTATAAAGAAATATTTAGAAATGTGCCTGTATTAACTCCTAGTAAAGAACTACAAAATACTATGAAATATACTAAACTTGTAGTTATGAATTATAACACATATCCAGATGCATTAGAGCAACAAGAACCATTTAATAGATATGGATATAATCCTGATTTATATATGAAGTATCAATTCAAAAAAGGTATATTATTAGATGCAATTATTTACGTACTCAATACTTTTCTTATAAAAGATAAGAATCATAGAGCATTAATTCTATTTACAAATATAGAGCACGTAGATAAGATGTATGAAATACTTACTAATAAATATCCAAATCTATTTGTAGGCAGGTTTCATGGTAATATTAGTTCTACCGAAAAAGAAAATGTTAAAAAGAATGCAAATATTATAGTTGCAACATATAGTTCATTTAGTACAGGATTGGATGCTAAAGATATAAAATATGTATTATCTACCAACCAATGTAATAAAGTGATGGACAATCAATCTGCTGGTAGAGCTAGACCATTATCCGATGGCAGTGATGCAATGTATTTTATGTTTGTTGATAATGGTTTTACTTATTGCAAACGAAAATTAAAGATACGCTTAGCGTATCTTACAGAAACAAAAGCAAAGAATGATAATCCATATACATTCATGTATAATCAAGACATTCATGGTAAAGGAGATGATTAAGTATGAGTAATGATCAGGGAATGCCAATATCTTTTAATATTCCTTTAGATTTACCTAATATTGAGGTAACCTTTTGGATGAGACAATTTACAACGGATACTTTGAATACTAGATATAAAATAAATTATCCGTTTACGGCATTATATATCCAGAAAGTTGTAAAGTATTCAGAAAGACAATCATTAGACCCAGATGCACAAGCTGCACTATCATTTTGTATAACTCAGAATATATTAGATGATGTAAAAGAAATGTTTAGAGAAGCACTATCTTGGTTTACTGAGGATAATAAGAAAATTCTTTATGGTAGAAATGATGAAGATATGTTAATGTTTAATTCTGAATATCAGAAATTAAATGCAATTTGCGTTAATGAATATGGTAAAGCTAAAACAGCGTTAAAAATAGTACCAACCGTTGTAGAAGTTGGTCAAAATGTAATGGTTCCAGGAGTTATATTTTACATAAATATGGCAGCAAATGGAATAATATTACAAGAGTATCAGTTAAAACGTCTTGGTAAATTTATTTTAGATTTTAACTTTATTCCATATACACAATTTGCAATGCAATGCTTCCAACATTCATTGGTAACTGGTTCTATTTTAAGTAGGGAACAAGTTCAGCAAAGATTGGATGCTCAAAGACAATATAATACTAATTTTAGATTTTAAGAAAGTGAAGGTAAGTATCAATGAAAAATGAATTATTAAATGATAACCCAAATAGAATTTTATCAAATAGCACATTATTAAAAATCGGTGAGCAGTACTATCAAACTAAATTACTATGCCCAATGGATTTTACAGTCAATGGCTTTGGTAATGAAGGTAAAAATTTCAAACTAGATAATGGTATAGAGTTAGATCCTTCTATAGCTTATTTAAATGGAGATTATTATTACTTCTATAAAGGAAAGTTATCTGATCTTAAAGGTTTTGAAAAAGTAAGCCCTGGCGTTTACTACGATGATGAAAGTTGCAACTATGTCATATGCCATCCAGAAACTCCAGAGGAAATTGAAGAATATCGTTATGCAAATAAGATAACTCGTCAAGACGCCGATGAAATTCGTAATGCTGTATTAAATCATGAGATAGTTATATTTAATACACCAGACGCATCTCATTCATCAATACCACCTGAATCATTAGATGACGATATTTTAAAGAAACTTATTAAACGAGCAATTACCAATAAAGGTGTAGATCTTGATCAATATAAAATAAGATTTGCTTCTAAAAACATGCTTTTCAATACTAAGCAGGTATTGCGTGGTCCTAATAGACTATCAATGCTTTTATTTGATAGATGTACAGAAGCATTAAATTTAAAATACACAATTATATTAGAAGAAGCTGGAGGAGAAACAATTGGTCATCCTTTGGATTCTGAATTAATCATATCATCTCAGGATGTATTTGATGCAAATATTGATTGAAAAGAAAATAATGAAGTAGAGTAATCTACTTCATTAAAAAAGATTCAGAAAGGTCGGGTCGTAGAAGATAACAACGGGTTTCTTCTACGACCCTTATTTTATAGTACTTTTACCATATACTAGCATAAAACTCTGAATAGTCAATGCAGAACGTATGTGGTGCAAAATACTTTCGACTTACATGCCTATGTCAACAAAAAACTCTATCAACACAAGGGGAACAATGAGAAAAAATTAGCTTTTACCGTTTTAAGACGGATGCAGAATAAGAAATGTCTATTAAATTAAAAAATTTAATAGAAATGAATCAACTTCTCGGATCCATTAGTATATTGTTATTTAGAAATAAATTTTATGGTATTCATTTTTTATATTATTTTAAAAAATAATCCTTTAATATATTATTTTATTGAAAGGAAATGATGAAATTATGTGGAAAATAACTAGACTTTATTTAAAGAATTTTATTCATATATATGCAGGAATGCATAAGCATGAAATTGAACTAAATCTTTCTAAAAATAATCAAAAGATTAATATATTTATAGGGAAAATGGGTAGTGGGAAATCTAGTATATTGGGTCATCTACAACCATTTTCAACGTATGGGACTTTAGATATTCGAAATCAAGAAGGATTAATTATTCCAGGAGAAGATGGATTAAAAGAAATTGAGTATATTCATAATGGAAATATTTATACTATACAGCATAAATATACTTGGAATAAAAATGGTCAAACTCATTCTACAAAATCGTTTATTCAATTAAATGGTAATGAATTAAATGAGAATGGAAATATTCGAACTTTTAAAGAAATTATTCGTACTGAATTTGGCATAGACCAAAATTTCTTAAGACTTCTGAGATTAGGACCAAATGTTGCAAATCTAATAAACATGAAGTCAACTGAAAGAAAATCATTTATTGCATCACTGTTAAAAGATACTGAAATATATACAATGCTACATCAGAAGCTTTCGGAAGATTATCGTAATATGAATAGTGCTTTATCAGTACTATCCAATAAATTAGTAGGATTATCTTCAGATAATGAAAATTCGATAAAGGCAGAATTGGAAGAATTGGAAGATGGCTTATTTGATTTACGTAAAAAGATAGATAAAGCTAAAGCCGAGATTGCTAAGTTACAAGGCATGAATAGCGCGATGATAGGAAAAGAATCGGCCGATAGTTTAATATTACTTTCTAAAAGTATAGAAGATAAAATTGAAGCTGATAAGAATGAATTGGGAGAAATAGAAGAAATTCTATTAAATATTCCTACTGAAAATATGCAAGATATTTCTATTAAGTATGGAGAGTTATCGGCAAAGATAAATTCTATACATGAGAATATTTTAAATCTGCAAACATCGTATTCTGATAATCAAACTAGATGTAATAAAATTAAAGAATTTCTATTAATACAAAATAATGATAGTCAGCTAGCTGAATTACAGAAAAAAGCATATGATATTAAAACTAAATATCATGATAGTATAAGAATGCTAGAAGGTTTTCAATGTAGTTATACCTATTCATATCTTGTTAGTTTACCTGAAGTAATTAAAAATTTTGATATGATAATGGAGGAAATGTGTTTAAATCGAAGAGAAGTTATTGGAAAATTATATAATTCTGATTCGACTATAATTCCTTGGGCAAAAAAGAAATTAAATATACTTATAGGAAGGCAGGTTAATTTACAAAAACTTCTTTCTAATATTAAATTTTCTTCAGAATATGAAAGCCCAATACCATTATATCGACCCCCAATGTGTCCTACTGAAAGTTGTCCATTCATACAATCTCATCCACAAATTATTAAGAATGCGAGTAAAGACCCTAGAAATGATTCTATAATGGATATTAAAAATCAGATAGATGCTCTTGATGTTGAAATAGCAATTCATGAAGAATATATTACTCAGTATCCAAAAATGCAGTTTTTGAAAAAGATGTGGGAAAAAGTTTCTTCTATCTTAGATACTCTTGGAATATTAAATGAGAGAAATTTATATCGATTACTTACTTCTATCGATGCAAGAAGTAATTGGTATGATTACGATAAATTAATTAATATAACTGAGAAAGAAAAGATGAAAGAAGATTTTGAGCAACTTCAGAATGAATATTATAAAACTGAAAATGAAATTCTAGCTCTTCAAAATACTGATATTGAAATGAAGAAGATAGAATTAGCCGATTTGGAAAAGGATGCTGAAGTTATATTAGAAACATTGAGTGATAAACAGAAAACTCATCAAGAGTTAATAAGTGAAAAAGATAGTATTGAAAAACGATTAGCTTTATTACAACATGCTGGAGATTATCATATTCAGAAAAAAGAATTAATTAATTCAATAGAAATGAATACTAAAGAGTTAGCAGAAATTACTGAAAAGATTTCTAAAGTTAGTTCCAATATTCAGAATATGAAAATATTTGAGGCTGAAGCTAGTTCATTAGAAATGATATATACCGAGACTAATAATAAGGCCATGAAATTAAAGATGCAACTCCAAGATATAGCTTCAACAAAATCATCTTATCAGGAATATTTAGATGAGAGAAATACATTAAAATTAATACTTGATGCAGTCTCATCTAAGGAAGGTATTCCGTTAATAATGGTAAAAGTATTCCTAGATGAATGTAAAGAAATCATTAATGATTTGATATCAGATATATTTGAAGATGAATTAGAAATAGTAAACTTTGATATATCTGAATCAAGTAATGAGTTTAAGATACCATATAAAATTAATGGAAATGAAGTTTCGGATATTGAATTAGCTTCGCAAGGTCAACAGGCAGTCATAAGTATTGCACTATCATTTGCTCTTTGTAGAAAAAGTATGTTTGATTATAATATAATGCTATTGGATGAAATTGATAATAGTATCTATAAAGCTGATAGAGAGAAGTTTATAATGATACTAGCGAAACAAATGCAGGCACTTGGTACTGAGCAAGTATTCTTAATAACTCATAATGATATTTTCCAGCAGAGTGGTTTACCTGTAAATATTATAATGACAACTCCAGAAATAATAGATTCATATCCGAATCAGTCGACAATGCAACTTTATTAAATCTAGTAAAGTGTAATTGTATTTCAGTGATATATTGTAATAGTGATTAATAATATAATTTAATCACTATTACATTAAAGGAGATAATAAAATATGTCTAAGAAAAAGAAATTAAAAACACTTGTTGCTGTCAACATCGATAACTCACAAAAATTTACACTTATTAGAAAAGATAGTAAAGAAACTGATACTGGAGAATATTTAATACCTGCTAAATTTTCAAAGTTAATAAATCGGTTTACTCATTTGAGGTTAATACCTGATTCTATGAGTATAATAGACAATGTGTTTACGATTATTTTTAAGCCCGACCAAAATTTTGATGAGATTTTAATGGGTTATTTTATGGAGTATGTAACATCAAATCCTTCATATCATGTAAGGTTTCAATCAATGATGGAATGTGTACAAAATAATACTATATATGGGGCAACTACATTTAAAGGGGATTATAAACTTATATTTGATTTCAATTTCGCATACCCAACAATTGGCACTCATAGCAACATGCATTTATTTGGGCCGTTATATGTTCATAACTTTATGTCTGATAGCATAAAGAAAATGATATATATGATTAGCGAAGCCGAAACTAGATTTAAGAAGGCTAAGAGGAAATTTAAGAAATCGTAACTAAATAAAAAAGAAGAGGAAATAACCTCTTCTTTTTTGTGTCCATTTAACAGATTTTTAATAATAACAAATAGTATTATAGGACGGTGAAAATAATGCAAAAAGTTAAATCTTATAAATGTCCTCATTGTGGAGTTAAATATAAATCATTGCAAACATGGGGGAATCATGTTGCAAATACTCATCCAGAATTAATTCCATTGGGATGGTCATATTCTAGATACTTCTATTATATTTTGACTAATAAAACTCATGGAGTTTGTATTGAATGTAAGAAAGATACGAACTGGAATGAAACTACTCAGAAGTATGAAAGATTTTGTGATAATCCAGAATGTAAAGAAAAATATCGTGAAAAATTTAAATCCAGAATGATAAATAAATATGGAAAAGAAACCCTATTAAATGACCCAGAGCAACAGAGAAAAATGCTTGCTGGTAGAAGAATTTCTGGAAAATACACATTTGCTAATGGTAAGCAAATAGGATATGTTGGATCTTATGAAAAAGATTTTTTAATAATGCTTGATAGATTTTTAAAATTCGACCCAGATGGAATAATGATGCCTTCTCCTCACACATACGAATATGATTATAAAAATCCAAATGATATTGAAAATGAAGGTAAACATTTCTTTATTCCTGACGCATATATTCCATCACTTAATCTTGAAATTGAGATAAAGCAAAATACTAACATGCATCCAAAACTTCTTAAGATTGACAAAGTTAAAGAATTACAAAAAGATAAGTTGATGAAATCATTGTCGAATGTAAATTATATTAAGATAGTGGAAAAAGATTATACGGAATTTTTCAATCTCTTAGAATCACTATCAACCGAAGTTAGTAAATCCGAAATAGCTACTGAAAGTGGAATTAAGTTTGAAAAATTTGATGAAGATTTTAATAAGAATGAAAAGAGGAGATTATCTGAATTTAAATCTGGAAAACTTGATAAATTTATCATAGATGCATATAAGTCAAATTGTCCTTCACTTACTCATGTTAGATATAATCAAAATACAACTGGGGAAATATTTATCGATAAAAATGATGTTGTAGGATATTATCAAACAGAGAAAAAAGATAATTGCATATGGTTACAAGCTTTTGAAATTTGTAAAAAATATAGAGGAAGTTCATTAGGTTCGCAATTATTCTCTAGAGCTATACGTGCTGGTAAAATTACAAATTTATCTGTTGATATTAGTAATGAGGTTGCTATAAACTTATATAGGAGCTATGGATTTATAGAATATACGAGAGATAAAAAAATGATGTTTATGATGAAATCATAAAAAAAATAGATATAGAAGATTATATAATCTTCTATATCTATATATTATCTTTTCTTAAATAATCTTGTGAACCAATTAGTCTTCTTATTACCAAATCTAACTTTTAGAGTATTACTGATTTTCTTTTCTTGAACTTTGCCATACAATCTAGGACTAACGATTTTTAAATCTTCGTTAAGAATTGAGTTTAGCTCAGATCTAGAAATATCAAAATATTCTGCTGTTGATTTTAATGTTGCGTCCTTTTTGTAAATATAGTGTCTTGCTATGATTTTAATATACTTATCACAATAACTAGCCATATCTACTACTCCTTTCATTTTTTATTAATTGTGTTTGTATTTATATAATAAACTATTACAAAAATGTTGACAAAATACCCAAAAACAAAGCCTTAATTCTGATAACAAGAATATTTTAATTATGTGAGGTGAAATTAATATGGTAGATATTTTGTCTTACATTTCTAAAAAGATTGAAAATGGTATATCATTTGACAATCTTGTAGGAAATTTACTTTCGTATAAGCCAGAAATATGGGGATATACAGAGCAGAATTATGAGACAATTGGTTCCGAATTTACTGCGGAATCAAATAGTTTATACTATTTACCAGTTGGTAATTATAAACTTACAAACCTCCCAAACTCTCCTTTAGCTACAGATTTTGTAAATATATCTGTATATGAGCAAAATGGTAAAAAGCTTATTACCTGTGATGCTGGGGGGAATACTAAATATATTACTGAATTAACTTCAGTAACAAGTCCTGTCGTATGGTCAGACATTTCTGATATTGATAGTAGTGGAAATAATATAACTCCATTTAGTATCGGAAATAATCCTCCTACAAATACAACCATGCTATGGATAGATACATCTAACTTACAAACCAATAATACAATTTCATTAAAATATTATAATGGAACAACATGGGTTTCATATAATATTGTAAATAAGATGTTGCAAAATATATATGATCCAAATAATGTGCAAAAAGATCCATATTTAGCAGTAGTTGAAGCTATAGATATATTTGTTGATGGAGGATTATCAAGATTTTATAATCATAGAGATAACTATGATATCCACATTACTGATGATGAGAGAGAATTATTTGATAACCTTATTCCATCAAGTAACATTCCAGTTATTTTTGCTGAAGATGGGGAATTGTATACTGAAATATTAAATATTTTAAAAAATAGAATAAGCGATGGTTTAGATTATTCTATATCAGAGCAAATTATTTCAGGATCATATGATAAAGTTGATAAACATGTATCAACACATATTAATCCAGAAATGATTGCCGGATGGGATTCAAAAGCACCTGGGCAGCATACTCATCATCTAGATAATAGAGTAAATGTAACAGTTGATAATATTGCAGGTTCAGTGGATAAGTGGACATCGATGCCAATGAGCGTTATGCAATGGCAATCAATTTGTTATGGTAACGATAAATTTATTGCGATACCTTTCAATAATATGGGAGTTAACGCATTCTATTATTCGATCGATGGTATCTCTTGGAAAATATCAGTAGTAGGCACTACCCATAGAATTTGGAAAACTATCTGCTATGGAAATGGAAAATTTATAGCAATATCTAGCGATAGTATTTTAGCATATTCTACAGATGGTATTATTTGGACTGAAGTCCTTATGGCACATGTATCAAGAAATTGGTATTCTGTATGTTATGGAAATGGAAAATATATCGCAGTTGCATATAATTCGAATACATTTGCTTATTCTGCCGATGGACTTATATGGGCAGAGATAAACATAGGAATTTCTTCAGATTATTGGATATCTATATGCTATGGAAATGAAAAATTTGTGGCTATTACAGGTATTGGAAATACATTCGCTTATTCGTCTGATGGTCTTAGTTGGATGGTTGGAAATATCAGTATTTCGAATAATTCATGGACTAACATATGCTATGGAAATGGAAAATTTGTAGTAGTTGGTATGAATGGAACTATTGCATATTCTACAACTGGTATTACATGGGTAGAAGTACCAGTAGCTAATAGTAATAGATATTGGATTACTGTATGTCATGGAAATGGAAAATTCATTGCCCTTGACTATGGTACAAATATATACGCATATTCAATCGATGGTATAAATTGGATCGAAGATGCTATTGATGTATTTGGTGAATGGACATCTATTGCATATGGCAATGCAAAATTTATAGCAATATCAAATAATTATGTATTTGCTAAATTGGGAATAGTAATATTTCCATATGATAAATTCTCTACTGAAGTAAGTGAGAGAGCATATGAAATTTCCTCGTTTGATATATTGGCGTCTTCTGAAGAAGTTGCTGATTTATTGGATTCTAAATATCATAATGGTAATACATTATATGTAGAGGATGAATCTGGTGCGGCAACTTGGAAGAAAATAGTTGATAATAGTAAATTTGGTACACCTAATTATAATGAAGGTTTAAAAGATTTTTCTAGCAATTTATCTTCTACTATTTATTCAGAAATATTAAATACTCCGAATACATTCTCTGGTTATAATATTTCTGATGCTGTATCAAAGGATGATCTTGAAATTGCTAAAAATGTTACGCACTATGTGTATACCCCATCAGAATATCAAATAGATGCAATTGGTGATAGCGATATATACGTTGGTATTCAAAAAACCTTATCAAATGATGGCGGTGGTACCGAAGAGTATCCTATGAGTACTCCTCATGCTGAATTAGATGTTATACTTGCAGCTGATGCAAAAACTAAATCAACATCGGTTCAAACTCACAAGTGTAATTGTGAAGCTGATAAATGTGCTTATATTGAACGTTGGATTGAAGGTTCCATTGGTACTACTAATATTGAATGGATTGATATATGTTATGGTGATGGTAAGTATATAGCAATCGGTTATGATAATGAGACTCCTTGTATGAGTATCGCATATTCATCCGATGGATTAATCTGGAATTTCGCAAATATTCCATCTGATGTGATTGATATTAGGCTGTATTCAGTATGTTATGGAGATGGTAAATTCGTAGCTGTTGGAGAATTGGTTGCTGGTGGGGGAGCCCCGATAGTTTATTCATCCGATGGCATTAATTGGAAAGTTTATTTAAACACAGATCTAGCGTCATTATGTTCAGTATGTTATGGAGATGGTAAATTCGTAGCCATATCAGAATATGACACCGTATATACGTATTCTACTGACGGTATTAACTGGACATATTGCGATATAGATAGTTCCACCTGGACAACTGGTTGGAAGTCAATTTGTTACGGTGATGGTAAATTCGTAGTTGTAGGAGTTTGTAATAATATAGCATATTCCGTTAATGGTATTGATTGGGTAGTTTTTGATGCTTCTCCTGATACAAATACATCATTATTATCTGTATGCTATGGTAATGGTAAATTTGTGGCATTAGGTAATGATGGTAATACTGATATGTATTATTATTCTATCGATGGTATCGAATGGACTGGAGATATATTGGACGAGTATATTAGAATGTGGAGAGTTATATACACAAATGATAAATTTATAGCAATCTCATATGATTCTAATTCATTTGTATACTCTATTGATGGTATTAATTGGAATGAAGATGTAATATATGAATACATTACTAACTTGGTATCAATTTGTTATGGTAATGGTAAATGTTTAGCAATTTCAGATTATGGTACAACTGTACAGATGATAGACTATATAGGAATGCCTTGCTGTAAAGCTACTGGTCTTTCTATATTACCTTCTGAAATTCCTGCTGATAAATATTTTTCTAATATATATTTATCTGATGAAGAAAATCCAAACTGGAATAAATTTGGTCTTGGAAGAATGATTAAAGTTGATAAAACACGTGAAAATACTATAATTAAAGAAAAGTATTCGATAAATAATCACGAATACGATGTCAAAGTTTTATGGAAACCTGAAGTTGGTGTTGTATTTGACCTCGGTGTTGTTGAAGCCGTTGAAACGTGTCAAAGTATATATGATAATTTCACAGCTCATCTACCAGGAGTTAAATCTGCAATTGATTTTTATAATAAACAATTTACTGAAGCGGGTTTACTATAATTTAATTAGAAGATAGAACTATGTGGTTCTATCTTCTTTATTTTTAGAATATAAATTACTCATTTTAACAAAAATCTAATACTTAAACTAAACTGACCAATTTAAAGGTGGTGAAATTTATAATGGCATCTATACAAGATAAACGTAAAAAATTTATGGACCATCTTCTTAAAGTAATGAATCTTCTTGACCCAACGGGACAAAACGCAAAGATATATCAAGAAAAATTTGAGAAGATGTCTGATCAGCAGTTTGATAAATATATTAGGGATTTCTTTAAAGACCCAAAGAAAAATTTCTATTTGGAAATTGTGGAATATGAAAGAGATTTATCGATAGAAAATATAGAAAAATGTGCTAAATACATGAATGTACCATTATTAGAAAGAGTTGCATTACCATATCTTACAAATGATCCTGAAAATGTAATTGTTACTCCGTATCCAGTTCCTGTAGGGTATATTCATGAAAAGAGAATGCAGCAATTTCTTCTTAAAAAATCTGCAGGATCTACTGAAATTAATAAACGTTCAGTTCTTACTAACCAGGTTACTGGAGAAGATAGAAATGCTATTAACTCAGATATGGAAACATACAGCTTAGCAGCTATCAAAGCAATGAACGCCCTGCAGGAATTTATGGGACCTCGTGCAGATAATCGAAAAGCTAAACTAGAGATGTATAATGATATTGCAAAGAATGGATATGTATCTTTATTAGATCTTGATTTAAAAGATCCTTATAATAAAACTGCATTAAATACTTTTTCTACATATTATATTATGCAAGGAATTCAAACTAATCTTATTGGAGATATCAATAAGATACCTGGTCCAAGAGTATAAAATTATATAAAATATTAATTTAATAGTGTATTATTTTAATGAAATAAAGCTACGTGTTAGAGTATTTACGAATAGGCTTAGCCTCCTATAATATAAATATTTTATCTAACACGTAGTTTCTATTTAATACAAATGGACAAAATATATAAATCAATACAAATAATATAGTTTTGTCTTCTACTAATCTAGAGGGTTACTCAGTTAATGAGTTAATCATATAATAAAATATATTTAGGAGGCTAAAAATTATGGAATTCGAAAAGGTGAGCGAAATGTTAGAAAATCGTGCAGCTCTGCAGATATCCCTAATTGGTGTCGGAAATGCAGGAAACCAGCTTCTTAATGAAGCTATTAAACATGATATTGATGTTTTTGCAATCAATTCATCTTATGCAGACCTCAATAACTCTGTAGTCGATAAGAATATTAAATCATTCATTATCGGTAAAGAAGCTAGAGGTGCTGGAAAAAATCGTAAAGTTGCTCTTTCATTTATGAAGGATAATGGAATGGAGCTTATGACTCAGGTTCCTTATTTTACAGATATGTGTGAAAGAAGTGACGTTATTATAGTTTCTGGTTCTACAGCTGGCGGAACAGGCTCTGGTGTTTGTCCGTCATTAGTAGCATTACTTAAACAGCAATATCCTTCAAAAATTATCATCTATTGTGGAATACTTCCAAGATTAACAGATTCTGTTAAAGCTCAGGAAAATTCCATTGGATGTCTTTCGGAAATTACCGAATTAAATGTACCTTATATATTAGCTGATTTAGATTATTATCAAGGAATCCCTAATGATGAGGCATATAGAGATGTACAACTATTTATCATTGATAGTATCAATGCCATTAGAGGAAAATATTTAAATAAATCTTCTTATGGTATGATAGATGAAAATGATATGCGTACAGTAATTGCTGAACCTGGATACTTATCTGTATACAATTTAAATAAAGTATCTCAGAGTCAACTTGACAAAGAATCTATGCAGCAGATGATGATTAAGAAAATTAAACAATCTCCTGCTACAGAAATTATGAGAGATGGAATTGTAAAACAGATGGCAGCTATTATAAATATGCCAGATGATATGACAGATTCATCTAAAGCGTCAGATTATGAAGAGCTTATAGGGTATATTGGAAGACCTTTAACAATTTTCGAAAACTATGCAATTACTCAAGGTGCAACTGGACAGATGATTATAATTCTTTCTGGTCAGACAACTCCTTATACAAGAATTGCTAAGATGAATGAAATTGTTGCGGAATATACTGAAAGAGCTAATAAGCAAAAGAAATTTAATCTTACTGAACTTAGAAGTTCTGATGTGAAAGATGAAATACCTGATTTCCTCAAAGGAAATGACAGATCAGATGAAGAAGAAAAGACTAATAAATTAGCAAACTTCTTTGATAATTTATAGTTATAAATTATGAATAGGTGAAAATATTTTCACCTATTCATAATTTTCCCTTTAATCAATACTTAAGATAATAATTTTACTCATATATTGTTACTATGAATAAGTAAAAAGTTATCATTACCAAAATAACTACTATAAGAATAACGAATTTAAATTAAAATAGAAAAGGAGTTTTTGAACATGTTTGACTATGATAAACTAGTTAAGAAATTAGGTAAATTTTCGGATTTATCTAATAAAAAGCAGGGAAAGGTTTTAGAAACAATTTTCTGCTCAGACGATTTTAGAGAATGGTTTTATGGAATTGGTGAAAATGCAAATTCACAGCCAATGACTAAACCGATGGTTAATAAAATTTTCGGCTCTTTAGCAACACCTGCTGTTATGAAAAGAGCTATTAAATTCATAAAAAGTAAAACTTCTGAAGATTTTGATCAGAGTGCATGTACTATAGCCTTCTTGGTTGTAGAGCAGGCAATAGAAGCTTCAAATAATGCAAATAAAGAAATTACAGAAGGATATAAAAATGGAGATATCTCCTCCAAAGAAGTAAAAAGCTATAAAGAGAAAAGTGAGAAATATAGTGAATATATTTCAGAGTTAATGGAATCTCTTAAAGATAAAGCAAAAGGAAATGTAAAAGAAATTTGTAAGAAAAGTAATCTTCCTAAAGAAATGGTATTTAGTACCTATTTCATGATTCCTGATAGAAAATATATTCCTAAATATAAAATTGGAATGTACTCAAATCAGTTACTTCAGGAAATTTATAAGTGGACAGGTAATTCTGGAATCGAAGATGTGTCTTCTATTAAATGGGGATCATATTTTGGAACATTCTTTGGTTCTGAGATGACATCTTCTGTAGCAATATCAATTCTTCTCGAAGGTGTTCGTAGAATTGATGCATATCGTGATACAGAATACTTTGATAATGTACGCGAAGTATGGGATTCTCTTACAAACTTTGCAATGAATGAACTTGATAGAGCTCCTGAAAATGTGCGTAAACAGATGATTGAATTATATATTAAGAGAATTGATAGAATATTCCGTAATGGAAATGGTCCTAGACTAAGAGTTGATATGCTTAGCATACCTTCAAATTTCAATAATCTTACAGATACAATCAATCGCTATGCAGACAAAATTTCAAAGATTACAAAATCTGGAGTTCGTCAGATAGAATCATTTCAAGAACGTTATGTGAAAAATGATAACGTTGAAGAAAAAGATAATAATCATAAACCTGAATCAATAAAAATTGATCGTGATGAGGATGAGGATGATACCGAATTACCATCATTTGATTTTGATTCAGATAATGATGAAGACGATGATGAATAAGAATGATAAGAGGGAATTTAGATTCCCTCTTATTTTTTAGTATATATTTTTAATTTTAGAATTAACAGAAAAATAATCTGATTAGATAACTCTAGTTAGATAATAATAAATAAATCAAGAAGGGGTTAAAGTCGAAATGCTTAACATTGTAAATGAAGAATTGATGTCCTATTCAACAATTGTGACAGAAGAAAAAGGTAAAAATTATACTAAAATTAAAGTTGCATCATCAAATAAACTGCAGCAATATGAAAATGATCAACGACATAATAACTATAATCAACGTCGTGATTTTAACAAAAATAAAAACGATTCAAATTCTAGAATAAAATCTAGAAATGATGTATTAAAACCTATTAATCGTGAGATTATTCGTATATCTGCCCCACTTAAAAATATTGATGAATTTATTTCTAAACCAAATGATAGTAGAGAAGTAAATTTCGAATTACCGATGTCTTTATATATTAACTCAGGTAATAGAAATCATCCAACTGTGGAAGTGCGTTGTCATGAACAGGGTGATGATAGAGCTAATCTATACGTAGTTGCATTTCCGTTTAATGGTATGATTAAACCTATACCGGAAGATCCTAGATATCGTATCTATAAAGGACTTATAGCAACTTCAATAAAACCATTCTTTTACAATAATAGAAAATACAGAAAAGTATTATATTTAGTAATAGAAATTAATAAGAATTTATTCAAAGATGATCATAAATATCATACCAATGAAATTAAGATTGAGTTGGAATCATATGCACTTTTTGATGATCAAGAAACCAATGAGAAGAAAACTAATTACGAAAATTTTACTTTAAGAATAATATCTCCTAATGGAGATTATATTAGTAGCTGGGACTATGACGTTATCAATAAACCTGTAATGATGAATGCTGAACCAGGTCAGCCACTATGGGTAACATATGAAGGATCTAAAAAACAAGTAAATACAAAAAGACCTTCAAATAATAACAATAAAAAACCTGTTACTATTGAAGGTAATATGATGGTTACCACTAATAAAAACGGAATTCGTAAAGAGATTTCTATGAGAAAAAATAATAATAGAAAACCAAATAAATTCCATTCTTATAACGATAATCGTCGATATAATAATGAAGATAGCAAACCTTCATTGGATAAAATGATGATGGATTCTGGAATGTTTGATAATGACTATGATAAACGTAGTAAAAAGAATGGTGGAAGAAATAGAAACGGAAACCGTGGAAAAAATAATAGAAATTATTATTAAGAATATAATTAGAACCAAACTTGGAGGTTTGGTTCTAATTTTCAATCATATATTATTATCGTGAATATAGCGAACTATATTTTTGATTCTTATAAAATAAGAAAGGAGAATTACAATGAATACTTCTGAAAAAATTATAATTGGTTCGACTGCAGTTATTACAGTGTCTGCTATCACAATGTTAGTAATTAGTAAGCAGTATACTGAAGCCACACAAGAGATTACTGCAAACCTAAAAGATGTGCATTATATTCTTTCTAAGAGTAGAGAAGATATTATTGCAGGTAATAAAGAACTTGTAGAAGGAAATCGACTGCTACGCTCAATGGTAAAAACATCAGCAGAAGAATTGGTTAAGTAATAGGTATATACAATACTTATAGGAGGTAAAATAAATGAAGAAGTATCTCTTAAAAACTGCATTTATATCAAGTCATATATTTATTTCATATGCTGCAGTGAAATTAATAAAATCAATTATCGATTTTAAAAATATTACAGATAATATTGATTTCTCAGGAATAAGAAAAGAATCAAATCGCATTATTGAATCTGCGGAATTAAGAAGAGTATAAATCGTATAAATTCAAATATACGATTATATATTATTATAATGAAGAATGATAAAAGAATTCTTCATTAAAAAAATATTTTAATATAGGAGGCGAACAGAGATGAAAATCAGAACTATCGTAACAGTGGGTGTAGGAGTTGCAACTGGCTTAGTCGTTGCTAACTATCTTACTAAAGGAGCAGTGATGACTGCTTTATCTGAAGTTGCTGCTAATGCAAAAGAGAAATTCTCTAACAAGAGCGCTGAAGCTATCGACGTTGTAAGTGACGTAGTTGAAGATGCTAGCGATGTGGTTATTGATACAGTAGATTCTCTCTAATGCAAAAAAAGAGGGCGGTTGATATTATGCTCCGTTCTCTTTTTTTTGATATTTTTATCTTTATTATTTTTTTAATGTATTATTTTTATGATAGTATCATTGATACTTATTTAAATAATATATATTTAGGAGGGTTTAATTATGTCATTATGGCAAGATTTAGAAGCAAATGACAAGAAAGGTATTCTTAAATCAGATGATAATACCACTAGCTATCCAACTGGTATAACTGTATTAGATTATGCTAATGGTTTTTGGAATGAAACTGTAGATGCAGATGGCAATAAGATATTAGTTCCAGTGATAGGTATTCAAGGTGGTTCCATGGTTTCAATTATCGGTCCAACAGGTACTGGAAAGACAACTCTAGCAGTACAAATAGGATGGAATATTGTAAAACGATTTGAAGATGGAATGATGTTTATAATTGACTGTGAAAAGACTTCTACTAGACAGAGAGTCATAACATTGGCAGAAGCGGATTATGAAGAACCGAGAATTAGATTAATAAAATCACATACTTCTATAGAAGACGTTCTTGATAATTTTACAAAGATATGTGATGCTAAAGAAGCTGGTGGCAAACAGTTTATGTATGAAGTTAAGATGGGTGGAAGAACATTTTGGCAATATGTTCCAACTGTATATATTATAGATTCATTACCATCATTTAATAGCAAAGAATATAATGTTGAAGATTTAGGAAATAATATTGACCAAATGAGAGCTAGTAAAGATGTTACTAGATTCTATACAAACGTTCTTGATAGAGCATGGAAGTATAATTGTATATTTATTGTAATCAATCATATACGACCGAATACTGTTATGAATCCATATGCTCCACCTCCACAGGGTCTTCTTATGATAAATCCTCAGACAGAAACCCTTCCAAGAGGTTCAGTTGCTCAATACTATTCAAATACTTATTTTAGAATCAAGACAAAGAAATCCGCTGCATATACAATAGATGATGATGGTTTTGTTGGATATAAGTGTGATATTAGTCTTGCAAAAACTAAGACAAATGTAGTTGGTACAAGTTTCCCAGTCACATTTAATAGTGCAAAGGGATTTGATCCAATATATTCCATATACGAATTTGCAAATTCCTTAGGGTTAATACAAGGAAGAAATCCATACTTATCTATAAAAGGCTTTGATGAGCGAAAATTTAATCGTAAAGAATTCATATCTCTGATGAGCGTTGATAAAGATTTTAGAGAAGGGGTTCTTAGAGTACTTAAACCATATTATGAAGGTCTTTTAGGAGCTAAGAAAGTAGATGCTTCAGAGGAAGATACTGAAAGATTAGCATATGGTGATATCGATTTGAACGAAATTTAAAAATATTATATCTATCGAAGTGATTTAAATCACTTCGATAGATATAATTAATATTTAATGGAGGATTTTAATAATGATAAAACCCATAATAAAGCTTATATTATTAATTATAATGTGTGTAGCAATATATTGGATTTCTTATTATATTGGAATGCTTATGCTACCGCTTATTAATAAAATAAAACTGCCGTTAATTGGATTCTTAGGAATATTAACAGCAGTTAGTATTTTTATTGCTAGTAAGTAGAGGAGAGTATAATATGAAAAGATTAACTCGAATATTGCGTAGTATATTAGCTTTTGTAATATCAGCAATTATTTCATTTATGATAATTGAAGCTCTATCTACAATACTAATATATTTATTATTGTTATATAGTAAAATCCATGTTTGGGGTTCAATAATACTTAGTATACTTATCGGAATATTTTTCGGTATTATTAATTCATAATAAAGGAGGAGAATACACATGCCTGTTGATATACATTTAAAGAACACATTAGAAGAATTAGATAATAAATATGGTGGAGATGAGATGTTTCGTTTATTCGGACCATCATCATTAACATGGTCAACTATCGACTCTAGTAGAGCATATATGTGGAATCAGCATATAAAACAATCATTGACCTTATTATCTCCAGATGTACCACATCTACAAACAGGGTTTGAAAATTCTGTTGGTAAATACAATCGCTCATTCAAGAAACTTGAGGGTACTTGGGAAGTTAAACAAATCATTCCAAAATTTAGTTTCACTGATGAAATGTTAAGTGACCCAAATACAATAAAACATCAGATTTATACTTTAGTATTATATAATAAGAAAACTGATACTTATGATATAATCGAAAAACCAATTGCTGAAAATCTTACCGAAAAATTTGGTTATGTTTATAATACTTCTTATATGGATACGTTAGAAGTTGGTGATAAAATAACCGATAAAATTCTTTATAAATCTACAGCATATGATGACCATATGAATTATAGATATGGAAAGAATGCCAGAGTATTTTACTCAACATCTACTGATACGATAGAAGATGCTATCGTTATAAGAAAAGGTTGGGCAGATGATGTAAAATCTGTCGAAGTAGATAAAGTTCAAGTACCAGTAAATGATAATGATGTTTTATTAAATCTTTATGGTGATAATGAAAATTATATTCCTTTTCCCGAAATAGGGCAACCAGTAAAAGATTCACTTATATGTGCAACTAGAAGAATTAATAAAGCACATTTATTATATGATTTTCAGAAAGAACATATGAGAGAACTTATGGATACTGATACCGATTATTACACATCCAAAGATTCTATAGTCTATGACATAAATGTTTATTATAATGGAGATGAAGAATTTCCAAGCAATTTATTTAATCGTCAGCTTAAAAGATATTATGATGATAATTGTAGATATGCAAGGGAAATTTTAGAAGCATGTAATATCATTAAAAACTCTGGAAGTAATTATACTAACAATGTTAGCTATCTTAGATCAAGATATTTAAGATACAATGATAATGAGTATAAATGGAAAAATAAAGATAAAGCATTTGCACATATTGTACTTGAATTTAAGGTAAAATCTATCGTTGGTTTGGAATTAGGTTCTAAGATAACTGGACGTTATGGTAATAAAGGTGTTATATCTAGACTAATGGAAGATAATACAAATTCTCTGGAAGATTCTATTATTGATTTGGTAGATGATGGAACTTTATCTGAAGATGATAGAAGAATTCTTAAATCTAAAATATCAATAGTTGATGATGAACGTATGCCATACTATATTCAAGATGGAAAAAGAGTATATGCAGATGTATTATCCAATTCTAGTGGAGCAATTCGTCGTCTTAATCCAGGACAGTTAGTAGAAGTTGAAACAAATTTTATTGCTGAACAGGTTCAGCATAAGATTAAGAATGCTAAAACTCTTAAACAGAAAGAAGAAATTCTATTTAAGTTCTTAGATTGTGTAAATGCTGACCAATCATCATTCTTTAAAACTCTTTACAATAGTTATGAAGAAACTAAGATGGTTAATGGTGTAACTATAAGATTCATGGCTCCAAAATATAAAGAAGCATTCATTAGAGATATTGAAGAAAATGGTTTTTATATTGTAAGAGCACCTCATAAACCGTTATTATTTGATGATGTAGTTAGATTATATGATGCATTTCCAGATATAAAACCTGTAGATATATATGTTGATTTATTCGGAATGCAACAGAGAAAAACTATGAGACAAGGTGTTATAGGTTATCAGTATATCTTAATTCTTAAACAGAATTCAAATAAGAACTTTTCTGCAAGAAGTACATTCAGAGTAAATAGAAGTAATCTTCCTGCAAAAGATATTGCGAAGAAAACTAATAGAAGTTCTTATGCTAGAACTCCTGTAAGACTTTCTGAAATCTATAATTTAATGGCATCTATAAATGGTTCGGATTTAGCTGAATATAACATATTTATGCGTTCTTCTGCTTTAGGAAGAAAATCATTGGATAGAATTATTTCTGCCGATGGAAATCCTTTAAAGATTCAAAAACTTAAAGTAAAAGATACTTACACAAATGCAAATGCTGATATTCTTGCAGCCAAGTTAAAGACTATGGGATTACGTTTGTATTTCTCTCCTATTCCAGAAGGAAGAGTTGAAATTCATGATGACACAAAAGTCTGTGCACTACATTTTGGAGAATATGTTATTTATGACTATCCTAGAAATAGAAAAATGTATCAAGAGTTATTTGATTTATTTAATAAGAAGATGAATTCTTTTATTACAATTGAATCATATCGTGGCGAAAAATGTGATATGTGCTGGGATGAAATTTTCAATGATTCCGAGTTAAATAAACAATATGAACTTACTGATGAATTGAAAGAGCAGTTAAAAGCAACAACTAAAGGACATGTATCATCCATCATAGATAAACTTAAAACTCCTTCTACACGAACTATAACTTCTTCAGACTCCTCAAATACCGCACCTAAGAAGAGAGGACGTAAATCAAAAGCTGAGAAAGAGGAACTTCTACGACAGCAAGAGCTTCTTTTATTACAGCAAAAAGAAGAGGATGAAATCGAAGATAGCGATATAGATGATTTATATGATGAAGAACTTGATTCTGAATAAAAATAAAGAGAAGACGATTATCCGTCTTCTCTTTTTTATATTTATTATATTTCTTCCCACTGCCCCCAATTAGAATCATTATTTCCCCATCCAACTCGTTTTAATCTAATTATACCATTATCTAATATTTGTGTAACAGCTGCATTAGATTTTACGTTTACTTTGATAGAACAAACTGGCATTTCATCTAATTGCTCGGTAAATTTATTTAACCCAGTAATAGTATCGGACGCATAATCAGTTATTGTTACAAACCCAGCTCCAATCATGCTTACATACTTTAACCATACTGGATTACGCTTTCCATAGTCGATAGTTGGAGAGTAATTTCCGGAACCAATAGAGATGCCTTTACTTACCCAAAGTTCACCATTTTCTTTAACTGTCAGTGCATTCTTTCTATTAGTATCACTTGTACCAATACCAATTACAAATAATTTATCGGTTTCTGGTTTATTATATCTTCCGATTGATAATTGCTCTCTGCAATCTGCAGTTGTATGATATCCCATTGCAACTGTATTATCCTTTAAAGTTTTTGTATGACTATTAAAGGTAGCTGATGCATATCCATATGCTTCGGTTGCACATCCTGTAGCCAATCCTTCATTAGCAGCAGCTTTTGTTTTATAGCCGATTGCTCTATCTCTTTCATGTTGTGCAGTGGTATGATATCCATCTGTAGATGAGCAATACCCTAGGGCTTTCGTTCCTATACCATTTGCAGACGCATTCAATCCAGCTTCATTATTTATTCCAGTAATATTTACAAAAAACGGGGCGTTATTTTCGAACTGTATTTCGAAACTACCTATGGTTCCACCATTTATTATAATATTATTTTCCAATGATATATTTGTGATAGGAAATTGTAAAGTACTCATCAGACTATTAATTTGGGATGAATTTGTTACTATATATGAGTCACCAACATCATCGATACTACCTCGATATTTTTCATATGAACCATCATCCGCTATTGTAAATATATTTATATTTTGACCTTTACATATGTCAGTCACACTATCTAAATATATCTTACCATCATTATATGAAATAGGATGAAATGCTTTAATTATATATCTTTTTTCATCAATTCCAGATATCGTACTATATGGTACATTTGAATAAATTAAACTAGTGCCATTCGGATCTATTTTTGATATCATTAAGTCTATCTCGTCTTTTGTATACATATCTTTACCATTTATTGTTAATATTTTGCCAGTGATAGGATCTTCTACATATACGGTATCGGTATTATTTTCTCGTTTTATTACAAACATATTTTTTCTAATACCAACGAAGAGTTCAGCTTTTCCCTCATTATGTATACCGGCAACATTTATTATTTCTGACATACTAAATTCCTCCTTATTAAGATTAAAGATAACTTATTAAAGAAATGTTAAATTTAATATATAAAAGATAGAGAGTATAATAACTCTCTATCTTTAAAATACTTTAATTAATTTCTGTAGCAGAAATAGTTCCGCCATCATCGACTGTTATTTTAAAACGTTTATTACTTCCTTCTGTAGAAGATTTCAGTATTATGAAATCGGCTTCGACGTGTCCAGCATACCATGCATTACCGTTCCAGTCTACAGTATGTGCATTTGAGCGTTCAGTATCCGATTTACCGTTACCAACTATATGCGCATATTTATGTTCGGTATCTTCAATGTTAAATTTACCTTGAGCATGTTGATTTTTACCTGATGCTATTGTACTAGTACCTTCTGCATGAGAACTCTGTCCTATTGATTTAGAGCCACGGCCTTCTGCATGAGATTCTGATCCGGATGCTTCTGTAAGTGTTCCTTCCGCATGCGAATAATTACCAGATGCAGTTGTACCAGAACCTTCGGAGTGAGATCCAAAATTAGAAGAGGTTGTATTTGCCCCTTCCGAATGACTATATTTACCAGATGCAGTTGTTTGATATCCTTCAGAGTGAGAACTCTGTCCTATTGATTTAGAACCACGGCCTTCTGCATGAGATTCTGATCCAGATGCTTCTGTAAGTGTTCCTTCCGCATGCGAATACGCTCCAGATGCAGTTGTATTAGAACCTTCGGAGTGAGATGCGTAATTAGAAGAAACATTTTTATACCCTTCAGAATGAGAATGATTACCAGATGCAGTTGTTTGATACCCTTCAGAATGAGAATGATCACCAGCTGCTTCTGTGCCATTGCCTTCTGCATGAGAGCTATTACCTGCTGCTTTCGTTCCATTTCCTTCTGCATGCGAACTCTGTCCTATCGATCTAGAACCGCGGCCTTCTGCATGAGATTCTGAACCATAAGATTCTGTACCAGTACCTTCCGCATGCGAATAATTACCAGATGCAGTTGTTTGATACCCTTCAGAATGAGAATAATCACCAGCTGCTTCTGTGCCATTGCCTTCTGCATGCGAACTCTGTCCTATTGATTTCGTTCCATTGCCTTCTGCATGAGAGCTATTACCTTCTGCTTTCGTATTTTGCCCTTCAGAGTGAGAAGCGAACCCAATCGCTTCAGTACTTCTACCCTCTGCATGACTTGAATTATTTGTTGAGTGAGTCTGATAACCTTCAGAGTGTGAATAAGCACCTACTGCCTCAGTTTCACTACCTTCTGCATGAGTAGCATAATTAGAAGAAATAGTAGCATAACCTTCTGAATGAGAATGTTTTCCAGAAGCTACTGTATCTCTACCTTCAGAGTGTGAGTTTTGACCTGATGCTGTTGTACCTTGTCCTTCAGAGTGAGATGCATGAAACGCCTTTGTTTCTCTACCTTCTGCATGACTATAGCGACCATAGGCAAGTGTATCTCTACCTTCTGAATGTGAAGCTCTTTCTAAAGCATGAGTACCTTCGCCTTCAGAATGTGCCCCATAACCTAATGAAACTTCTCCACTCTGAGGTTTTTCAATTACATATATAGTATAATCATCTAAATCAAGTTCTTCATATAAATCTGTATTTGGGACTATTGTAGCAAACGGAAGATTGTCTACAGTTATTTTGTTATTTGATATACCTGTTATAACTCCACAATTTGGATATTTCGTGTTATTGACAATTGATATAACATCTCCAATAGCATAGGAAACATCAAACGTTTCAGGCTCAATATTATTAAATAAATTTTCTTGATTTTTTGAAAGTGTTATAGTACAAGGACCGTAAAGTGTCATTAATTCCCCATTTTCAAATTTAGAACCTATTGCTTTTCCAAATTCTATAGATGAATAATAATAACCCAACAGTCCAGCTACTGTTCTTTGACCAGATGCTGTAGTATATGCACTATATGCAAAATTATTTTTTGGATCATTTAATACTATACCACCATCATTTCTATTTTTATTCATTATATCGTAAATAGAAATAATAGGCTCTGCAGTAATGGCAGCTGATATTCCATCGGGAATAACTACATAGTTATTATATTCTCTAGAAAAATCTGCTGCTAATGCAGATGCTAATTTGACAGGAACTTGGTCGCCATACTTTGCAACAATCATTCCTTCGCTCATTGCTCCAGCAAGTCCACATGAGATTGCAAAGTCAATGAAAGGTCTTTGTGCAAAACCTATTATAATTTCACTATCATATTTTCCTTGTGCAGGATAAGTAGCTATTTCTAAATGAGTAACCCCATCAATGGTGACTTTAGAAAGTGATCCATCATTAAGAGAAATCTCATTATCGATATAATATGGTATCATTTCATTTTTTAATAAATAACTCATATTTTTCCATCCTTTACAATTATTGATTATTATATAAGACTATTAAAAAATTGTTAAATTTAATAACCTTGGGAAATTCCCAAGGTTATTAAATCTATTTATTTATCAACTACATCTACACCAATATTATCTTTTGTGTGATAGTATAAACCATCTGAGGTAAGTAATTTGGTATATGTATCGATATTATTATATACATAAAATCTTAGAATTGCAGATCCTGACATTATATTACCAAGAGTATGGTTAACATGTACAAGATCTTCTGGAGTTCTAATACTTGCATAGCAATTAGTTGAATAGCTACCTATATTATTAGGGTCATTCCATTCACTTTCCATTAAAACTCCTCCATTATCGCAAGTGATTTCGATATCATGTTGTCTACCACTTGCATCACTAAAAGCACTCAGAACGATTAAGTCAATACGATATATAACTGAACCAGATAATAGATCAGATATATCTAACTGAGAAGAATCAGCTAGAGTAGATGAGTTCAGGACATATTCCCGAATCGATGAAAATCTGGTATCATTAATGAGTTGACTTGTACGCTGAGCTGTTGGGAGCGAAAAACTCCCGGATACTTTTCCCATGTACTAACAACTCCTTTACTGATATATTTCATCGTTCTATGATCTATTACTGTATTTCAGTAAAAGTACCATTTACGACAATCGCTGCAGTAGGAGCATTTACACAGTACAGAGTAAGCTGTCCAGCATTAACTTCTGCTGTTGGATAGAACTGTGCAGCTGCAACAGTTGCACATGAAGCTAAAGTAGGACTAACAGCAGGAGCATAATCCTTAGCCACATCTAAGCCAGTAACTGCTTTACTTGCTTTATAACCATTATCACTTTCAACGAAGTCAGCAACTTCGAATGTGATAGAAGCTTGAATTGCTTTATTCTGTTTAGCGGCGAAGAGATCGCTATGTGCATCTTCAGCTGTATTGTGGGTATTAATTGCAGTAGAAACTTTTGTATCAATAGTTCCACCATCTTTAGTAATACCTTCAATAGTTGCATTTATATCAGATGCAGAAGCAGCGATTAAGTTCTTTACAGAACCTTCTTTAGTAGCTTCACCATTAAGAGTTTCGATTGCAGCTGTATTAGCAGCAGCTTTTTGAACTAAGCCGGAATCTTTGTCACCAACTGTAGTTTTAAGAGCAGCAATATCTTTTTCGTCTGCATCTAATCTTGTTGTATGATCAGCTACGGTTTTTACTAATCCATTATTATCATCACCAACTGTAGATTCAAGTGCATCAACTTTACCACTTATTCCTTCTACAGTAGTTTTATCAGCTTTTTTATTTAATTCATCATTAACCTTTGCAGTTGTAGCATATGCAGAAAGATCCATAGTTCCGCCAAGAACATCCCAGCCACTTGTTTTTCCTTCTCCAGTTTCTACAACATACGCAACATTATCACCTGCATGAATTACATTACCATTTTTATCTGTTCCACCAGCGGTTATAATATTATATACGTGACCAGCAAGAGGAGTTATCTCTTTATTAGTTACAGCAGCTTCAAGAGCAGCAAATGTTTCGTAACTACCCATGAAATGATATGCGCCAGAAACTTTACCATCAACTTCTGCTTTTGTATAAGCATCTGTGATTCCATATCCAGCAATAGTAGTTGCTGCATTAGCTTTACTATCTATTTTACTAGCAGCATCATCCCAGCTAGTAACTTTAGCAGATGAAATACCATCTAGAACTGTTTTATTATCGTGTGTATGCGAATTTGTCCCAAGTTCATTAAGTTCAGTTACAAGAGCATCAGCAAGATCTGTTTTTGCAACTTCATCTTTACCAGCGAGTGCACCAGCATCTGTAATCTTAGCTAATGTAAGATCAGGGATATCTGTTGCAGCAAGATCTGCACCAGCTGTAACTCTACCATTAGCATCAGTTGTTACTTTAGTATAAGTACCAGCAGTACCAACTTCTTTAAGAGTTACATTTATATTAGCTTCAGCAGAACCATCAAATGATGCGGTACCTGTAGCATCACCAGTGATATTAATGTTCTTAGCTGTAGCAAGTTTATCAGCGGCTGCAGCACTCTTAACTTTACCAGAAGTTCCGTCAAGAATATCTGCACTAGCAACTCCACCAAGCTTTTCAGCATTTGTAGCAGTTGCAACAGCTCCATCTACTTTAGAGCCAGAGATTGTATTAATAGACATTACACCGTCAGCGTCAACTGCGATATTATCTTTTGCAGTAGAGCTCTTTACAATACCTGCAGCGGCAGCAGTAGCAATGTCTGTCTTCTTAACATAATTGTCAAGATCTGTAGTTTTAGCAGCACCAAGATCTTCTGCTTTGATTTCAACAGCTGCAGAACCATCAAAAGTCTTCTGACCAGCGGTTAATTTGTTAGTTACTTTAGCAGCTTCAGAAACTACTCCTGTAACTTTAGAAGCACTAATATCATTAACTGTCATAGTGCCATCAGCTTCTACAAGTACTTTATCCTGAGCTTCAGAAGATTTTACAAGTCCTAAAGCATCACCTGTAGCTATATCTGTATCTCTAACAATATCCTCTGGAATAGGAAGATCTTCTGCTTTGATTTCAATAGCTGCAGAACCATCGAAAGTTTTAGCACCGATAGTAATACTATTGGTTACTTTAGAAGCTTCCGCTACAATTCCATCAATTTTTGAAGCATCAACTTTATTTACAGATGCAACACCATCAGCATCAACTGAGATACCATTATTAGCAGTGGAAGTTTTAATACCACCTTTTACACCACCAGATGCTGTAGGAAGTGTATAAACTGTAGTTTCTTGATCATCTATTTTAATATTACCATTTATTTCAGAAGCTTCAGTCTTAGTAACTTCGGCAAGTCTTTCAGCTTGCTCGGTAGTCATTAGACTAGAACCTTCAACTTTATCAACCTTACCAGCGATACCCTTTTCTTCATTACCATCTAAAAGATCGGTTATTTCAGTTTTATTGTAGTATCCACTAAGATCTACAGCACTAGATGATACATCCCATCCAGTACCATTATATATAACATTATCGCCAGCTTCGATTGAAACACCGCTAGCGTCTACGTTAGTGTCATTCTCACCAGTACCAACTGATGTGATATTCCATACATCACCAACTGCAGGTACATATGTGCTACCTTCAGCAGCAATTTCATCTAATAAAGTCTGGAATGTAGCTTTAGTACCTTTATAATGTAAAGCACCTGTTAATTTACCATCGATCTCGCCCTTTGTATAAACATCAGTTTTGTTAGCTTTATTAGCTTCCAAAGCATTAACTTTATGAACAAGACCTTCTTTAGTTACTTCTCCAGATTCTTTATCTGTTACACCATTAACAGTTTCAGTTAATGCACCAACTGTTTCAGCAAGACCTGTAACAGTAGATGTATCAGGTGTATACCATTCAATCTGTAAATCTGGTTTTTCTGCAGTACCTTTATTCACTATACGAGGCTGTTGACCTGCAGTAGCATTTTCAAAACCTTTAATACTTAAAACTCCATCTTCAGATAATGATATGGATTTACCATCACCAGCTGTAGCTCTACCTACTTCTGCAAGAGTTCTATCAGGTTCAATTTTATATACGGTTACAACATCATTTTCAAATACAGTAATAACCTGTCCAACATAAGATGTACCACAAAGACCACGTTTATCAGGTTTTGTGGCATCGCCTGCAGCATATTTTACTGCATCAGCGTATGATTCAAACATACTAGAACGGTCAATAGGGAATTTACCAGTTCTTTGGAAACTCATACTCCAGTCAAGCTTAGCAATAGCCTGAGGAGCTTCAACATAACTAGCCATATTTAATTACCTCCTTTCACCTTTACGCCTTATAGTTTACGTTATATGTGTTTGCTCCAAGAGCAGTGTCAGGTTTATACACATATACTTTATAGTTTATAGCGTGATAGTCATTAGCACCTTCAACTGCGATAGTTTCTTTATTAAAGCTACTACCAAGTATATCGGTACCGAATGCAGCTTTATCACAAATCATAGAAAGATCATTGAAAGTTGCAGGATATGCAATAACTACAATTTTAGCACCTTCAGGAATTGTAATATCTTGTTTCTTACCGTTAGACCATGCTCCAGTAGAATGAGTAAGATTATCACGAATGAAATCTGAGTCAATTGTAGCAGGAACGGTTGTTAATGCTCCATAGAAATATTTACGGAAAGGAGTTATAGCACTAGAAGTTTTAGAAATAGTTGTACCAGTGATCTTAGTATTATTAGTACAAGGATCTCCAAGGTTATCGTTTGCTAATACGCCATCTCCATAAGTAGCACTTACTTTGTAAGAAATAGATTTATATTCTGTATCCTGGTCACCAATTGTGAAAGGACCATTATCTGTAACTGCACCACCAGCACCAGCACCAGTAACTTCAGTAGTTGCTGTTGCAGAACCTTTTGTGGTAACTCTTTCAGTTTTCCAAGATGAAACTGTAACTCCTGTAGCAGGTCCATATGAGTAAGTACCAGCACTAAAAGTAACTGCAGAAATTGTTACAGATTCTACAACTGTACCAACTTCAACTGTTCCAGATTTAGAAACTGTAACAGTGCCAAGACTAGGGTCAGCTGTTATAGAAGGCTGAAGTCTCTTAGAGAAAATTTCTGATAAAGCACTAGCAACAGACATACCTTTTGTAGCAAATGTTGCAGTACCAGTCTGTGTTTTAGTAAGGTTACCAACCTGAGTATAGTTACCTGCCATTGTTATGTCAGATGTAAGGATTACTTTATTTGCTTCAACATTACCGTTTAATGCAACCCACTGGGTTCCATTCCACATGTATGCAGCTTTATTAACATTTTTTTGTTCAGTAGTATCATCTTCTTTTGTGATTGTTAATACAGTATCGATTACTGCAATATCGCCTTGTACAGGTGTAGTAATTGTCTGTAAAAGACTATCATCTGTTGTATCCAGACTTGTTTTAGTAAGAGGATACATATTAATTTTTTCAGCCTCAGGAACTGGAAGGCTGAAAGATCCAAAAATAGAAGCCATTTTTATTTCACTCCTTCTTTTAAAATTATATATTTATGTGATTAGATTTCGTTATAAGTACCAAATACTTTTACACAGATACCTATATCTGCATTTGGTACATGTTTTGCCCTTAATATTGTATAAGGGATCTTATTTTCACCGTATTGTATTTTATATACAGGTGAAATTGATGCACCTGCCATTATCTTTGAATCCTCATCTGAATTAACTATTGCAGTTAATTCAAAGTAAGAACTTAATGGCAATTTTTCACTCTGATAAAGATATTCAAAGCATTGGTTAGCTTCACTATAAACCCATGAATTAGTTTTTAATATGTCATTAAAAATTCTAAGTTTATCAGCTTTTAATTCTATATCTTTTTGTAATGATGGATGTGCATCTGGGTCACTATTGTGACCATCTGTAGAAATTTCAGAAATAGTCCCCCAAGTAATTGATTTACCATCATCCCCGATTACTAGGATCTGCCCAGGTTCACCAACTTCACTTGGAAATAATTTTACTACTTCTGGAAGGTCTCTATTTATTGAAGCTTTTCTATTAGTTGTCCCACAATAAACCCATCCAGGTTCATTACCGAGCCAAACATAAGCTTCACACACATATCCACCATCAACTAACATGTCAGTTTCAATTAAATAAACGTCTCCAGTATTTTGATTAGATAGTTCATATAATTGATCTATTGCTGTTTTCTGCGGAGAGGATTTAAAAATTCCGCAGTATTTATACATATTATCAGCATTAATAGATGGCATTGATTGAAGAAGTTCACATAAAGGAACACCGTCTTCAGTTATAACCTGATGCCAATCTGTTTCGAAATATGCTTTATACTTTACCCCATCTTTCACAATAGTTGTGTAGGTAGGATAAATTGGTAATACTTCTTGTGGTGTATAAAGCGGCATGTTTTTTACCTCCTTTCGATAATAATTAAATGGATAAAAATGTATTAATCGATTGTTAAAATTGAGCAGTACCTAGTAAAGATAAAAAATGAGTAGATTTAAAATCTACTCATTTTATTATTAAATTGATGATGAAAATCTTTTCTTAGTACTAACTGATGAATTGTGAATATCTGCAGTAGTAGCATCGTCTAATGCAGCGATAGAAATTGAATTAATGTCTACTCCATGATCTTCATTTGCATCATAAGTTGGGTCATCCTCAAGAATTGTAGGGTCTTCAACATTTTCATCTACATGACCTTCTAAAAAGATTTCAGATGATACTTGCTTAGTTCTATTATCATCCGAATTAAGAATAACTCTATTATTGTATAATATTAGGTCTGGGTCTTCAATTACATGATCGTCTGCATCATATGTTGGATCCGGCTCTAATATAACATTATCTGAATAATCAGTATCGTCTTCAGGGATATTACTTTCATCATATATATTATCATTATGGATTTCTGTATCACTGACACTATCATAGATATCAGTTTCTCCCGATGCAAGACCTGTATCTGGAAATCTATTTTCTTTAAGAGTATTTATATCGAAGTTACGATCATATGCCGTATTATTAAGTATTTCATTTACTGTATCATAATTGAAATATAGTATCAGTCGATATGTAGATGTGTTATCTATATTAGTAACAACGATGTCGAGTGTATTCCAATCAATGTGATAATCTTTTTCTGATTGCAGTAGCTCGCCATCTTTTAATACATATGCATTTAATAACGTGCTAGGTTCCATATTCCATGTGTTATGAGCTCGAATAACTCTAATATGGTCATTATCTAATACGGACGTAATATTAATTCTATCTTCTAGTTGACCTTTTTCAGCAGTAGTTTGAAAAATTGTAGTTCCATACAATTGCATACCATTCATTTCCGCAGGAAATCTAGAATATAAATTATTGACTGAATACAATGGAAAATATGAATCATTTTCTTCCTGATATTCTTTAGTTCTTAAAGTAATATCAATTGCATTTAACTGATCAATGCTACCATCTATCATATATACACCTGGCAGATTAAACTCTGCTGTAACCCTGAATGTGATATTATAATAGTCATCAGTCATGTTTTTCTTATTACCACTTTCTAGTTCTAAATCAGTGAAAGTCATTATTACATTATGTGTGTAATACATAAACCATTCATCTGTAGCACTAGCATTTCTAAGTTTATATGTGATAGGATATCCTGAGCAGGAATTTAATCTCTTTAATAAAATAGGAATATATTCCTCATTCTGCTCCAAATCCATTCCACAGTATTTTGACATTATTGCAATCATTTTCTTCGGAATTACAGATTCCAACGCCATTCTATATGAAAAGGATCTATCCCATATCATTTGGTTTAGGATAGTTCTATAAATATCTAGCTGTTGATGCAATGTGCTTACCGTAACAGTTACATTGAATTCAATCCTATCTCTATTCAATTTAAATTTGAGATTATAACCGTTCTTTTTATCTCGTATAACTTCAAATAGATATCGTTTATCCGTACGATATTGTAGGTCATCAAAGTTTTTTGTTAAAGGAATACTTTGTAAAGGACCATCTTGATCCATTACAGAATACGTTGGTTGAATAACTAAATATGGTTTAACTCTCTTAACTATTTCAGCTGTTGAGTTACTTCCACCAAAAGTTCTACGTATATTTCTTGTAGCAAGTTCAGATGAAACTGAAGTATATTTAAAATAATTACTTGGAAATTTAGAAATAATCATATCCTTAACAGCACAACCAATGCAGCCATATAAACTACTCGATGAGCCATTAGCTAATGATATAATTCCATCCACAAATATCACTCCTTCCTATAGAGTAATCTAGTCTAAATATTACAAAATTGTTAAAATCCATCATTTAAGAATCATTTTTTATTCGTATATTATTTACATGAATAAAATGAAAGGATATGATGTACAATGAAAAAAGATAAAAAGAAAGGCGCTAGTAAAAAGACTTGGGTGGTAGATTGTCGTACAGATAGCGCATTTGATTTCGCATTAAAAGTTCTTAAGGAAGCAAATAATGATAATTACCCAAGAGAACTTAGAGCCAATTTTGTATTAATCGCGTATAAAAATTCTTGTGAAGCCATTGCGAGAGCTCAGACTGATCCATATAAATATAAATTGAAATCTGCTTTCAAATTATTTATTAGGAATCTTAAAGCTATTTATAAAAAATGTGATGAAATATATGATGATGTACGTCCTAATAGTATAAGTATTGATTTATATAAATATACAATGATAGAAAATCCCTTTGATTATATAGATATTAATTACGATATAATAGAAAGAGATTTATCAATAGCTCAGACACAAAATATTGATACAGACAGATACTACACTCGATTTAATTATCCTCGTATTTATGAGACAGGTATAGTATCACGTAACAATGAAGATGATATAGCTATAATAACTCCAACTAATGATATTATAATATATCTTCCTTTAAAGGTTATTAATATATTTGGGGAAGCATCTAATTCGCATAAATGTTATTCTGACGGTGATAAGTGTAAGTCAGATGACTTTATGTCATTTATTAATGGATATAATCCAGAATTTATCCCAAAACCAGTTCTCATAAATGTTCCAAATGATTCATTTGAGAATATTTCTGATTTGATATCTGTGGCTGCAAATTATCCTGATAGAGTAGATTCAATATATATTACTGCATACCGATTAGGGTCAAACTCTTCAATTATAGATTCTATAATTAATGCGTCTAAGAACAAGATTAAATGTAAATTATATCTTGAAATAAATGCCAGAGGTGAAATTTCACAGGATATAATATATCTTGAAAAAATATTAAAAGAAGCAGATCATAAATTCCTCGATATCAAAGTAAGATATAATGGAATTAAAGTTCATGCAAAAATGATATATATTGGATTAAAAGATGCACCTTCGATTGGTGTATTTAGTACTGGAAATTATAATGCTACTAGTGCGTTAGTTTACAAAGATTATCATTATATTTCATGTGAGAAAAATGTAACCGATATGATTAAACGAAACTTTTCAGTATTATGGAATAGTGAACAGCCAGTACTATCTTCAATATCAAATATTATAACCAATGAAATTTATACCGAGATTGCTAAAGGTAAAAATGGTAGAATCTGGATACAGACAAATCATTTAGACAATAAATTGATTGTGAGTTTATTGAAAGAAGCAATGCGTCGCGAATGTGATGTGAAACTTATTGTGAGAACCACAAGAGGATTCCATAATAGAGAGTTGAAAAATTGTAAAACTGTTGTTGGAAAATATCTTGAACATGCAAGAGTTTATATCTTTGGATCTGGAAAAGATAAGCGAGTTTACTTGAGTTCATCTGATATTTTATTTAGAAATTTATATAATAGATTTGAATCTTATATAAAAATCACTGATGGAAAAATCGAAAAACAGATTGTAGACAATTTTAGAAATCTTTATAAGAATGGCCAATAGAAATAAAAAGAAGAGGTGTTTACCCTCTTCTTTTTTATATATTTTTTTGAACGTTTACACAAAATTATAATCACAAATAGAACAATTTAGACTCCTAGAAAGGAGAAATAAGTATGCAGATATCGGGTACAATGGAATCAAGAAAATCCGAACTTACACTTGATATCAACTCTTTTGATAAACCCAAAGAGTTGTCATCTGTAGGAGCTTGGTCTCAATTAATATTGAATTTGATGTTTATCAAACCTGGTACGTATCCTTCTATTCCCGAATTAGGTATTGGGATTGAAGATTATCAATATGAGTATATGGATACTGCTATTGATCAATTAACTGCTGCTATAACTAACCAGCAACAGACATATCTTCCAGATATTCCATTATCCCAAGTCAATGTTTCGAAAATGGAAAAAGATGGGCAACCTATTTTGATAATACAATTATTTTTTAATGTGGATGAAGGGACAGCAACGTCCGCAATAGCACTTAACGTATCTAAAAGAAACTTCTTAAATTTTGATGTTTCTTGGTAAAATATAAAATAGAAAGGAAATGATATTTTATGGAAAACACTAACACATTAAAAGATCTTGCAATTAATGCTGCAAAATCTGTTGACGCGAAAGAATTAGAAAACAATAATCCGGAATCCGAACTTGCTAATATGGATGAAGGAAATGAAAACGTAACTTATGTTGGAGATACTCCTGTAGTATTAGCTCCTCCTAGTAAAGAAAATACTAGTGAGCCCAATGCTCAATTTGTCAATGATATTATGAGCACTCCTACTCCTACAGCCATAGGATTAGATTTAGATACTTTAGAAACTCCAATGGTTAATATTCCTGAAGTAGAAAATAAGGCTAACGATGTTGAAGCTGGTAATTCGGGATTATCTCAAGAAGATCTTGATATGTTGGAAGAAATAATGCCAGACCTTTCAATTGAAGAAAGAATTGAGCGAGCTCTTCCTTTATTAAATACAAGAGAATCTATAGCGAAAGATCTTATTATTAAAATGGGATTCACTGTAGATGAAGCAAACTCAGCAGCAAATACACAGATTCGTAAAAAGCTTACAGACGAATATAATTCTGGTAAAACTAATAGCGATGTTGGTGTAATTGAAATTAATAAAACAGACGATCCTAACAATTTAGGACTTACAAAAGAAGAACATCAGAAACTTGAAAAAGTTAAGAAAGTTCGTCTTGTCGTAGTAGAAGATGTTGATTTAGCCAATATTACAATTGAACGTCCTGATGAAGAACATAAGGCAGATTATATAACCAGTATTGAAGGCTCACTTTCTAAATATTCTGTACCAATGCCTATGTTAGGAGACTTTATTAGCTTTAAAGGCGCACAGATGATTCAGATGGTTAATATAGTTAATTATGAAGATGCTAGAATTGATGAAATCATTAGTACTAAATCTTCATTAATATATGAAAAACTCATCGGTGGAAATATTCTTCATAAGTATGATGGAACTGGTAAAAACATTATGTCATATAATGAGTTTGCAAATAAATTCCCATATCAGGATATTGATATGGCACTTTATGGTATATTATGTGCATCTTCTATGGAAGAAAATAGCACTTCTCTTACATGTACATCATGCTCGCATCAGTGGTTACAGACTTACAATCTTAAATCATTATTGAAGTTTGATTCGATAACTGATGCTTTCAAAAATAGAGTTGATGGTATATTAAAGAATAAGAGTAATGATATTGAAATGCGTAAATTATATGAAGATATGAGAAAGGTAAAGAGATATAAATCACCTTTCACAAATAATATTTACGATCTTTCTTATCCTTCTATAGCTAGAGCTATCGATTTACTTAAACGTATTAATCAGGAAGATAATGTAATGACATACTTATCTGCAATTGCATTATATATGAGTAGAATATTAGTATATAATGAAGCTAAAAATAGCTATGTTGAAGTTACAGCAGATGAAACAGATTTAATGCTTGAAACTATGAAAACTTTAAGCAATGAAGATGTTAATATGCTTGCTAAACAGATTCATGATGAATTATATTATGCTCCTCAATTTATTCTATCATCAAAATGCCCATCTTGTGGTAAGACAAGTGAGATTCCTGTTAGCATTGAGAATCTGATTTTTCTGATAGCCCGAGATTCCATGGTAGAGATAGACAATTAAAAACATTTCTTGCTTTAGTAGATGAAGTTTTATTCGAATTTCGAGGACAGCTTTCACTAAACGATATTTATCAGATGACGTACAAAGAGTTAGGTTATCTTAGAGAACATCGAAGAGAGATGTTGTCTAATAATAAAGTTGCTCAAGCGGACGCTGTCCAATCTATTGCAGGAATGTGATTGAATTTCGGGCAGTCATAAAAAATCCATGGAAAGGCGGTGCTTGCAAATGGAAAATATTTCGGAGCTCAAAAATGCGGATAGAGTCGAAATCTTTAAACATCTTGCAGTCGATGAGCTAAGTGGAGTACAATTAAATATATTAGAATCTATTGCATGTAAGCATTTTCATCAATTCTTGGATTTTTGTGATAAAGTGTTTAATGAAAAAGATTCAATTCAAGATGTATCATGTACTCTCGAAAATGACGAACTGCATTTTATTATAAACTATAAATAAAAATATCCCTAGTACACTTGGCAAAGAGTGTACTAGGGATTTAATATAATTGAGGGAGATTAAATGTGGTTAAAAGTGCAAAAAGAGCAAATGGGTAAAATTTACATTTTAAAGGAGTGTTAGTAAAAAATCAGCATGTATACTAACAAGATTTATTGGAGGATAAATTCTAGCCTCTCCCTCATTATATTGATGTTATTTGAAAATTATTTATTATAATGTATTATTTTTGTGAATAATAAAAAGGAGGATAAAAACATGTCTGAAAAAAATATAACAAAAACCATCGTATCAAACTATCATTCAACGGTAATACCATTATGTAGATTAATGAAACAGCATGCTACCAATATAATGCTACTCCCAGATAATAAAATATTGATGCAGTCATTAATTACTGGAATTAGAAGTTATATGATTCTTAATAAAGAATATGATTATTCTAATTTCTTATATTCATTCTTATCAATACCTGAAATATCTAAAATAAATACAAAGTTTCGAAAAACTAAAAGTGAGATTGAATGGGATACGAATAACGGTGTAAATTATCTTGTTGTAAAAAATCCTGATATGGACCCTTGTAAAGTACCGATAATAAATAATTCAGATGCAATTAATGATATTATATCTGCTACATATAACAATATTCCCGATTGGGATTCTTCTAACATTGACGAATTTATATGTGAAGAAAGTTCATCTGAATATAATAAATTATCAGAAGACTTTATAGAAAATATGTTAGATAAAAAATTATGTGAAATTTCAGTTAATGGCAAATCTATTTTATTAGCTAGACCATTCTTAGGAGATTTAAAGAAAACTTCATATGTAGGATATAGGATAATATCGGAAGAAGATAATAAATTAGTTTTAAAATTTAAACAATCTGAAGATATTGGTAATATTTACACATATGCTGCATTTTTAACTATATAAAAATCGTATAATTTATAGTTTTAAATAATATATTATTTTTATGAATACAATAGGCAAATTAATAAAATAATAATAATACAAAGGAGAATTTAATTATGAAAAACACAAATGAAAAAATCTGCATTATTGGAAAAGCACAGGAAATTGATTTAGCTGAATGTAAAGCTAAAGTAAAAGCAGCAAAAAGAAAAATTACCTTTAAGACTGCATTGACAGTAGGAGAAGCAATTGGAGCTGGTTTAGTTGCAGGTGTTTGCATAGGAGCCGCTAAGTTATCATTCGATGATAAAAATATCGATACTTCATCAAAAATGTTTGCAGCTGGTATTGCAACTATAGCAAGTGGATTAGTTATTGGTAAAGCATGTGATGCTGCTAATGCTATTGCAACTCATCAAGAAGTAGTGAAAATATCTAAAGGTATTAATGAATTAATCGACATGGCCATTAAAATTGAAAAACGTGACACTGGTAAATTGAAAGAAGATTCAGTTCCTTCAGATGAATCTACAGATTCTGCTATATGCGAAGTATGTAATCCGGTATCTAATTTAAATACGACTTTAAACTGTATTGATGAGAATAATGAAGAAATTGCGAAAAAACAGGAAGAAAATAGTGCAGCACTTGACACTTTACTCGATGAATTAAATGAACATAACGATGGTAAAGATGATGAAGTTGTTGATGTGATTGGTTCTGCTATTACAACCGCAGTTGAAAATGGTGACGTTGATCTTGAAGTGAAAGAAGATAATATTTATCTAAAAAAGAATACTGCTAAAGTATCAAAGTCTTCACCACTTCTTAGATTTAAACGCAAGTAAAAATAAAGAGAGCATTAGCTCTCTTTATTTTTTGTATTTAATTAAAGAAATTCATCATCTGAACTTTCTCCGCTTAAATCATCGGTAGAACCTTTTTTATCAAGGTCTTTTTCACCAGATGCTTCAACTTTTATTTTTTGTAATAATCCCTCAAATTCATCCCATGAAATAAATGGTAAATATTGAGTAGATATTTCTTTAACGAATCTACGGCGTAAGTCAATAGCATCATCATCGGCATCATTCTCACCTAAATATAATCTTGCTATACTATTGGTAACAGATTCCATTTGAGATAAGTAATCTGCCATATTAGTATTGGTAAGTACTTTAGGTCTACAAAGTTTAAATTCGAATGTCGGTATAACTTTTTTCTTAAGATCGTCAGGTAGATTAGATGTTGCAATTAATCCTTTATACACATCTGTAGTAGGTTCTTCTAAATCAGATTGAAGCGAAGCTACTCTTCCAGCAAATTTAATATTTGCTGTAACTATAGATTTTGCATAATCTGCAGCATCTGTATATTCCAATATTACTGATGGAACACCAGTTCCCATAATTGCAAGTTTTTCTAAATATTCTTCCATAGGAGTATTTAGGTCAACATCCTGTCCTTCCTGAGTTTCAAAATCTATTAATCTATCACCATTCTTAGCCATAGGTAATTGAATATTACCATTTCTATTAAATTTCTGGAATGATAAATTTGTAGATAATAAATCAGCAAAAGTTATATCTGCCTGCTGTAGCATACGAATTGTTCGTTGAACGTGATTACTTGTATTGATATCTATAGGTCCTTTACGAACATATGCAATAGTCTTATTACCACTTTTATTCATATACAGTAGTAATTTTGATACTACTAATGACAATAACATCTTAGCAGGGAATAATGCATCCTGTAAAATAGATTGTCCAATACCATCTTCATTTTCATTAACTGTGAATGGGATTATATATTTTGCAGGAATAAACTGTATCTGAAATGCATTATTAACAAATCCATTTGCCACAATACAATCTGCAATCAATCTTTTAAAATCGGCATTTTTATTAACGAATTTATTTGAAAAGTTAGTAAGGATACCATCTGTAATTGAATCTACAATTGTCTGCACTGCATGATTTCTTTTGTCGGCAGTCATATTCATCATTGAATTAAATATGTTGGTGCCACCAAGAACATTAGTTTGTACAGAACCTGCACTATCAATTACATTTGCTTTTTTACTAGCACTCATATCATGCACATGTAAGTATCCTATTACTTGGTTATATACTCTAATAGGAACCAGTTTACCTGCATCAATATATTTAATATAAGAGCCCTGAGTATTAAACTTTTCAGGTTTAATTTCATTTGAAAAAGTTCCATCTGGAACATTATTTATTTCATCTTCAATAACTCCAATACCACTAAATACATCTTTGTAACTAGAAAGATTTTCTTTCATTAGATCCAATGCGGAGTATCCTTCTAAAGCATCTGCTATAACATGTGAGTCTATAATATTAATGTGATTAAATGTATCAACTAATTGATTACGGATATTTTTCTTTTCATCATCTTTATATTCTTTACCAAGACTCTCAATAGCAACGTCAATAATTTTCTTATTATCATCACTAAATTCATTGAAATCAATTGATGAATAATTTAACGCAGCTTCATTAGCCGCAAATCCTTGACCTTTAAGTTCTTTTACATTAAATCCTTTATCTTTTGATTTATTTGCAGACGTTCTTGCAATAGAATTATTTACAAGTACGTTATTAATAATTTTCCCTTCTTTTCGAAGCTTATCATATTCTGCAAATAATTCTGCATATGGAATCATGTAAACATAATTAGTACCAGAAACTAATGTTTTCTGGTATACAATATTTTTAAACTTCTTAAGAAGTTTTTCATCTCTTTCAATTCTTTCAATTTCTGCTTGAACAGTGGCCTTTTCTTCTGTTGTAAGAGTAGGACCAAATTCCAAGTTTCTACTAATTGAAGTTGAAAAATCATCTGAAGATACAATTGAATCAAGTGTTACTTTAACCGCTTCACCAATAGCAGGTATAAATTTTGTAATAAATTTAAGGTCTGCTAATTCAATATATCTATTTTTATACATATCTTGGAAATATCCAAATAAGTCTCCAATGTTTTCTGTAAATAATGAATACCCATCTATATTATCTGGATTAGCTCCTTGATGTTTTGCACTATCTTTAGCCATTGTAGTTACAAAATCAATAATACTACCTTGGGAAATACCTTTTGCAAGATCTAATTCCCCATTAATAATTTCTTGAATTCTAGCATCTTTTTGAGAAAGTAATTCTCGCTCATTATAATTAGTATCTATGGTACTAATTAATTTTTTAGCAGCGACATCTAAGACACTTATCTTAGGATCAACTTTATTTTTCTCTAAAGATTTATTATTTTTGGCCATTAGTTTCACCAACTTTCTATATATAGAATGATTAGAATAGATGTATTAGTTAAATGTTAAAATCGCTAAAGAATTATAAATAAAGAGAAGATGCATAGCATCTTCTCTTTTATTAATTAATAAGAGTTCTGTTTACCTGTTCCATCACCATAGTTGTAAGTATATACATTACCTGAAGTACTCATATATCCCTTATTGTTAGATTCAGGACTGAAATCAAGGTAATTCCACTTAACTTTAGAATTGATAGTATACCAGATACCAATGTCATTGATAGCAGGAGATTCGTACTTTGTAGTAGCGAATTCGATATCCATCTGAACATTGTCTCTGTTACCAGCTTCATAGTTAAGGTGATTCTTAGGAACTCTACGAGGGAAACAGTGTGCAAACATACAGCAATACTCAGGTGTCATACCAGTAGGATCGTATGTTGCATATATAAATTCAGCGGTGTGATTAATTTCAGAATATTTTAAACCGTCGGCACCTTCCATAGCACCATGATAGTGTGCAATACCAGATCTAATATCTCTTACACCAGTTACCCAAGTGTCAAGATATTCACGAACAGGTGATCCTGAAAGTTCATATACAGAAATTGTAACTGATTCTGTATCATCACGAGCAGACTGAGGTGTTGAGAATTGCTGACCATTAAATCCGCCTTCGAACTGTGTAAAGTCAACAGAAATATCACCAATACCATCTATACTCTTGTAACCAGTTTCAATATATGTTTTGAAACTTTTTGTCTGAGTAGGATATTGCTTACTCATAAATAAAGGTGGTTTATGCAAGAAAATACGAGATACTCCACGAATATAAGGAGTAAACTGATCAAGATTCTGATGTGTTACATCAATACCACCAAGGAAGTATGAGAAATTCTCAAATGTCTTACTATTAGTATTTACTTGTATAGAACCATCACTAAATTTTGTAGATGTGCTCTGTATAGTTTTTGGAGCTTTTGTAGCCATAATCAATTACCTCCTTTCTTAGTTACTTGCACTACGATTAACATCGATTTCGATGATCGTAGTTTTAACAAGATCTTTGTGAACCATCTCAACGTAAAGATGTAAGATTCCTCTTTCAGCTTCCCAAGCATTCTTATCAAAATATGCTCCAATGCTACGAACCTGTGCATTTGCATATTTATCAGCAAGACTTGACATAGAAATATTGAAACGAGCAATGTCTTCAGCTTCACTAAAATCGTATTCGTTCATAGCACAGATTTTTTCACAGTCTCTCTTAACATCTAAAAGAATTAATACATTATTCATTTCGCTTAATGCACTCATCTTAGACTGAGCTGTGTTCTGCATAGAACGAACAACTACCTGATTCTGATTATACTTAGCAACGTTACAATGCTTTTCAGCAAGTTCATCAAGCATATCAACGTCAAGATCGTCATCAAATACAGGATATATAGAATCATTGATATGACCAGAAATTATACCAAATTTATTACCAGCTAATGGACGGTGTTTACCGTTCCAGTTGTTGATATGAATAAAGTATTCTGATGCTAACCAATTTGTTGAAGTAACTGTAACAGCCTTCTGTGTATAAGGATCACGAACCTTCATACAATAAGGTTCAAATGTACAAATTCTATCATCAATTAAGTCATCAAAATTAGTATCAAAATATGAACCAACAGATGCTTTAGTTGTGATATTTAAACCAAAGTCAAGAACTGCCATACAGTCTGTTCTCTTTTTAGCTAATTCGTAAATTGCTAATTTTGTATCAACATCGAAATTAGCATCAAAGATAAATGTTGAAGGGTATCTATTCTTTGATTTAATATTTTCATCAATTTCGCCTTTAAAAGCTTTCTTATATAATTGATTTAAAGTGCCCGCTACATATTTACCATCTTTATCTGTAGAATCTTCTTCGATTGTACCATCATAGCCACCAAATAAAGCGATTCCGGTATCCATATTTACATTAACAGCAGTTTCGCCTTCAGCAGGAGTTACTGTATCAGCAGATTCTATAACAAGGTTAGGTATAGTATTATTGCGAACATATTTATCAATACCTAAAAGAGCATCGAAATCGTTAATTGTAAATGTTGTATCAGGTACTGCAATTTTATATGCATCGTATAAGGCCTTGAAACCTTCTTCATTTACATATATTGCAGTATAATCTGAACCACTTACACTATCATTCAATACATCTTCTGTGTAAATTGATGCTCCGTTATAAACCGCATCAGGAACAAATGCGACATTGTGGTTTTCAATCTGTTCAAGAATTGATTCATTACGGAAAATCTGGAAATTATAGTTTTTATAGTTGTTATTTTTATCAGTTGCAGCATCATTAGTGATTCTGAATCTGATATTTTTACCCCATTCACCTTTACCACTATAAGCAATAGTGAACAGTTTTACTGCAGTGTAACCAGCTTCATCAGCGTCATCTGCAACTGTACAGCAACTATCTAAAGTAGATAAATCTGTAAGATCTGCGTCACTACCTTTGACAACAAAATGTACATTGAGATTTTCTCCATTAACTTTGTACTTTGCAATCAATGTAGCATTTGAATATGCAGCATCATCAGGAGTTACACGTAAACAGTGAAGTGTTGCATTTGAGGAAGTTGCAGCTCTAGCTGCAGCATACGCATTTAATAAAGGCTGGCCATATTTTGAATAAGGACCCATTCCATACTCATTTACAAATTCGGATAATCCGTTTGTAATAGTTAGGATTTTTCCATCTCTACCTCTAGGAGAGGAGAAAACAAAAAGTCCGGATGTAACAGTACCGCCACCAGAAGGATTTTCATTAATAACTTCAGTATTATCATTAATATGTGTCTCTATTTTAGGACGAAACATACTACCTTGTGGGATAATCTGATAAGGTTTTGGCATTTTACAAACCTCCTTCATATAATTAAAAAATAAATAGTTTTATTCAAATATTTTATTACGTTGTTAATAGATTTTCATTTAGATTATAGAGTATTTTATAAAATTAAAAATAAAGAAGAGACGATATCGTCTCTTCTTTTACATTGTAATAACCTTCTCAATTGGTGATTTTTCTTGTACTGTGCCCTCTTTAGACATCAATAATGAAGTTGTTAATTTTTCTGCAAATCTTTCAAATGCCATTGAAGTCATTACAGATGAATATGCAGAAATCTGATTCATACTAAGCATAGTATAACTATGTGGGTCAATCTTCTTTTTACCTACTAGTTTTCTAAACTCTTCATTAGTATTATCAGAATCTCTACAAACTTTAGATAATATTGCTTGTAGCAATACTGGTGGGATTGCAGCATTTACCCCATTAACTTCAAAGTTCTTTTTCCAAGTAAAATAAAGTTCATCATATGATAATGATTTAGGAACTTTACCAGCCATCACAAGTTTTGTAAACATTTCAGCATTATCAGCAGACTGTTGTGATGCTGATGACATTAAAATATCACCTTTATAATATTTGAGAACTTGATAAGTATCAGTAACACCATTTATTGTAAGGGTTTCTTTACTTGCATTTCCAGATGGGAAAGTTTCAATTTTATTTGGATAAGCTAAAGTTTTTACTTTAATTTTATCTCTTTGAATACTCGCATTTTCATCGGAATCAAAAAATCTCATATAGAAAATACCTATTGTAGTAACACTCTCACCTGTTTTATATGCTAAACTTGATGGAGAAGGATCTTCATTAGGTCTATCAAATAAATCGTCTGGAATATATGCTTCAGCATATGGAGTATTTATGAATATATATTTTCCGTCATTTAGAAGTACATTTGACATTAGAATACCTCCTTTTTAGGTTTTCATTCTATTCTTTAATCAAATGTTAAACTTATAAAAAATGTAGATAGTACCAGAATAGCACTATCTACATTATAATTATTCGTTTTCTGAATTAATTTCAGTATTCTCAACAGGTTGAGAATTTTCACTATCTTCCTCAGTAGGAGGAATAGCTGTATATTCTTCACATAACTCCTTACGTTTTTTAGTTGGAGTTTTTAATCCAAAATTAACTTTATAGTTAGGTATCTTAATATCTTTTTGTGCATCTACAAAGGTTTTAATCTTTTCATGGAATGTAATAGCAATTCTAGCCATGTATCCATAACCTTCTTCAGTAGAGGCTTCTTCAATATCGAAGATATTATTATACATATCTGCAAGGTTTAATATAAATACTTTTGCCCAAACATCTCTAGATGTTTTTCTTTCAGTATTCATGACTTTTGCAAGAAGTCCCATCATTACATAAACCGATTTTGCATCATCATTAAAAGCACACATCAATCTTTCATATAAACCATATATAATATCTTCACTAAAGTATCTTACTAAATCATTTATAAATTTAGCACGATTATTAGAATTACAGTTTCTCAAATCTCTTCTAATGTTAGCTTTGCTGCTAAGAAGATATGAGTCTAATTTAGTTGAAAGATATGTTAAATCTAAACGATTCTTAAATGCATTTATAACAGTTTCCATTTTTCCTTTATTAAAAGTATAATTCATTCCTTCAGGATCTAATTTATTAACTTTACCTTCCATTAAATGAATCATTTCATCTGTAAGGAATTTAGTGGAATCCATTTCATCTTTATGAGCACTTACTATTTCAACAAGTTTTGAAGATATTGTCTCAAGCTTGTTTAAATTATCTTCATAGTGAGATTCAAAATCATCAATAGATTCAAGAAAATCGTATTTTTCCATTGCATTGATTTTCATTAATTCTCTATTAGTTTCATCATCCAATCTTAAATCTGAAATTGCTTTCAGCATACTCTTACAAGATTTCCATCTAGCAATCTCAACATCAATTTTCTTTTTATATGATACTGCTTCAAGAAAACTTAGAGAACCTAATTTTTCACAATATTCATCAATATCACCAAAATCAAAATTTGATAAATCTGATGTAGCATCATCTTCATCAAGAAGTTCTCTAGTAGCTTCATCTGGAACTACTAAATTTGTAAATGCTTTTGATTCTTTTGCATACTGCTCATTATTTCTTTTAGCCTCATCATAACAGATATGATTATGTACTCTATCAGGAATCTGTTTGTCATAATCACCGTTTACCATACCCATTGCAGCTTTCATTTCTTCTGTAAGTTCAGAATTAGAATTTGCCATAGCCATTGCTTTTAATCTTTCAGCTTCTTCTTCACTTACTGTAAATGAACCAGGATTGTTAGGATCAGTTTTGACAGATTCAAGTTTGATACCTCTATTATCCGTCATGTAATTAGGTAAATTATTATTTTCCATTTTTAGCTCCTCCTAATATATTTTTTATTCATCAACATCATCTGAAATATCTGTGTTAACATGTACTTCAGGTTCAGTTGTATTAATTTCAGCTAATTGAGTTTCATTTATAATCAATGGATTAAATGATAAGTATCCTTGCTCTTTGATCTTGAAAATTAATTCAAAAGTAATTTTTGATCTTAAAGCAAGATTTTCTTTATATATATTAGCAAATACATTTGCAAAGTCTCCTGTAAGCACTCCAGAATCCATTAAGTTTCTTAAAACTGCTCCAGGTACATATTTATTGTCAATATACTCAAATATTGATTCACTGTCCATCATAGTAAATGTATAATCAGTAACATCATACATTGATGATACTATTGCAGCATATTTAGGATCTAAAATCTTCATATTAGTTGCAGTAGATACATCTTTTGATTGAATAGAATCAGCAAATGCATTAAATAAGTCATCAATATTTTTACTAATGTAATTATTAAGTGATTTAAGTATTACATAAAATATATCCAGTACAAAGAATTGATATAAGCACATTGTTAGTGCTGGTAGTTTTCCATAATTAGTCTCAACCCAATTCATATCAATTTCAATACCAAATTTACTACATATAAAATTAATAATGGATAAGCACACATTTTGGAATCTAGTTCTGATAACTTCTTTATCATCTTCATCAATACCTGCAAGATTCATAACTCTCTGATATGAATTGTATAAAGGCATTAAATGATTTATTTGTAAATCAGTATATCCATCATCAGATGTAATTTGAGATTTAAAAATTTCATAAAGATTTTCCTCATCAAATGATTCCAATATATTAGCTACTTCCATCATTGTATCAGGATTAGTATAAGACATTATTTTCACCTACTTTACATTTTGAGTCTTTTTTATTTGCTTTACATATATGTCATATCTAGGATATATTTTTAATATAACAAACATCAAAACTTTAAATTAATATATAATGAATGAAAGGAGGTCATTGCATATGGCTCAAATTTTAAATTCAGAATATGATACTTCTGTAGTGTATAGTGATGAAAAAGTTTCTGAATCACAAATGCTTGTGGATCAATCTACAATGTCAGCTGAAGATGAGGGAATGTTTAAATCATTTGCTAATCAAGCTGGTGAGTATGCTAAGAGAGTTAGTAAAAAGAAATTCTATGATTTTAAAACTAAAAATAAATCGTTTCTTGATTTATATCAAGACTTATATAGATTAGGAGTAAAAAATAACAAGTTCTTTTTACGTCTATATGATACAGATTTACAAGGCGTAGATGTATATTCTCCTGTGCTACCAAAGGAAATGCAAATAAAAGTATTTATTGAATGCTTAATTAATCCATGGTATTGGTTACGTGAAGTTTTAAGAATTCCTGTCGATGGTCTTCCAATTGAAGTTGGTGGAGGAGTACAATATAAGATAGATAGAAATAACGTTGCTTGTTGGTATCTATTTCTAAATGGAATAGATCATTATCAATCAAAACCCCGTCAGCAAGGTAAGACACAGGATTGTGTAGCTAAATTCAATTATGCATATCATTTTGGTAATATGGCATCTACGGCATTATTCTTTAATAAAGACCAAGATCAAGCAAATATGAATTTGTATAGATTAAAATGCCAAAGAGATATGATGCCTGCATGGTTACAGATGCGTGCTATAATGAATGAGAATGGTAAATTTGATAAGGGTATTGATAATACAAAGAGTATTAGAAATCCTGTAAATGGAAATACAATAATGACTATGGGAAAAGCGACTTCAAAGGAAAGTGCAATGAAACTAGGCCGTGGTGCTACTGCAGCTCTCCAATATTTAGATGAATTTGACTTTATTCCATATCAATTAGAAATTATGAATGCTGCTTCATTTGCTTATTCTACAGCGGCAAAAAATGCTGAAACTCACGGAAGTTTATATGGTAGAATACTCTCTAGCACACCAGGTGATCTTGATATGAGAGATGGTGCTGCTGCAAGTGAATATGTTACTAAAATGCTTAAGTGGGAAGACCGTATGTTAGATGAGCCCATTGATAAATTAAAAAAGATAATTAATGGTCCTAGCTACAACAGATTCGTGTTCGTCGAGCATTCTTGGCGACAATTAAAACTTCCTATGGAATGGTATGAGAAACAATGTGGTCTTGTTTCATTTAATATGGAAACTATTATGCGTGAAATTGAATTAAAGCGTATTCATGGTTCGAGCAACTCGCCATTTAAACGTTCTGATTTAATGTACTTAATGAATCATCAATTGGAACCAATTGCAAAAATCGATTATAGTAAAAATCTTTGTCCTATCATGATATATGAGAAAATAAAGATGAATAAAGTTTATATATTATCGGTAGACCCATCGGAAGGTTTGGCTCAAGATAATAACTCATTTACATTGATAAATCCTAGCACACAAAAAGCTGTAGCGGAATTTAAATCTCCATATATTAGTCAACCTGATTTATGTAGATTATGTTGCAAATTCTTAGATGAGTACTGTCCTAAATCAATGATAGTTGTCGAAAGTAATAAAGGTAGAGAATTGATAAACTGCTTTCTGGAAACTAAGTATAGATATCAATTATATTATGATGATGGAAAGCTTGGGGACCAGGTAATAGAGAAAACTGATCCATATGGAGCTCTTAAACGAGAAGCAATGCAAAGAAGAGCATATGGTATATGGACAGGTTCAAATAGAGCACAATATTATGCAATATTGGAGAATATTATGGAGGAACGCAAAGAATTATTACTTACTCCATACTTAGTAGAAGATGTATGTGGTCTTATCAGAAAACCTAACGGTCGAGTCGAAGCAGCTCAGGGTTTGCACGATGATAATATCATGTCATATTTGATAGGTATGTTTGTCTATCTTCACTCTCCATATGAAAAACTTGAGCAATATGGAATTCGTAGAGGTGCAAGCGATGATATTACCGACTACGATGAAAAAGGTGAAATTACTGAAGAAGGCACATTAAGAAAGTTAAAAGAAATGCTTCCAAGTTTACCTGATAATATGAGAGAATTAATTTCAGGCGCTTTCAAGCAAAAGAATCCTGTAACCGATGCTGAAGCATATTATAAAGAATTACAAAATGCTAAAAGAATAAATGCAGCCGAAATGGCTACAGATAATGGTATGGGTGGAGGAGCAACCATTACTCCTTCAGCAGCACCAATGGACGATGCTTTTTGGAATCAATATGATTCAGGTGTTTGGGAATCAAATTTCCTAGATGATGGTGGTAGTCAAGGATTCAATATCGAAGATTATGTAGATTGACAAAAAATATATAGAACTAGATTACTCTAGTTCTATATATTAATTATTGATTAAAAACTGAATCAAGTAAAGAATCAAGTGATACGTAATCATCATCAGATTCTTCTGTTTCATCATCATTTTCACAAGCTTTTGAGCTGCAACCTTCAAGTGATTCAGGATCATCAGAAGGATCGTCATCTTCAGGTTGTTCACTTTCAATTGCTAATAATTCATCTAATGCTGATTCTAAAGCTTTAAAATCATCTTCAACTGCATCATCTGCAATTTTTGCAATATTCTCATCTTTAGAAGTTATATCAGCAACTATATTATCAGGATTATTATCATCCATGATAGCATTAATATCATCATCGCTAAGTTCAATGTGTTTATCAACTGCAGCTTCAAGAGCAAATTCAAAATCTAATTCAGCATCAATATCTGATTCTGTAACTGAATCGAAAATTGGATTAGCCATTGCTTCTTTAAGTCCATCTAATAAAGACATTTTATAATCCCCCTTTCAAAGGATAACAAAAAATTCGTTTTATTTACATATTTACAGTGGTTGTTTTTAAATTTATAAATAAAGTCCCATATAATATATTATATGGGACTTTTATTTTTTTATCATACTTTTATAATTGAATTATAACCTAAAGATTTTAAAGCAACCTGAGTTTTAATAGCATTTGCTTTATTTTTATAAGCACCTACCTGTACTTTATATAAAGTAACTCCTTTAGCATCTTTTTCAGATTTTATAATTGTAGAATAACCTAATTTCTTAAGTTCTCCCTGAAGATTAATAGCATTTGCTTTATTTTTATAAGCCCCTACCTGCACTCTATAAGGAGCACTACTAATTGTAGCTCCAGGAGTCTTTGTATTTGTGGTAGTTGTTGTAGATGTAGCTTTTTTCTTAAGGTTGCCACGTCTAACTATAACTTCAACTATAGCTTTAGCACACTTCTTAGCAAAATCTTCTGTAAGAATTACAGGAACGTCAGTTTTACTATCCATGTACCCCAATTCAAGAAGAACTGCAGGCATTTTAGTATTTCTCAATACATAGAAATTAGCTGTAGTTGTAGGATCGGAACGATCTCCTTTAAGGCCTGTATGTTTTATCAATGCATCGTATAATTCATCTCTCCATTCAGGACTTTCTGTTTTAGAATTATTGTAAGAGAATGACATTATACCGCCACCAGAACCTCCATCGATTCCCGCATTTGCATGTACACTTAAATAGAAACTAGCTCCCTTATTGTTAGCCATTTTCACTCTAGTTGCAAGTGCAATATCGTTCTTACCAGTAATATCATCAACTCTAAATAAGCTATAACCAGTATAGTCTTTTAAATAGCTTTCAATGTAATTACAAATTCTACTATTTAATACCCATTCTCTGGTTTCATTTGGGTCGATGCGTTTGTCGCATCTTTTACCAGCTGTATTAATACCATGACCAGGGTCTAATGCTAAAATAAACATAAGTTTACCTCCTTAAATTAAACATCTATCTCTTTTTCAGATACAAAGTATTTTCTATACATAGTACCAATAATATAGATTACCATTGGTAAATAATAGAAACATCTTTCATCTTTTTCAAGAGAGTCGATAATTTCTTTTCTATCGATTTTCATAGATATATCACGTAGATAGTTGAAGATAATTAATTCAAAATAATCATCTGTATCAATTCTACCATTCAATATCATATTTAGAAAATCTGAGTTAAAATACTCAATGCCATTCTCTAAGCTCCATGTTGGAGTACAATTTGGAACTGGATTTAAATCATACCAAGTTTCTCCAGTAATTTGTGTTGGAATATTTGGACAAGAGCCGCAAGATGATTGAGTATTAGAACTTTTATTTGATACTTTATTTTTATAACAAAACAGTTTTACACTTTCTCCAAAATATTGCATTACATTAAATATACTATATCTCATTGTAATCACATTGGTTGTGAGATAGCAATACGGTCTAAGCAATTCTAAACTCTTTTCAAGTAATGCATTGAATAAAGTGAAATCAAAAGTAAAATTAAAATCACCATCTACTACATCTGCAGGAGTTAACATTAAGCTCTCTTCAGAGTTTTCATCGTAGTAGATATGAGATTTATTTATAAATGATTCTAGATACATATCATATCTATAGATAGGTCTACCAGTTTCAGACCATTTACCTGTCTGATATGTAAAGCAATTTAAATCTCTTATATAGAAAGCATTTTTATAATAGTCTCTAAGTTTATAATATAAATCTGCTAATCCATTAAGATATTCAATGTCAGTGGTTTTGACAAAACATTTATCTTGAGTCCCTATATTTTCAAATACCGTTAAATATGATTCTACAATTTGAATATTAATTCTTTTATCTTCTAGATCTACTCCAATATCCTTAACATCCGCATCAATTGTATAATAATCATTTGATTGAATTGTATTGTATCTGAAATTATTTACTCTGAATAAGTATTCTTTAACTCCTGGAAAGGTTACTATAAAATAATCTCCAGGACGTGGTTTAATTGTATTTGGAAGAATTACCAAATCATTACAATCTAATTCTATATCATATCCAGTTTCATCGTATTCAATATCTGGTTTAAGTTCTGGTATATTATAAATTGGAAAATTTGTAATTTTATTAAATCTAATTGGACTTCTTTCACCAAGTTCAGATTCAATATTACCAGTACCAACGTCTGCTCTAGATAATGCTTCATTTATATGATAATATGTTACATATGTTGGAACTTTATCTAAAAACTTACTATATTGACCAATTTTATTTTTAGCATAAATATCTATAACTTGATTGATATATTGTGGTTTTTCAACATTCAATATTTGAGCCATTTATATCTTCACCTCACAATACAAAAATGTTTGTTCAAAGTATTAAAGGGCTGTTTTTGAATATTCCAGCATAAAAACATTTTAGTAATTATTAGCAAATGTAGAAAAAATATTATAATGAAAGGAGATTTTAATATGAGTTATAAATACTATACTAAAAACTACTATTCTACAGTTTGTCATATTCTAGAGTTCAATCCTAAGGAATATAGATTGGACGTTACTCTTGGTGTACGTGGAAAACTTGAAACTATTCCTAATATTGCTGGACAGCCTAAAGAGAATGAAAAAGTTATCGCAAAGATGAATGCTTCATTCTTTGATATGAATGGTAAGAGTGGAGATACATATTCAACATTTGTAGATGAGGGTTTATATTATACTCCTTCAATGCCAGGATATCCAACTTTAATTTTATGGAAAGATTATACAATGACAATTGAACATAATCCTACACAGGAAAGATTAGCATATTATCAAGGTAATGCTTTCTTTGCTATTGGTATTGGTTGGACATTAATAGTTGATGGTAAAGTTGATTATACATATAGTAAAGCTGAATTGACCAGAATGTTTGGTCACCCGTATACAAGAAATCCTCGTACTATGATTGGTCAGAAGTATGACGGTACTATTGTAATGGTTGTAACAAATGGTAGAGGTACTGGTTCTTCAGGATTAACAACTGTACATATGTCAGATATAATGACTGCACTTGGATGTAAGATAGCTGTTAATATGGATGGCGGTGGAAGTAGTGAATTGTATTTAAATGGAAAAACTGTGAATAGATTACAAAGTAATTATCATAGGCCAATAGGTACAGCTTTCATGGTATATGGTCCTAAAGAAATTAAACAGACGACTATTAAAGCACCCGATATCACGTATTCCCCTACAAAATCGGGAACTGTGACTGCAAGTTCACTTAATGTTAGGATTGGTGATGGTACTAATGAAGCGTATACTGTAATAGGGCAAGTAAAGAAAGGTGAAGTTGTTACAATTTTAGGTTCTAATTCTTCTGGTAGTTGGTATTATATAAAAACAAATAATATTTCTGCTGGATGGGTTAGTGCTTCTTATATAAAGATAAATTCTACATCTTCAAATATTTCATCAGCTCCTACTACAATGACAAAAACTACAACGGCTGCATTACGTATTCGTAGTTATAGAAGTATCCTTGGAAGAACTTTAGCAACTATTCCTAAAGGTACTAAAGTACCTGTATCAGATTTAAAATCTGGATGGTACAAAGTTACATATAGAGGAATAACGGGTTACTCATCTGCAACCTATCTTAAATAATATAAATATAGTAAGTAGTCAATTTCGACTACTTACTATTATTACCTTTATATCATAAAACACCTCATTAAATACTTACAAAAAAAAACGAAATGAGGTTGATTTAATATGAATCTTGATCAATATTATATTCCATTTGCAGATCACTGCAATTCTACGGATATTGCAACGGAAGGTTTCTTTATGGATGATAAAAATCCTAAAACTTCAATTAGTAATACTTATGGTACAAATGTTGTTGAAACTGTAGATTATAAAGGAATTAAATTGGATGTAATTGGGACTAAATGGGCAGAAGTGTTTATAGAATCCCATTCAAAAACTACTAAGAAATTTAAGGAAAAAGGATTATCATTTTTAAGTAAAGTTACTAGTGAACTTTTAACTGCTGAGCAGTATGTAAAATCTAATGGTCCCAAGTTTAGAGAAGCTATTGCTACAAAGAATAATGAAGTTCTTACAAATCTTGCAGAAGGTCTTCGTAAATGTCTTCCGACTTTGTTAGATTATAATCATGCTGCAAATAGAGGTAATCGTCAATTTGATGGAGAAATAGTTGAGATGGATGATGCTTTTAAAAAGAAACTTATTGATTCATTAAATAAATTTCAGAGAATATATAGAGATATTACAATTCTTCTTGCACACACATATATAAACGAGCACGCATCTAAATCTACTCTCAAGAAAGTATTTAGACATACTTTGAAAAATTATCATTCAAATAATTATCTTGAAAAAGAATTATATGCATACTGTAAAGATGTGCATATCACTGTACAGGAAGTATTATACTCTTAAAATTAATAAAGAGATACCATTTGGTATCTCTTTATTTTTTAGATCTATATTTATGTTTAGTCGTAATTAATGGGTCTTCCGGCATATTACTAGTATCAAAAATAAAATTATTATTTTTATCTATAGATACTATTATTGATCCTATCATTTCAACCGGTACTGTATCTAATATCCAATATTCATTTGTATATGATTGATCTGGAACCATATTCGTTGTAGGTTTTACTATTCTTGTATTTTTATCAACTACAATTCTATATACATAATATGTACGCTTCTTATCTTTTTCTCTACCAATACCATTAAGTCCTATTGCTCTAAAACATGCATCAACTGATGGTGCTGTAGAAATTCTTTTAATAATTACATTCTCAAAATCTAATGGCTTATCAGTTATTCTTGGAGTAAGCTCCTTAATATTTGGGTTCGGAGAAATATGAAATAAATCAAATTTCATATTTTTAATATATAAAGATTTTGGAATATTTTTATCAAATACTTCAAAGTTTCTATACATGTTTCTTATCTGTTTTATATTCATAGTTGAATTTCCTGCAAGTCTATTCATTGTAGATTTAACCATTGATACCTGTGTTATAATGATAGGATACTCTCTCATACATTTATAGCTAAAACTCATTACATCCGATAAATGTGCAACTACTAAAGTATTTTTAAGTTTTGAGTATTTGTCACATGTTGTAAGTATGTCATATACAACATCACCCATTTTAGCATCATCGGATACTGAAACATTTTTTGGGTCATCTAAAAGATTTTTTAAATCGGAGTCTATATGTGGGCATTTATCAGTAATCTCAATTCTAAATAATAAATATTTAAATAATGGGAAATCTATTACTTTTGAGAAATGATACTTATTCATATATTTCTTTGGATTAATACCACCAAAGTTTAAAGAGTCATCGGTAGTAAATACTATTAAAGTACGTTTTTCTCCTAATTTATTAATATTTTCCTCTGTAATTTGAGTAAATAAGAATCCCTCTTCTGCGGGAATGAGATAACTTTCTAATATGTCCGCATAATTATTACTAGGATTTTCATATTTTGTCAACAATGTAAATCACATCCTTATATTTTAATTACAATAAGCTTTATGTAATTTGTCCATAGTTTATGTAGAAAAAACACCTCATTAAATATCTACAAAAAAAAAATAGAAATGAGGTTGATTTATAATGAATAAATCATATGCTGATGTATTGGAATCATATATGATAGCAGAAGAAGGCTTTGTTGATAAAATAAAGTCTGGTATAAATAAATTAGAAAAATGGGATAGGAAGAAAAATCCTCATAAGTATGCTGCAATAGATAAAAGAAAAGCTGATAAAGAAAAAGCTAGAAAAGCCGAATTACAACGTAAAAAAGAAAAAGAAGAAGCTACTGAAAAGAGTAGAATTTATTTACAATTTAATCGTAAAAAAGCTTTAGAAGAATCTGGGTTAAATTTGAATCCTCTTCCAGATAAAGATGAAAAAATTTTAAATAGTAGTATAGCTGCTTTAGTTAGTAAAGATCTTAAAATGGCTTTGCCAAAAATTTTAGCTACTAAAGAAGTAAATGATGGAATAGATGAATATTGTCGAAAATATAATAATTGTCCTAAAGAAGAAAGAAATGAAAAATTTTATGATATGGCAGAAAATTATGCGCCAGATACAATGACTAATAAATGGGTTAAAAGTCAATTTAAAATAGGTCAATATATAGATGAAAACTACTTCTGTGCTTTCGAGTGTTGTAAACGTTCATTTTACTGGAGATATGGAACAAATGCTATACTTGATGTATTGATAATGTATGTCTCTCATAGATATATGCATTATCTTACAGAGAATGATGAATCAGGTAAAGGCTGGATACATTTTGATTTAATATATACTTGATTGAATAAATAAAAGATAGAACCCAGTGGGTTCTATCTTTTAAACTTTTATTTTATTGAAATGCATATACTTCCATGTCCACGATATCCATCATTATCAAAAATTACTTTAGGATATTTAGTTTCTAACTCTTTTAATACTTTATATAAAATCTTTTCAAATTTTTTATTTTCATCAATATCGGATTTAGATAATCCATTATCATAATCACTACCATCCCCACTATAATCTTCATCGTAATACACATATGAAATCTGTGGGTAATCTTCATTAAAAAGATCTTTTGATATTTTATAAGTTTTATTAGATTCGGATATATTATAATTTTTCATGGATGATTTAAAATCACTAATAATTAAATTCATCATTTTCTCTTTAGCATCTTTTGATAATCCGTCTCTATAACTTCCATAATGCACCGTAAGACCACCTTGAGACATATCAATTTTAACATCACTTTTAGAGAAAATAATTTTTAAACACCTTTTTATAACATCATCAATTGATCTTTCAATATCGTTAAAAATTCTGAAACTATACGGATTTAAACCTCTCACAATAGTTCCAAAACAATATGGATTTCCTTCATTATCTTTATATAATTTTTTAATATCATCTTCTGGTAATTTATTTATCTTATTAATATAATCTTTATATTGTTTTTCCCATTTTTCTTCAAATACCCATTGTTTATTTGTATCAAATACTGTAGCATTGATAGTACCATAATATTTCTCTTCATTATTAGATTTATATGAACCTGGTGATGATTTAGTATAGTTAAATTTTACTAGATTAGTATAAATACTGCAATATTTTTTAAATTCTTGACTACTAATATATAATTTTAATATTTTTTGTATTTCTGTAAGCACACTACTTTCCAATTTACTATTATCATATTCTGTAATTGGAACTAATTGCTTCTTTATTTTTTTAACAAAAATTTCACCATCACGTTTAACACTATCATGTATTTTTCTACTATAACCATCTGCAATGAGCTCTAATTTAGCTAAGTCTTTCATGTTATTTATTGATGATGGAATTAGTTTACTAGATTGATTTAAAGGTACGATTCCAACTGATTCAATTGCGGGCTCTATAATATAACTTTCTAATACATCAGCATATGATTTATTCATATTAAATCAACTCCATTTCTATTATTTTTGTAGATATTTAATGAGGTGTTTTTAGGATACAAAAATGAAGATACTGAGAATATTCTCAGTATCTTATTTAAATTAAAAATTAAAATCGTTCATTATACCCTGAATTTCTTTTCTGTATTTCATTTCAGGTGCTACAAAAATTCTACCTTCTGCTGTAGGAATTGACATCATCTGTGATTTCTCATCGAAACAAGCAGATTCCATTGCAGGCTCTAATTCATCTACAATTCTTCTTACTTTATCAGAATGAGAAGTTACAAAGTTACAATATGATTCCATTACAGTTTCGAATTTAGGTTTTGTAACTATTTGCTTTACAGGAATTTCAACGTTCATATATGCTTCCTGGTGAGATGGTAAATATACTCTATCATAACATACACATCTACCTGGGCCTATAACGTCTGTTGAACCATCGGCATTTTTTCTCTGAGGTACAAGTGATCTCAATGAGAATGCAGGTATTATACCTTGCATTATATTTCTCATAAATCTATCACCAGGGCTACCAGGACCTTCATCAAGTGTTTCTACGACACCATGAATTTCATCAGGTGTAGGCCAGCTTAATGATATTATTCTATGAGAGCATTTAAGAGGATCTATTGTAAGAATTCTTTCAATTGTAACTTTACCGTCCATAGGAACAGGATGCCCAGCTTCACCAACGAATGAACCTTTTTCAAGTAATTCTTGAACAGGTCTATCATTAACCATTGCTTTTACTTGGTCAGCTTTCCACAATCTACGATTTCTATTACGTCCTCTGAATGATTGTAAACATGTTGAGAATCTTAAGAAATTAAGACCATTCTTTGTACCATCTGCAATCATTTCTATTTTATTATTTTCAGGAGAAGTTTGCTCCATTACTACATAATAATCAAGATAATTATCATTATACATATTAGGCATATGATATAACTCCTTTCGTCTAATAATTATTCATTGTATTTAAGGAGTTTGTTGAAAGTAATGTTAAATATACAAAAAAAATAAAGGTATGCATTATCTACATACCTTTATTGTATTCTATTTCTTCTTAATTATTTTTGATTTTGTATCTATTCTAATCTTTTCAATTTTAATATTAAAGTTTCCTTCCTCGTATTTTCCAAATGCAAATGGAACGTTTTCAAGTGTTCCAACATTAACTGCAATTAGTCTATCTTTTATTATATAATACTCTGGTGTTTCTTTAACTTTAGATAATGCATCAGTCCATATCTTATCTTTTTTAGCTAAATACTTAGAAGGATATACAGTGCTTAATGATATAACGTCTTCTAGAGGTGGAGATTTTAGAGGGTCATATTTAAATCCATAGTATCCTTTAACGTAGTACAAATACTTTCCAATAGCTGGAAATTCTAATTCAGAAATTTCAAAATCCCATTCAGTATAAGTAGCTATAACCTCTCTAATTTTCTCAGCTATTGCTTTACTTATAAAAGCAGTGTCATAATATCCTCCATCAGGATTTTCTAAAACGTATAATTTCATATCAATCTCCTTTCATATATGTAAATATTATCAGTGTATCGCATCAATAATATATGAGTTCAATTAACGATTGATACGGGTTAATATAGATAGAACCTATTTAGGTTCTATCTATTATTTATTTTAAGTTAGAATTTGGATTTATTGCAAATTTACACTTTGAAATATATTTTCTAATATAAGAATCTGGGTCGTCATCATCTTCAATACTTCTAACGAGATTATCAAAGTTGTCGACACATTCATCAGCTTCTGGTACAGCTCCAGATTTAATAACTCCTCCAGCATCACTGAAATAGTAATCATCTGTCATAATTAATGACCATCCATCATGTCCACCACGCCATAAATCATTAAATACATCCCACACTATATCTTCTATTTTCTCTATATTAGATGATGGTAAGGGTACTGTATTTGATGATACTTCAGATAAATCAATATTTTTAATTTTCTCAATAATTACATTTACTTTAGATTGCATATTCTTAATCTTTGAATTTATCTGTTTATATTTAGATATTGAACTAGGATCTGTCGGTTCTGATATACTTGAGAAAGCATCTCTTAGATTATCGCATTCTCTAGAAATAACTTCTAATTCAGTCCATAGTTTAAGATATAATTTTCCGTTAACTGGTTCTAATACACCAGTAATATCTTTAGAGTATTTCCTAAGTATTGAATACATGTTTTTATATTGAGCAGGCTTTCCGGCATTAGCTCTTATTTCTTTCTTTAACTTACTTCTGCTTCTAGCATCAGTTATTTTTCCAAGAAGTGTAACTCCAGCTATAAATCCAGCTGTACCAATTAGAAATCCACCAATACCTTCTTCAGCAGGTTCAATTAGATATGATTCTAATACATCAGCATATGATTTATTCATTTATAATCAACCTCCTTATTATTTTTTGTATAAATTTTGTTTATGACTCATTAAATTAATAATTTCTTGTTGTCCTTTATGACATAATTTTTCTTTATACTCACAAATTCTACAAGTTTTAATATATTCTTTACAATGTTTTACTGCCACATCATTTAATAACTCTTTTAAAGAGTCATATTTTTTAATCCCTCTACAAGAATTCCACGAATGTTCAAACCAATAATATTTTTTATTATCTTTGAAAGTTAGAAATACGTGTGAAGGATGGTCACCATCTTCATCAGTATATTCAACATAAAATGTTTTATATTTAATGGATTTTTTATCAAATAAAAATTTTTCTAATTCAACTTGATCTAGGCACATTCCTTTTTTATGTTTTAATGTATCTTGAGGAGATTGAACATAGCTATACCAAATATCTTTAATATCTAATTCTTTTCCATTTTTATCAAAACAGCCGTATTCAATACTATTCATTATTTTCATTATAAGATTAACTATTGTATTAGTAGATTCCTTATCGATGTTCCGAAATCCTTCTTCTACAGGATCGATTAAGTATGATTCTAAAGTATCTGCATAACTTTTATTCATATTAAATCAACCTCATTTCGTTTTTTATAGTATTAATAAATTGTATAAAGAATTAAATAAGAGATAGCGTATTGCTATCTCTTATTTTTTATTTAAATTTTACTTACGCTCTTGTAAGAGTGTCAGGTGAGAATAATTCTCTACCTTCAATTAACATCTGACCAGCAACAGGTAAAATCTCGATTTGAAGTGTTCTCTGAGTAGCCATGATATTTGGTACTAATGAGAATAAAGGATGTCTGTAGTTTCTATCGATTGTTACATTGTACTTGTAGTTTTTGAATGTAATCAATTCGTTAGTTAAAGGAATAACTACAAATCTGATACCTTCAGCTTCGCTCATTCTCATAGATGTAAGAATGTGTACTCTATCCTGTGCAGATGTATAAATACCGAAGTTGTAAGATAATTTAACACCTGAAATCTGAGTGTCATCGGAGAATACCCAGTTGATACCATCCTGTAAGAATCTTACAATGTTAGGGTTAGCAACTGCAACGATGATAACGTTAGAAGATCTTAATTTAAGTTTAAGAGCTCCAACTACTCTTTCAAAGTATTCTCTAGAAGCTTTCATCCATTCAGGAATTGTGTAAGCGTAACCATCGTAAGGCATAGCATTGAAGCTACCTTCAACGATCATAGAGTTATCGCCAAGTTCATTATATTTGATGCCTGCAGCATTTCCTCTCTTCTGAGCTTCAAAAGATTCAGCAAGGAAAGATTTGATTTCAGCATCTTCAAAGTTAGCTAAAGTTGCGCCCATTACGTTGATATTATCTGCGATGATATCAATATTCTGAAGAGCAAGAGCATCAGCAGCGTCTTCGATTGTAACTGCTGCATTAAGTCTTGGGCCAGATTCAGGCATAACTTTTTCGATCTTTTCAACACGTCTTACAACGTCTAAAGATCTCTGGTTGTATCTATTAGCAGTTTTGCCACGGAAGCAAACTTTTGTAACTGCACCAGATGTGCTCATTACTGTTACTTTACCGTCTTTAAAGTTTACTTTACCGATGATTTCATCAGTAAGAGTTTCTTTAACTTCACCATTTTCGTCAAGTACATCAAATTTGATAGCACCTTTAACGAAGTTGTGAGTAGAGATATCAACTGTGATGTTTACAGGAACATCATGAACTCCACCTTCACTGTCAGTCATCTGTACAGAACAAATGCTGATACCAGGTGTTAATTCTACAGTGTGATCACCAGCGATTACGCCAGGAATGTAAGCAGGATCTATTAAAGAAAGATCTTTACATGTAGCGATATCGATAGGTTCTTCTTTGATGTTTAAACCTGTTGCAGCATCCATAAGAGTCTTAACAAGTTCATCATCATAAAGAGCTTCAGGAAGCGGATATTCGTTTCCTTCGATGTCTTTTAAATATCTTCTTTCGAAACCGAATTCGATAACAGGAGTCTTAGGAATTTCTGTCATAAGAACGTCTTTCCATACACAGTCAATCCACTGTTTCTTTAAGAAGAAAGGATTGTATGCTACGATAGGAGCATAACCAGTCATAACAGACTCAGTAGCGATGCTATCAAGAGTGTTAGATAAAAGCTGGTCAACTCTATCTGCGTAGTTGCTATAGAAAGGAGCTTTAGAACAAGCAGCGTTCTGATAAAGCGGAGACTCTGACATAGATTCTGTGATAGCTCCAATGAAGTCCTGTTTAGACTTCGGAGAAGAAATGATGCTAGGAAGATCATGAATCAGATCAACACCCTGTTGAGTATAACTTTCAAACACGGCTTTGATCTCATTTTTAAACCCATAATCGCTGTCAGACATGCTAATGTTACCAACAACGTTAGGAGCTTTTACGTGATTATCGTACATAGCCATAATATGGTGTACCTCCTTATTTTACTTTAAAGTCATATTTGTATTCTTATATAATTTTTAATAATTTGTTATAATATTCATAATTAAAATGAATACTATTTACTTGAATTGTTGGGTATATTTATAATTATTTCAGTGGTATATTATTTATGTGAATGATATAAAATAGGGGAGGTGAATTAAATGGTATTATTAAATAAATTAAGTCTTTCACTTAGTAATAAAACTAAGAAATTAGCTAAAGCAACATCATATTTAGCAATAGCTACACTCATAAGTAGATATAGAGATATATCTAAAATAAGTAAAGCTAAGAATGGAGTTATTTCAGCACAAACGTTCTATATTGAAGAACTTGAAAATTTCATTGAGGATTTGATAGGAGAAGAAAAGTTTCTTCAAATAGTCGAAGACCTTAGAATCTAATTTATAAAAAATAAGAGGTATACCACCTCTTATTTTTTTGGTAAAAATATTGAACTTTTATATAATGTATTTATAAATAATGAAAGTGAGATGATTAATATGTATTATGATTATGCTGAAACTTTGGAAAGTTATATGATAGATGTAGCATTAGAAAGTCTAAATGTTAATTCAATTATTAAAAAATATCCTATTAGTTATCCAAAAGAAATGTTTGAATTTCAGTTTGATACTAATGGTAGATTTGATAAATCACTAAAAGATAAAATTGAAGAATTTTTCTATGAATCAAATTGGCAAAAAAGATTTAATGATATTCTTATTGAAAGTTTATCATCAGAAAACTATAGTAAAAAAATTAAAAGTTTTACTGATAAAGTTGACTATAATGTATCTATTAATGATTTTAAAATATATTTAAGTAGTGTATATTTTTCAGAATATCCACCAGATGTTACAATGAATAATTTATATATTAATATTCATTGTAATAATATCGATAGATATGATGCTCCTGGATTTCCTCAATTAATGTTACCTATTTTATCCGAAATTGTAAAGAATGATATAGGTGGAGGATTTAAGGTTGAGCGAGGAGAATATCCAACATATTTTGCAATTACTAGACCATTAAATGGTAATGAAAGTAAAGCTCTTCAAAATATCAAAAAATCTAAAGATATTAAGAAGAAAGAAGAAGCTGAAAAACGTAAAATTGCAAAAGCTTTAAGAAGTGAAAAAGTTGAAGAGCTTACAAATAAAGCAGTTGCTGAAAATAGTGAAAAATTTTATAAGCAGTCCTTAATGAACCAAGCTATGGAAATCGTTAAATATTTTACATTTGATATAAAATATTATTATGATAATTATAGCGTTCAGGAGGGCATGCATAATAGCGTTGAGCCTATTGAGAAAAGAATTAAACTCGATGATGGAGAAAAAGTATTCAAGTTTAATTATAAGCATCCTAGCTCTTTTAATTTACACGGTAAACCTGTAGACAATCAAAGAGTGTGTTATGTTATTAGTGATTCTAGCAGCAATTATAAAAAACTTAAGAAAGTTTATTTCTTAGGATATACGTATAATCAAGTAATGGCTGAATCATTTAATACTTATATGAAGAAAAAAGTAACAACTAAAAAATAGAAATGAGGTTGATTTAATATGAATAAATCATATGCTGATATATTAGAATCATATATGATTGCAGAAGAAGGTCTGATTAGTAAAATAAAAGAACTTTTCAAAAAGAAGAAAAAAGAAAAGGAATCTAAATCATTTGATTATGATGGATATAATAAATTACTTACTGAAGTAATGGAAAAGATTCCAGCAGATGTAATAAGTAAAGAAATTACATTAAGAAAAAAGGAATTAAATTTACTAAATAATTTTATTAATACTCAGATAAGAAATTTAAAAATAAGTGGAATCTATGGTTTAAATAAGAATGAAGATGGGGTTTCCTATTTCTTAAATAAATCATATGGTAAATTTTTAGATGAAAATTATACATGCTTAGCATACACTGACTTCTGGGAATATATGAAAAAGGATGAATCTGAAGCTTATAATAGAGATGAAGACGATGAATGGATTGATATATTCTCTGAGGAATTTTATCCAAAGTTTAATAGTCTTTATAAATCTATAAAAACTTTTATATCAGAAAAAAAGTTGCAGTGTATTAAAAAGATTGATGAAGATGGAGATAAATATGATTGTATAATAAGTGCATATCTTTGCCCATCAGAAGAATTTATTTCTGAGGCTAGAAAATATGGTTATTTATCTGCATCACAATTTAGCAATAAATAAAAAGAAGAGTGCTATGCACTCTTCTTTATTTTATATGATTTTAACAATCTCCTAATGCGTAAACATAACTAATCACTAGAAAAGGTGGTGACCATTATGGCTCAACTTCTTGAGCAATATATTAATAGAATTACAACTTGTGAGAACTATGATTCACTTGCAGATGTAGTTGATTTATGTGTAAGAAAAAATGTTATAAATCATGTATATCCAGACTTACAAAATGCAGTTGATTCATTAGGATTTTCTACATCTTATAGTAGATTTGTAAGATCTTTAGTTTGGGCTTCTACAATATCCGAACATTGTGAATCTTCATTAAATCTGCTTAGATATTTTTGTAATAAATTAGTATCCAATTTCGATAACCTTGTTTTCGAACTTGATGATTTTTCACTTATGGTAGCTGCTATATGTGCAGATGACAAGACCTTCATATCTAAATTACCTTCTGAAAAGAAAGATGTATTAATAAATACTTTATGTCAGTGGTATTTAGCTAGAACCGATGAAGATATTAATAATCCTGTACTTATGGAGCAAATAAGAGTATCAATAGATTTGATAATCCAAGGTAAGACAATGGAAGAATTAGATTCATATTTTAAAAATAAATATGAAATTGATTTATCAAAGGATAAAGACTATCATAAGATTAATGAGATTATAAGACCATTTCAGGCATTATTTATAAATATATGTCACAATATCGATCATTCTACATTATTAAATCAATTAAATGTTACCGAATGGGGAAATTTAATTGATGAAAAAATGAGAGAACTTGCAAATAGATATAGTAAAGTATCAAAAAATAAAACTTCATCGGATGTATATTTAATGTTCTTTAATGATATTATAATGGGTTTTCATGAATTAAAAACTAGATTAGCTTCTACTGGATATGTAAATGTAGCTAACCCAGTAGTTGGACAATTCATGTTAGGATTTTTAAATACCATTCATTTTAATTATACTGAAAACGAATTAAGTACGAAAGAAATTTCGATGCTTTTAAGAGATGCTAAAACTCTTTTCTTTAGTAGTTTTGCAATCCCTGAAACAGTTCAGACTATAATCAATAGTATAGTTGGTTCATATACTGAATCTGGGGATTATGAAGATGTATTTTTAAGAGGAGACTATTTTGAAGGGATTAAAAGTTATCTACATAATGATGAAGCATTTAAACTTTGGGTAGAATTCACAGAAAATACTAAACATTCATCTATCCCAGATAGAGTATATGCTACATATCTTCATAAGTATTTAAATCCTGAATTAGAGCTTGCTGAAAAACTTATTGGTACCCTTGAACAGGAGATGGATGTTGCAACTGAAGCAAGAGGGCGTAATAGAGTATATGCTGTTAATAGTAGAACTAATCTTGGTGATGATAAATCCGAAGATGAGGAATCTAATTATGAGGAAGAATATGAAGAAGAACCTCCAAAGGTTAAAAAGAAACGTGTTAAGAAAAAACCTATTAAGAAAGAGGAAGAACCAGATTATGAAGAGGAGAATGAAGAATTTACTGAAGACGACTCTGAGTATGAAGATGAAGAACCTCGTGATGATAGAAAAAGCTCTTCTAATAATGGTAATAGAGGACCAACTAGAATTGAAGAGGATCCTGAATATGAGAAAAATTATGATGGACCAGAGATAGAAGCTAAGCAATCTACTAAAGGTTATAAGAAGGCTAGTAAAGTTCAGTCTGATGGTGAACGTAAAATTTACAATGCCTATAAAAAATATAAAGATAGCGAAGCTAAAGTAGATTCTCAATTATCAAAAATGCTTAGTGCTGCTAAAAGAGCTTTCTCTCAAGATAAAACTGAAGAAATAATTGAGGGTAAAAAATTTACTCCATTAGGACTTCTTAAAAAGATTTTAATTACCGGAGCAATCTTTAATTATTCTAAAACTGCTGGTTTTATATATCTTTTGGTATCTCATACTATTAGTAAGAGAAGAACCAAAAAGCAGAAAAGTGAAATCTTACTTCAGATTGAAACTGAATTAAAAATGATGGATGAAAAAATTGAAGATGCTCGTGGTGATGGAAATAGAAGAGCTAAATATGCTCTTATGCGAACTAAGACTGAATTAGAACGTGCAAGAGATAAAATAAAATATGATCTTAAAGCAACTAAAGAAGATATGCGTATTGCAAAGAAATATGTAAATAACGAATATCGAGATAATGTATAAGAAAGGAGTTAATACTTATGGCAAATTCATTTTTAGATTTTTTAGAATCTATGACAATTGCAATGGAAGCAGATGACATCACATCTCAGACTGCAAATGAAGTTAAAAGTGCTATAGGAGGAACTCCGAGTACTCAAACTGATGCAGATAAAAGAGAAGATGAAGAAGACCTCGAAAAGGTTGATGACATCTTTGGTACACAGAAACCTGCTGATGGTCCTTCTGGAAATCCAGAAAAGGATAAAGCCGAAGGAGCAGAAAATCTTCCTACTAATGATGAAGAAGACCTCGAAAAGGTTGATGATATCTTTGGTAGTGGAGAAAATGGCGGTGACCCTTCAACAGACAACCCTGAAGATTCTGGAAATGATGATAATATGGAAGAAGATCCTGGTGCTGGTGAAGAAGACGATAATCCAGATGGTGGTAATAATACTGATAATGTGGATTTACTATTCACTCAGAAAAATAGAGTTAGAGATAATCTCATCCAATTATATACTATAATATCTGGAGATATTGAAATTCTTGTAAATTCTCTTACAAATATAAATGACCAGAATACGATAAATATATTAAATGTCGTTTTAAATCATCTTAGAAACTGTAAGGATTATATTTATAAGACATTAACTCAAAATCTAACATCTTTAGAATATGATGAATTACTTCAAAGATATATTACTTTGAAGAGAGTATATGATATTTGTATTGAGATGCTGGAAAGACATTTCAAAAATGACAAAGGTAAAAAATAAAAAAAAATAAAGAGAGCTTTATAGGCTCTCTTTATTTTCAATCTCTTTAGAAGCTGCCAATGCAATATCACATGCTTCTGATATTGATGTAGCATTAGATATCTTTTCCTGAGCTTCTATAAGAGTTTCAGATTTTCTGTTTGGATTTTCTAATCTGGAAACGTTTTCAATTAAATTCATTACAGGTTTATACTTCTTATTCAACTCGTTAAGATCTTTGATTTTAGTAGCAGTTTTATAAATATTTTCTGTCTGTATTCCGATACAAGCCACTGCTGAACTAATTGCAAGCCCTTTAAATCCTATACCAATTTCATCATCTTTAACAACTTTAACTGCAGTATTAATACAGAAACCAGTTAGGACTGATGATGCAATTGTATTAATTACATCTAGGGCAATTTTAAATTTTACCTTTTTCTTTGATGCTTTAACATCCTCTACAAGAGTTTCAAGTTCAACAATTTCCATTTTCTTTTGAAGATCTTCGAAAAATTCTTTTTCATTAATTTTGTTTTCCATAGTCATTATTCTCCCTTTATTATAATAAAATTTTAACGTGAATATAATGTTTTTATCCATTATATTCACGTTAATAATATATCATTATAATAGTCACTGTATACGAAAATCATTGATACTAGAAATAATTAATCGTATCTAGATCAATGTTAACGCTCTCATCCCAATCTCTGAGAAGGTCACGTTTTTCTGAAGCCGCACTTTCCCAGTTATCAATTTTGAGATTAATTGTACCAATACCGGTATCGATATCTGTAAGACGTTTCATCTTATTGTACAAAAATTCTTCAATGTCCAAAACTGCTAGCTGTCTCAAATGAGTCATTGCTCCAGGTGGAATTGTTGATAAGCTTGGGTCGTGCAGCATTCCAACTTCCACACGGAATGAATTTCCCGTCCAGCCGTTATAAATAACTAACTTATTAGGAGGATCAAATCTAAATGTTGGAGCGTGTCCCATCATACTTCCCATTGCAGCCGCCATTTTTATACCAGCAATTGAAGTTAGCATTGTATCCGCAGAGCCTATCATTACACTGGGCATATACATATTCTCTGCTGCTCCATATCCAGTTGAGTTTATTGACATAACTGTCAGTATCTGACTACCTCTATAATACTTCTCTGGGATTATATATGTAACTGCACCTATAGTAGTTCTTGTAGATAAATCTACAGCATCATTTTGAGTAAGTATAATCTCCTCAAACCTAGGATAACGCACTGAGAATTCCCTAAGAGCACTTGTAATGAATCTCTTAGTAAGAGCAGCATCATCTACAGGAAGAGGAACGTCTTTAATACCTATATCTTCTTTAATCTGAGTAAGGAACTCAGAAAAATTATAAAGCATAATTATAAACCACCTTTCTATTATAAGGTATTCTAGTTAAATATTAGGGTTTTGTTAAACCATAATAATATCAAAAAAATAAAGAGTAGATTATCCTACTCTTTATTTAACTTTTAGGATTTTCTGATTGTGCTAACGCATCAATTTCCATATTTTTCAATTCCTCTATAATATCTGATAAGAATTCCCAAAATAATGCACGACATTTTTCATAGTCTTCATAATCAGTATCTTCATCTAATGAATTTTTATTGTAATATTTAAAATCTATCTGAAAAGTTCCCATATCATCGTCTAATACTACATTAATAAATCTTTCAGAAAAACTATCGAAGAAAGTATGAGTGTATTCAATCATGTCATATAATGGTAAATATTTTGCATAAGTTAGCTTTTCCGAAATTGCCATCATAAGTTTTTCTTTTTTAGATGTCTCAAGTAATCTCGAAAACGCTATATATGAATTTTCAAATGGTGTATGACCTGCACATGAAAAAGCTGTTGTATATCCCATTTTATTCAAATCTAGTATTATTTTATGTATAGGATAATCGATAATTGCTACATCTTTATTCCCACATTTAGTACATTCAAATTCTAACATGGTTCCATGTAATGATGCTTCGGAAATTTTAAAATTATCCGAATTTACAGAACACTCTGGATCTAGTTTAACCAATACATGCGAAAGTATATCTCCATTGATTTCACTTTTTAGAAAACAATTACTCCCACACTCAGGGCACCATAGTAAAGATTGATAGCTTTTGTTTGTCATAAATTAACAACTCCTTTTTATTATTTATCAATATAATAATATATGACTATAAAATGAATTACTTTCAACAAATTCATTAAATACTTAATACATATATTTGGTGGGTGAGGTGATACAAAATTACCCCCCCCCCCCATAAT